CTGAACTTGAAAACACATCGAAGGATTAATGACCTGTTTGTTCGTGCTATAACTATTCGGAGGTCCCTATGAGAATCGAGACGCCCGAAGATTTCTTAGAACGTCTGCTGAAAAACCTGATGCGTTTGCCGCGTTCAAGGCGACCGATAAAGGTTGAAATAGACTTAGATTTTCTGATTAAGCTCTTCGAACAGCAGAACGGTCGTTGTGCATTCACAAACGTGCCGATGACGACCTATTACGGCATCGAAGCTATCTGTATCGACCGTATCAGCTATAACGACGGTTACATTCCTGACAACGTACATCTCATCTGCCAGTGGGCGAGCCACGCCAGACACCACCGTTCGCTTGAGTCGTTCAAGCTCGCTCTCAACCACTTTCTTACCGCCAATCAGAAAACAACGTGACAGATTATGGACAACTATTTCCTTACCAACTGTACTAAAGACCGTGCTCCATTGATGCTTGAAGTAGCAGCAGAACTCGGAATCAAGATGCATACCGAACCGGCCTACGATGTTGACGATAACTTGCTCACAGAGCATATTGCTATTCACCTTGATGAAGGTCTTGGCAATATGACGGAATTTTGGGCCAAGATGGCTGAGAGGCGGCAGAAATAACAGTGTATACTGGCGACCCTTATCCTCTGACAGATAGCAAACACCATTTATGGCGAGCTTGGTGTTCTGAATGTGGGGAACCATTAAGAGTATCGGCCAACGTATTATTTAGGGATGACGGAAGTATCAGACCGCTCTTGTGTGATACATGTTTTCCGCATACTCCTCCGGCTGGCCATAATATGTTTAAAGATGACATGAGTCCTTGGCAAGAGAACGCAGTTAGATATATGGAAGACGGATCATGAGAGACATAGCACCCCGTGCACGTATTGAAGATGATCGCAAAATAGTTGACGAGCTTTGTGTATGTGGCCATTTGAAATCGAACCACGACACAAGCGGCTGCAAACAATTCAACTGGGTTTCGTTCAAGCTAGAAGACGGCACATTCTGGCCAGATCCGTCGCCAATCGTGCCGAGAGGTTGACCATGTTATATCTTGTCGTTTCTGTAGCAGTTGAAGACAAGTATGTCACCATCAACCTCGCTGCTGGTGATACACACAGACAACTAAAGAACAAAATGGTTTACAGTGTGCGTTGCCGTCGCAGCTATGGTGCCGTGCAGTCTTTCGATTGCATAAAGCGTATCAAAGCTGGTGACCGAATATGGCTAGATCCAAAGACGATTGTTAATGCTGCCGAAGATGATGAAATAGACCAACTGCTCAGAGAACTCGATAAATGAACCAACAAGTTATCAAACCTGCTGTCGATTATCTCAATTCACTCACACGTAAGCACGGAACCGGACAAGAACATAATCAAGTTCGATATGGTCTTGGCACAGGGAAACGACAGAAAGTTGAAGACAAAGACACTAACAGGTTGAACAGCAGATATGCTAAGAATCTGGGGCGAGAATTGCTGGAGGGCTGGTTAAACGCACAATTTACAACACAGATATACTTTGTGCCATTCCAAACGCCAGAATGGCCTCGCCCGCCGCTAGATTTTTGTGATCAATCCGGTAAGATTATCTGCTATGTAAAGTACACGAGCCATGAGTTGAGATCGCTCGACCTTTCGATCATGAAAGGTATCGCGTTCCCTGAATGGATACGCGAGAACATGCACTTAGCACTTGGCCAAGATGGACTTCCAGGCGAAGACTTCTTCATATGTGCTCTTATGCTTTACGTAGATCAATTCGGCGATTGTATTTATACGAGTGTGCGAAGAGCAGATTTAGCAATCGCTGGTAATCTGTACCTAGAACAAACGACGTCAGCCTGTGTTCATTTTGGTAGAATCCAATCAGCAGAAGAACGTCTTCAAGGCATAGATTTTAATTTCGATGATGCACAATTTTTGCCCTACAACTATTGGCACTACATTGGTAGGATACCAAGAGAGAAAATGGTAAGTATTTCAACGTCGTGGGCAGCAAAAAACGGCACAATAGCTTATCCCGCTGAGAATTTGATAACGCCACCGATACACCAATTAGTACTACCTGGGCAGCCTTGGCAGATGGACGAAGATACTCCGGCCAGATACATTGGTCTAGATTAATAGTTCCCGCTCGCCGTGCTATAATCACCTATGAACCTGATGCAGCTACAGGCTTTGGTATCTTATCCATCGAATACCTCGAAGGGTGGGAATATCTACTACGAATACCACGACACGGCGATAGCCGACGAGTTGGTCGAAATGGGGTTGGTGGTCGGTAGCTATGCTCACGGCAGTGGCGACCACCAAGCCTATAAACGTTCAAAGAGGGGCGACCAGCTTGTAGCAGAATTGCTCGCCTTCTCTAACAGATTAATGGAGGAAATTGTTCCGTGATGACCATTAAACCCGGCTACTGCGCTTGCGGCAAACCACTCCATTATGTCAATAAGGATGTGGAGAAAATCGTCAGGCGATATGCCGAAAAGCTTGGTGAGATGGTCGAAATCACGGCACCCTCTGGGACGTTTCTCGTGCAGCGCCACTACATCGCTTTGCATGGAGTTGAAGCGAAAGACCTCAACAGGCTAGCTATCGACGGTGTGGTCGAGAGAACGTCGAAGAAGCCACTCCACGTTCTAACTCCGGAAGAGATAATTGAACTCGAAAATTGGTGCGGGCGAAAGAAGGAACCATCGTGATTGTCGCCATTCTTAAAGAAATCCACTTCGTCATCAACGACGAGAAACACAGCGTAGCCTACGCTAAACGTTCAATGGCCTGTGCTGGCGTCCCGAGGAATCCTTCTTCGCATTGGAAGGCCGTGATCGGTCAAAACGAAGATGATGTCAAGACCAAGCTGCGGGCACAAGTTGTTGAATTCTTGCAACGGATGAACCTCGACCCCGCAGACTTCGAATTTAGTTATCGCCATACTGATGTAGACGAGTTTGGCCAGTTTTGGTTGCTTGGCGATGACGGCGGCATATTTTCCGGTCGTCATAGCGTAGCCCCGAGAGGTTGAGAAATGAGTGTATTAGCTTGTGATCGACGTAGCTGCCCGAACGTCATGTGCGACAGGCTTATCCTCAATGGTACGAGATATATCTGCAACGAGTGTTGGGAAGAACTGGTCGAATATAAGGAGACTTGGCAGCCACCAATGACTCCCTTGGAGATTGAGAATAAAATCAGGGAGTTTATGGGTACCAGCCCCGGTGCCCATAAAATGGTCGAAACAGAATGCGATATCGACGTTGAATTTCAACGTCTGACCGGGAACCCGATAGAGGGGTAGCCATGAGATAATTGACGCACTTGCAGCAATGTGCTATAATAAAATGCACCGGGAACGTTCCCGGTGCATTTACTATTTCAGGAGATATTATCATGATCGAGCTAACTGATTACCAGAAAGATCTTCTCAAGCAGCTTGAAACGAGCGGACTAAAGCTCACAATCGAGCCAATTGAAACCGGCACCAGCAAGTCTGATCTCAAGCGGCGATTGCTTGAGTTGGCTGAAAGTGGAGCAGAGAGGCCAGGGACGTCGGAAGAGAAGAAACGACGGTTGCTTGAGTTGGCTGAAAGCGGAACAAAAAGACCAGAAAAATCGGATAAATTAGGCATAGCACTGACCAGATATTGCAGTGGCGGCTGCTACGACTATAGCTTCGATAAGTTGATCCGTGGTTTGCGTCCAGACTGGTTTATTCCTACAGCTACATCAACTAAGGCCGAGCTATTGAAGTTAGCTGAGAGTGGCGCATCACGCCCGAGTAGCAGTGCATGGGCCAAGTATCAAGAGAATCCTTTACCTTCTGGGACTGTTGAGGAAGCAGAACACGTGGAGGACGTCTATGATGCCGCTATCAGAGAACAGCGTCTTGGTCGTGCGTTGATTAACTACACAAACAAGAGTCGCAAGACGTACGATGCAGAATTTGACGCGAAGGTTCGTGCATTACGCCCAGATTGGTTCAATTGATGCTAACTATAAATCCAACTATCACTGTTCGAAGCAATATTCTTGCTGGTAAGATTGTAACGCAATCTGTTATCTTGGATGAGAAGGCAGACAGATCCAAGATAGTTCTGCGTCAATATCAATGTGGTATGATCAACCACATGAAGCAGAATCGACTTACATTAGTTGAATCGCCAACCGGTAGTGGCAAAACCAACGTAATGCTTTCCTATACTGCTTTCGTCAGGCAGCACAAAAAAGTCGTCATTATCACGCCGCAACTCGGTATCAACCACAATTTCACCAAATACACCAAAGGCTGTCACTGGTGTGCTATTGAAAAAGATGAAGAAGGAAGGGAAATAACACGATATACCTTATGCAAGAATAGTATCAGACAAGATGCAATGCAAAAATCTGAGTCTATGAAACTCTTCTTGAATAGTGTCAAGGGAACAATCCGTGTTTCGAGTTATAAAGCATTCGATCTAGCTCTTGATGATGAGACTATTGATTTATCTGATGTCGTCTTACTTGTCGATGAAGTCCATCATAGTGATGTGAAGGATGAGAACTTACTTGGTTCGATTATTAGAAGGTGTGTTGATAGATGTGCTGAGGTCCACGCCTTCACAGCTACCGACTTTCGCAGTGATGGCGGTCAACCAACACCAGAAGAGTTTAGTCGATTTCGACGACTTCTGAAAGAGCATTACCAAGAAGGTTGCTGCCCTGATTTCGATGTAGCTGTTCGATTTTATCACGCTGTGAATAAGTCTGACTTCGATCGATTGGCTGCAACTGAGGATATATCAAATAAGCCTGATTTGTTGGATGCTATGAATTATCCTGAGTTGTTGAAGGCATACGTCGACGAATACAAAAGGAGCCCTTTGCCGACAATTATGTATGTTGATGGTGCTAAACAGGCATTCGATTTGCAAAAAATCCTATTTAATAAATGTAAAGGCGTCAGGATACTCAATTTTGGATCTGATGACGGAGAAACTCTCGTCTCTAATGTGAAGAAGATGCGTACAGCTAAGCTTGACGCACTCGCTGACGCGCCCAGGTGCTATGATGTTGTTATAGCGATTAAGTTATTTGACGAAGGCATGGATTGGGTTGAATGTGCTCAGACATTCAATCCACGGCTCACCGGGTCTCTACAGCGGTTTGTCCAGCGATGTATTGGTCGTGCTCTGCGACACAAAACAAACCCGAAGCATCTATCACCCAATCTCTCTAGGGTTGTAATCTTCGAAGTAAGTCTGGCTGATGAAGATCAAGATGTTGTTAAATATGCCACTCTACAGGTGGTTATCAGAATTAAGGCTATTTGCAGTGGTTTGGACTTCACTGATACGTTTACATTGGTTTTACCGCAACGACATCGTGCTGAGGTCGATAAAGAAAGAGCACGATTTAGGCTGCAGATAAATTCGCTGCAGAATAATGAAATCATACAGCGAATTCTGCGTGCGTCTACTGTTCCTGGAACATCTTCTGATGAATTAATCAAAATGTTTCACCAACTCTGTGCCAAGCAGGGCTTCGCAATAACTCCGATTTTTGCCATCAGCTTATTGATGCAATGTGATGTCATTGATAAGAATGACCGCATTGCATTGGAAGAGATCATCCGTAAGCGCGATAGACGCCTTAGTAAATTATCGTTTAGCGAGTTCATGAATGACCCAGAAATCAAGGAAGCAATCAAGAAACTGAAAGTGATCGGCGTCACAGATTACTTTCAAGTCATTAATGGTATGGATGGTACTGATGAGGTCGAGAGATTATTGATCCGACTCAACGCGAACTCAATGAGAGAGAACAAGAAGAAGTTTATAGAGTCGGCAAAGAACGGAGGAAAAAGACCAAAGAAGCGTTCAAAAGATCCCGAGGAGAAGCGTCTAGGTGGGGTATTCGATAGTTATACGAGGGAAAGCCAAAGAACATACGATCCAGAATTTACTGACGAGATCCGTAAAATAGCTCCACTCTGGCTTGAAAATCCGACAGCCATGAGAAAACAAAAGTTGTTGGAGATAGCAAAGGGCGGAGCCGAAAGACCGAGCAAACGTTCAAAAAACCTAGCGGAGAGATGTTTTGGCTTGGCGCTCTGTACTTATACAAATCGGAATGGTCGATCGTACGATCAGGTCTTTGATAAACAGATTCGTGCTCTTCGACCAGAGTGGTTTGTAGATACGAAAGCACTGACCAAGGCAAAATTGCTGGCATTAGCTAGTAGTGGTGGTGAAAGACCTATACAACCGACAAAACTAGCGGACAGACTATCTTCATATACACGTGAGAATAGTGGCTGCTACGATCAGGAATTCGTTGCTAAGATTCGTGCTATTCGCCCAGAATGGCTCATTCCCAATATAGATCTGAATAAGGATAAACTACTAGAACTGGCAGCAAACGGTGCAAAGAAGCCTAGGACCACTAGCAAGCTTGGGGCCGCGTTTTTTAGATATACCAACAAGAATATCAACACATATGATCCTGTTTTTGCTGAGAAGATTCGTGCTACCTGTCCTGATTGGCTCGTTAACAGTAAAGATCTAAAGAAAGACAAATTGCTAGAACTGGCAACAAACGGTGCGAATAGGCCCAACCAATGCTCGAAGAATCGAGAAGAAAAATTGTTGGGAAGCGCGTTGTCTGCCTATACCAACGCCAAAGGCTCTAAACGCGATCCAGTTTTCAATAAGGAAATTCGTACTCTTCGCCCAGATTGGTTTGAGCCGTTGGTGTCGAATAAAACTGAATTGCTTGATATGGCCAAGAATGGAGGGAAAAGACCACGTGGTGAATCTAGAGACCCAAAAGAAAGATTATGGGCTGGAAGGCTATTCAAGTATTTGGTAGATGATCCGTCTTTCAGTGAGCAGATTCATGCTCTCCGTCCAGATTGGTTCTGCCGTACTATAGCCAGCACTACAGCAAACAAGCAAGTATTATTAGAGTTGGCAGAGAGTAGAGATAATAAGCCGTCTTTTGTGTTAAATGACTCAGCAGAAAAGCGATTGGCACGTCTTTTCTATTGTTATACTAACGAGAACTCTAAAGCATATGATCCGATTCTTGCTGAGAAAATCCGCACTCTTCGTCCGAAATGGTTCATCCATAATGCAGATCTAGACAGGTCTAAATTGTTAGAATTAGCAAAAAGTGGCGCAAAGAAGCCAAGTACCTTCTCAAAAGACCCAGAAGAGAAGCGATTGGGAAATACATTATATAGATGCACCACTAAAGGTGCTGACTATAATTCTGACTTTAATAAGGAGATTCGTGCCCTCCGTCCCGACTGGTTCGCATATAAGAAGAGAATCAGGCGTGGCAAATATGCTGGCCGTAATGAATATCGTGAATTCTTGGTCAAGGCTCTGAAATATTACGGTATTACTTCTTTCTCTGGCTGCGAATTCTGGACTCTCGGCGGCAGAGAATGGTATGAGTACAAGCACCTTGTCGATGCCGGTATCGAACTAAAATGCAATTCTTACCACAATGTCGACAAGGGAACAATCGATAAGGCACCAGAAGGAGCCTGTGCTCACTCCAATCGCGAATTCTTGACTATCCACAAGTTATGGAAACGATGGCAGAATCCACGTGTCATAAGCTACGACGCGACCATCGGGATGGTTGAATCAAGAACAGAATACTGGCAGGAGTTGTGTTATCTTGCTATCGCTGCCGCCAAGAAATCAGGATGCATACTGTTCTCATGGAACTTCTTGGAAGGCTACGCACATTCTTCATATGAGCCGATTGCAAAGGGCGTTTATAAGCAATGGCTGCAATCGTTGAAGGGATTTGCCGAATCGGAAGGACTACAGATCGATTTCTATGCTGATGGGCAGATTACTAAACGCCCAACATCCCAAACACCTATGCTCGCTGGATGCTGTAAGTTGGTTAAGGTTGGCTTGGCATTGAAAGTTGGTTGATGGTATCTGAATATTTTCCAGTAAACGACCAAGTGCACCTAAACAGGATAATATAACAGCGATATTAAATTGACACGGTTGTATGGCATGTTCTAATGGAATATGCAAATATCCAGATACAGATATATTTCAGAAGCAATTGTAATATCGGACGGCTCTCTTGGCAGATTCCGTGAATATTTACGGATCAGTTAACTGTGTTATTGAGTCGTGCTATAACCGATTTGGCGAGTTTTGGTACTATCTCTTTAGCTATGAAAGGTTTGTGGTATGGTTAAGCTTATCGAAGCTATTGTGTACGATTTCCGGCTTACTGGTGTCACACCGTTATTGATGCATGCTGACAGCATCGACGGATGCGATGAACTCGAAGCGTGGCGCAAAGAGCCACGTCATAAAGGTGTCAGCAAAGCTGGCGATGATCGGTCCCCCCCGTGGACCTGGATCGTGCATGTTTGCAACGACGGCACGAACATCGCATTGCCATGGGATTACCTCTCGAAGTGCTGCTGTGTTGCCGGCGCAAAACTGATTGTCAAGGGAAGGACGACGTTCAAGTCGGCCACCCAAAGCGGCATTCGTTGGAACGACCAGTTCTACGACTTCCTTGTGGCTGGCAAGCAGGTGGCGATGGCGGATATCTGGAAGCTGCGGGAAGATGATCTGACGTTTGCGGAACAGAAGAAAGCTGTTCGTGAAATGGGCTTCGATCTGTTCGTGAAACGCGCTAGGGTCGGTCAGAGCAAGCACATCCGCGTTCGTGCCAAGTTCGACAAGTGGGAGGTTCGCGGCAAGTTCTGTGTTTCGATGCCAGAATTGACTGCAGATGTGCTGCAGCAGATCCTTTCCATTGCTGGTCAGAATGCCGGTCTCGGCGATTGGCGTCCTGGTGCACCTTCGTCGCCCGGACCCTACGGCATGTTTACTGCCGAGGTAGCCAAGGTGAAGTAGTTGACCTGTTTTGGCTGGGGCCATTGCTGGCCCCAGCCAATTGTTTTTGTGCGGTAGGCACGTTTACGAATCAAGAGAAATGTGGTCAGGCAGGGCTGGGCGAGGCACGGTACGGTGCGGCAGGCAAGGCTCGGCTCGGTTGGGTCAGGTAAGGTCTGGGTGCCAATGGCACATTTACAAATCAAAGAGTGATGAGGTCAGGTATGGTCGGGTTGTGTACGGTTAGGTCAGGTGTGACAGGGTGTGGTCGGGCAGGGTCTGGGTGCCAATGGCACATTTACAAATCAAGAGGAATGTTCGGCTGGGTAGGGTCTGGTCAGGTGTAGCTTGGTCGGGTCAGGCTCGGTAGCGTACGGTCAGGCTAGGTTTGGTGCGGTAAGGTTTGGGTGCCAATGGCACATTTACAAATCAAGAGTGACGTGGCAAGGTAAGGTTAGGTGCGGTAGCGTCCGGCAAGGTCTGGTGTTGTAAGGTTAGGATGGGTCAGGTAGGGGTGCCAATGGCACATTTACAAATCAAGAGTGACGGTTTGGCGGAGCAAGGTTCGGCGGGGCTCGGCGGGTACGGTGTGGTTGGGTTCGCTAGGGCTTGGTATGGCTAGGTACGGTAAGGTAGGGGTGCCAATGGCACATTTAAATCAAGAGGAATGTGGTGTGGTGCAGTACGGCGGTGCTCGGTTAGGTTCGGTAAGGTTCGGTCAGGTGAGGTGTAGTAGGGCTTGGTAAGGTAATGTGCGGCGGGGTTCGGCTGGGTCGGGTGAGGGTGCCAATGGCACATTTACAAATCAAGAGGAATGTTCGGCTGGGTATGGTGCGGTAGAGTAGGGCTTGGCAGGGTAAATGTGTGGCTGGGCTTGGTTGGGTCGGGTGAGGGTGCCAATGGCACATTTACAAATCAAGTGAAAGCGGTGAGGTCTGCCAAGGTCGGGTCTAGCGAGGTCAGGCCGGGTACGGTCGGGTACGGTGTGGTAAGGTTTGGGTGCCAATGGCACATTTACAAATCAAGAGGAATGGTTGTGTCGGCCAGGGTCTGGTCGGGAGGGTGGCGTCGGGCAGGGCTAGGCCCGGTCGGGCAGGGTATGGTAGGGGTGCCAATGGCACTTTACATTCATTAACTGGAGATATGATGAGCTATATGTTTAAACCGAATCCAGAATCGCGTGCTGCAGTTGAACGATTGATGGCTCTGGCAGCAAACAGAGATCGCGGCGAAGTCATGCAATGGCAGGAACTTGAGCGAGCCAGCGGTATTGGCCGTTATCAATTGATGCGCGAAAACGGGACTGCGAACGGTGCCTACATTATGAAACGCTTTCACGACAGGATGTTGGAAGAGCGTGGTATCGAGATTTGGCCTGAACGCGAAATCGGTGTTCGATTGCTTTCGGGCCACGAGCAGGCGACGTTGCCATTCAAGCATCGATGCAAACGGGCACGTAGGCAATTTAGGAAGTCTCTAAAGACAATGAATTTTCTGAATCGCGACCCGAAAGTCAGCCTTAGCATTATAGATGCTAGGCTGGTCGCTATGCAGCTTGAAATGGCAACGCAGAACATCGAGATTTTGAATCATCAATTGCGTGACGTTAACAAGAATCCGCCCGGCTCCGAGAGTATCGACAGACCACCACCAGCCACAATGTAAAGGAAGCTGATAAATAGGTATCAGTTAACTAGGCGGCTGAGTGATGCTATAATTAGTTGCTTGGCTCGTATCTATCTGGAGCTCTATATGGAAGATCAATACCTCTCGCGTCACGAATTAGCTGCATTTCTTGGTGTTTCGGTGCGGTCGGTTGACAGGAGGGCTTCCGATGGTGGCCTTCCAGAACCGATTTGGTTGGGCTCACCAAACGGAAAGAAATCTCGCAGGTGGCGAAAATCTGCTATTGTTGCTAAGTTGGAATCAACAAATAGCCCGGTGTCGGTACCGGTATCAATACAACAGCCGATGCAGCAAGTATCGGCACAGCCAGCGTTACCCACAACCAAAGGTCCTATCATGATTCAGACTTCCGACTTCACCACGATGATCCCAAACTCCAGATCGCTGCTACACAAGGGTGATAATGTTGGTCCGAAGTATCGCGAGATAGGAGGCAGTACCGATCTGTTGAAGAAAACAGAAGTTGTTCTCACAAGAGAGAAGGCTGCAGAATTTCTGAAGTTTAAGGAGTTCATTGCGGAACGGTCGCTCAAGACGCAGCATGTCGCTGATTTACAGAAGCAGATGGTTCGTGGTCTATTCAGACCGGAGCTCGTCATGTTGTCGACGGCATATTGTCAAGAGGACAAGCAAACCTATCGTTTGAATGGCCAACATTGTTGTTGGGCTGTCTTCAATCTTCCGTCTAATTTCAATCCGGAGTATAAGATCAATCTGCTGCATTACAGATGTAAAACGCTTGATGACGTCCGTATCTTGTATAGCACGATTGACCGAAACCTTGCTCGGTCACCTATGACGGTTGTCAACTCGATTCTTTTCGGTAGGCCGGGATATGAGAAATACAGCCAACAAGTATTAAGTTTGGTCGTCGCTGGATTCTCTACGTGGAAGTGGGAATCGTACAATGAACGGGTCAAGTTCGATACTGATGCTAAGTGTCATATCATGGACACTGAGTATCACCAACTAACTCATCAAGTCATGGATTTCTGTCATGAACATGTCCTGAATAGACGACATTTAAAGCGAGCATCCGTGGCCGCTGCAATGTTTGAGACGTTTCAAAAATGCGCGGCTGATGCCAGTCGTTTTTGGGAATCTGTTGCAACTGGTGTCGGATTCGAAAGTCGAAAAGATCCTCGCCTAAAGTTGAAGGAATACCTCGACCAAAATTGGGTTTGTATGCGGGGCGGCAGCGATACATCGAAGAAAGCCGTAGGGCAAGAAGAGATGTATCGCAAGTGTATAAAGGCTTGGGATAAATTTCGTAGCGGTGAAGAATGTTCTTGCCTTGTATTGAAATCCAAAAGTCGGCAGAGGGCTAAGTGATTATGAGCCTTATTGAAGAGTTGCAGCCGTTTCCATATGAACAGTACAAAGGAATTGTACTTGATCCACTGGTCATCTATGCAATCAACGAGATCGCTGAGAGGGGTATTGATCCTTCATTCGAGAACATTGTAGCGGCTTCATATTTATTATTTCCGAGGAAGTTCTCGCTGCAGGGTTACCCTACATTTCCGGATGCCCTTAGAGTTGATCACGTATTGCGGCGCAGCATCTACAAGACACGCAGATGGCTTCGAGGAAAATCCAAACAAGGTTTTACGCTGACCGACGTTGGATACAAAATCCTACGAGAGGTCAAGGAAGCTTTGTCGGTAGCACCCAAATCATCTAAAGAGTATTCACATACACGGCGATACGACAGACTTCTTGCTGAAGTTAGGCGGTCGTCGGCATTCGTCAAATATCAGCAAGGTGATCAAGAATCAATTACAGCATCTGATTGTTGCTATGCTTTGCAGTGTACTCTTGACTCTGATTCGCACATTCGTATTACTAATTTGCGGCAACTTCGCACAATCGCAGCAGATCTCGAACAGAATGATATTATAATATTCTTGGATTGGCTTGGTGATCGATTTGATCATATCATCAAAGGATACGCTCGATGAGAACATTCACTATTACTGCGGACCCACGTTTGGTGGCTCGTCGCGTTAAGACCGCCATCCAGGGGGACGTTATAAAAGCCTTAGCCGAACTTATCACCAACTGCGATGATAGCTATCGGATTCTGGAAGGCGATAACGTTCCCGTGAACGGTAATATCGATGTCGTCTACCACAAACAAGGGCGGTTTGCTTGTCGGTTCGCTGTGAGAGATAATGCTGCTGGTATGTCGTACGATGAATTATCTCGTAGCTTTGAATTTTATGGCTCTTCGACCAGCGGTTTCAAGAGCGGCAAATCTGTGACAGGGTTCTTCGGTACCGGTGCCAAGAACGCACTTGCAGCAATGATTGGTGGCCGTATGTGCACTTTTAAAGACGGCATCTTCACCGAATGCCGTATCTTTTTTAAGGATGATGTTCTATCTGGTGAGATTGACGATGCGCGACCAGCAACAGCCGCGCTTCGATTAGAACACGGCATAGATGGAAACGGAACAATAGCCTATTTCATGGCTGATCCTGATAAGGGCTTGAAGGTGCCGCAGTTCGATACCGTCTTCTCGTCTCTTGCAAATAGCTGGCGGTTGCGTAAGATAATGTCTAATCGCAAGAGGCGTGTAACTCTCGTTAATGCTGGTGATAAGAATCGAAAGCGTCATTTGAGTTATGGTATATTAAGGGGTATTGAGGTAGCAAACTTACCTATCACAACCGCTGTTGACGGATATGGCGAATTCAATGCTCACGTGATTCTATATCGTGCTGGCGATGAACTTTCACAAAGTGGGGAGGAGCGGCAAGGTGGCCTGCTTATTGTCGACGACGCCCAATCTGTTCTGGATATTTCATTATTCAAGTACGACAACGAGCCATTGGCATCACATTTATTCGGCGAACTAGTCATTCACGGTTTCCGTGAATTGATGGAACGTGAAGAGCCCATTCTTAAAGAAGAACGCGATGGTATAAATCATAGCCATCCTGTGTGTGCTGCAATCATTGATGAAGTTGAGCAGCGCATTGGCCGTGCAGTCAGAGAAGAGGAACAACGTCGTCGGCAATCGCAGGTAAAGCCAGATTCTGCGGAAACCAAGCGTTATATGGCCGGAATAAACGTATTAAATGCGATTGCAGAGGCAGAGATCGAAGATATTGTCGATTTAGGGCAGAAATTGAATAGAAAGGACGAGACTAGACCAGAAAGTATGGACTTGTTGCCGTCATCAGCACATGTTTCTATCGGGAAGCAATGCGTACTTTATGTCTTCATCAATACAAAAGTCATCCCACCCGGAACACGTGTAGCCATAACGTGTACAAACAAACTACAAATTGTAGGCAAGGAGGCTTTCGTAGTTTCGAAACCAAGAAGTGACACAAAAGTAAAAAATCTTTCCATATGCCACGTGACAGTTAAGGCGTTTGAACTTGGTGAAGCCGTTTTGACCGTGGAATGCGGCGATTACTCTTCGAGCTCTACTATTTATATCGATCCAGAGAAAGAAGAAAAGGAGTTGTTATATAGTGAAGGTCTCATCTTTCGACCGCAGCATCTATCAGTACGGCTGAACAAGGTGAGAGAATCATCTTTGCTTATTTATACTCCAGTAGTCACTGATGGCATCAAAGTACGTATCAGAGTTGAAGGCGACGATAGCGAAAACGTCTTCGTATCGCCAGAAGAGATTGAGGTAATAGCAAGCGATGCCAAGAAGGACGTTATCGAGCACAAGGTTGAAGTCTGGGGCGACAGTATTGGTGCCAAAGCACTTATCGTTGCTGAGACGGAATTCGAGCAAGTTGCCTTACTTGAAGTTTGTGTTCGCGAATCTGTAGAGGATGAAAAGAATCGAGGGAAAGGGATGTTCAACAAACCTTCCTTCGACTTGTCTGAGCAGGACCCAAGCCAAAGGACGTCCTACAGCAAAGAGACTGGGCAAGTGATTATATATGGTAACTTTCCGTCTGTTCGGCATTATCTCGGTAAAGATTGCCGATTCAATAAAACGCTTGCCGGGCAGGTGTTGATTGCTGATATGGTTGCTGAACGATGTTTCTTTGAGATCGCAAGGGCCAAGGTTGATCGCGGCGTTGCACTGGGTAGTGGAGAACAGAGGGTTGAGAAGATTAGAGGTATTGCTGAGATGTTATCTAAGAAATACGGCCACACAATTCACGCGCAGATGGTTGACAACGATCTGATCGATGCCGACCGTTCGCAAACCGATTAATAGGTATTTTAGTACTAACCATCACTACAGGAGAATGTCATGAAGGGTTGTCTTTGGGCTGCGTTGGGCCTTGTGGGTGTTGTACTACTGGTCGTCGTCATCGCCGGATTGTCATGGTGGGGCTGCTATAGCACCCTCAACGTCGGGAACCATACGGCGGAAGAGAAACTCGCCAATGTCGGGTCCGCTCTCCAGCGACGGCTCGATCTCATCCCCAACCTCGTCAGTGTTGTGAAGGGATATGCGAAGCACGAGCATGATACGTTCGCAGACGTTACTAATGCTCGTGCGAAAGTCGGACAAATCAATATTAACGCGGCTTCCGCTGATCCTGCTCAGATGAAGAAGTTCGCAGAAGCCCAAGGCGATTTATCTTCGGCCTTATCTCGCTTGATGGTGGTGCAGGAGAAGTATCCGGAATTGAAGGCTAACGAGAACTTCAAAGATCTCCAATCACAGCTTGAAGGAACCGAGAATCGTATCAAGGAAGAGCGGGACCGCTATAATAAAGCAGTCAAAGAACAGAATATCGCCATCGACGGTCTGTTCTCCGGTATAGTTGCCAATTGCCACGGCTTCAAGAAATGGGCTAGCTTCGAAGCGGTCGAAGCTGCGAAGACAGCACCGAAAGTGGAGTTCTAACGAACATGAAACGCAAACAGGGTTTTACGCTCGTTGAATTGCTTGTAGTCGTCGCCATCATCGGTATTCTCGTTGCGATGGTGATTCCGGCGATTCAGAAAGCGCGTGCCGCTGCATCTACACCGACGCTGCGCGGGCCGGTGAATGATGATGCCAAAATCCTCACAGCCACGCAAGTAGAGAATCTAAGCGACATTCTGTTGAAGTTCGAAAAGGCAACAACGAATCAAGTTGTTGTTCTCACGATACCGACTTTGAATGGTCGTGATATCAGCGAGTTTGCTGTCGAGACGGCAAAAAGTTGGAAACTTGGTCAAAAGGACAAGGACAACGGCGTATTGTTCGTCGTAGCCTTCAAAGAACACAAAACCTGGATCACTACAGGTCGCGGCATAGGCGATAAGCTTACTGATGTCGATTGCCGTCGTATTCTTGCTGACAAGGTGAAGCCAGCGTTCAAAGCTGGTGATTATGCCGCTGGTATCTATGCCGCGATTACCGCCATTGAAGTTAAGCTGTCCGGGAAAGCCGAAGCAGTCGACGCCAAGGCACTTGGAGCAGCAGGAGTTGCTGCGGCTGGAGCAGGGGCCGTAGCAGTCAGTTTTTGGCTTACTGGCTGGGGCATTGCTACGATCATACTTATAGTGATCGTCGTCTTAATTCTCGTCGCCATAATGGCGTCCAACAGCGGCAGCGGTGTTGGCGGCGGTATTTGTAGTGTGATCGGCGATATTGCTGATAGTGGAGGCAGTAGTAGCAGTGATAGTAGCAGTTACTCTGGCGGCGGTGGCGATTTTGGTGGCGGTGGGGCTGGTGGTGATTGGTAATTCATAAGGAGGAGCCATGGATCGAGCGCAAGTTTTACAGGTGAAGCCTGGAAGTGATGCAGCCAGTTTGCATCTTGGAAAGTGGTACTGCACCGGCAAAGATTACGGCAGGACTCGCTACTTGCAACGTAATGGCGATTGGGGCGATGCCGCATTCTACTTCAATTCGGAGAGCGAAGTCAAGTCGACGCTGACCCGGAACCACCCAAGCGCGACGGTCAGCCACGAGGAGCCGCAAGAATCTTTTACGCCGAGTCGCCATGAATCGCATGATGATGACGATTCTTCGAATTCTTTCGGCTTAGGCTCAATCGGTGGCTTGCTCGACACTGGTGGAAGTTTATTTAGTGGCGGTGGTGGGGACTTCGGTGGAGGCGGTGCTGGCGGAGATTGGTAGATAGGAATAGGTGGTTGCAGGGAGATTGGTGACGTCGCCATTTACCAAGACTACAAGGCCGGATGAAGGGAACTTCATCCGGCCTTGTTCATTTAGGATATCATATGTCTTGCAATATCCAAACCAAACACGCTTTCGAGGTTCGAGTACTATTGCCAGAAGGCGTCACGATTGGTCAAATGGAATCTTACATCCGCGAATCCGTGCAGTCTATGTGCGGGTGCCTATCGCCGGACGATCCACTTTTCGATCTAAATAAGAAGAAGGTCAAAGTGGTTTATAAGGGGCAGGTTCCTAATGGAGCTATTTGATGCATAAGCTTCTTCTGATGTTTTTAATTCTTGTCGTTGGTTGTGGCAAACCAGATTTCGTGCATAAGCCGCCACAACAGGATAAGAAAGATAAGCAGAAGAAAGAAGAAAATCGAACATGGTATTGGTACTATTTCCTATAGGTGAGTTATGGATGACAAGTGTAGTGAAAGACGTCTGCATGTTATGATGGCTGACCTGCTAGCAGGTCAGCGCAAAAACCTCAAGCAAGACAAACAAATTATAGCGGAATTTCGTGCCAACGCTACGCCAACAAATGTCGTAGCTTTCAATGGTAGAGCGACTGGTAGATTCTGTTCGATTGTTGGTTGTCTCGTAGATGTGGTCCACTTTATCGATGACCACTTGGCTAGATATCGTGAAGATCTGGTAGCAAGAAAAGAATTACACAAGCTACAGGCTGAGCACGAGGAGTTGAAGAAGGGTTATGCACTAGCAAAGAAAATCAATAAGAGGCAGGCGGAAGAGTTAACGAAGTTACAGGCGGTAGCGAAGAGCAGGAAGAGCAAGATCGAGAGAGATATTATGGTGATGCGTATTTTGAGCGACAGAGTGGGTGTCCTCAAAAAGAAAGAGAAAATCCGCAAATGGCAGAACCAATCGAAATAGCCGATATCGCCGAACCGAAAGACCCAATGATGGATTGGGGTAACGATCAGCTATTTTTTACGCATAGCTGGTGGGATGAAACGAGTCAGTTCGATGACCATCCAAACAAACGATGGTGTGGTGGTCTTGAATGCTATGAGCGTCAGTTCAAGGTGCGAGTGCCAATAGCTTTCAAGGATTGTGATAATGCGATAGAATGGTTTACTATATGGATGCAAGATAATCATCCGGATGAGGAAGGTTTCTGGGTAGAATAGGGTTCCAGTAGAATATAGGTTTTAGGAGCCTTTAATGTCAGAACAGAAGAAGATGCAAGATTTGGTTAACCTGATTAAGCAGGTTGCCGCCGATTACGACATGGGTGTCAAAGTCGAAGGTCCAGATACACTTCGATCATATAAAATAAATATCGGCGACGGTAGTATGCAGATTTGGGTTACTTTCGATGATGAGCAGCCCGATAGCGACCAAATTATCAACTGCATTAGCTTCGCCCAGTATGATTTCGGACCTTCTGAAATTGATGACCTACTTGAATATCCCTGGGACGATTTCTTAGCCGATACCGAGGACCTAGGTGTTAAACCACCTGAGAAAGATTATGGCGTAGGATTCCTCAACATCATCGCTTGGCATCTTGGTGCTTACGGCCAGAGAACAACCGACCTCGGAAACCGGTTTGACGCGGGCTGGTACAAAGTCAGAGGAACGATTCTGACGCCAGATGGTCTCGAAGCCCGAGTTGGCTATTGGGTTGAAGCAACGAGCTCGGAAGACGCCAAAAAGCAGTTTTTAGACCGCAGTAACGATACCGGTAGAGATCTTAAGATAGAGCAATTCGCTCCTGAAAAGCCGGACTTCGGCCCTGGTGATGTGGCTGAAGAGCTACCATAACGGTATTTCATCGTTATGAAGCTTCAAGACGGCTGGTTCGAAGAGAATGAAGACGGTACTAGGGACTATATAGCTGTTCTTGAGAATGGCGAGGTATGGCGTCTCAAGAATACTTATCCTACCGCTATTCACTTCGATGGCCTTGAAATGCACGACAACGAAAGCGTAGAAATAATAGCTAACTATAGCAAGGTGGAGAGCGAGAATGGATCGGCCCAAGGTTAGCGTTGTCACCATCATACGCAATAATAATGAAGTTTTGTTTGGACTCAGAAATGGCGATGGTGCTGCTGGCTGTGGCATGTGGGGTTTCACTGGCGGTCATCTTGAAGGCGGCGAATCATTCGAACAATGTGCTATTCGGGAAGTAGCTGAAGAGATAGGGATCAAGCTCAAACGAGTTACGTATCTCACGGTTGAGAATGTCATTTTCGAAGCTGAACAGAAGCATTTTGTTACGATTTTTATGGTTGCCGATATGCCATCTGAGCAAGAAATAATCAACATGGAACCCACGAAATGTGCAGAATGGCGATGGTTTTCTTGGGATAGCTTACCAAGCCCTATTATGCCTGGGATAACTCAACTCATCAAGCGAGGACAAAATCCTCTAAGTATTTGATAGATATTAACCCCAAGGAGACATGTTATGTCGAAGCCAGTTCTAGGTGATCCGCAAGTTGATGTTGAGTGGTCTAAGTTCTTGCTCGAAGCCAAGGGATGGAGTGCGAAGCTCAAGAACATCTCTTTGAAGGATTGTCGCAAGGGCACAAAGATCTTGCAGCAATTGTCAACGGCCACGAACGATGCTGCTATCGAGCGTCTGCAACAAAGTCAGGGTGGCCAAAAGGGAGACCGAATTAAGAAGGAATCAAAGATTTAGGTCTTCCTTAGATGAAGTCGATACTGTATCAGCTTGAGAAATATAATCCGGCATCGGATAACATAAAGGTTACGGTGCCGGAATCTTTACCTGAACATGGCTGCGAAGATGCGTTATGGGAGTTGGCTTGCAAAATCGTCAACCCACAACATTCTAATCGCGATCAAGTTTGGCGATTTGCTGTGCAGCGTGTTGCACATATGTTAGCAGATATGCCTTCTAGCCCATTTGCTAATATCTTATTCTCAAAAGAGATACTTGGTATTTATCATTGCTATTATAATCACCAGACGCAGGTTGCTAGTGAAGACTGCACAGATCAGTTTTTCATGTCGTTCTTGCGGCAAACTGACCCAAGAGAATACCAGAAGAAATTTGAAGAATCAGTCGATAGTACAGCAAAGCGACTTTCTATTATACGTGTTGCTTTGGCGACGTCAGAACAGCATAGTTTGAATATTTTCTGGAGTAATCCAAACTCGACAAACAGCTATGGCGAGACTTATACTCACAAGAAGCAAGATGAGCTACCGCTCGAATTCAGAGAATCTGCCTTCGAGTATTTAGGTATTAGCTCGATTTCTGCTGCTGCCGATCTGCAGGAGAGGCTGACGAAACATGCAACTCTAGACCAAATCATTTTAGGCCGAATGGGCTACATGATGTTCTGGAGTTGGAATAATCGCGGCGAGAGATCGAACATACCGCTTTTGTCTGCACCGCGTAAAGCACTATTACCACCACGAGTTATTTGTCTACCAGCGCCATGTCATTCAAGGAAAATCTGATGCTATCTAAATTATCCCATAAGTTTATGAAACCACATAACAAATGCTTCTTTGGAGTCGGATTCAAGGAAGAAGACCTGAGTGGGACTGTAGAGGACATTCACTGCAAGGTCGACTATAATGCCATAAACACTATTTATGGTAAGAATAGGATTAAGGTTCAAGAAAAGACGTGTACTTCTCCTTGGCTTGGCTATTTGACCGTTGTTTGCAACATACCAGATTTTCTTTATTCCAAGGCAAAAATTCTGTCTTGCGGATATCTCAACGACGAGAAGACGGCGATGGATGCTGTGATGTACTGCGGAATGGATGAATATCGTGAATTCTGCAGAAGATGTCGTGATTCGTTTGTTATCAAGTCAGGCCCGAATAAGGGGCAAGTACGTGCATATAACGGCTTTATTCAAACGAAGAAAATGAGAACATCTCGTGGCGAAATAGCTGTTGATTTTATAGCTGTCGCATTAGCGTTCTTGTTAGATAGCGACTTAGGTAAGGAGCTTGGGGTAGTGCGAAGCTATGCCCTTAATAGTGCAAGAGCTCAATGGGTCTTAGACAGACAACGCGATTATTACGACTTATATAAGCCGGACTGCCAAGATATGATAGTTAAATTCGGAGATCCAAATGGCTAAGATGCTATTTATACAACTGCATGGCCCAGATGGTGAGACTGTCGACGGTGCCGCGTCGATTTATTCTGATGGTAAAGAATTGCCAGAAGGCCAGCTATCAGTACGTAGGTCGCATTCTGACTTTGATACTGTGATGGCGGTTTCAGAGATGCCGCAGCACTGGCAGGACGAGATCAAGAGATGGAACTTGTGGTCAGATAAGCACTTACCATGTAGTGAGACGATGGACTAATGGCTAAGAAAAAATTGCGAAAATTCGTATCTAATGACGCAATCGTCGAAATGCATAACGATACAGCAGAACGCAAGCGAAGAGCTAACGAACATATAAGCCAGGTTACTTGTCCAGATTGTGGTGCTTGGTTGAACGTAACCAGTCAACATCCACTACCTGACGACATCAAAATAGAGTTTGTCAAGCATCGAATCTAGATTAGTTTACCCAAGTACTATTAGCTTTCAGCATTCGCTTTTTGAATTGTGGAAATTGTAGTAGCCTCTTGAGTTCTTCTCCTAGAAATCTCTGATACGGATCTAAATCTTTTGCCATCTGAAGCAATAATCTATCTGTCTTAGATGTTCGACGCGCTCGTGCTGGCTTTTTTGGCATCCACTGACCCCTCCAATATGTATAGCCTTCTTGACCTTTCCAATAGTCTGCTGCCTCTGATAGCATTGACAATTTCATATTAGTGCCCTACCGGTAAAATGTGCTCTTCATAACCGTCGCCCGACATTGGTTTTCCAGTTCCCCACCTATACGGCTTTGCTTCTGGTCCGACAGACTTGGCAGCGTTACACTTCTTCCCTTGATGTGTATCGGCCTGCCAAACCTTCGTCTTTGGCTGAGATGTTTGTTTGCGTTCTTTGGTTACGCCATCTTCTGATAATTTTTGTAGTTTCATTAATTATCCTCGTAGCTCATCTTCTTGTCTATGGCGTTGAACAGCCGCTTGATTGCTTTTCCATCGCCTCCGTATTTCTTTGTGGCTAGGTGTGCTAAAGCGTCGTTGTTATCGATGTTGTCGAAGTTTTTATCCCCCCACATGTGGGACCCTATTGATGAATTGTGGATGAAGTACTTTATCAAGTCATCATCAACGGAAAATACGTAAGTATTCCCTATTACCGGCTTATGTATTCTTGGCTGTATTCCAAAAGGTAAGAGCCACGCTTCCACATACTTCTGCGTGTTCGGTGGCAGATCGCGTATGTTGACATCTGAAAACGCCCAACCATTTGCTTGTGCGATTTCATTATACTGATTTAGCTCGTCATCTACGCGGCTTGCTCTACTCATTATTATATTCCTGTTTGATAGCTCCAACTATATATTTGGATAGCGTATTTGAATTAAACTTGGCATTTTTCGTGCTATAATTATCTGGGAAGAATTACTTTTGGAGCGAAAAACATGGGTGGAATGGCTTGGGCTACTAGTGCGCAACCGTTTGTGGAACCTGTCGAGAAACTGACCGGTCAAGACAATGCACTTACAGCAATTACGAAACTGGCAGGCGGTAATCCTGGTGCTCTTCGGGTTTGTACCGAGATAGTAAAATGGGGTACCGAGATCGACCCTAACGGGTTATCGTATTTCGGAGCGTTGCTGAATCTTGACTCGTTGCATATCTACGGGTCTCGAATTTGGCTGTTATATAAGGATATCTGTCGCGAAAGTCTCGTTACGATGCTGGCATGCTTGCGAGGATGGCAGCTTGGGATCGTCAGCCAAAAAGACTTGATCAGGGCTATCGATAACGCTGAGAGTGGAAATCGAGCCCACAATCTCGATCTTCTAGGAATCCTGGCTGCCGTGCGAGAGAAGCTTGGTAATTTTGGCAACATAACTGAATCGCAGCCATTCGTCGCACCTACGACGACATTGCCACCAGAGCAACCAAAGCCGTCTCCTGACCCCGAAATAAATCGTGTCATCAATCTTGATTAGCGGTCTACAAAGATAGGTGATGAGTAAACCAAGACCGACCGTGGAACGCTGCCCGTGTTGTGGCCAGTGTGCTGGTTACTTACACAAACAATCACCGCGTAGGCAAGAATACAAATGTTGTAATTGCCTGCATGTTTGGACGTTTTGGAAGCGAAGAAAATGGTAGTGATTAGCACGATTAGTAGCATTTTTTGCTTTCTTTGTGCTGGGATGTCGATTTGTATGAGTATCAAACTCATACACCGATCCAGAGAGTTGAAGAAAGTCACAAAGAGGTTGGAGAAGCTTGAGCATTACTACATGGGTATGGCTCAAGAGCTACAAAATATGACCGACGCTGTTATGCTTGGTGACGGACCAGGGCTGGTGATATTCTATCAGAAGCTGACCGATCTGCATGAGCAGTTCATGTCGGTCGGAGTTGATGACTAGGAGATATCATGCACGTGTTAATTCTCATTACGGCCTTATCGCTTGCACAAGTGCCTTCGCCGACAAAGCCAGACGCTACACAGTCTCCAGGTGTCATCGCGCAGCACAAAGCGATCGATTATATGAGCACAGAACAGCAAAAACAATGGCTGTTGGCTCATTTGATGGTTGATTTGCACTTCAATGACAAGAAAGTCGCCGAATGGGAGAAGAAGCTGAACGGCATGACGCCGACGATGATAGCAGTGACGGCGAAGGCGTACGTTCTGCAGCAGGAAAAGAAGCAATTGCAAGATGACAGAAACTACGCCATACGAGTAGCCAAAATGCAACTAAAAGCAAATACTTATTGGTATCGGTCGTATTATAAATACAAATATTACAACTATACCAATTATCCGTGCTACGGTCCCGGTTATGGCTATGGCTGGGGCTATCCATTACGTCCGATTTACGTTGGACGCTTCTATCGCTAAGGTACGTCCTTATCTTCGCATCCCCAGCACGTGCTTTTCGGTATAGTCAACTGCACGTCGGATGTTGTTGAGGAAAAATCGTGCTTCCTTCATGAAAGCTTCGACGGCTTCTTGGGGGTCATCGAAATGGCCGCCGTCTGGCCAGAAGCTATCACCGCACGGCACGTTTTCGGGCTTGATGGAAAACAAAGCGAAGAACTTGCCGTGGGCGGCACCTTTGGTCCTCGCTTCAACTTCGGTCATCATAGCAAATCCCCTAGATGGCGTTATATAGAATCCGAAACTACGAATTGTTATAGCACGGGAGAATATGAAGATTAACCGATACCGAGCCGTTCTAATTTAGCAGCAAGATCTTTTCTTTCTCTTTTGCCCATCGGCTTGCATCCAGTTGGCTTATCGGGATGTAGTAGCCCGTAGATCTCCCATATTTCAGGTTGGCTTAGCGTCATAGCGTTAAGCTGATAGTCTTCGAAAGCCTCCCAAGCGAACGGAACAATGCCTTGGATAAGTTTTGCGATAGCATTTGCATATGTTCTGATTTCAAGCTGGGCGTGGCTATCCATACGTAAACCCAAGAAGTGAAACAGATTATTACCGTCGATCTTCCAATATGCTTCGGTATAGGTGCTTAATGGCAGATCTTTTCTAGCCTGCTCTCTAGCGATACCAGCGTCAATCCTTTCAAGATATACGCGGTTCGCAAGCTCATGTAGCTCCATTTCTTTTTTCGAGAGGTACTCGCCGGTATATTCATAAACGCCTATTTGCTCTGGTGGCAGAAAATCACCGGAACCCTGTTTGCGATCATCAGCTTGAAGCCGCCATTGGTCGGCGTTTGTAATGCTGCGGCTGTCGATAGCCTCGCTATATCGCGTTGAATATTCATTCACGCTTGCGGTACGATGTCGTATCCATTGACGCCAGCAATCCATCGGAACACGAACATGGAACTTGAATTCAACCATCTCCAATGGCGATGTATGCCGATGGCTTATTAAATAACGTATGAGTGATCTGTCATCGCTAACCGCTTTTGTACCGGCACCATAACTCACTCTGGCAGCTTGAACGATAGCTGCATCGTCGCCCATGTGGTCGACTAAACGCACGAAACCGTCATCGAGGCATTCAATTAAGCGACCAGTGTTCCTGGCACCCAGAAGACTACGAAGCTTTTCGCCAGTTGATAGTCTGGTTTCTAAATCTTCGATATTTGGTAATGCATTAATACGCGATTGGATACTCATTATGCAGACAGTTCCTCATTAGATGGTCCAACTACTTCTCCAATCTTGCGAAATTCGACAAGATCATCAAACCAATATCCGTAGCGTCTTACATTTTGTGCTAAGACGCCAAGATCGATCGGTAGAATCCGCCACTTTGGCTCGCCGTTCTTGTCGAGCTTCTGCTGTTCCGTAAGGATAATTCTGCCAAAATCGTCCTTACAAATTATACGTTTCTTGTTCTCAACGATGACCTGTGGTTCGCACACCGGTTCGATCCTCGTTAAATGGAGATCGATAAGGGCGTCACGCTGATCTCCCTGCAATATCTCTTGCCAGACCTCTCCGACGATAGTGATGCAGAAATCAAAATCGCCCTTCTGCCAAATCTTGTTGGCGGTTGAGAACTTGCGGAGATTACCCAAGTTCAACCTATTGACCTTGAAAGGTTTGGCATCCGACAACTCGATGACGATTGATACGCTTTCGAGTTGTGAATGGTATTTGTCTTTGACTTCTTGTAATCTCTCGGTGATCTCATCGGGTGCTGGCCAAACTAACGCCATAATTGTTCTCCTTCTCGCTATCCTGACGTTTCTTTGATAGGAGTCAAATACGTTGGTATTTAATATAGGAACGTAGGACACATCATGAATGCAGACAGAGTGCGTAAGAAACTAGTTCGTAGAATACTACGATATGATACTAAGATTCATACGTTAGTAGAACTGTTCGAGGCTATGGGAACTGAGGAGAAAGAAATGCGGCGTGAAATCGCAGAGACTATAGCTGAGATATTATACCCAGATGGCATCGCTAGGATTGCAGAGGTTATTCATCCTAATGGAATGATTTCTTAGATTACAGCTATGCAAATGTACATAATCGATATTGAACATATTAAATTGATGCGATTTTGTTGCAATGCGATACGTATTTAATTTGCGTTATCTTAATTGGTTAGCTTGTCGTCGGGCAGCGACTAAGATTATGTCTAGTTTGCGATGTAAGGTCTTTGATACAGGTTGTCCAGCAATTAGCTCACGTATCATGGATCTTAGGCTGTCTGCTTGGTATGTCATGCCATTCTCAATAATTTCTCGTATGTCTTCTTTGGTGAAAGACAGAGCATAGTCCAGCCAGTGTTGGTATAATGTATTACCCGCTTTAACGAGTTCTAGTTCTTCGAAGAATGATTCCATACACTATTTTTGAGCGTTTGACTCTCTGTAGGTCGTAATCATAGTAGCACTCTCTTTGATGAAAGGTTAGCAAGCGATGGACGAGGCAACAGATCAATTGGTTTGTAGGTTTTGTGGTAAACCAGCGAAGAGTAGGTCTGGTTTGACCAACCACGAGAAGACCTGCAAAAAGGCCCCGAAAGACCACGAGGAAGTTAATGTGAGCGAAGTAAATCCTTATGATCGGAATCCAAGGGCAGAAGACGACGGTCAAGACCGCGATCAAGAGTGCAGCCGTCGCGATAGGTCGAAGCAGCCTAAATCAGGCCAATTCCAAATCGGTGCATTCTTTATATTGGGAGATCATATTCCGATGCTACTCGATATCGATTTCTGCTCTGCGTTGAGTGCGCATATCTTGGAGCACGGTAGCTCAAACAGTGCCATTATGGCTTTCGCACACCAACTCAATAAGGTTACTGGAGACTGATGCGGTTCTCAAAGGTAGCGATATTCGCGACAGTAGCACTGATAATTTTTGCATTTTTCGGTGCCCAGAGTTTAGCTGAACGCTTCCTTGCAGCGGATGCCCGGTCATACTTCATCGCAGCTATTGTATGGCTACTATGCCTTGTGCTTGTGCGGAATCGACCGCACCAATCATAGTAGATATGTGATGAAATATATTGAAAACGGTCCGGGGTCATCCTATGGCTATACAGAATAATGGTTCTATACCAGTCCAGTTGCCAACCAATCCGGTCGATGGCCAGATATGGATAGATGGGAATTTGGTTAGATGGCGTTGGTCATCTGAGTATGATGTTTGGGTCAATATCGGCTCAGCAACGACTTACCCATTAGCCGACGTAAACACAACCGGCTTAATGAGCCCCCAAGATAAAAGATTTCTTGACTCAATTCCTGTTATCGCTGGTGCCTTTGGAATTATTACTGACCAGAGTGCGATTATAAGGTCGCCGGATAATCGCGTCGGATTAGTTAGTGGCGCTGTAAAACTGCACAGCGATAGCTTGCAGATCGAATGCGTCGATGCTAGCGGATCACCTTATCTAGGACAGCCACTTCCGGATGATCCTACCGGCGTTAATTTAGCTGGCTTGAAATTTTCACTTAACACTACATTCCTAGACACACTATGCCTTGAGGTGGTTGGTCCAACAGGCAAAAAGGGTGAGAAAGGGCCTGATGGGCTACCAGGTGAGGATGGTTTTAATGATGGTCCTGCTGGAGAAAAGGGCGATCCTGGCACAGATGCTACTGTCGCTTATACCTTTAGCGGTATCAAAGTAGTCGATACTTCTGATATCGTCGATACGGCAGTTGTTGCGTTGCAAATGGATGGTGCTGGCGGTCGGCTCTCTTATACTACCGCTAAGATGAATGTGCCATCGAATACGGCACCAGCAGATCAGCTAGCAGCACAGCCTATTCAACGCTCGCTTATCTATCCGACCGTTGCAGAGAATGGTAAGGATTACGTCACATTAGATGATTGGAAGCTGTCGATCCCCAATGGCGATCCATTGCCAGACGATCCAGAAGTTTTGCTAGTGAAGATGTCACCAGATTTAGAAGTAGGTCAGGCGTTACCAATTGAATTAACGAAATTGACAGACTTGATTACGGTTGTAGTTGATTCCTATAAATCTAAGCTTGAGACCTTCCAGGACACATGGATGGCTCAAATGAAGAGCTATATTGAGAGCAAGGACTCGGCTGCTCGTACTGTGTTATCATCAATCGCACAGCAGGTTGCCCAATGCGAATTTCAACGACCGCTTGAATTCTGCTTGGGGATTGCTCCGTCCGACTGTTCGCAAGGAACAGCCAATACACTGCTGATGGCGGACATTGATGAAGTTGCTACGACGATTGGCGTAGATTCACCGGCTAGCTTTCCGACAACTGGCCCATATACAATTATCGTCGGCACCGAGCATATGCTGGTTACTGGTGGCTATGGAACTACAATTTGGACCGTTACTAGAGGTGCGGACAGTACAACGCCAACGACACATACTGCAGACACGGCAGTTGTGCTCAAGATTGAAGTTGTTGTTCCGATTATTGAGGCTGGCGAAAGTCCTCAACCAGCACCTGGTGCAACTGGTGTGACAACTTTAGCGGTAGCGTCAGGTGATAGTACGACCGCTGATACGACAACGCTTATGCGTACAAAGTATTCCACGTCAGCGCCCTTTGATCCAACAGATCCAGCTAAGTGCTTGCTACCTTATCGTATGATGCAAGTAATCATCACAGATGAGGCAAATCCGGTTTATGTCACCGGTATTCCTGATGCGAACCTTGCGATAGTCAATTATTACAACAACGATAAGGCTGCTTGGGAACGCTTTATCAATGGACTAACCGCAAACCAGATCGTGGCACTGGGATTGTTGCAAATTCCAAACACTGATGGTGCTTATTATGGAGATGAGCGTGATATGGAATGTGCTGACTGCACGTTCCCATATGACTCGATGAGAAGTGAAACTTTTTATCATCTATTACCTGTACAGACGCCGAAAATAACATCAGATAATATTGTTACTTTTGTGGAGAGGATGCTAACAAGAGTAGAATATGACTACGAAGATCAAATTAAGTTATGCGGTAGTAATTTCGAGCCAAATCAAATCAATATCCTCTATAAGTCTAAGGCACTGAGTGCCGATGCGCAATATGCTTTAGAAGAGCAAGCAGCACTTAACGATGCCGTCGCCGAACTACAAACGAGACACCCCAATATATGCTTCGTTTCCAGCATTAGTTCGTCGTCTCAAGACCACAATCAGGATGACCGTTGGCTTCTAGACGCTACGGCTACAGTTAGCAGGTACATGTGTTATCAATGCCCGTCAGCGACGGTTCCGGGTAATGATCGTGTTGTGATTATGTGCATCGCTGATGAAGCTAGCCCGATTTATAGCTATAATGGTTACAAAGGTCCCGATGGTGTTACTGGTCCTGCTGGAATACCACAAGGTATGACGGCTTGGAACTATGATATAGCTAAGTGGAAAGATTCACTAGCAGTACTACATGGTAGCGACAACAAGGTCCGGCTTGGTATCTTGCAGCCTCAAGGATATGGTGGTGCTCCACCTCGTGGTGGCGCTTTGAAGCCCAGTAACTCTGCGTGGCCTGGTGATACTGATAGAAATAGAATAACAATAATTCAAACGAACACGCCATCATTCACATCAGACGACATGATGACGACGTTTAAGGCTATCACAAATAGTGGCCAGTACGCTGCTACGATTTTATATGTCGTCGTTGACACATCCGGTTCACTCGGTAGCCCAACCGATGTCGATAAAATCGTGGCTGCTGGTATTTCTGTTATTCAGAAAACTTATCCGAATCTACATATAATGACCGATACTGTTGATATCGGAACGAATAAAGTTGGTGAACTAGCGATACCGCCATCGATTGATGGTTATGTAGTACAAGCAGCGGGCGATCAATATTTATGGGGTTGGGAATATGTGTCGCCAGCAAAACAGATTATCTTGTTCCCGACGTTATATGTTCGGTCAACAATTGATGCCGCAGAGCGATGGCTCGGGCGTGCTGTTGGTATAGTTGAGCAGCTGCTGTATTACTGGATGCCGCGACCGACATATATTCCGACAGCAGCATATCAAATGCTCATAATGGTAATAACCGATGAGTCAAATTGCAGTGCTACGCGCACTACAAATGACGGCTATCATAGTTATGAAGGTGCAGGATTCAACACTGGCTATGATAATTACAAACGAGACAAGGAACAGTGGAATACTTGGCTTGGATCGTTATGCCCTGGACAGTATGCGACTGTGGGAATATTGCAGCTTGCCAATCCAGGTCCATCAGCTTATCCAGAGCAGACAGATCGTGGCCCAGATCAATACACCCTAGCTGACGGTTCCAAGACTAGTGGCTGGATTGTCGATGAAGCTCATCCCTTTACACAAGATGAACAAGATATACTACCAGATACTTCATGGGGAACCAACATCGATATTCCTACTGAAGACGGCAGTCTTCCGAAGGACAGCAAGGGCACCATTACTCACAAGGTCATACCATGGCGTGGCTTCGGAATCCAACGTGTCACTGCAACCGATATAATGGAATTTTACAATGAGATTACGAACTTTGGTGCTGCTTGCCCTGATATGGTTGTAGTATTGCTCGATACAACCGAATCTATGAAGCCCAATCTACGATATTGGATAAACAGCATCGTAACAGAGCACAATAATACTACCCATGGTGTCAATGTTGATTCATCATCACCGCTATCCTATTATGATGAGACTTTAGGAAGATGGATAGGCCCCAGAACATCCGGCACGATTGATACGATTGAGACCGACGTTGGATTCGTCATGAATGATGAAATAACCAGTGCAGTCCTTGCCTTGCAATGCATTGTACCCGCTGCTGGCTATACGACCTATGGTTATAAGCATCCCCTGGTTGCTGAGATTCCATTCAATGGCAGATGGCTACAGGCGGTTAGTGAGGCTACGACATTCTTCTTAAATCAAGAGAATGACATTACTTTCCATGTTGGTGACGAAGCTTGGTGGAGTAGCTATAGAAACGGCGTTTGCCAGCAGGTCATTAGCACCACAATTCCGTGCTCTGACTGCGGCAGCCCGTAATCTAGGGTACTCTGATGTCTATTGCAGCTAGTGTATTCGGGCCAGAATATATCGAGGCCACATCAGTCGATTTTGGAATATTAGACCTCCAAGGTAATCCAACGAGCACTGTTAGATCGACGGATGTTCGTAGTAGAACTTCTCCTGATTTAGAATCATTATTGCTTCCACCGGGCGGATACATAGTTAAATATATAAGTGGTGCGTTCCTGTTGTTGAACGGAGATCCCGCTGTTTTTGTCGTTGGCGGCAAACGTGGGATACGGATTGAATGGAAAAGCAGTATTGGTCGAAGCTGGACTTCTGTAGGGTATCCGATAGAATTGGAGGCCCCGAGCGTTGAAGCATTTCGATCAGTCGACACAGCAAGCTTGAATAATTGCTTTTACATGGAATTCACTGTGCCACATAGATTAAGATTGACGCCGCCTTGCAACTCAGTCGGTAATGTCCGCGTTAGAATTTGGAGACATATACCGCCAGTGCTTATTGGACAGCGAGAACAATAATATGCCTTTCCCTAAAAATCCGAAGACTGGTGACACGGTAGTTGTCGAGGACGGCCTTACTTACGTTTACGATGGCACGCTGCATATCTGGCATCAACAAGAGGGAGGCACAATCTCTTTAGCCACTCCGTTGATATCTGGCTTGATGTCGTCCGCCGATCTAAAGAAGTTAAATGGGCTTGTTGTCCCGCCGCCGCAAGCAACAATTAGCATTGCAGACTATGATTACGCCTTTACAAGCGGAACAATAGCACTGATGGAAGGCGACGAATTCGTTCAGATCGACAGTGACGCTAAGATCAGCAATATATCGAGCATTAGTCGCCAGATACACCAGAATACTTATGCATTTAATTTTACTGTTAATACGAATGCATTCTTCCAATATATGATCGATAGCGGTCGTTTTGTCGTTCGCTCACCACGCGGACCTCAGGGCGATAAAGGTAATACGGGAGTCAGAGGTCAAGATGATTTGCCATATGGTCCGGACGGGCCGATTGGCGACGACGGCGCTAATGCCCCTTCAAGCATCACAGTCCAGCCGGAACCGGCATCGCTGGAAAGAGTGAACCAAAGCGTTACCCGCGCCGTAACAGCAATCGCGACAGAAGAAATTAGCGAGACTGAAAATTACTTGGTTGTTACACGGTCGATCATAGGCAATCCTGAGGCTTGCCCTTCGCAGTTAAAGCTCTCTTCGACTGCAAACAGTAATTGGCTAATAGCACTACCAAATTCAGTATCGCAAGCTATCATTACTTGGTTACCTGAGACATGCTATAGTAATTCACAGCAGGTCTATTATATCGATGTTTCAGGAATTTTAGGCGCGATCGAAGCCGAATTCAATCGAGAAGTAGTCGCCATTAAGAGCGATTGCGAAAATATCGTCCAATTCTGGCTCTCAATAATGGCTGGGTTGTTTGACGAGCAAAAGGCGGCTCTGTGTTGTGCACTTGAATATTGCCAGTCTCAATCTAGGAATGCAGAGACTAGGAAGTATATCGAGGAGCAGCGGATTCAAGCAGCACAAGCAATAACGTTGAAGGGAAGCTCATCGACATCGGTTTCTTTCACTGATCCAGCTACCGGGCATTTAACCACGGTATCAAATGAAGCTATTCAATCCACTGCTCAAAGCATAGTTATTGACGGCAATCCGCGACAGAGCGGCAAATCGGTTGTCAACACTACTATCATGGATCAAGCTTGTGGAACAGGCTTTGGTGCCAAAAACATCCATAACCTACCAAACAATCAAGATCCTGTTGGTGGCTCGCCGTGTATACCCGGTATTATCCTGTCATCAGACGGTAAAGCGTTGAAATATGATGAATGCCCGCCTGGCTTCATACCGAGATATGTTGAACGCGATGCCGTCTTGACATCATCCGCTGCAGCAGTGCCGGTGCACGATTATCCGGCTGATTATAACGTAGCACTTGACATTCCCGAGACTGGTAGTGGCACGTCGCAAGTTTCGCAAGGAACGATCTACGGGAAAGTGACGCCGGGTGTTAATCTTTATTTGCCGCCTGGAGTATCATTAGCACGTAAATTGGCTGTTAATGCGTTCCGATCTAACAACCCAGCTACAAGTTCTGAGCTACGGGTGACGGTAACTGGTAGCCCATTGTCGTTATGCAAGTCGGTGACCGTGTATGTCAAATCGACGGGTGGTACGATTTTAGCATATGGTCAGACAAATAGCGATGGTGATATTTATTTCAAGAACTTGTCGAGTTTGGAGCAATATGATATCTCATTAGAAAAGAGTGGATGCCTGTTTGCTCCTCCTAACTGGTCGTTGGTCCAACCAGTAACACTGCAAATTACACAACTGCAATCGACTGTTACGACAGGCGTTACGACTACTCCGATACAACAAATAGTCAAGTGCTCATCTGGCTCGAACGTTCTCGTCGTTACTGTTCGCGGCGATTCAGAAGGCATTAACAGTACATGGGTTTCGATACGATACTATACAACAGGTTATACGTTGTGTGCAGCATATGCTGGTACATCAACAACGAATCAAGGTGAGATCGTATTTACTGGTATTCCTGATGGTTTGTGGGTCGTATATGCCGGGACAGATGAAACATCTGAGACTGATCCGAACTACTATGAAGTAGATCAGCCGTGCCATCCTGTTGCGAATCCTGTGTCGCAGCAGGCTATGGAGTTGCGTAGCTGCAGAACAGTGCAGTTCGTCCATAGAACTGACGGTAGCCAGAATTTAGCTAGAATGTCATTTGACGTTTTGACGAAAGCGAAGCCGACTTCAAGCTGGGTATTGTCATCTAGCATACCTGCAGAATTGATTATGCCTGGCGATGCTAGATTTGAGACGTTAGTAAAACAGCAAATATTAGCAGATCCGAACGCTGACATATCGCTTTCAGAGGCGATGTCAGCGTTCGAAATCAGTGAGCCGGTTGTGTTGAAAATTGAATCTGATGGTGACTTTGATATTTTCTATACAGATAGGTTCGGCACCGACTATCATGACAACTTAGGTATGATGGCGTCGAAGGATGGTACGTTCTTCGATAAGCTCTTCAACGGTGTTTACAATATCTGTGTAGTTAATAAATCGCGGAAGCTGTCTAAATTCGATTTATCTGTAGCTACACAGAACGTGAAGTTTTTACAAGGTGCTGGCGATGGGTGGTCTAGCACCTTGATACAATCAGATAATAGTATCAAAGCAATACAGGGTCCGGCTGAGGCTTGGTGGCTGCAGATGCGTATCGAACATCCTCAGCGATTACAACAGCCTTATTCTACTAGTTGTGGTGCTATTGGTCCCAGATCATCAAAGACTGATAGAAGATTTTGCCGAGAACTACCGAACGGCAGTGGTAGCGTTCTAACGCGAGATTTCGCTGTTGGAGATGGGTCACTCTCAACATGGTATACAAGCCGATGCGGAACAAATCCGGTTCCTGATGCTGTGTCGATAACGGTCGATAATCCTTTTGCTATTAACGATTTAATTCTATGTCGTGTTGCGCCGAATGCTTACTCTGGTGGCTTCAATCTCGGGCAAGAAAAACGCAGTGTGCAAATAATCATCGAGCAGTTGGAACCAGTAGAGGTTGCACCAGACCAAACGACCGATGCGGTTGGTGGTAATAGCTACCGATGTACCATATTGGGTTGGAGCACTAACGATTGCATAGGTGATGTATCGAATTTTGGATCGGTTGTCATTACAGCTAATTGCAACGATTGGTCGTTGAACGGTGCGTGGGTTATGGCTGGTATAGAGGTCAAATTCAGCATCAGGGCTATAGAAAATCTGACAAAAGATGCTGCCGTCGAATTAACACTTGATGTCGACGAAAGCAATCCGGGCTTCTTCAAGTTGGCGTCCGCAGAATTGCCGAAAGGTAAGTATGTGGCCGATATCATTGATTGTTGTTTTCGATCCGGCGAGCAACACACTGGCCATGTTGAAATAGAATATCAATCTATCAATGGTAGAGTCGTGAAACGCTTCCCGAATTTGGGAGCCTACGCCGATGAGGATGTCGCTAGATCGAATTATCGTGGCTTGACTATTGAAATAGATCATCAAGGCGGAGCGGTTAATGCAAAGCTTGTTTCGCCGGTTTTGTTAGATGGCAGCGGCAAGGTAAGTGTCAGATTTACTGAAAAAGATTCATTTGTTCAAAATGAATCTCAGGCGCACCAATTAGAAGACACATGTGCAATAAGCTACGCACAAGTTAAGATGCTAGAGGGGTGGCATTTATCTGAGCATAATGGCATACTTGTCGATCTTGCTGGCCAAGATTACATCATAATGCAACAATATATAGATGGTATGCAGGCTTGCGTTGAGAAGTACAGCCATCCCAGTTTCGCCTGGCCAACGCTTGACGGCATGCATTTTACAAGTATTCCTGAGAGTGGGATTGTTTTGTTTAAACGTGTGCCGCAGCTTGAAGCAATTGCTAAATCGGTAGTTAAAGATGTAGATATTGGCATAATCTTGTTCCCGGTCATAGTCGCGTCTTAGTATGAAAATGCATCTTGGGATTGTGTGGAAGAACGGCCAAATAATCAACCATCGCAGCCTATTAAAAGTGCTGTGTAACCCATTGTTAAGATGCTTCGGCTGGCAGATAGCTAGTTTATTCAATGAAGATAAGTTTATTAGATATACTATGATGCCAACTTGCAGAACGTGGCCGATCAAGTGGAGTTTCCGCTATGATGCGGACAACTGCGTTATTGATAGTCAGAGAGCGATAATATGAAGAAAATAAATTCGAATGAATTTTGTTATTTGGCTAAATCAGAATTATTTCTTACGTGGCTGAAAAGCCTCGACTCTACAATACACACAGATTTGATCAATTTCTTGATGAGCGGACAAGGATGTACTGAAAACAGAGCTAAGATGTACGACTTATTGCAAGCCATTATCAAGAATAGGCAATGGGCTTTGGCATTAGAATCATTCTTAATGCAAAATTTCCCCGCCATGCTTGTTGATGATTCTAAGGCATCACAGACGACACAGAAAAACAAGGAAGTAGATAACAAACATAGCGTCTTTGCTTATTATGATCCGTCCCTAGCAACATTCCCCAGGAGAATAATATTCTCCAGTGACGATCTTCAGAAACAAGTACGCGACTTCTGCGCTAGACAATTCTACTGTGAGTGGATTATAGTAGAAGACCGCGCCTACGTCGAATACATCTCACACGACGTAGCGGCACACAAATCGGAGATACCTGAGAAGAATTGGCAAATTAGAGCCTTCAAAAAGAATTCTAGTATATGACGCTCAAAAATATCTTATGATCGATAAGCCCCGCAACGTTCAAAACGCTGCCGATGTAGACAAAGATGAAACGGATGACATCAATGTTATGGGTCATCCGGAGCGAATCGTCAAACAACCCGGCAAGCCGGTCAAGAGGGTCCTTAACGAGCTTGATCCAGAGTGCCGCGATGATATTGAGGCACCAATTCGATTACAGGAGCTAGCAATGGCACAATCACGTCTATCCGAAGCTGTCCAAGACTACAAGGGAGTCAAAGGCGACTTCATGACCAGTATGGGTGGTAAGACCGATAAGCTCGGTGGAAAACAAAAGAATACCGGTGCCGGTATCGAGAAGTTTGGCGAAAGCACTTCTGGTGAAGCTGCCGATGGCATCACTACCAAGCTCAAAGATCTCAACCTAAAGACCAAGCAGAAGAATACGGGTGGGACATTCGAGACGCAGAACATTTCTGCCGGTAGTGCCGACGACGGCATCACGACTGCTATCAAGACGATGGGTGCTGAGCTTGGCCAGAACTCGATGCAGAAGAATAAGGGTGGTCAATTCGAGCCTCTGAAGGGCAGCCGGGACACGATGGGCAACAGCGTGGCCGAGGAATGGTCGCTTGATAATATCGCTACTATCATGGAAGGCGATAGCATCAACCTCCAGGACCTATTTGACTCCTTCAGCAAGAATTCATCTTACGTCTGTCTGGAAGACTTCCAGCAGCTCTGCAATGCCCACGGCGTTCAAACCATTCTTTCTGAGCAGAACTTGAAAGCCCTTATGGCCGCTAGCCGCAAGTTCATGTTCTACGAAGGGAATGATGCCAGTGGTAGATTCTGGCAGCCACGTCCGCTATCCGAGATGGTCGGCACTGGTGCTGTCGCTGCTGCTCCAGTAGCCGAAGAAGACGAAGTGCCTCCAGAAGTGGTCGATGAACCAGTTCCCGAAGTCGCTGAAGTCCCCGAGATTCCGGGTGGAGAAGGCGAAATCGAAGCCGGTATGGAAGTCGAAGAGCAACCGGACGATCTGGCTGATGTGTTCCAGCAAATCGGCGTCGATTTCGAGAGAGCCGCCAACATGATGGCTGGGCACGACGAGTCAGCCGAGACACCGGAAGACGAGGCTGCCGAAGGCGACCGCCCTTTTGACGAGATCGAAGGCGGTGAAGAGGAAACGGCTGAATGCACCGAGGAGGTCTGTGAAGAGGCCCCTGGCGAGGAAGTCGGTGATTCGGCTGAATCCGGTGGTCTGATCAACAAGATTGCTTCTGGCGTCAAAGGCAAAGCGGCTTCTGTCGCTATGAAGGGTCGTGAAGAGGACGAGCAGAACGCTGTCGACCCATCGAAGGAAGTTGTGAAGATGAAGGTCGAATCTCGTAAGTGTGCCAAATGCGGCACGACCTTGGACGAAAGCGGCTGCGTCATGTGCGATTTCTTGCGTGAGAGCAGCGACATCGGCGAAATGAATGGCGAAGACGCCAAGGCCGATAAGAATGGCCATTATACGTCTGACAAGACGAAGAAGGGCCAAGGCGAACTCGGCAAAAAGGTTCCTCCACAAGAGACATGCGAAAGCACGTCTGGTGCGGCATCTGACGGCATAACAAGCGAAATCCCCGGCAAGCAGACTCCGCTGAAGCCCAAGATGAAGAATACGGGCGGGCAAGCTGCTTTCAAGGGTGGCTCCGGGACGATGAAGGAGAATATTCTCCGTCTGTCGCACGTAGTCAAGGAAGCCATCACCCGTGGTGCTAGAAAGATCGGAAGGGCTGGCAAGTATACGGTTCGATTCGGTGTGACAGCCGAAGGATCAAAGGCCATTTTCCCGACGCTCACCGATGCACTGGCTGTTGTCGAAGAATTGCTGCAGGTGTGCGACAACAAGGCTGTTGTACTTGAAGCCCTGTACTCCATTCCTCATCAGAAGGAAGTTATCCACCGGCATCGCCTGCCGCTTACCAGAATTAAGCGGCGTGATCCAATTGCCTGTGAAGGCAAGATTTTGTTCAAGACCGGCAAGGTTGCGAACGCCTTCGCAGACCGAGTTGTTTCAGAGGGTGTTGCCTGTCGCGTGAAGAACCATAATTGGGGTGCTGCTGTGGTTGGCACCTTCAGCTGGCCAATCGCGCAGCGAGCTTTCCAAACGATGTCTGAAGCCTGGGGAACCCAAATTCACACGCCAGAGCGAGAAGCATTCCATCGTGGTTATGAGGACCAATGGGGTGACAACATCGGTGGTGAAGTTGAACCAGGGCTTGACGATGAGCCAGAATACAGTGCTGGTGCACCCGGCAACATCGATCCAGAAGGTAATATGTGCCCGAATTGTGGATCGGTTGAAGCGCCAGACGAGCACGGCATATGCTACGGCTGCGGCGAGCGAAGAGCTGCAGCAGAGCCAGAACTCGAACTCGGCGCACGACCAGACGAAAATCTCGCCGGATCGGACGATTACCTTGATTTCGACCAAGGCTTTCAGCCACGGAGACCGATGCCGCGACGGGTGTGATTTCGACCTCTCGACAAAGGCGACAGATAGCGGCTGACGCACCGCATGACTGTCGCCTTTGTCGTATCTGGTAGATATATTATGCGTACTATTAGGATTCCTATCATCGAAAGCAAGCAAAGCAATCAAGCTAAATTGTTTCGTAAGTTGCCACCAGTTGCGAAGGAATTATTCGTAGTTATAGCTAAGTTATCGCAATCGAAAGGAACCATAGCGATCGATGATATCAGAAATCTGAATATGTTCGGAGCCACACGAGATATCGAGAATCTTCTGTACACCTTGGAATCGCGTGGCTTTGGCGAAGTTACGATAAATGGTGCTGAGACTCACTTCATACCTAATAAGATATTGGTACAATCAGTTCTATGAAATTATTAGCAGAGAAAAGTCTCAGAGATACTGGCAGTCGCCGTCTTGGTAAGCATAAATATCCCAGGTCGTCGTTCAAGTATCTATCATATAATACCGACCCCAAGCCTGACATTCTCGTCCTTGGAGATTGGAAACATCCGAGAACTAAGAATAATTTAGTTGCCGGAATAAACTTGAATTATTTATCTAGCGGCCAGCTAGAAAAACTCCGTAAGGTAGCTGATAAAGTTTTCCGAAGAGATTCGTTACGTTCAAGATATAGATTCCTAAAGTCAGTGTTACCAGATGTCGCGATGTACTATCGGACGTATGATTCCAAGTACATCAAGAGTATAGAACGTAGCGCACTCGATTCATATGTCAAGGCTAAGCCGACATCGAGGGACGAGAAAGCACAGACGACATCGGATACTGGAAGAGCAGCACATGTTAAAGAACCAGAAAAGGATATAGACCAACGCTCTGACGAGCTAGATCGTGAGACGTGGCAGACGAAGCGAAGGCTTTACGAGCCGGAAAAACAGAGACGCAGAACATCACCGGAACGCATCGGTATCGCTGGCAGCGAGCTAGCGAAGAAAGCCAAGGATGCAAGATATAAGCGTGATAGACGGAAACTTAAGGAATTAGAACGTCAGTTAGCTATAGATAGAGAACTACGCAGGCAGGCTGAATTATCCAGGAAACCAGAAGAGCCGGAGGAGCCAGAAGCACCGGAAGATAGACGTCGACGCAGAACTGGTGATTATGGCCCTGAATACCATCTAGATGATTTGGGATATGAATCCTATATCAGAAGCCATAAGCCTGGCTCCAAGTTAATCACAGAGGCGAAGCATAAGAGTTTGTTCGCTGTTTTCGACGTGCTATCAGAGCAATTTGTTGTTGATTCTGTTATAAACCACGCAGAAATGCTCTTCGATGCCGGATGGGACTACGATCATACTGTATTATTCGAAGTAACTGATAATGAATTAATTGTCAGATCAGATTGTTCCGATACCGCCATGAAGCGTGCTATTGAGTGTTTCAAAAATAGCACTGTAAAAAATATATTGCTTGAATCTAGGTTTAAAGATCCAAGCTACGATCCAGAACATCCAGAAGAGTGCTGCCCGCACTGCGGAGCCAGACTAGAACGCGGTGATGATGGTATCTGTAATCGTTGTGGGAAGCCTTGGCCTGAAGAGTAATTATCACCGCCCAAAGATATAAATGACTTTTTGGAGAAACAAGCATGCCACTGACCAAAATACCATTACACACATCGTTGGTTGATAAGCAGTGGATTCAGGTTAGCGGGCCTGATGACATTATCAGCGGATTTGCCTATGACGCTGAGACCAGATCTTTGTGGGGTCGTGACAGTCAAATCAGCCAAATTGGTATTCACGGTACCAGCCATATATCATCTGACCCCATTCCAACCGCAACTTGCGATACTATGGGGTTGATGGCGGCAGACGATAAGTGTAAGCTCGACGCACTTACACAGATGAGACTTGGTATCGTCGGCTTCCAGGGTGCTGGCTTTCCTGACGATGGTGGTTGGTTACAGGGCGACGTTATACTTGCGGCTGGTAGCGAGTTTGTCTCTATCGAGCGATTCGGTAACGTCATTAGATGGACGGTTGATTCACCTATTCCGCTGAGTTGCAATGTGGAGACATGTGCATCGATATTCTGGGTCCAAGATGAAACAGAGGTTGCATCTATTCGCCCGCCCTCTTGTGCTGGTAAGCTACCTGGGACGAGCTCGTACGGCGAGATGAAGGTCTATCTGCTCCCGGAATCGATGATTATCGATCCAGCAGATCCGGCCACCTCACTCAATAAGAAGACGAACTATCCGTCGTTGATTTTCAAGCGATACGACGACTCTGTAGCCCCTGGAGTTGCTGAATTCGAGATGGTGTTGAAGCGAACTGCTTCGAATAACACCCAAACGAATGTCGGCTGGGCTTTCACGCCTGGTGCCGGTGCTACTCCTGAATGTGTGTGGTTCATGGGTAGCAATAGTAATGGCGATCAAGTTCGCTTCGACTTGAATATGGAATCAGCCCCCGGTATTCTTGGTGGGTTACTCTATAACGGCAACTTGCTAACGAAGCGTTCAGCGGTCATCACCGACTACACAACACAAATCCTGGCCACTAATCAGTACGTCTGCAAATGGTGGGATGTTCATGGGGCTACGGTCGCAGATAATGCGTCGTTTATAGCAACGAACGTATGGCAATATAGCTATCCAGAAGGCGGCATCAATAGCAAACAACTGATTCTCGATAAGACAATCGGCATTCTGCCAATCGGAACCATTGTTGATATGTGGTTCTTCCAGGTCGGATCTGTTAATGATGTGCCGATTCGGCAATACGTCTTCAACTGCAAACCGACTCTCGATGCGCAGAATGTCTGGTCAGAGGTTGGTGGTGTCGAATTCGGCACACAACTTACAGCGAGAACTGAACCAGCGACACCGACAGCCACATTCGACTACGAGTTAGTCAATGACGTCCGTAATCTTGAGCACAAGATTTGGGGTATGACCGGTATTGATCCGCCATATCTGCTCACCGAGGTTACTGGTGGGACTGGCGGATCACAGATCATGATTTTCGATGTCAACGACCAGTATATCGCACATATCGATACGTCATTGCCGGGCCTGCGGGTTGATAGACAATCAACGACAGAAACATACCGGCAACGACCTGTTTGTTTGTGGAATAGACATATCGGTTCCTCAAGCCTTGTGAATATTCATCTTGGCAGGCCGAATGAAACCGGTGTCTATCCGCCGTATGACATTCTTCTTAACGCACCAATCGACAGTAACGAAGAATACTTCCTGAACGTTGTCGAGACAGGTCCGTTAGCGAACGATACTGGTTATTATGCTCTATTCCGTGGTGCTACGTTCGAGGACTTACCACAGAGCGGATATATTCGGCTTCTGACTGGTTTGAATGCCGGAACCACTTGGAGATACGACTACAAGGCTATATGTTCGCTGCATGCCGAGGATGTTGTAGCTCTGATAGGATCGACACCATTCACTGGTCTGATTACCGAGGTTGCACAGGTTTTACATCAGGAATATAATAGCCCCTGTGTCAGATTAAATTTCACATTGACAGCCGCGAACAAGGTTGAGTTATACTTCAAAGTTGGTACGCTCGACATGGGCAGGGACTACGAAGATGACACTATCAGTGTCGCCGACGACTTTGTGCGAGGTCTTGCACCTGGATATGCTGTGAGCGGCACCTATATCCAAGATGCACCTTACAACGGCAGCGGAGCAGCACCAGGAGTTAATGTACCTGGCTTCATCGTCTATGATGGTGGCTACGGCTTGTCTCCAAGTACCACAGGAAATGTGGAATATTGGAACGAATTAGAAATTATGCAACGTGGTAGTCAAGTCTGGATATGGTGGAATGGATTGCTTATTCCGCCTAGTACGGATGCTAGCGGGATTCTTCCGACACCAGTAGCAGTCTCTACCCCATACTTCCCAATCATCCGTGAGACTCCAATGGGCAAGTTTGGTATGAGAATGTTCCCTGGATGCAAACTACGCCGTATCGTAGTGCGTGGATATGATCGAGCATTCTCCGAATATGTTCATGGCCAGTTAGAACTAGCATAGACGCCGTGGCCTTTGGAAGCCTTCTTTGAGGTCTTCTTTTTCGGACCTCCCAGAAGGCACAGAGACAGCAAACGTGCAAAAGAAGTAGCAGAGAAGAGCTTGGGCGGTCTATTTCTTGTTTTTACATCGCTGCTGATTCGCTAATAAGATGGCTTCCGTTTCCATCATTTCCCTTTCAATCTTGTCGAATCGCGTTTTGGCTTCTTTGAATATCTGATGCAGGTTCTTATCGCCAATAGGTATTATCTTCGGTATCGCCGTGCCTCCGACTGTACAATTTACAGCGACTCTGGCTAGTCGATCAGCTTCCTCCTGATCTTCCGCGACACCACCGAAGAAAACGCCCTCGATGTATATCCCTATTTCTTTATCATCGATTGCCTTACCATATATCACTACTAGCATTTACGTTCCTCGCCAAAGTTAACTGCCTTGCTCACCCTGTAGTCACCTACCAGACGAACCGAAACCAGCTTCTCCTCTTTGATTGTATTCAGTGCTGAATTCATCTACTTCAATAAACGCAGCACTGTACGTCTTGTGTAAGATGATTTGCGCAATCCTGTCGAATTTCTTGACATGATATTCGACATCCGAAATATTCATCAAACGAACAAACAACAAGCCTGTGTATGTCGCGTCAATTATGCCGTGGAATGGCGCAACACCAGCGATCCACATGCTTGATCGTCCTTCGACGGTGTAATAATATCCCTTAGGACAAGCAACGATTATTCCCGTCCTGATATTCTCGGTACTATGTGGCTTGATCGTTACGTCTTCAATCGAGAAGATGTCGTAGCCAGCATCCGTCTCGCGTTTGCGGTATGGGACTCGTGCTTCTGGATCGACGAGCTTATATTCAAGACGTACGTAATCGATAGGCCATTGACGTAATATTGCTTTGTCGGCGAGAGGAAATACCAGCGTTGGATTCATTTGTATTTCAGCTTGTATGGATGATATAAATGATTTTGATGTTTCTCAACTGCGATGGTGGCGATGTGTCGCTGCTGATACTGAGGATAAAATACAGACCTTCACTGCAGAGATCGACCCGGATCGCGTCTACGCAGAATTCAATAAAATACGACGAGATTTGCAGCAGAAGGGCTGGTGTTTTATCGAAGCCAAGCCAATCCCAGAAGAAGAGCTTCTAGCAGCAGCAAAATTGTCGAGATTCAAGGCACGCAAACGTGAGCAACTGCGTGGCCTTACTGGGCGGCATTACTCTCCGATTTCTCTTTGGCGAGTCGCACTATTTGCTGTGCTATTTGCTTTGCTAGTTCTATGGCTGGCGTATCACCATTTAAGTACTTGATGTGTTCGAGAGGCACATATCTCGATAGCATCATTAGTGCTTCTGGGCTCAACTTGAGCAGATTATCATACAGGTCGCCGACTCTTTTCAGTAGATCGACGTTGTGATCATATCTATCAGATTTCGAACGATCAGTCGATTTGTTCATACGCTCGACGATCGTCTCCCATCGATTTGATATGATGAAGACCCTATCTGGTGCAGGCGATTGCACAAGACCGAGTAATTTGTTAATTGCGGTCAGTTTCAAACCTTCAGACACACCATAGACAATGCAACTGATATAATTCGATCTATCGGCAAGCATGACACCGCCTTGCTCAAGGTGCGGTATTAACTGGGTGTTGACGAAACAACTATGGTCCACCATCATCATCATTTGGACCGACATACTATCGATTTCGATTGGTGGTCCGCTTGGTGTAGAGAATAGTTCCGGTTGTTTGACGAGCTTACGTAGGTGTTTGCCGAGCGGCGTAGCTCCAGGATGATGAGTGAGAATGCAATTTAGCTCTGTGTTTTTCAGTTCCTCAACAACCATATGGGCCAGAGTCGATTTTCCTGAATAATCCATCCCCTCGAATACGATATACAATCCTTGATGCATTTTTCTCTTCTACTTGTATGGTTAGCGGTGCCGTTTCTTTTCCAATACGCGGCTAGATCTCAGGATTCTTTACCTTAGGTCTTGGATTCTTGGCGACTGCGATTACTCGGCGGTCACGCCATTCAGTTTCCAAGAAAATCGCATCACCCCTAGCAACTTTTAGTTTATTAATTAGGACTTGTGATCTAGCTGCACACCGATATAAGACTTTCAAATATGCCGCCAGTTCTTTTGGCGGCTTCTTACCAGCAAGCTTCTGGATTTGACCAACTAATATCCATAGATCCTTTTGGAGCTGTTGCGTCTTACAGATGGCGTCACCGCTGGTGACATAGTACATCTCTGGATTGAGTGTAGGTACATTAGATAACCCGAATTCAGCCGGGTCAATATGATCGAGATGGTCGTATATCTTTATTTCAAAGACAGTGCATGATTCGTCATAATCACCACCAATCGGCACTGGCTCTATATACATAATTACTGTTGTCTCGCTACGTATTCTTCTAGATATTCAGGAGTCAGGCCATTGCGTTCCATTAGCGTAGGATGTGCTAGATAGAATTGAGCAGTACACAAGCCCGGATGTACGCGATAGAACTGACCGTCAAGTAAGACGACCATACAATTTGCAGCATCTTTACCGCATTGAGAACATGCTGTTGGAATAACGTCAGCAACCGGTGCCGGATCAGTTTTATCATTTATATCCATATAATCCTCGCTAGATCGCCAATGTATTATTTACTATTCAGAACTAGACAGAGTATTACCGATTACCCTGTCTAAAGGTTTCGTTCCGACCGCCACCGCTACCACTTGTTGGTCTGCGCTTGGTCGGAGGCTCGACATTACCGAACATCGCTTCGATATTGGAACCTGTTGCATCTGCTAATTTTAACGCTGCACCAAGACTAGGAACACGCCCACCTTTCTTATTAGTGGCATGTTTATAGCGACTGATTGTAGATGGATGTACGCCGACTTCATCGGCAACTTCTTCTTGTGTCTTCCCGGCTCTTTCCAAGGCAGATACAACTTCCGGCACGTTCTTATATTTTGATCTAGCCTTCTGTTCTATCTCTTTGTGCCCATAACGTCGTGGCGGAGCACCATCGTCTTCTGTAATAGTCCCCTCGATTTTATTCCAGCAACCAAGCAATTTGCTGGTATGGACTTCAAATGCTTTAGGCGCTTTGCTGAAGTCTGTTTCTTGGACCGTTATATCGGACGTTGGCACAAGCATCGCCTTTTCGTTGGTGATGCTATACAGGACATACTCGCCTTGTGGAATTCCGATGCCTTGTGAGACTAATCTGTTAACATTCAGGACGACGCCTTCCGTCAGATATTGCGAGAACTGATTCTTGTCGTCAAAACGGCAGGGAGATGACGTAATGCGCATCATCTCCTCTAGAGCCAACTGTGTGTTGTCGTCATTGAATCTGGCATGAGCCGTGACTGGCTCCAAGGCTCGATTCAATTTCTTTTCTAGAGTTGTTGATAGCATCGCTTTGTCCTCTCGCATGTGGCCCCAGGATAATTCCTTAGGCAGAGTAGATGTCTTTTTGATACTGTGAATTCCTGGGAGACCGGGCTCATTCACATCACCAAGACCTGTTGGATCTTTCTTCGGTGTGCGATATTCTGGTTCCCACGGAGTCGCCTTCTTAGACTTACGCTTCTTGCCGTCTGGTTGTCTTACTAGACTTAGCATACGATAGACCGTCTCCACATATAATTTTGACCATTGGTTAAAATCGGATTAACAAATATACGTATGGAACTGTGCCTTGTGATACCCACAAATTCATTGGAGACGATGATGAATGGAACCATCGACCTTGTAGTAGTTATTCCCGACGTACTCAAGACATCTAATATAATTACTCGTGAATTACAGGTGCTAGCAGATGGTGTACCGGTCGCAACGCTTGATGCTTCTGATAAGGGTCAAGTCGAAATTAATAATTTGCAGGTGTATGATAGCACAACTATAACTATAGAAATGCGTGGTATCTATGATACTGGTGCGATGTCGGCACCATTGGTCCATGAATTCATTATTCTTGATGGAATTCCAGAGCCTCGATCAGAATTATTTAACACCATAATCTTGAAGAGACCATAACATGCGACTAAGTTTACTTACTGAAGGTATAGACGATTTTACTGCTGCTGTAGGTATAGTGCGATGCCATAACAAATGGCTGTTGGGGCTGTCGAAATCGGAAGACGATAGAGGCGGAAAATGGTGTTTTCCGGGTGGCGGCATCAAGCCAGGTGAGACACCAGAGAAAGCGGCTGTTAGAGAGACTAGAGAAGAAACTGGCGTAAAATGTCACTATGTCTCTGGTCCTATTAAGGACAAACGCAAGGGTTTCGTCGCTTTTGTACCTTGCAGCACCAATACTACTGATTTTAAGACACTTAAGCCCAACCACGAATTTGCATCGTTGGGATTCTTCACCATTAAAGAGATGAAGGGCTTGAAGCTATACGGCAATGTGCTGGACCTGATAGAAAGAGCTAAACGCCGATACTAGTCCCTTGGCGGGAACCACGGCGGTAGTAAGTAATGCCATAGTTTGACTTTGAAGTACCCTATATGCAAACTCCAATGCCATAATGATGGTTTGATATAACTAGTCCAAGTACCGTTTAGCTTTCTGCCTTCCGATGAGATTATATCAGTTCTGAAAGCCTCTTCAGGGATTTTGAGCTTGCCGCAGAATTTTTCTTGGTCAGTACTCATATTGGGTCGAAGTCCGTGAAATCCCGTTCTTCTTCATATTCTTCGTCATCGCCGTTTAGCTTATCAACATAAAAGCTGACGTTTTCGCATGTTTCTTTTGTGACCCCTTCACTACTGCCAAATACCAACGAGAAATCTTCACGTTGATTATGTGCTATTACTGATACTTCAGCTTCTTGGTTATATTGGCGCAATTGTTCTATTAAGTCTTTGAGCTTTCTCATAGTATTCTCGATTCCATCGCTGTTTGATGTAATATGTCTTTATTGATGCCCATTGCTTCGGCTAGGGCATATTCCGTCTGTATAGTGCAATTAAACTGTATTGGGTCGTCTGCACCAAGAGTAATCTTGCAACCGGACGCCTGCATTTTCTTTGCTGGATGCTTCATCAGCGCTATAGTATGTGTGCAGATATTGCTATGGATGGACATATCGAATACAATACCTAGTCGCATAGCTTCTTTCTGCTGGTCCTCTGTGGCATAGATGCCATGGGCTATCCTGTTTATCCCCATCTCATGTATAGCTTTACTTATATTGGCTGCTGTGCCCGGTCTTTCGCCAACATGAGCACGAATTGTTTTACCTTTTTTCCGCCACGGTTCAAGTGGCTCCATATAATTAGACCAATTAGCGACAGACTCATCACCAACAAAGTCGATCCCTACCATGAATCTGTCGAGCGTCTTTATGAGGCCGATAGCCCGCATCTGCAGTTCTATTGGCCAGCCGTAGCTAACAGATAACAGATAATTGATATCAACACCAATCTCTTGGGCTGCTATGTTGAATATGCTGAAGAAACGATCACCAGCAGCAGACAATTTGCCCGACCTAGCGAATTTATTCAGAGATACGGTAAGTGTGGCGTGCTCAATTTGCTCTGCTTTTATATCTGAACAGACTTGATGAGCTACAAGGTTAAGAGCCCAATCATCCCACCGGAGCTTATTAAGAATGTCGAACCTAGTGCAGAAATATTCGAAGTCGCCGTCATCACGCATCAGACGTACTTGTTGCTGGACGTCAAAGAGTGAGTCGGCAACCCCAAATCCATCCGAGTTCCTAATAATCTCCCAAATAGTTTCTGGGCTGATAGAACCTGCTAAGTGACGATGTGACTCTACAAACATTATCGATGTTTTGGCTAAGGTTAGACATTGTATGTAATTATAAGATACTGCCGATAGTTTCACCCATAGCGGCCAAATATAATGGGGTGGCTACCTGCCTATCAGATAGGAAATGATTATGAATATTTTGGAGCGCATCGATTCCGCATTCAATAAAAAACTTATTAACGAAGCTGGCCCTATGAAAGAAAAGGGCCAGCCTGGTGAGGTCATTGATATGACTGACCAAACAGCTAGAATGTACGGGCTATCAAATTGCAGAGGTCCGAATATTGGCTGGGATGATTATGCTGCTGGAAGAGATTATCAACCTCCAATGCACTTCGAGGCTGGGTCGAACGTTGAGATAGGCCCGAAAGACACAGGAAAGGATGGGGTACTGGTCCCCGGTGATTATAATGAGGTAAAATTCATCGGACCAAATCCGTACAGCGTCAACCATGGTGGTATTAGGCCGTGGTCGAAGGGCGAAATAATAGCCACTCTTATATATGACGGAGACGATGAAGAAGGAGAGGGTGGACCGAACGGTTTATTGCGTATGCTTGCCAAACAAAAAGGCAGAATAACAAAAGCCTCAGAGGCAATGGCTGGTAAGGAAGAGCGCGACGAAAACGATGTCAGAGATTCTGTGATGCTCGGTGCCATGGCGGTTCTGCAGATGTTACCAAAAGACGAGAATCGACCAGGAACAAGATTTACCGCATTTGTCGGAAATTGGATTGAGCAGGCCATGTTTGCTGGAACTCCTCCTGGATACTCTGACGAATACAGACGAACCAGGGGACTGAGAAGCAGAGTTGAACCGGCTGTGAAGAACGCTATATTAGCCGCTCGACAGGGCAAACCGATGGATGAAGCGCTTCGTGATGTGCAGGATAAGTTCGACGAATTATATAGATGTCCAGCTTGTAAGGGGACCGGGACCATAACGGGCTTGAAGAAGGAACCAGTTCTCGACGCCAGCGGGAACGACACAGGTTTTAAAAAGGTTGTCAAGACAAAGAATGGAAAAACTATTCCCGAAAACCAGCCATGCGAAAAATGTGGTGGCAAAGGGACTACTAAGCATATAGAAAAAGGCCCCAATCACCCATTTGGTAAGCTATTGCCCAAATTAGAAGAGGTAAGAAATTACGTTATTCGTGCTATAACATCTGGGAGCCCAAAAGCTATCGAGGACGCTTATAAGAAAATGGAGACCAAATTTGAAGAGATTAAAGAAGAAGGGGAAATATTTTCATCTGGAGGCATTACTACTACAGGCTCTGTTGGCAAGAAAGCCCGTGAACACGGGGCCTTGAATACTTATAAGAGAGCATCGAAACTCTTGAATAAGCAGAGGGAGTTAGCCGAGAAAGCGATTAGAGAACTACAAGAAGGTAATGCCGAAGAGTTGGACAAGCTTGCAAACGAGGCCGGTAGACAGTGGAAAGCCTTCAAAACACCGAAACATAAAAAATGGATTCCAGACCCCAATATCGCTCCAGAAGATCAAAAAGAGCCAGTATACGTTTCGCCGTACGAAAAACCACAAAAAGCACTGCGTGGCGTTAGGGGTTCGATAGGGTTGGCAGCTATCACTACAGAGCTAATTAGGGCACTACAGAGCAAAAACGAAGAACAAATAAGAAAATTCATTACCATGAGCCAAGACGAAGAGCGACTGATTCGCGACAGAGAACAGGTGAAGTTACAATCATCAAAAGCCACTCAACTTGATGTTGGTGGTGGTGACGATGACGATGAGGAAGAGCGGTCTGATTTTGCCGATGTCGGCCAGGCGACTAGTGCAATCACTCAGAAATACCGCGAAATCATCACCATGGCCATGGCAAGACTATCGCCGTATCGTGACGATTCGCTCGAACGCAAGGAGCGTGCTTCGATAGCGAATAAGACGCTGGACGGTATTAAATCTGCTATTGACGTCTACTTGAAAACGAAAGCAGGCGGGCAGGATACGTCCAATGCAGTCATGGCTATCGAGAATTTGCCGAAAAATCTGAATCCAAGCCTCGGCGACGAATGGAAAGAAGAAATCGCCGAAGTATTGCGCAACCTAAATGGTGCCATCGAAATGGGCGATGGCTTTAAAGAGATCAAACGCGACATTGCCGATCTACAGAAGGTAGCGAAAGAAGATACAAGACTCGTTGCACCAGAGGGTTCTCTTACTCCACAAGAATACCGAATAGCGCTTCGATTGTACGGTATTAGTGATTACCCTGAAAAAGGCACACCACAGGACCCAGAAATCGACGAACAAGGAAGGAAGTCGAAGTGGGCTGAAGCTGGATATCCACTAGTCGGTCAAAAGCAGATAGGTAAAGAACAGAACGTATATCTATGGACCGACGTTTTTGAAACGACTGATGAAAATGGTGATCCGGTTCCGTCAGTGTCTAGTGCTCGGATCTCAAAAGTGAGAGGCAGCGCTGAATTCAAGATTGGCGATCTTGCCCGTCAATTGAAGCAGCAAATAGGAGAAGAATTCGGATATGATTCAGTCGACTACCAAATCATATCCGAATTTTACATATCCTATTGCCGCATGATAGTTGAAGAAGCTGTTCCTGGTAGCTTAAAGCTGATCTACGGCTAATTGCCGACGTTCAACCCAGCCAAGGCACCTTCCTTCTTCACTTGACGCTGCCCGGCCTTTAATATCTGTCTGAACATTACATCATCGACGTAGTTACAGTAGATTAGGCCAATTGGCTCAGCTTGCCAGTAGTCAATCGGATTTGGGTCAACCCCGATCTCCTGGTCGATTCTGGCACCTGCCCCGATTTCAAGCATCTTCTGCTGCGTCATCGGGGCTGGCGTAGTGCGAGGAGCCATCATCGACTGAGCACGAATGATACCGCCACCAGTCTTAAGGCTGCGATGCATGCCGCCTTTTGAGCAGGAGCAAGAATTGACATGCTGTGTGCTCGCCATATTGAATGAAAGAGACTTGCTTCCATCGCCATAAGGACCATATGCTCCAACTGCACCACACGGTCCTGTTGGTCCAGATGGCCCACTGACACAGCTATCGTAATCAAGACTGGCCATATCGGCACCATACTCACCAGAGTCAGCCATCGATAATGAACTCATGCCCCAGTGCGGATTTCCCAAATGAGCAGGTCCTTTGCGTGACTCTTTGCTCAAATAGAAAGCGAATCCGATGGCCCAGACGCGATCATCACCGATCACTTGCGCTGCAACGCCACGTGTGATGTCTTCGGTGATGATGTATTGTCTGACTTCGCCCTTTTCATTGCGGAAGCCGTCAATCCACAACATTTGGCCGGTTGTTGTGGAGATATAGTTCTGTGCTGGCCAGGCATAATTACACTCTGGACAAAAACGATCTTGCAGGAATGCGACGTTATGTACTGGACACTTTTCGCGATACTGTTCCAGGTTAAGTTGTGTCACTTTTTTGCCGGTGACGGGATTGATGCCTTGGACGCTCACTACAATTGCCAAATCGTAGCTGAGTCCCGAGTTCATGGTGAAGTCGAACCACATACCTCTATTGACGGTAGCTGGGACGAAATACGAACTTGCCTTACCCGACCCGTGCATCCAGTTTTCTGGGCAGGCAGGGAACTCATCGACGGGATATGCCTGGACTTTGCAATGCGGCGGTAAAGAGTGCAGCCCGTCACCAGCTAATGCCGGAGGCATATTGATTTCTGCGAATAAGCCGTTAATTTCCATTCTTGTGCTCATAACGATCTCCGATAGAAGAAGGCATGGCGAACCTCCTTTGAGGTTCGCCATGCAGTTGATGATTAGAGACTACGATTCTTACCGAGGTTGAAAGGATTATTACCCTTCTTCTCGGTCACTTTAGCAGAGCCAAGCTTCGCGCGTAGGCTTGGAAGATTCCCAAGTGCTTCGCGTTCTTTATATAACTTAGCCGCTTCAATGCAACGCCTGCCGACCGTGCCAGTAGTAGCAAGACCATAGACATCGAGTTCGTGCATCTTGCTCATGTCTATTTCAAGCGTCTCGGTAACAGCGAGATATAAAGTCTTCTTGGTCTTCCAATCGACCTTATCCCAATCGCATCCGATGGTGGATACACCATTTCGTAGTGCGACACCAGGGAATAGAGGATGCTCATTCGCTACCTGATCTGGACGTTCTCCAACAGCGTAGGTTGGTCTAACGTCGCCATCGGGGGTCACGAATGTCGGCATCTCGCCGTGGTCGTCGAGTTCGCTCAGAAGCTTCAATGAAACTTCCTTGTTGATAGTACCATCGTCATTGAAAACGATGAACTTCTTACCCTCTGAATGGAATTTCAGACGCTCGGCAACTGGAGTTTTCAATTGCTTCGGATCATAAACATCGAGCAATTGAGCCGGCGTCATTGCCTTCGCCAGCTTTTCCGGATCATTGTCTTCTAAAATGACCTTCTGGACGCCCTGCCCCGCTTGTGGTCTGTCTCCACGAAAGAATGCAGCGATTTTGCGTGCTAGGATTCTTGGAGCACCACAATTCTCCAAATCCTCCCATGTCGCTTCATCAAGTGCATCCTCTGTTGATCCGCCCATTTCGTCTAGATTACGAAAGAACGTGTCAACATCCACGGGTTTGGTGCTTTGAGAATTATGCGCCTCAAGAATGGCGCGAGCACCGGCTAGCTTAGAACTTAGTGCCATAAGACACCTCCTACGACTACGACTACTACGACGACTACCACACGGATTTCATCGCCACAAGCGATATCGTATCCGCAACGATAACTTATCTACTGCATGAAATACATCACCAAACGTCTTTGGCGATTTCTTCTACCATTGAATCCATACCCATTTCTTTGGCCTCTATTTCTAGAGCAAGTTCTTTCGGTATATAAGCCTTCAGCTCATCGACTATTTCATTTATATCGGTAAGGCTTGCTTCTACGACGGCATCGTCGCCACCTTCAAGAGCTTCGAGGGCATCATTTACGTGGTGTGATATCAGAATCAAATCGTTCTGTAGAATATCTGCTGGTATCATAGCGCACCTATCGATAATCCGTACTAAAATTTGTTGAAGTGCCGCGATAACAGTAGATCTATTGGGATATCGATGGCTGATGTGCCTATTTTTAGAAAACTAGCATTCCAAAAAGGTGCGCAATATATTATGCCGTTAGGGGCTACGACACCAGTTGTATACTTGTAATTTGCTGCGCCAAGTGCACCAAAGGTGGTTGCGGTGTCTGTTGTGGTATCTATCCTTAATACGGTCGCACTTATGAAAGGTACGCCATAAATATAACCGTTTGGTGCAAGTGCTCCACCAACCCATTTTCCAGATCCTGTTAAGCTACCAAATGTTGTAGCTGTGTCTGTTGTTGGATCGATTTTCAGAACTGTTGTGCTTGTGAAAGGTATCCCGTAAATCATACCATTTAACGCTAACACCCCACCCTGCCATTTATCGGCACCAGCTAAGCTACCGAATGTTGTGACTGTATCTGTTGTTGGATCAATCTTTAAAACGACTGTACTCGTATACGGTATGCAGTAAATGGACCCGTTTGGAGCAAGGACTCCACCCTGCCATTTTGTTGAGCCAGCTATGCTGCCGAAGGTTGTTACTACATCTGTTGTCGGATCTATCTTAAGAACGGTTGTACTGCTGTGTGGTATACAGTAAATGGCTCCGCTTGGGGCAATAACACCGCCCATCCATTTATCTGACCCGGCAGCAAGAGTACCAAAAGTTGTAATAGTATCGGTAGCGGGGTCTACTTTCATGACTTCTGTACTACTACGAGGCATGCCATAAATCATGCCATTGGCGGCTAATACTCCTCCTTGACACTTTGATGTGCCTGAGATATCACCAAACACAATAGCGGTGTCGTCTATAGGATTAATTTTTAAAACCGTCGTAGAGTCTTTTGGCATACAATAGATGCATCCATTTGGAGCCAGAACCGCGCCGACCCATTTCTCTGTTGCCGCCGTTATATTCCCATTTGTAATTGTTGTAGCAACTGTCTGTGTGCATGCCATATTAATGGCGGCACGCATAGACCATGCCTGTCTCGTCTGTATCCACGCGAGGCTATTTATGCTCCAAACCGGTGGATCACCATGATTAACAATATCATTGCTAGGCAATGTTTGTATTTTGTTATCAGATGATATTAATGGTTTCTGGTACGCCATATCTTAGAATTTGTTGAAATGTCGTGAGAGTGGAAAATCAACTGGGATGTCAACGCCTGGTGCACCAAGTTTTAAAATGTAATTGTAATTCGCTGGTATACCATATATCACACCGTTCGCAGCCAAAACGCCACCATGCCATTTATAGCTAGCAGAGAAAGTTCCTAGTGTCAATGCTGTAGCTGCGTCTGTTGTTGGATCGATCTTCAAAATTGTTCCGATATTCCATGGCATACCATAAATCATCCCATTTGGTGCAAGTACGCCGCCGGCCCATTTAGCTGAACCTGCAAAATTGCCGAATGTTGTGGCTGTGTCTGTCGTTGGGTCAATCTTTAACACAGCCGTGTTTTCTTGCGGTATGCCATAAATCATGCCATTTGGAGCTAAGACACCGCCAGTCCATTTATAATTTCCAGATAAACTACCAAACGTTGTAACTGTATCTGTGGTTGGATCGATTTTCAATACTGTTGTGGCATTGAACGGTATTCCATAGATGCATCCATTCGGAGCCAACACACCGCCGTTCCACTTGAAATATGTAGCACCTAGATCGCCAAAAGTCGTAATGGCATCTGTGGTTGGATCAATCTTGAGCACGGTAGCACCAGTATCCGGCATTCCATAAATCATGCCGTTTGGAGCTAAGACGCCACTTAGCCATTTTGCAGCGCCCTGTAGATTCCCGAATGTTGTGACTGTATCTGTTGCGGTATCGATTTTCAATACAACAGTGCTGTCACATGGAATACCATAAATTACGCCATTTGACGCCATAACTCCGCCATACCATTTAGCAGTATCAGATCCTAAATTGCCGAATGTGATCGCACTATCGGTAGATGGATCTATCCTTAGTATTGTTGCGCTGCTGTACGGTATCCCATAAATCAAACCACTCGGTGCTAAGATGCCACCCATCCATTTATCTGCATCAGTCAACAGACTACTATTTGTAAATATGGTGGCGACTTGCTGCGAGCATGCTGCATTAATCGATGCTCGCATAGAGAAAGCTTGCCGCGTTTGTGCCCAAGAAAGACTGTTTATCGTCCACAGCGGAAAATTGCCATGATTAACAATATCATTGCTAGGCAATGTTTGTATTTTGTTGTCTGACGATATTAATGGTTTCTGGTATGCCATGTCTTAGAATTTGTTGAAGTATCTAGACAAGCAGAAATCGATCGGAACGTCGTCCAAAGCGGTGCCTATTTTCAAGATCGAAGTTGCACCATTCGGTATCCCATAAATTATGCCGCTTGGAGTGACAACACAGCCAGCCGAGCTTCCACCAATAGACACAGTTCCGAATGTAGTTGCTGTATCTGTAGTTGGATCAATTTTTAAAATTGCTGTACTATTATGTGCTATTCCGTAAATCATGCCGTCTGGAGATAAAGCCCCACCAACCCATTTTCCTGTCCCAGTCAAGCTACCAAACGTAGTAACAGTATCAGTCGAAGGGTCAATTTTTATTCCTGTTGTTGCATTATACGGAATGCCATAGATGCAGCCATTCAGAGCTAAGACGCCACCATTCCATTTATATGTCGTTGCACCGAGGCTTCCAAACGTCGTGACAGTATCGGTGGTTGGATCGATTTTGAGAACGGACGGGCTTGTGCTAGGCATCCCATAAATCATACCGTTTGGAGCCAAGACGCCGCCCCACGATATATATGTATATGCTGTTAAACTACCAAATGTTGTGAGCGTATCGGTATTTGTGTCGATTTTCAAAATAGGTCCTGCTGCAGCCGGGATACAATAAATGCAGCCATTTGGAGCCACTACGCCACCTAAATATGCAATTGCAGTACCAAATGTTGTATATGTGTCTGTCGCAGGATCGATTTTAAGTACTGTTGTTGATCCTCCTGGGATACCATAAATATAACCATTCGGAGCTAAGACGCCACCAAACCATTTATTGCCGCTTGCGAAAGATCCGAATGTTGTAGATGTGTCGGTGGCTGGGTCTATTTTTAATATCTCGATCCCTGACTCTGGTATGCCATAGATGTATCCATTTGGAGCAAGTACCCCACCACGACAATGCGATGCTGCTGTAGCAAATGAAGATAAAGATTGATTAAAAGCAGCACGATTTAAACCAACTCTAGTACAGATAGCTTTTTGTATTTGCTGCCACGTCATCTTGTTGCTATCCCAAGCCGGAAAATCACCATGGCTTAGCATATCACCACTGGCTAGTGATCCGATTGAGCTCGATTTCTCCACCAACGGCTTTTGATATGGCATAATTACACATAAATCGAGTATGTTATTTGAAGTTGGTCTGTTACTTCCAAGACTATACCAGTGCCAGTGAATACGGCTGTAGCCCAGAGAATGTTGCTTGCTGATTTGTCTGCCTTTGTTTGTGCTGTAGGTCCGGCAGCCACAAATAGTCCGTTGATTGTACAATCAGCGGTGATAGTATAAAGAGACTTGACAACGTTCGTAATTGTTTGCGCCAATGCAGCATTTTTATTCCACATCGGCCTCGTATAAGTACTATTACTGGTGGTGTCAATATATGATGTGCACTCTAACCAATTATTACCTTGCAACGCCGTCAATTCGGCTTGCGGATACCATGTTAGCTCATTTGTGGCCGATGTGATATTGATATATTCGAAATTAATCAAATCGGCCGTCTTAACGGCGGACGACACGCGTACCTCGTCCATCGACCCGGTGAAGAAAAGACTCGTCGTATAACCGCCAATCGCATTACCAGTTCCGGTTGAATGCGTTATCGGATAGTTGCCAGCATAGTTAATTGTTGAATACCACTGACCATTGACGTATAACATCGCATCGCCGGTGGCACTATTATATGTCATTACCAGCCACGTCCAAGTTGATAGGCTGATCGGATATTGAAAATCAAATGCCCTCCAACCGGCGTTGAGATAAATATAACCTCCAATTTTGCTATCAGTATTGCGACCAACTTCTAGGACATAACCATTATCGAAACCGACTAAATTCGCGTCTGTATTGTAGGTCGGATTGACCCATGCTTCTACTGTAACATCTGCCACGGTCAGTGATGCGTTGTTTGGGATCGTGATACTTTTATTACTGTCGAAATATTCACCATATCCTAATACGCCAGTATTTCTTTCTGGTTGTCTGGTGGTGCTTGTGCTATTATTCGCGTTAATGGTGGAGTCATGATAGTCGCCAGCTACACCAGTCCCTATTTCATCGAGATGCCATGCCCCTTTATAATCTGTGCTCCAGGTACTAGCTGCCGCTTCTCCATCTGGTGCATTTGGATTACCGTAGTAAATGTAAAAGTCCGTTGGCTCTGTGTGGCTGATGAGCGGGATCTGTACCCAAAAGACAGCAGTGACGGCTGAGCCATTCCCACCAGACCAATATTCACGTTCGTAATTCAACAAAGTAACGCCGTCAACTGCACTGAATCTGATGTCGTACCCAGTAGCCAGCGCCGTTGTCATATCAACATCAGCGTTTATTTTGACACAGAGTGGAAAATTGACCAGATCATCAGCGCCGACGTTTGTGTTGTCGATGGTGATTCGTTTGCGGTATTTCCAGTAATATCTCCAAACTGGTAGGCCAGAAAACGAGCTGGAATATAAATTCAACGCTTGGTATGTGTCGATATCTGAGAGTGTGGAATAGCCGACACTATCGATCAGGCCAACAAACCATTTGGAATATTGTGCTCCATCATGAAAATTGGCATCGAGGATACTGTCTTTACCAGCATTTAGAACGCCGTTTGGGATTCGGTAGGAATTAATTACCTTCCCGTGGCGTAAATGCTCGACGAAGAATTCACCTCTCGGCCTAACGGAATTTTCAGCACTCGACTGTGTTTTCATAATATAAATTTGTCATTTAGAGCTTGTTGTAATGCCTTGACAGGCAGAAATCAACCGGCACGTCATCCAGTGCGTAACCAATTTTCACGATCGTTGTGGCGGTGAATGGTATTCCATAGAGAATACCGCTCGGAGCCAAGATTACGCCAGCCCATTTTGTGGCACCAGAACCAAGAGCTCCGAAAGTTGCAGCTGTATCGTTTGTTGGGTCGATTCTCAGTACTGTGGCTATACCTGTGCTATGTGGTGGAGCATAAATCATACCGTTCGGAGCCAATGCCCCAGCCATCCATTTATATGTTGTAGCACCAAGAGCACCGAAATAAGTGGCTGTATCTGTTGTTGTATCGATCTTCAAGAATGTTGCGGCGCTACACGGTATTCCGTAAATCATTCCATTTGGTGCTAGAACTCCATTATTCCATTTTGCTGCACTAGCACCAAGACTACCAAATGTCGTAGCCGTATCTGTATCTGGATCGATCTTTAGGACTGTTGCACTTGTATAAGGTGTACCATAAATGCATCCATTTGGAGCGAGACAACCGCCGACCCATTTTAATCCGGCACCGAGACTACCAAATGTTGTAGCTGTGTCTGTAGTCGGATCGATCTTCAAGACTGTTGTGCTGTTGCACGGAATGCCATAAATCATACCATTCGCAGCCAAAACCGCACCCGCCCAATCGCTAGCACCAGCGCCGATCCCATCGGCAAATGTCGTTGATGTGTCCGTGGCCGGATCGATCTTCAAAATTGCGGTGCTGTCAGTAAAAGGGACGGCATAGATGTAACCGTTAGGAGCGAGCACACCACCATACCATTTTGCATTACCGGCATAGGTATCAAACGTCGTTGCCGTATCTGTGGTTGGATCGATCTTTAAGATCGAGTTTGATGCGTACGGAATACCATAAATGTAACCATTCGTTGCTAGTACACCTCCAAACCATTTATTTCCACCTGCTAATGACCCAAATACTGTGGCAACTTGATTAAAGCATGCCGCATTTGCTTCAGCTCTAATATTGATAGCTTGTCGTGTTTGAGTCCAAGCTAGGCTATTAGTATCCCATAGTGGAAAGTCGCCGTGGTTTACAACATCAACGTCAGTCAATTTTTGTATTGTACCGGACTTCACAACCATTGGCTTTTCATATTCTGGTGCAGCCGCATCTACGAGAGGGCTGGCGATTTGACCTAACACTAACGTATTCGATCCATCTAAGTCGTAATATGGCTCTGCTGTCAATATTTCAATGACTTGTCTGGTAGCTCGTGTCGTCCCATAAAGATATGGCGGTAAAGCATTGCCACCGCTTATCAGAACTTCTGTGATTTGTCTCGTGGCTCGCGTCGTCCCATACGTAAACGATGGCAAAACGTTGCCAGAGACCAAAACTTCCATTATTTGACGTGTGACTCGTGCTGTGCCAGCCATGATTAAAACCTATTGAAATGCCGAGATAAACAGAAATCTAAAGGAACGTCATCGAGATCGCTACCAAGCTTCAATATTGTTGTGGCTCCAAAAGGGATACCATATATAATGCCGCTTGGTGCTAATATCATACCGGTAAATTTGTAATCTTCAGCGGCAAGCGCTCCGAAAGTGGTAACAATATCAGTCGTTGGATCGATCTTCAATACCTGCAATATTGAAGAGTAGTATGGAGCGCAGTAGATCATTCCGTTTGGCGCTAGAGCACCAGTCCTCCATTTATATGTTGTTGTACCGAGACTGCCAAATGTCGTTGCCGTGTCTGTCGAAGGATCGACTTTTAGAACCGTCGCACTTGAATATGGAACTCCGTAGATACAGCCACTTGTGGCCGACATACCACCAAACCATTTGAATGTCCCAGTTAATGATCCGAAAGTCGTTGCCGTGTCTGTCGAAGGATCGACTTTTAGAACCGTTGTGCTTGAATATGGAATTCCGTAGATGCAACCGTTTGGAGCGAGACAACAACCCACCCATTTTGAACCAGCACCAAGACTACCAAAGGTTGTGGCCGTGTTGGTTGTTGGGTCGATCTTTAAAATAGACGTGTTGTTACATGGGACACCATAAATCATGCCGTTGGCCGCTAGTACCGCACCGGACCAGTCGCTAGCACCGGTACCGATCCCATCAGCAAATGTTGTTGACGTATCGGTGGACGGATCGATCCTTAGAATAGCAGTGCTAGTAAATGGCACTGCATATATGTAACCATTAGGAGCTAGTACACCGCCACGCCATTTCGCACTACCAGCATAGTCGTCGAAGGTAGTCGCTGTATCTGTGGTCGGATCGATTTTCAATATTGAAGTACTGGTATATGGTATGCCATAAATCATACCGTTTGGTGCTATTACACCGCCCGCCCATTTATTGCCACCAGTGCTAAAACTTCCGAATGTTGTTGCGATTTGATTAAAGCAAGCTGCATTTGCTTCCGCTCTGACATCGATTGCCTGCCGTGTCTGTGTCCAGGCTAGGCTATCCGTCGACCAAAGCGGGAAGTCGCCGTGATTTACAACGTCTGTATTAGGTAGTGTTTGTATTCTGCCAGATCCAGATACAAGTGGTGCTTGATATTCTGCTGTAGTAGCGACCGACAATGGGCCAGCCAATTGACTAAGCACTATCGTGCTTGATCCATTGAGGTCATAATATGGGTCTGCGGTCAGGACTTCTATTATCTGTCTGCAAGCTGATGATGAGCCATAAGTATATGGAGGCAACGCATTGCCGCCGCTGACTAGAATTTCAACGATCTGTCTGGTCGTTCTCGATGTTCCGTAAGTATATGGCGGTAGTATATTGCCAGTCACCAAAACTTCAATTATTTGTCTCGTAGCACGTGCTGTTCCAGCCATTACATCACCCTCACTCCAATCAATGCCGATCCTAAACCAGCTATCGTCCAAGGTTGTCCGGTGTTTGGATCTATCGTACTGATATGTCGCACGTCGCCATAAGACGAGCTACTTAGTACTGTATCAGGCCCTAATTCAGTGACGCCGTTTGATACGATAGGTGCTTCGAACACAATCGATACGCCTGCAGACAAAGCAACAGTAGAATTAACCTGTAATCCTAAAATAGTACCAGAACCAACTAGTGTTGGATATTCATATAGATCTGTGTTTGCTTGTGTGCTAGTTGAGACGTAATCTGTAGCAGCATTTGGCGGGTTTTCATCCACAAGATTATAGTGTGTTGAGCCGGTACTGGGTGCCCATTGTACTGTCGCCGTATCGGCCTTAGGAAAAATCCCGACGACATTGCAGACACCTTGAAAGTTATTCAAGCTGGTGCCGGTACCATCACATATATAATAATCATCAATATAACCATATTCAAGATAGATTCTAACTCGATCACAAAAAGCGTCAGCACCATTCTTCGTATCTATGCCGGATATCGACACGACTGTTGCGCCATTAATGCGTACTTCTACAGCTCCGCTTGTGTCGTGACAGAACGACTTGACTTCAACATAATACCACGTATTGGTTAATAAAGTTGACGCTAATGTTGTTGTACTTAATGTAGTAGAACCGCGTTTAAGGACGACGGTTGATGGTACTGTTGGGTTAAATGTTACGTTTATACCTGCAGTCGCATTATCGACAAACGAAATAGCTCCAAAAGCATTTGTCTGTAGAAAGTAAAACGCACAGCCAACAATGAGTGTTGGATCAATTGTCAAGGCTGGCGTAATAAAGCTCCAATTTATGTAGGCCGAATTCCAGCAATAACCAGAGACTCGGCCAGCAGCAATATATAAGTTACTAGCGGAAGAATCGGGATATCTATATTGTAATGACGCATTTGCAACACTGCCACTTGTCCCGTATCCTTCGAATCCATCTATCCAGATCAATGCCATTTTAACCTCACTACATAACTTTTAGACCGATTTGTGCTTCTGCAAGATTTGCTGCTGTCCAACCTGCTCCTGTATTCGGGTCTGTTTCACTTATTCGGCGTATTTCTCCAAAAGTAGTACTTGTTAATGTCGTATCGACACCAAGGTCTATTACGCTATTTGATGAAATTGGTGCTTCGATAATTATTCCTATTCCAGATGCAAGTTTGCAGATGGTCGAAATTTGAATCCCGATTATAGTGTTCGCTATGCTCAGCATCTGATAATTATATAAGTCTATCTGTGCTTGTGTGCCGCTAGAGACGTAATCTGTCGTACTGTATGGATTTTCGTCGACTAGATTATAGTGCGTTAAACCAGTGCTTGGAGTCCATTGGACGGTTGCGGTGTCAGCTTTTGGTAATAATGGAAGTATCTTACAGACGCCCTGAAAATCGTTTGTAGTTGTACCAGAACTGTCGCAGATGTAAAAATCATCGTACCAGCACCAATTAGATGATGAGAGTCTGACCTTATTATGGCACAGGTTTGTTCCAGCTTGTGTATTGATATCTGTAAGTGATATAATTGAAGTACCATTTATTCTTATTTCCACAGTCCCAGCAGTAGGATGACAGAACACCTTAAGCTCGAAGTAGTACCAAGCGCCAGTCTGTAATGCTGGAACGATGTTAGTAGTATTAATGACTGTACCACCTAGCTTCACTACTATAGTCGATGTAGGAGCAGTCGCACTAATAACTATATTCAAGCCGATGACTGCAGTATCTAGAAACGTTAGCGTTGCTGTGGTAGTGGTACCTTCGAAGTATAATGCTATGCCCGTAATCAGTGTTTGGTCGCCTGTTAATACGGGCGTCGTAAATGAGTTGGTATAGGATTGCATACTGTAGCCAGTTGATCGACCGGCTTTTAAATAGCAATTGCTAGTACTAGAGCCAGGATATCTGAAAGTTAAACTAGAAGACGGCGTACCACCTACTGTCACGCCATAACTCTCAAATCCGTCTATCCAAAGCAGTGCCATTTACATCACCCTCACGCCTATCTGTGCTGCGTTCAATCCAGCCGCCGTCCATGGTTGATTTGTGTTCGGATCGAATTCACTTATATGTTGATATTCATAATAGCTGCTACTGGTTAGAGTGTAATCGGGGCCGAGATCAGTCGCCCCATTTGATACAATAGGCGACTCAAGAATAATAGAATCACCGGCAGATAACGATGCCTCTGTGTTAAGCTGAATACCAAGAATTTCACCATTACCATCGTAATTAATCAAGCTTGGGTAAGTAAAAAGATCTGTATCAGTTTGTGTACTGCTAGAAATATAAGTAGTATTGCCATCTGCTGGATTTTCATCTACTCTGTTATAATGAGTGGTGCCTGAATTTGGTGTCCAATCTACAATCTCAGTGTCTGCACTTGGAAATAAACCTATTATTCTGCATATACCTTGAAACCCATTTACTCCAGAGCCAGTGGCATCACAGATATAGAAGTCATCTAAAAATTGTTTCAGATATAATGATATTCTGACCTTATCGTGATATGTATTTGCACCAGCTTGAGTATTAATACCGGCTAGCAGTATAATTGTTTTACCATCTATCCGTACCTCTACTGTACCGCTTGTTGGATGACAAAACACTTTCATTTCCAAATAGTACCAAGTATCAAGCAGCAACGTGCTGCTAGAATATGTTGCGAGTGTCGTGTCACCAAGACTTAATGTTATGATGGATGGATAGTTGTGAGGATGAATCGTTATATTAATGCCTTTAGTAGCTCCATCAAATAATTCAATCGTTGTTATAGCTTCGACAACCTGCCACGATAACGCACATCCGATTGTTAGTGTTGGGTCGATTGTCAGAGCAGGTGTTGTTATGGCACTTGTTGCACCAGTAGTAAAATGATAGCAGCAATATCCACCAACCCGACCAACTCCGACATACCAGCGATCGTCTTGTACACCGTAGCGTCTTTGTTGCAATAGAGACGTTATGGCTGAAGAGATCTGTGGCGGGCCATATCCCTCGAATCCGTCTATCCAAAGCAATGCCATTTACATCACCTTTATTCCAAATTGCGCTGCAGCTAAGCCTTCTATTGTCCAAGGTTCTCCTGTGTTGGGGTCTACTTCACTAATATGTCTCAATTCTTGATAGCTAGAGCTTGAATAAACAGATTTTGGTCCTAAATCGACTATATCATTCGATACGATCGGGGCCTCAATAATCACTGATGTACCACTATTCAACATAACCATAGAGCTTATTTGTATTCCAAGAATAGGATCGGTCCTAATTATACTTGGGTAAGAGTATAAATCCTCTTGTGCTTGCACATTACCTAATACATAACCTGCGGTATCAGGTGGATTTTCATTCACCAGATTATAGTGTGTTATCCCAGTGCTTGGTGTCCACTGGTTTGTTTCTGTGTCAGCATCCGGAAATAAACCGATAATTGAGCATATACCCTGAAAATCGTTGCATGCAGTTCCAGAGCCATCACAGATGTAAAAGTCGTCTGTCCACGAATGTGGTGTCATGTCGAATCTAACTATATTGTGGAAAGCATCTATACCTGCTTGTGTATTGATATCAGCAATAGACACGATTGTTGTGCCATTTAGACGAACTTCAATGCTACCGTTTGTTGGATGGCATACCACTTTCATTTCGATATAGTACCATACATTCATTAAAAATGTGAAATCGGTGAAAGTGTCGACAACAGATCCTCCTACTTTTACAACGATAGTTGAGGGGCTACTTGCACTTAGTCTAATATTGACGCCTTGCTGTGAATTATCATAAAACGAAATAATCTGAGTATAAGTTGTGGCGTCCCACATGAATGCGGCACCGAAAATAAGCGTGGGATCTTCTGTTAATGGTGGCGTCCAAAATCCAGTAACAGTACTATTTGCTGTGTTATGGTATGAAAATCCAGATAACCGTCCGACACCCACACCGGCATATGCTCCGCCATAGACGCCATAGCCACGCTGCGAGAGCTTGGTGTCGAGAGCACCAGTCGTCCCGTATCCTTCAAATCCGTCTATCCAAAGTAAAGCCATTACATCACCCTCACGCCTATTTGTGCTGCGTTCAGTCCATCTACCGTCCAGACAGAACCGGTGTGCGGATTTGTCGTACTGATATGTTTAAAGTCCGTATAGGTGCCGCTCGTCAGCGTATAGTCAGGACCTAAATCGGTAGTCCCATCCGATACTACCGGTGTTTGTAGAACAATCGAAGTACCATCCGATAGCATCGCTTGTGTGTTCAATTGGAATCCAATGATCGTACCAGTACCGATTAGATCTGGATATGTGTAAAGATCGGTATTGGTTTGAGTACTGCTAAAAATATAATCACTGGTATTTGGTGGGTTGCTATCAACGAGGTTGTAGTGTGTGCTCCCAGAACTTGGTGTCCATTCGATAGTGTCTGTATCGGCGTTCGGTAGTAGGCCGACCACTTTACAAACGCCCTGTAAGTTGTTGACTGTCGTACCAGAACCATCACAAACATAAAAATCGTCAAGATAATTAAATTGGGCACCAGTTAAGCTCACTTTATCGTGATATGCATGAGCACCAGTCTGTGTGTTAATGCCTGTTAGTGATATGACCGTAACTCCATCTATCCGTACCTCTACTGTACCACTCGTAGGATGGCAGAACACTTTCATTTCTAGGTGATACCACTCACTATATCGCATAGTAAAAGAAGAATATGTAGTGATTGTACTTGCGCCAAGATTTAATGTGAGTGTCGACGGTGCAGTCGGTCTCAATATAGCATTTATCCCAAGTGTCGCTCCATCATAGAAATTAATCGATGATGTGTTATTGCCAAAAAACATAAAAGCACAACCTGCTATCAATGTCGAATCTGTTGTTAGTGCTGGAGTAGTGAATATCACCTTATTTAGGCTGTCATGTGCGACGTTATTACGTATGCTATAACCAAACATTTTCCCTGCTGCGATATAAGTGTAGCTAGAAACGTCTGAGTAACCACGTGCGGCTAAAATAGAAGAGCTGACATAGCTACCAGTAACCACTCCGTATCCTTCGAATCCATCTATCCAAAGTAATGCCATTTACATTGCCTTTATTCCAATTTGGGCTGCTGCCAAGTCCGCAACCGTCCATGCTGTTCCCGTATCTGGATTTGTCATACTGATATGGCGAGCGTCGTAATAAGATGAGCTTAAAATTTGGGTATCTGGTCCAAAATCGATTATCCCGTTTGACACTATTGGTGACTCGATAATAACGGATGTACCTGATGGCAGACTCGCTTGTGTGTTTACTTGGATGCCAATGATTGTAGTATCGCCAGTCAGGGAAGGATACGAATATAGATCTGTATCCGATTGTGTGCCAGTCGAGACGTAATCTGATGTATTTCGCGGATTTTCATTTACCAAATTGTAGTGAGTCGTTCCGGTACTCGGTGCCCATTGTATTGTGGCTGTATCAGCATTTGGAAAGATACCAATAACCTTACAGACTCCCTGGAAATCGTTACAGGTCGCACCAGTGCCATCGCAGACGTAAAAATCGTCACATTGACTGTGATAACTCCCTCCCAAGCTGACCATATTATAATAGGGCTCAGCTCCCGTTTGTGTATTTATACCACTTAGTGAAATGATTGTCGTGCCGTTTAGGCGTACTTCAATTGTACCGTCAGTTGGATGACAAAGTACTTTAACTTCTAGATAATACCAGATATTTGTATTAATTAAGACTTGGAAACCAGAAAAGGTTTCAAGCGCAGTATCGCCCAAGTTCGCCGTAATACTTGATGAAGAGGCTGGATTAAATACGACATTCACACCCAATGTGCCGTTATAATAAAAACTGATACCAGCGTAGCGATCACTAAAGGGAAAATAAAAAGCACAGCCAGCTATCAGCGTAGAATCAGTGGTCAGTGCTGGAGTTGTAAGCAAACTCCCAAAGTTGGATATATTTGGCTTCGCGCCATATCCAAACATTCTTCCAGTAGTTAAGTAAGTAGAGCTATTAACATATGAATAGCCTCTTGCTGGTATGTAGGCATTGCTACCGATCGTTGTGCCGTATCCTTCGAAGCCTTCGATCCAAAGTAGTGCCATTACATCACCCTCATTCCGATATGTGCTGCTGTGAGATCGGCTATTGTCCACGGTTGGTTTGTATTGGGGTCTATTTCGCTTATGTGTCTTATCTCTACATAGCTTGCACTAGACAACAGATAATCCGGGCCAAGATCGGTTATACCATTTGACACAATCGGTGCTTCGACAATTATTGACGCCCCAGCCGATAATATGATCTGTGAGGTTACTTGTAGGCCGATAATGGTGCCGGTACCAATCAATGACGGATAATGGTAGAGATCGGTGTCGCCCTGCGTGCTTGTGTAAACATAATCTGTTGTATTCGCAGGATTTTCATCAATGAGATTATAGTGTGTTGTACCCGAACTCGTGGTCCATTGTACTGTCTCGGTATCTGAATCTGGAAACAGACCCAGGACTCTACAAGCACCTTGAAAATCATTGCATGTACCTGTACTATCACATATATAAAAATCATCAAAGCGCTGTGATTGATATGCTGAAACCTTAACCATATTATGCCAAGCATTCGTACCAGACTGCGTATTGATACCTGTTAACGATATAATAGTGACACCATTTAAACGGACTTCTGCAGTACCGCTAGTTGCATGACAAAAAACCTTAAATTCGATGTAGTACCATGTACCGAGTATGAATGTGAAATCTGTGAAAGTTGCTAACGTAGTAGCTCCGCGTTTAAGCACAATTGTTGATGTTGGGGTAGTTGGAGTCAATGTTATATTTATGCCTAGTGTCGCATTATCATATAATGCAAGTGTTGATGTAGAAATTGCGTTTAATGCAGTATAAGCACAACCAACTATGAGCGTCGAATCGGATGTCAGTACTGGTGTCTGAAATGTAGCTGTTGCTGTGCTATCGGTGTGACCGAATGCACATCCTGTTATTCTGCCCACGGCAAGTTCCATATAACTGCTGCCTGATGCAGTATATCCACGGACTCCCAATCTAGCATATAATCCGGCTGTGCCAACAGGGCCGTATCCTTCAAATCCGTCAATCCAAAGTAAAGCCATTATATCGCCTTTATCCCAATTTGTGCTGCGTTTAGACCGTCTATAGTCCATGCAGAACTTGTATATGGATCTGTAGTGCTTATATGCCGATAATCGGCATATGAAGCACTCGTCAGTGTTGTATCAGGCCCAATTTCAGTGGTTCCGTTTGATATGATTGGTGTTTGTAGGATAATCGACGTTCCAGCAGATAATCGTGCTTGCGTGTTTAACTGCAAGCCCTTGATCGTACCTGTACCAATTAGATGAGGATAATCATATAGATCCATCAACGTTTGTGTGCTCGTATAGACATAATCGGTATCACCATTTGCCGGATTATCGTCTACGAGACTGTAGTGAGTAGATTCTGCACTCGGTGTCCACTGCACTGTATCTGTATCACCGCTTGGCAATAAACCAACGACTTTGCAAATGCCTTGGAAATCGTTGCATGTCGATCCAGAGCCGTCGCAGACGTAGAAGTCGTCAACATACGTATTTGTGGCAGCGTTGAAATTAAGTTTGTTATGATAGTCATGAGCACCAGCTTTCGTATTAATGCCGGTGATCGATATTATCGTTTTATTGTCTATTCGTACTTCAACGGAACCGCTAGACGCATGACAGAACACCTTCATTTCGATATAATGCCATTTCGGCATAGTAGAAAACGACGAGTCCGAAGCGATCGTAGAATTGCCAAGTCTAACTGTCACTGTTGCTGGCGTACCTGGCTGAAACGTAACGTTCATGCCGTACGTTCCGTCGTCATACATTCCAAGGTTGATGTAATTACTAGAGCCAAAATAAACAGCACAACCGAATATGAAGGTAGAATCAGTTGTCAATGCTGGCGTTATTAGCACATTAGATTGACCTACGTTAAAATATAAGCAATAGCCGATTTTGTTGCCTATGCCAATATAATAACTGCCGCCTGTGTTACCATAACCACGTGCAGCTAATAGACTAGAAGCGATACCATCGGTTCCGCCGTATCCTTCGAATCCATCTATCCAAAGTAGTGCCATTACATTACCCTTACACCGATCTTGGCTGCTGCTAGGGTATCAACTGTCCACGCTTCACCTGTTCCTGGATCAACTGTACTGGTGCGTCGAATATCAACATATCCAGCACCACTTGTCTGGATATCATCACCAACGTCTGTCACGCCATTAGATAATATCGGCGATTCAATCAAGACAGAAGATCCTGACTGAACTGATACTTGCGTGTTTATCTGTAATCCTAAGATTGTGCTGTCGCCAGTTAAACTCGGATATCCATATAAATCGGTTTGGGTTTGCGTTCCACTCGAAACGTAATCCGTCGAATTAGCTGGATTTTCATCAACCAGATTATAATGCGTTGTGCCTGTGCTTGGTGTCCATTGTATTGTTTCTGTGTCTGAATTCGGAAATATGGCGGCTATTTTGCAAACTCCCAAGAGATCATTAGCCGTGTCTCCAGACCCATCACAAATATAAAAATCATCTATTCGAGCAGTTGAGCCACCTGTTACTCTGACAATGTTGTAGTAAGCCTCGGTACCAGTTTGAGTATTGATGTCAGTTATGAGCGTAATTGTAGTGCCATTTATTCGGACTTCTATGCTGCCATTTGTTGGATGGCATATACACTTCATTTCTATATAGTACCAGGGATTAGAAAGAGTGAACGACGTATTTGTGTCGAGAGTAGTACCACCGAGTTTGGTTGTTAAAGACGTTGACGTTATCAAAATGTTTGGACCTTGAACGCCATTGTAATAAAACTGTAGTCCTATACCTGAACCAACCTGAAAAGCGATACCAGAAATAAGTGTGCTATCTGTTGTTAGGATTGGCGTTATCAATGTGTTGCCATTTGATATATTACAATATAGGCTATAACCATAAAGTCTGCCGATAGCAATATTTGGGCTACCGCCGACAGTCGTGTAGCCGCGAGCATATATTAAAGCTGCTGCGACACCGCCGGTTCCGCCGTAGCCCTCGAATCCATCAATCCAAAGTAAAGCCATCACACTACCCTTTACGCATTTACGGTATAGACGACTCTAAGTAAGCTTCCAATGAACACTGGGATGTTGCCGGCAGTGAACAGAGCGGTTGCCCAAAGAATGCTGTTGTCGCCTGTGTGGTCGTTTTTGAACTGTGCATTCGGAGAGCCGCCAACTACAAACAAACCTTTGACGATGCCAACAGCAGTACATGTAAATAAAGCTTTGGTCGTGTTCGTTGTAGCTTGACCAGACGCCGCATCAGTGACCCAGATCGGCCTAGTCGTCGCATCATCGGCGTTATTTGTATCTGTATAGCTGTCAAATTCGTCCCAGCCGTTAGTCAGATTGATATTCCGATAAACATCAGTAGCGGCTAATGCGGAATAGCCAACATTGTCGATCAGACTAAGATACCAAGCGGTGATCTTCGGAGTATCATTCCATCCGATGTCGAGGAATCTATTCTTACCCTCGTTTGTTGTATCGTTCTTGCACGGATAGATGCCTATCAACTCGCCATTATACCAGTGCTCAACGGAAAATCTGCCGCGTAAATGAAGATCCATGGCAATTTCTTCTTTTAGTAGTAGTACGAAATGGTTTACGATAAATTTGAATTATCGTTAACCATACCTACTAAACGGCAAAGTACATCAGTACTTGTTGAAATGCCGAGATAAGCAGAAATCGAGTGGAACGTCATCTGCTTCCGTGCCAATTTTTATAACCGTCGTTCCAGCGTTATTCGGCACAGCATAAATGATCCCATTTGGAGCAAGAGCACAACCGCTCCATTTTGCACCAGTTCCTAAGCTACCAAAGGTGACAACTGTATCAGTTGTCGGATCGATCATTAAAATAGTTGTTATAGAAGCACTATTCGTAGCGGCATAAATCATTCCATTTGGAGCTAGAGACCCGCCGAACCACTTGTATGTAGTGGTGCCGAGCGAGCCGAAGGTCGTCACCGTATCTGTAGTAGGATCGATTTTCAACACTGCTGCATTACTGGACGGTATTCCATAAATCATTCCATTCGGAGCCAGCACAGCACCAGACCATTTATAAGTCCCCGTGACCACAGAACCAAACGTCGTTATTGTATCAGTTGTTGGGTCGATCTTTAATATAGTCGTTGCGGTATATGGAATAGCATAAATCATGCCATTTGGAGCTAGGCAACCACCATACCAATTATCGGCACTTGCTAAATCACCGAATATCGTATATGTATCGGTCGTAGGGTCGATCTTTAGCACACCAGCATAATAACGTGGTGGCGAATAAATCATTCCATTTGCAGCAAGAATACTGCTTACAAATTTAGAGCTGCCGCTAAAAGTTCCGAAGGTTGTGCATGTGTCCGTCGTTGGGTCGATCTTTAATATAGCATCCGATCCATATGGTGCAGCATAAATCATGCCGTTTGGCGCTAAGCAACCACCGGCCCATTTATATGTCGTTGCTCCTAGGTCGCCGAATGTGGTAATGGCATCTGTGGTTGTATCAATCTTAAGTACTACTGCACTTGTAGACGGTATTCCATAGATGCATGAGTTAGGTGCCAATACAGCACCTTGGAATCCGGTAGCGGTAGAAATCTGAGAGGTCGTTCTTTGAGAACAAGCATAATTTAATCCGACCCGCGCACAAACGGCTTTCTGTACTTGCTGCCATGCTAGCTTATTCACCTCCCATGCAGGGAAGTCGCCATGATTCAGCATATCTCCGCTACTTAACGAGCTTATAGAGTTAGCTTTTTCGACTAGTGGTTTTTGATATGCCATAACAAAATAATTTTGACATATAACAAGCCTGTCGTCCGCTGCTCGGAAAGTGCATCCGGACTAAATTGATTGCCAGGTATCGCCGTTGAACCGCAAGAACGTCGTACCGTTATACCACTCGTCGCCCCAAATCGGGCTTCTTCCACCGAGTAGAATTATCAAACGCGGAAGAACATATTCCTCGTAGAATGCGTTTGCTGCTGTGTCAGTGTCGGGAGGTAGCTTCGTGTAATCGATACAAAGTTGGACCGTTCGACGTACAAGACCACCAGTATTACCATATCGGCTAATACCTTCAACGGGGATGATTCCCGTCTGCGAGTCGAGATCGATCGTGTTACCAAGACCTTGATCTCGCTCGCAGACGAACCGGTTTTCCTCGGAGGGAGGAATTGGTGTGGTAAGGCTGGATGTTGACCCAACCATTGCTCTGCATTGACCGTCCGTAGGCGTCCATCTCGGCACTCGGCTAATCGAGAAGGAACTCAATCTGGTGGCGGTTTGCAGGAATGTTGCAGACTGTTCCGGCAGAAGTGATTCGAAAGCATTGAAGAAGAGGTCAACGACGTTCGACGTCGAACCCCACAAGCTGCTCAGAACCACGTGTCCCCTACCGAAATCCTGGAAGTAAAGTTCGAAATCAGTTCCAGATTGTAGTAGAAGGTCGTTGATTGGTTCAATCGCCACGATGTCGCCAGTTACCATATTCCGCATCAAGTCCAATCGTGCAAATTCGATTGGGTCTGGCGACGGGCTTAATCTGGTGACGTTATGCGTTGCGAAGAAGAACCGCAATTGATCGTTTGTCGTTCCGACCGGTTGGATTCTACTGATCCACACCGGAAAGAATGTACCACTTGTGTCGCCGGTCGGTTCATCTCCAGCGGGTGCCACGATGTTGAACTCGCGGAATATCGCGGCTGGGATTGTTACGACGAATGTGCCGCTTGACGTCCTCGTGGCTTCGGCACCGAAAGGGAAGTTGAATGCATTTAACCACGACGACGCATCGCTTGCGATATTCGGGATGGCATTATTGCAACTATCAACTAACATACCAGTGCCGTGACTTACCGGTATCGGAGAATAGCTGTTGATTTCGGACGGCGTAGCGCCAGTATTTGCGATCTGGTAGACTGTCGGTAGTATTGATCCAGGCGCGACAAGATTGTAGAACGCCTGGACAAGTGGGTCGTTCTGCGGTAGAGTTCGGAAGGTAATGAATCCGTCGATAGTCGCCGTTTCGCTAATATCGATGTTTATCGGCTCTTCCGTGCATACGGTCAACCGCGATCTCTGATAGGTCAACTCGCTGTCAATCGTATAGTCGGCGGTGAACAGAGCGATCTCGGTCGGATTGTCGCCTTTGACAGCCGTGAAGATCAAGCGCAGAATGCCATTATAGGTGCCGGTTGTGCCTGGATTAGTACCAGTTTCGCGTTTGATTTTCGCCAGTCTAAAGTCATGCCAATCCTTTGGCGTCGACATATGCAAGTCCCAAATCCAGCCATTCGGCAACTGGGCATTGGTAGTCGAATTGACTACTATTGCTTGGATAAGGAATGGGAAAATTGCCTCGTGACCGATGCTGATGCTCAGCGAATCGAGGGTCTTCGCAAGGATGAGTTGTCGGAGAGTGATGTCCGCCATCGGGCGATTCATTGCTTCGTAGTATACTGGGTCTGTTGGCGTGATCCAGCGAACGTTCAGGGTCGAATCAGCGGTTAGTGCCTGGAAAAGATTTCCAGGTGCAACCGTTGGGACCAGGCTGGGATTGATTGTCGGCATATGTTCTCTCCATGTTAAACAATATTATCTTTGATTCCTACGAGCAAACACCAACCTGCTCAATGGGAGGTGGATTGGTATGTTGCGTCGGATGGTCGTTAACTGTCTTTTCGCGATGGTGTGGGCAATAACCATAAATAGCTTTGGCGTGATTACAGTTAGCACAAAGAACCTGGAATCCAGGTGGGAAGTTGTTTCTAATTATCCACCAAATCACACTATAGCCTTTGCCGATATGCCTTCTGTGTTCTGCACCGTCGTTGTCAATATGGTCAATTTGTAGGAATTCTGGGGTTGTTTCGCCGCAGCAGGTGCATTTATAACCACCATACGCCATTATCACTTGATGGCGGATTCTACGATTTGCTTTCTTGACACCCTCTCGACAAAATACACAGGTTTCTCCGTCTGATGCCGGTAGTCTACCACATTTACACAGTCCCTTTTCACGATATTTTGCTCTATAGCCACGATACCGTTTCCTGCATTCAGCACAAGCTCTACCTCCGTCGACCGGCTCGCGTCGACCACACATTGAACATAGACCCGCCGCAACCCAAGCAGCTCGACGTTTTCGCGTACTGTCTGACATAAAGTATCTACGAAACACAGTTTTGGCGGCATAATAGAAACGCTCCCTATGTCATGCTTTTAGACGCTGAACAAATAAGGGTATTGTTCGAATATCCAATCTTCAGCTACACGGTATTGATGATGCTTGTGGAAATTATTTTGTACTTGTGGTGTGTGGTTATTATATAATTCTGGTGAAAGCCTAATAATAATTTTATCTAACTCGTCGAGGTCGTTAAACGTAAATATGCCGCCTGCGTCGAAATATCGTTCGATATTCTTCGTACCCCAATAAATCGGGATAGTCCCCACTGCAAAACAATCTATCAGTTTCTCTGTAAAGTAGTCATCAAATTTCGAATTCTCCACTACTATAGAGAACATGAAATCAATTAATGCATCTTCTTTATATTGTGTCGCTCGGTATTGTGGTCCGAATGGAGATATACATGGATATCGGCTAATTATTGCGTGGCGTAGTTGATGTCCAAGTGTCTGAGTCTTATCCGATGCTATAATTGAAACTAATTGTCGCTTTAGGTGAATGCCGACAGTGTGTTGGCGTGCACGCTGATCACCTACGCCAGGTATCCAGCAACCACCGTATGGATAGAATAGGAATTTCTTATCGTCGACTAACGCTCGGTCATATGTCAGGATATAGTTGAATTGATTTGAATTCTTTTGTATGTAGTCATAACTAGCTTGACATATGGCTGGTGGTTCTAATAACCAAGCTATCTTTCTGGCTGCTTGTGTAGAAGCAGCATTATTGAGGTAATGGTCTGTGAAGAAACAGATATTTTGCGGTGTCCGACACCAATTGAAATATTTTGGCATATTCCATCCACTTGACGAATAGACATGTGCAAAATTTGCGTCATACAACCCAATTTGAAGCATTATTATCCCTAAATGCGAAACTTCGTCTTAATTCCAACTTCAACATGGACTCTGTTGAACATCTCGTTTGTTATATGATGGGCAGTTATTATATTATTACTAGCGGTCGGTCGCTCGTCTTCTTTGCCATAGGCAACAAATCGTTTGTCATTTATAATTGGTATCCCACTAGCACGCAGCAGTCCTCCGACCATTACGTCTTCGGCACCATGCGTGATCGTCATATGCTCAGCTACGATCTGAGCACATCGCCTCGATAATAGATAGCCAGCTCCACCAGAACAGAATGAGCCAAAATCGATACCAACGTACTCGCCTTTTGGGCAATATTCCATTAAACGTATTGCTGCTACATAGGTGTCGTCGTCGCATTTAAATAGGTAATCCCAGTCATCTCGCTCTAATGCCCATTTACAAAACCATCTTGTTCGTTGCGGTAACGTTTCGTAGGAATCAGGACACGGTAACAATAGTGCGTGCCCATAAAGTTCTGGTGTAGATAATTTCTCAACGCCGAACAGCAACATTGATGGAATGCCAAGCAAATCGCAATCTGCCATCCATGTTCGCAGACAATTGTTTCGGCGATCAGGAGTTTTCCATCCAGCGGATGCACCAATTAGATAGCGTACCATAGATTGTCAAAGATACTCAGGGAATTAAGTATAATGCCGTTCGAATTCCAAGGAGCTGATCGTGGATAAGCTTTACACAGTTCACAGATATTTTAATCAAGCATGCTCTGATGCTGGAATTCGTGCTGAATTGCTCGTCAGTGAAGACGATGTGCGAGTCGCACTCGTCAGACAGCCGCTAGCCAAAATAACCGAAGGTCTTCGGAAAGCTGCAGTAGCTAGTGGAATTATCGCAGAGACGAGGATTATGCCGTCTGGCACAATGGTAATCATAACGTCGAATCCAAGTCTCAGCATATCGTCCATCGCGAATGCTGCCGAGTACAAATTCGGTAAGTTCTACCGCGATCTCAACGAGGCTTTCGACAAGCCGTGGGAGAAGAAGGACGAGAAGGACGAGAAGGACGAGAAGGAAGATGACAAGGATAAGCCGGATGAGAAGAAGAAAGATTGGGAGCCGGACGAGGACGAACCACCTCGTGCTAAGGACCGCTTCTTCGAAGACCGCGAAGCTATGCTGACCAAGAGTATTGATGAGGCTCTTGACGGTATCGCTGTCCCTGATGGTGCTGCGCAGCCGGGGGTTGGCGTCAAAATGCTCAACAAAGCATTGGCTGCCAAAACCAGATCTGGCATGACGTTAAAGGATGCATTGAAGAAACAAGGTATCGTGTGGCATGTTGCGGAGCCGGGCTCTCATGTTGTCGTCTTCAAGGGTAAGAATGGCGATGAGAAGTGGCGAGTGGAGCCCATGACGCTCTCTGATACGAAAGTATTTGAGAAGACGATGGAGGCTCTTTGGTCCGTGGCGTTGGGTAAAGCACCGAATGCCAAAGAGCTTGAACTCGACGCCGCCAAGCAGCGTGCTAAAGAATTAGGTGATCACCAGAAAGAAATTTCTGGACTGGTGGATCAGATCACCGGCAAGTATGCACCGCAACCAGTAGCAGGGGATAAGAATGCCGCCGTCAATCCCAGATAATAGGCTTCGGTTTCCGGCACCGCTCATTGATTTTGCCGCCGAAGTTGGTCTAACTGGGCAGGATCATGAGAGATTTCCCTATCCCGACGCGCAACCGCGATGGGATTGGATGTTGATGTGGTATATCAGCCTCCTGGCGAATCAAGCGTCTTATCAAGAACCGACACAATATCGCGATGGGACGTTGTGGTTCGACTTGAACACTCTGACTCTGAAGATCTGGCGTAGCAGCCTAGAGAACATAACTGGCTCGTGGATGAGCTTAGGTAGCGTTATTGATCTTGAAACTATATCGGGCGTACCAGTCAAGCTGAGCGACTGGTATATCTCTACGAACAATAAGCTCTCTGGCGGTTCGCCGCAAATCACTTTCAGTGGTAGCGTAACATCTGCCACAGCGACAGAAATTCCGGTACCAGTGACTCTGCAAGGCAACATTGACACATTTAAGACCAGGCCGTTTGTCTATATCAACGGTATATTGGTGGATCCACGAAAAGCTGAGTACTACACCGCGACGACCATTAAGCTAGTGAATCCGATTCAACTCGTTAAGGACGACAGATTCACTATCGTCATTATGAACATATTACCAGCCAACTTCTCAATCCCGGATGTAGTGATTTAATGATTACCATACTATTAGCAATCGATGGCATCGCGTTTTTAGCCATATTGGCAGTTCTCAGCATCATCTTTATCGTCTTGTCTGCCGTTGATGAGCCAAGCCCGCAAGGCTCCAGTATTGTTTTGCTCGTTGTATTGGTTCTAGCTGCGCTTTTCACGGAAGCCGGTCCTGCTGCATGGGCACAGCCATGGGCCGCAGCGCTGTACGCTGGCGGCTATTTTCTTGCCGGTTGTATCTATTCAATTTTCATCCGCTGGCCATTGTATCTTTATGGCTTGCGTAAGCGAGTGAAGACGGCAAGAGAAGAAATATCTGCCAAATACAGTTTGGCTCTCGCTGATTTTGTAAAGAACAAGGATGCGTTCAAGAATTGGATGTCAAGCGTCTATGAGATCGGTCGATACAATGGTATGCGGGTTAACGATGATGGCGTCCTTACTCCGCCGCAGTACCACGACAATAAAGCACGACTACTAACGTGGGCGATACTTTGGCCGTGGAACGTTTTGTGGGTTTGCGTCCGCAAGCCCATCATCTGGATTTTCGAGGAACTGCTCAACCTGCAAATCCTGAAGCGCATTTCGCAGGCAATGTCGAACTGGATGTTCAAGGATTTCAACAAGTAATGGACGATTTGCCAAAGCGCGTCCTGTACCTAGACGATGAAAGATCTGATATGGAAAACGTCATAAATCTTAATGAATCATTTGGCAACATTTATGCCGGTAAGATCGAGATAATCGTCAAGGACAGGCATGGGCGAGTGCTTGAGCATATGTGCGATCACAACATCGTCAAGATCGGGGCCAAAGAGATACTGGCGCACCGTTTGCCTTACGAGAAGATCTGGGACCCGAATGCAAGCAGCGGAGCCGGTGCTTGGGTAGCTAGCGGACTCAATGCTGCTGATTACGCACCGAAGTATATTATTTTTGGTGCTTCGTTCGATCCTGTTACTCTCGCTGCGCTCGACACGATGGACCCGCGATATTATACAACAGACCCGATTACGGGTCTGACGGTGCCGATCACTCTCGGTGTTGGTGCTGAATATGAGGGTGGCCTCATCAACGCCATTCCACTTTCCGACCCAGGAAGGCCATTGAAGAGGGTCGAACAGATTTATTACCAGGCGACATATCAGCCTGCTGGAACGCCGTTAATGCAAGATGATGTTCGTGCGATGAACAACATTGTCGTATTCGAGACAACTCTTACTAAGGATGAGTACAACGGATTCGGTCTGACCGATACCGACTATTTCACCATAACCGAAGTTGCATTGGCTGGCGGTAAAGAGCTAGGTAATGACGATGTGGGCCAGTGCGAATGCGACCCGAAAACTCTATTCTTACAGGGTAAACCTGATGGGACACCTATAACTGTTAATGCTAGCGGCACCTCGACAGTTTCTATTGCCGTTCAAGATTTACCGTATTCCGATGTCGTTAATGTTGGCGACCAGATCAAGTTGGTTGCAGCTAATGGCTCGGTGCTATCGCAAATCAACGACCACTATTTGGTGACATCCAAATTGATCGGTGGCAGTGATATTGGGTTAGACCGAACACCAGTTGATCAAAACGGTGACCCAATTATCGGCACAATAGGGATGTTTAGAGACTCGCTACGAATCTTCTCTCATCGCATCCTAAAGACGCCATTCAAGAAGTCCACAGATTTCATGATCGTCGTGCGTTGGTCGATCATAATGAACTGATCGACAAAAGTGATCTTGCAAGCGGAGGCATGTTGTGTTTTAATATGCATTACAAGATCCGCCACTGGCTGCATCGACGACTTTCGTCGGTCTGGCTGCTCTTTCATTCATGGAGGGACCTGATGAAGAAGGAGATGCAACGAGAGCCTGCTCAAAGTAATTGCAAAACCTATAAAAATCTCATCCAATCAATTCCTGCTAGCATCCGCTTTGTTTCCGGTCGCGATTTCCGACAAATTACAACAATAGAACGCGACAGCTTCAAATATCCCTGGACTACTAAAGATCTTCATTCTAAGCTGTGCGAAGATCACGTCGTTTGCTACGTCGTCGAGCATAATGGATTTATTGTGGCGTATGCCATAATTCAATATTACAAAGACCACATTGAATTATGTAATCTGGCTGTCGATAGTCATTATCGCCGACGCAAAATAGCTTCTCTCATTATCAATATGCTCAAGATCAAGGCGTATCTTGAGGCTAAGGAATATATCTCGGCGTACGTAAGCGAATATAATCTAGAGGCCCAGCTATTCCTCGGTAATAAAGATAATGGATTTGTCGCCAAGGAGGTGTTACGAGATTTTTATTCTGATGGGCATAGCGCATATTATATGGAATTTAGCCTTGTTTAGACAAATATAAAATTGTCCGGTGAGTGTCCATTTAACATAAGGAATCTGACCTATGCCAGCCGTTAGCAAAGCGCAGCAAAATTTCATGGGTATGGTCCACAAGCATAAGGAAGAGGGCGGAAAGGCATCGCCAGCAGTCAAGAAAGCCGCCAAGAGCATGACGGACAAAGCGGCCAAGGACTTTGCTTCGACGAAAACGAAGGGCCTTCCGAAGCACGTCAAGAAAGAGTCCTTTGACCAGAAGCTGACAACCGCCCTATTTAGCTAATCATGGCGGAAGATTATTGTCAGATAGTACGTGACGAATTTCAATTGCTTGACAAGCGTAATCCGGACCAGTTGAGCAATTTCTTTATCCGCTATAGATTCTTCAGCACAGACGACCTTGCGCAGGTTTTGTCTGTAAGTGGCAGATATATCAGAAAGATGAAGAATAGAACTGATATTAAGCGTACTACCTATAAACGTCAGATTACCAAGACTATCAAGACACTACCTGATATTAAGCTAGAACCCGGTTGGGATTGTGCTGAATGGTGGCGGCATTATTATCGGATATATGGCGTTCGGATGCTATCAAAAATCACTCACTTTAGCATACCGACCGTATGGCGGAAGTTGCATAAGCATAACATCCCTATACATCCAAAAGGAAAAAGGCTTTCTGCTAATCCGTGTTGTAATTATGAATGGCTGAATGAGCATTATGTCGAAAAGCATTGGACCATTCCGAATTGTGCAAAAGCCGCTGGTGTATCAAACGACAGCATCACGACTTGGCTAAATCGCTTCAAAATCCAGGTAAGAACGAGAAATGCACCGAAGGTGGGCTTACCCTGGGATAGTACCGCTGTGGGTGAAACTCCTTGCGTCACAGTTGGATCAGAGTGACATAGTTAAGATTGTATATGTAGAACAAACTCTTGTTCAAGCTGTCTACAAGACAGGTATACGCGAGACCTATAATTTCAAGATAAAGAGACGTAAGAAAAAGAGACCAGACAATCATTACAACGTCTCACCAAGGTCAGCGGCGATACGGCATGAGATTCCAATATTTAAGGAATTCCGCCATGATCCGTTAGATGATTCACCCACTTATCATTGGTGTATCAACCGCAATCACTTCAATGAATCGACGCTGTTGGAACGACGCATAGCGTTCCACCATTTGCTGCGTGAGATACTAAATACGAAGCCTGACCCAGACTGGTATCCTGATGAGATTCTAGAAGAAGATTGGAAACGCATCTTAGAATATCCGTCTGAGAAGTATATGCGAAACGGTGCGTTGACGTGTTTTCCATACGGCAGATCCCCGCACTTCCATTTCAGAATACTTGAACATTTCTTCAATCCTGGCGGGAATCATCTTAGCCGTACGCTATGTTTGGCATTAAGGCTCGTCTGCCGCAGGAAGAAATTACATATAAATTCATCAAATGTTCGGAAGGTCGCTAGATGGTATAGCAGACGAAGAATAATAAGTCCTCTTCTATATTGTGCCTTATTTAAGGCGCTGAAAATCACTGGGCCTGTCGGCGACTTGCATCCCGGTCACGGTGCAAAAGCTCTTGCTTGTGCTATAATGGGGTTGCCATATTATACGGTGAGAGATGAGCGATTCCAGAAAGCACTTGATTTAGGGTTATCTAGTTTAACACGAGCTGATTTCGGTTGGCTAGAAGGCCAACAGGTTGATCTTCTTATATCTGACGACAATTTCAACAGTTTTCAGATGCCGACAGGCGACATATTAAACCAAGCTCGTAAGATGCTTTGTTATGTCCCGAAGGATGAGAGACGAGCATTAGTAGAGCAGTATAATCCTAGCACCACTTTACAACTATTCAACGATTCACAAGATAAGATGCTTCGAAATCCTAATTATCTGTTCTTGTGGTAGGTACCAGTATGAAGATATTAACTCTACACATGACTTATTTCAGGCTTCCAGACGATTTTTCTGGTAGTATATCAGATGCACTCAGAGCCATGGCGGACTACCGCGATAGTGTAGCTAGCACTTCGAAGCACAAACCAATGTTACCGCTACATACTCCATTATCTGAAGCGTTTGGTCTGATGTTTGATGAATTCATCGATGAGACACAGAATGGCAAGCGATTGGTTGGCATGATCCAACTCAATGACTTCGATCCGAAGGTGAAAGTTGCAGACCTGTAATTCTACAAAAATACTTTATACAGTCGCCCCGGCTGGTGAGGCCGTTTGAATGTATAATTATCGCAAGAGTGAGTCACTATGATACCAGCCACAGGATCAATATTTTTCCGAGATGACTATGGCACGTTGTATTGGACTGAGTGGGAGACACTAAATGTAGACGGCATCAACATAGTGGATTATACCACTATTACGAAGATGCCGTACGTTTGGGGCGATATGCGAACCTACGATATTAGGTTCGTCGTCAACAATTCTTCGGCCACCGTTCGTGTGCAGGCTCCGAATGCTGATGCAGCCGAACAGATCATCTATGCCAGATATTATTGTTTCCAGGTCGTAATAATGTCGGTCACTGAAGTCGATATGGGAATCGACTACGGTAGGATCGATATGGACACGAAAAATGTCTATCGACGCGGTATCTGTACGGTAGAACGGCAAATTATCGAACCAAGTGCACTTGGATATATCGGATACATAATCGCTGAGAACAATTCGCAATCTAAGTGCTATTTCAAGACAAGTTTTAATTGCAGTATCGCGCCGACAGATCGGTTCAGATATCACATGGACAACGCTGTATCTGGCAATGAATCTTCGCCAGTCTTAGTTGGTCCGAGATTTACATGTCCAGGTGATTCCGATTTTGCATGCGTTTTCCAATGGGTGCTGCCTGATGGTAGCCTGCGGCCAGTTTGTGATAAAGAATCATTCTGGTTTGTTGATGTGTGGGGTCCAGACACTCTAATTTTATTGTCGCCAGCACCGTGCTTATCGCCATCGCTTTCACCATCGATGTCGCCCTCGCTTAGTCCGTCGCTATCGCTATCACCATCTGCTAGCTTGTCGTTATCGTTGAGTCCGTCATTGTCGAGATCTTTAAGCCCATCGGTTTCGAGGTCTCCAAGTCCATCACTCTCGCTGTCACCATCAACTTCTAGATCACCGTCGTTATCAATTTCGCCATCTCTATCAGTATCGCTTTCGCCATCAACCTCTAGATCGTTATCACCTTCAGCGTCAGTATCCGCATGGCGGTCCTTCTCAGTGTCGCCATCAATGCTGTCGCCGTCGCTTTCGCCGTCGCCTTCACTCAGTAGGTCACCATCTGTAAGTTTGTCACCTTCAACCTCGTTATCTGTTTCGCCCTCGCCATCGGTATCACCATCGATCAGCTTATCGCCATCAGCTTCTAAGTCGTTGTCGCCTTCGATATCCATATCTCCATCAACAAGTATATCATTTTCACCATCAACTTCATTATCGCCATCTACTAGTATATCGCAGTCACCCAGTACGTCGTTTTCACCATCTCCGTCGTTATCACCGTCTAGAAGTGTTTCACCGTCGCCATCTACATCGACATCACCGGAGCCGTCCCCAGATCCAACATCGCATGACTATGAAGACCCGCGTGTCGCATCTTCAAATGATGGAAGATTTGCAATCACTTGGATGGATATGACAAGCTCGTCAAATCCGATAGTTATGGCACAAGCTTTTAGTGCTGCCGGAACGCCAGTCTCAGTGCAGTTTGTTGTCCCGAGTTATGGTAATCCATTAAGTAAGAATCCTGCTATTGTTATGGCCGATGACGGCTCATTCTTTGTAGTAGTTTGGGTCGGTCCTGATAACGACTTCACGGGATGGAATGTTTGCGGTCGCATGTATACTGCTAATGGTATTCCGATGGGCGACCAGTTCCGTATTAGTGCTTTAGCGGATGCCGCGTGTTATACGCCATCTGTTGGTATTCGGCGTTATACTAGAGACTTTGTTGTTGTATGGTCCGAATACTACAACATCAGCACAAATAACCCAGGTGTGCGCGTTTACGGGCAGCGTTTTAATTCTAGTGCCACAAAACAAGGTGGACAGTTCCAAATCTCACCGAACACCGGTGCCGACAGCAGCTATGGTTGGTTCCATAAATACCATCCAGATGTCGATGTTGCCGATAATGGCGATTTTGTCGTTGTTTGGGATGACGATTGGCGATCTGGCCAGAGCACGTTCTTGATTTATGGTATTCGCTTCAACGCTTCTGGTAGTCAGCTTGGGAATGAGTTCCAAATCTGCCAAAATCCGTCTATGATGGACAGCGATGACTATATGATGCCGAGAGTGTCGGTTGCTGCTGATGGAAGGTTTGTAGTCGCATGGCATAAATATCAGGACGCTAGTGGATTCGGTGTTTATGCTCGATGTTTTAATGCTGGTGGTGGTGCAACGACAAATGAATTCATAGTAAACCAACATCAAACAAGCTATCAGTATTATCCGGATGTTGGATGCGATAGAGCTGGTAACTTTACAATCGCATGGCATAGCTACAATAATCCCGATGATCCCATTACGACAGATTATGGTATTATTGCACGTCAGTTTAATGCTGCTGGCGGTGCGACGACAGATGAATATTGTGTTAACAACCCATATCTATCACATCGCGGCATTGGACATCAATATAACCCTGCTGTCGACCGCAAGTGCGGTAGTGGCCGATGGGTCACAGCTTGGTGGGGCTATCGAGGTGGAGCACCCTCTGGTGGCATATTAGGAATATGGCATGCGGAGAATGCAGGCAACCCATTACCAGCAGTCACATGGGCATTGTCGGCTCCTACCTCAGGCACATACGGACAGGGTACATTAATCACTGGCGATTGGACTGGTAAGCACTGGAAGTCTGCTGGTTTTTATGAACCTACTACGTCCAGCTTCTTTTTAAGAAATTCGAATACATCAGGTAGAGCCGATATAGGTCTCAGTTATGGTCCTGGCAATTGGAAACCGATAGCTGGCGATTGGACGAATAAGGGCTATGATAGCATCGGCTTGTATAATCCTGCAAATGCTACGTTTTATCTAAGAAATTCGAACACAAGCGGTGTTGCTGATACTTCGTTCGGATATGGTGGTGCTGGAAATAACTGGACGCCGATAGCTGGTGATTGGACAAATAAAGGTTACGACAGCATCGGCTTGTATAATCCTGCAACTTCAACTTGGTATCTGCGAAATTCGAACACGGGCGGCGTAGCCGATATCACGTTCATTTTTGGTACACCTAATGTTGGCTGGCTACCGATCATAGGAGATTGGAACGGCGATGGTGTCGATACAGTCGGCTTATACGATCCAGCGACATCAACGTTTCACTTGCGGAATTCGAATTCTGCTGGTGGTGACGACATAACGTTTGTGTTCGGTACGCCGAGTTCTTGGAAGCCTGTTGCTGGTGACTGGAATGAGAAGGGCTACGATAGCGTCGGCTTATATGATTATTCTACTGCGACATTCCACTTACGGAATTCAAACTCCGCTGGTAGCGACGACATAAGTTATCTTTACAGATGTGCAATACGAATTGCCTGGGACGGGTACGGCATGCAGAATGGTTATACTGTATGCTTGGGAGTTGCACCGGGCACAGACTTCACCAATGTCAGATGGGTTTCAATTGGTGCTATCCCTGCAATTAATGGTGGAGATATGTGGTATTGGGATAGGTGTGATACTAATGGTACGCCTATCCCGGCGGGGACCTGGTATGTTTGTGGATATGTATGGGACGGGGCCAACCCGCATTATAACCACGCTAGCACGTCGTTCGTTATCAGCTAAAGTACTCGCACTCCGCGATGTAGAATCATCACAAAGGTGGCTGGCTTATCGACAGCTATCGGTTTTTGCCACTCTTGAACTGTGATGTTCGCTTTCGGGTTGATATTAACCTGAAATCTGAAGGCTTCCTTCATCTGCTCGACGGTGCCTCTCTTGACTTCTTCACCATTGATGAGTAGCCGCGCTCGTTGTGATTCATCGGGATTCACATAATGGGCTTTCGCTAAGAACTCATTAGCCGTTAGAGCGTCGGCCAAGACTTTCTCTACTAGCTTACCTTCGCTCTCCGAAGCGATTGGAATGACGAGGTTTATCGGGAACTGAGGAATTACTGTTGCGATGATGTCACCTCGTTTGTGTTGTGCGATTACATTTTTAGATACGACTACTACAGGCTAGGAATAAAATACGCATCTACGTATTTTAAAAGGTTCACGTAGAATATAACCATCTCCCTAATTGGAGTTCAAACATGGACAAATGCAAGTGCAGCTGTGCTGTTCCGCCAGCGGTGAAGGATGAAGAGCAGAAGATTGAAGTGCCGCAGGTTTCTCCGGAGGTGCTGGCTCGGTCGAAGGAAGTCGACGACATGAGCACGCCGATCAGAACCATTATGTATGTCGAAGTCGGCAATCTCCCGCCAAACGAAGTCCGTGATATCGTTGCTTCTTTGACGGCGACTCTCCACCCCGGCCATCCACACTTCGTCGTGCCGCTTCGCAACGGCAAGATGAACACAGACCTCGACTTCGAGGCTGAAGTCCTAGAGTTTGTCAACGCGATCTGCGAAATCACCGATGATGGTGGCAGCGGTGCGAAGATCGTATTGAAGGACGGCTGCCACAACGTTGATGTGATCAGAGTCAGGATCTGACGATGATCGAGGCGTCGGTATCGATTGAAGACCTGAAAAGCCTTAAATCGATACATAATATCGATGCCGCGAAGGTCTTAGCTAGTACGATAGTCGACGAGATAGCTTGCGCATTAAAAGAGCCGGGTCAGCAATCCACTAACCCGGCTCTGTTTATCTTGTACTTGCGCGACTAGACGCCTGGTTCGAACGTGCAGGCGAGAACGGCTTTGTCGATCATCGCGGTCAGAGCCGTCAGCATCGTCTCGATGTTGGTCGGCAATGTCGCCAATGGTGTCGTTGTGGAATGGTTGACGATGGCACCGTTCTCGTAAGTCACCGAGATTGGCACTGTCGTGTTGTCGTCCAATGTGAATGTCAGATTCAGGTGAATCACGACATCGTTGATGATTCTCGCGTCAGCGGGCGGCGTACTCATCCAGGAGAATCCTTCTGACAGCCCGACGCCTGCGATGAGGTTGGCTAACGGGTAGTACCATGCCAGATTGTACATCTCGCCGGTAGCAATCTTGCTGCCGTCCTCATCAACGCTCCAGAGTAGATCGTTGACTAGATCGCGGGACTCAATCTGGCAATGGAAGTTGCCAACGTCGTTGTTGGAGTAAGCAATTACTCCAGAAAGAAAGCCAACTACACTATTAGCCGCTGCCATATGATGTTCCTCCAATACTATAAATTTGCCTGTGCCTAGGGGTTAATAATATTCAACTCGCCTGTTGACGAGTTGAATATCAACCACAACTGATCCAAGAAGGTTCCGTCTAGGATGGTTTTTGTGTGTGTCTCGCTCAACTCACCATTCTGGTAGATTCGGAACGTAAAATCGGCATTACTACCGGTAGTACCAAGCCAAGTGCCATAACCATGTATTCCCTTCGTGCTGCCGGTCAGTTCCGATATGAGTCCAGAGTTTATTGTTCCTGTCTCAGAAAAATTACCTGGTTGGTTGTTTGTGTTGAGGGGATCAAATCGAACCCATTGGTCGAACTCGTCATAAACTGCAATGACTCCAGCGACAACAGGCTGTCCGGTATTATATGGGCTGTTGAAATCTGCTCTGACACCAGCACCAATACCAGGGTCGAGATCTCCCCACTGTCCCTCTAGTTCGCATGTCCAAATTGGAGGCTCTGGTGATGGCGACGGTGACGGATAAATGGTAACTGTACCATCTGTCGTATTGATCATCGCCCATGTGGTATCATTCGTGGAGTCGCGGGTCGTAGTATAGGTGCCGATGGAGATGCCATTTTTCTTGATATTCAGGTCAAGCTGTACCGACAATCTACCATAACCGCTCTCATCAACATAGACCGAGGGGCTGATGTAAAAGATGTTGGCGTTTGTATTAGCACTTAGGTTAGCCGTAATATTCCATGTCGTTGTGCCTTCATTCCAGATAATTGTTCCAGCCTCTGGTACTGACACGAATTGAATCCACGGCGGTTCCTCAAGCATTTGCATGTAATAAAACTGTCTCCCGCCCTGTTCATCTAATGAGAATGCTTCTATCCACTGCGCGTCTCCTTGATATGACCAAAATAGCGATGGATCATAAATGAAAGGATCAACGCTCCATTGCAACCCGAAATTAAGTGCCATATATCGGCTTGTTTCTGGATCAGGCTGCGTTCCAGATGGTGTTGCTGCAACCGTTAGCTCTGCAGTGTACTCATCAGTCACAGGAGATGGTTCTATGGAAGATGAAGGTTCAGGTGATGGCTCTGGAGAGGTGGAAGCTGAAGCTGAAGGTTCAGGCGATTCAGAAGGCGAAGGCGATAGGCTTAATGATGCAGACGGTGATAACGAGGTCGATGGCGACGGGCTAAGAGACAGCGACGGAGATAAACTCGGCGACGGAGATGGTGACGGCGATGTCGTCATGAGCGTGACTTCTGTCGTTTCACGAGCACCCATAACTTCACTATCAGCAGTCAGAATTATAGTTCGACCATAATCTGTTCCTGGGCCGACGTCGATATCTAGTGCGACTACCGATCCCCAAGCACCATTTATGAACATGTAAGGTGATTCAACAGAATCAATATAAGACTCCTGGCCAGCAAAGCGTAGCTGGCATAGGTATCCATCGATCGTCGCTGACCATGTAATTCGTGCAGTGCTAGGCGGTGCAGGTGTCTGATAAGCAGAGGTGCTATGCAGAAAAGCCGATGCAACTAGAGTGCTGCCTGGATTTAATAGCTCTGGTGCTTCGACTGCTAGAGTGTAAATCGGGACCGGAGGCACCAGATAGTCTGGTGTATATCCGGGGCTGTCAATCGCCACAGCAGTACCATACTGACATGACAATGAGCCGAGACAAAGCTCGAACATGTTTATTTGTCGTTGGAAGGTCTGACCATCGGGGTACTCATCCCAAACGAGCTGGCCGTCAAAAGCGAGATCAGAGACACCGATCTTCTCTTCGGCATACAGCATCGTATCTATTGTTATTTTATCAGGATTGAAGTCATAGCCGTATCTCGTTTCGCCATCTGAGAAGGTAAATGGCAAAGCATCGTCTTGATAGTCGTGTATCGGGCAGAGTAGAACATCGGTCCCGGCTGTTGGTGATGTACCGCCGTCGCATAGCAGAGCTGCACATCCACAATCTGTTCTATATCCATTTGTATAAAGTATGCCGCTGATAAAGAAGAATAACACATCTGTGCCTGTTGGCATAGATCTATCGATTTCTAGTTCATTGAATAATTCTGTAAACGTACCATTTCTATCGAAATCATCCGGCACGTAAGGCTGGTAGCCGTGTGCAGCAGGATAACCATCAATATAATCAATGTAATACGGTGACGTTCCTTGACATCTCGCTGCTGTTGAGAACAGCGGCGTTGTCATGGCGTTTATCACATTATCAGCCGTGCAAGAGCTGATGTTAACCACTACATCATCTGTGTCGCACTCGCTGAACACTAAATCAGCCGAGTCAAGAACCGTCTTATACACTTTGACGGTAACGTAACTCTCAGTAGCCTCTATAATCTTAGCAGATAAAGAATAAATGCTGTCAGGTAGGTTTTTAAGCTCGATACCGATTGTGATTGTTGGCAACCGGCTAAAAGTGTAGCCATATGACCATCTGACGCCACCGACAACGTAATCTTTCGCTATGGAGATTATTGATCTCGATGGCGGCAACATCGTCTCTAGCGTGATGGCTGGGTTGCCAGTCGATTGAGTAGAATAAATCGAATGTATAACATCGCTGTCGTCGAATCTCTTATTTGTGCCGAGGATATGTGAACCGAAGCTTGGAATATCTGGTTGCAATCCATTCGCGACAATAACAAACGGAGCGTAGTCGAATACCAGATATTGGTCGCCAGATGTTGCCGTCTCAAGCTTCGCGTGTAGATAAGTCGGCTGTCTACATGCTTGGTCATATGGTCCGCAATTTGTGCTGTATTGATCGTCCCAAGGCTTCGCTACCCATTTTGGATGTGTGAAGTCGGATTCGAGCTTGTTGATTGTTGCGAATCTAGTGCCAGGAAAATGCATCAGCGGTACTTGGATACCAAGACTACGCCTCTGCAATGCGAGCATGTTCTTTTCACCACAAGCTCCATCCGTTAAATAGGGCCGGTTAGTAAAATGGACATTCTCGCCATCGACGGTATCGTATCCTCGCAACAGTCGTCCTAAGAAGTTATTGTTGGTCGAAGGCAGATTCTCGTTGTATGATTGTTTTAATGCCGGACCCTGCACTGAATTCGTCAGTTCAGATGTGGCCTGGAATGAATAATAGACGCCATCCCCAAAGTTTATCTTACAGATAGTAGCCTGGTATTGCTCCGTGCTAACCATCGTCATTCTGCGAAGTATTTCGTCTTCAACGCGACCTTTATAGCAGTAGTCAGATATACCATCAAGCTTACAGAATCGATTGGGAAATACCGAGAATTCTTTCGTGAATGGCCCATATTCAGAAGCATCGTTATTCGTCGAAGCATCAGCACCGGTCGGATAGAAGCTGCCATGAATGATATTGTCGATAGGAGACAAATCAGTTGTTGATTGACTTGCTATGCTTGGCGTATTCGATATCGGGGTTGGATCATATACAATGCTTTCGTTTTCGGTATTCTGACCCGGTACAAGTCTATCTTGACCGCGATAGGTGAATTTGCAGCAAGGATTATCAATGTCATCTACACACGGCTTAGATGGATCACCCCATGCACAACTATCTGCCGGTGGTGTAGGCGGTAGCTTCTCATCACCAATCTGTGTGACGATTCTCTCAATGCAAGTCGGGTTGGGAGAATCGATAGTTGCTGGCTTTTCCAGATAGCGATTAACGTCAACCCATGCTTGAAATTCTTCCGGAAGATTCGCCAGTATTCTCTTACGTAGCGCAATATCTTCTGGCTTATATCCGAGATCACTTGGATCAACTGAGCATTCGCCAGTTGGAATTTCTGGTAAAATGGCCGGTGGCACCTGTAACTTACCGGCATCGATATCCCAGCGTTGCTCTAGATCACCACCGACACAGAACGGAGTGACTTGATATGTCTCATCTAGATTGGAATGATAGATAAGAGTGTTCAATAATGAATGGAATGCTTTGATCTTGAACAGATAATCGATCAAGAACTCAAGTATATCACCACCAATCTGCTCGCCATTTTGTGTCAGCAATTGTATGTCAAAACGGTTGCTATATAAGTCTTTAATACTATCAGGAACAATCAACTCTTCGCGGCTATACGTAGCGAAGGCATATAATAGAAGCTCACTATCCGCAGCGTGTGGCCCTTTCTGACCGTACTTGTCGTCAAATTGAATCGAACCGTTAAATGTGAGATGTAGCAGGTTGGCATTTCTATCAATTCTGACACCGTTCGACACAAACGGTGGCTGGTCGCCGGTAGATCGATCGTCACCATTACCAACCGTAGCCGATCGATCAATCACAACCCTGGACCAGCTTACAACACCAGCAGTCTCGTCATTCAGCAGCGTCGTCGTTCTGCATACCTTCGGGATGCGCGTATATAACAAGCTTTGAGCGATGTTTTGGAACGGTACTGAAACCGTAATGAGAGAATCGCTAAGGACTGCCGTAACTGTCCTTTCAGTTTCACCATTGACGATAACCGTGTCGCCAATCTCGAAGTCAGTTAAGAATAAGGTGCTGCTGTTGCCATACAGATTCGTGTTTTCGTTGGTAGAGACGGTACCTCGACCCGGTATTTTCCAGCTACCGGGATCATTATTACAATTCGCTGCGGCTGTCCCGATGCTGCACGAAATCTCTTCTAGGCGTTTGTATGCCCTACTGACATAAGCATAGGTCGTCCATTGGCTATCTGATCCAGTATTGCTTGTGTCGTTTTGGAACGGTATCGTAACAGTCAAATGATGGTTATCTAAAATAGTGGCTACGATTCTGGTAGTTTCGTTCGCCACCGATACCGTATCGCCTACTACGAAATCATTCGTGAATTGTGTGTCTGAATCGCCGAAAAGATCGATAGTCTGGTTTGTAGAGACTTGACCAGAGCCTATGATGTTCTTCTGCACCAGGTACGCATCTAATGTGATATCGCCTTCTTGAACCGTGTTGACGATACCTTGAACTTCATCAGTGAATGTTGGTCGATATAAGAGCGGAATGGTTAATTCACCGAAACCGCTTGTGTTATAGCCGACAAGCACAGGCTCAATCTGGCAACTCTCTTCTATCTTAATCTCTTGGTTGGCGTAGGCTGATGGCAGCTTTTCCCCAGGACGTATTAGTCTCTTGCCGTCCTTAGACCAGTATAGCTTGTTGACATAGACGATATAACCGAACAACTCAAAGAGATCGTAGATGGCGTTCCGTGAGCCCTTTAACTGTTGCAATCTTACAACATTGCGTAGCATCGTCTTACGCAGACGATAAAGGCTCTGTGGGAAGTATGGTAGATCAAGGCCAAGCAGGAAGCTAAGATATGGAACGAATTGCGGTGTTATCCAATCGACCCAGTTGACGCTACCAAGCAAATACTGTTCGTCGAAAATGTCTTGTAGAATGTCGGTGAAAGGGCGATAGAATTCGATTGTCGTATCTATGCTCTTCTGGTCGCTGGTCATGTAAGGAGCAGGAGTCAGATTAACCGTCTCCTGCATGACCTGACCGGGGTGATTCATTCTGAACCGCTTGACCGACGTGGCTTTTCTGGTCGGATCAATGCAATTTAGCTGCCCTGGTGTTGATCTGCTCTCGACTCTAGCATAGTACTGTGCTTGATAAGTGATATTATACCAATCTGGTGGCAGTTGTTCGGTATCGATCTTGATATCGCTGAGATCGTAGTAGTTAGCAGTCGGGTAATATCTGATCAGACCACAGCATCCTGACGCGGTAGTGTATTGCATCAAGTCGCCACCGACAGCCTCTGAATAATCAATCGGCTGTAGTGTCTCTAGAATAGCGGTTTCTATAGTACAATCGGCGTACAGATAAGGATTGGAGTCATTCTGATATTGGTTGCCAGTAGCTACAATCCTGAAGAATTGTTGTGAATCTGGATGGATCATTCTGTCGATGAGTTCATTCATCGACACATTCTTCGCGAATAGCTCGTGATCGGGCGACATCAGCCCTATCGGTATCTGCCCAGCAACCAATGCCTTATGTGGTACGTCTTCTATGACGATTCTTACCGCAGCACCACTGCAGAATTCGTTGCATGTGGTCGTTTTGACACCCATACAATCGCATTCTACTCCGCCACCACAATCGCAGTTCTGGACGATAATGCTAGAATTATCTATAGGCAATCCCGCGATATCTCTGCGATCAGTCTCCATCAAAATCATCGGGAGTCCGAAGGGTCGATACGCGGTGCGATTATTGTTGACTGGCAGCAGAACCCATGTGGGAATGTGCGGGTTTGTTTGCATAGTACTCATTCTTCCTTCATCGTATCTACCAACCACTTATCTTTCATAGGCAAACATATAACGAACAAACGCATAGAGATCTCATGTATACTACCAGAATTGCCTCAACAATTTCAGAACAGATAGGCGAACAGCCACAAGAATTGTTCGACAGATATTTAGAATCTGTCGAAGCCATAACGTTCGAGGAATTCCAAGGCTATTGCTCTATGAAAGGAATTACGATCACGGAAGATATGTTCGTTGATCTTTTAGCGAACAACCGCGAATACCTTTTCACAGAGAGCGAAGAAGGTTGGCTACCGACCAAACTGGACGAGCTAGGATTATAAGTCTGAGGAGCAAGCTGGCTCGGGAATGCACTTGCTATAGAGCATCTTTTGAAGGTCGCCATCTGGAGTTATGTCTATCCAGAACTGATATATTACAATCGGGCGATTATCAACGATGAACTTCATCTGCTCTTCGCGTGTCTTGCACGAATAGACTTCCGCTTTGCTTGTTGTGTAGGTCACAGTGATATCCTCGCCATTTACTCTTATCATGACTTATAGAATACTTAAATCATTCATCCAGTATAGCGCTTCTGCGGCGCTGTGATTGAATGTTAGTATCTACCAAGTCAGTGACTCGTGTCTCCCATGCGTGAACTATTGAATCTATAGCAGCTTTATGCTTCACATCGGCGACATTAGCGATGCACTTGAATATCCACATCGGCCATTCGCCTTTACGATATATATGGTAATACTTGGCAACTACATTGCCATCGTAATCTGTAATATATAATTCACTCGATGTCGGGATATACCAGACTTTCGCCCATACATTGTATTTGTCGAATTTGATCGTCTGTGGGTCGAGCATAATTAATCCAAATTGATAACACGTTCGACATCCACCGGCGTAGGTGTTAATTCTGGCTTCGAATCAGGATCGATTATGTGCCGATATTTTGTACGCAGCTTCTTAATCGTCTCTGGATCTGGACGCCATCTCGGCTCTTGTTGCGGTGGCGGTTGTGCCTTAAGCCATTCGGAATAGCCCTCTAGAATTTGGGCATTCCTGTGTTGCTGACTTCTAGCCTGCTTTAAGACGAGCAAGACGGCTAGTGGAACAATACCAGCGACAACCCACAGAAAAATCATATCTCAATCCTTTGAGTGACTATCGCATCTTTGCCAAGTCAGAGCGGTCCAATTTCAAACCGAACGTTATTAGGGCTTCTCTGGCGTCGAACCATTCCTTGATCTTAGTTTGACATTCTGGGTGAGTGCCGCTGATCTTGCTAGATATCCAACAATGGCTGCACCCAGGATCGGCTCTTGCGGCCATGAATCTGGTGAATTCATCTGGCATTGCATCACTTTCGACCAAGCTGAATAAGGTACGATCCATCTTGCCTACTTCAACCATCATTTCACCAGATACTTTACCCTTGGCGTATTCGTGTATCAACGCCCAGTCGTAGATTGTCCGCTGCTGTTCTGGTGTCATTTCTTATTCTTGCATGGGCAATCTGGATCGTGCATTAGCTGTGTCCCGGATAATTCTGGGCCTGAACGTCCGAGGGTCCACTCCATAATCATATATCGATGGCCCTCGAAGTCAAATGACGATTGTTTCACAAGCGTCGTATTGACTTCGACTCGGGCTGCTTGTTTGTGTGGGTTGAGAATGAAATAGCCGAATATCGCTATACCAGTCATAATCATAGTGCCAGCGATAATCGTAACGATTTGGGATGTTTTCATTTCTTATCAACAGCTTTCGCCAGTGCAGAGATACCATGCGAGATCTGGTTAGCCGCCTTCGCCAATTCGCTGATTTCGTGGCCAACAGAAAGAGTAGCGCAGACTTGAGCTAAAGCGATTCGTTCGGAAAGTGTAAGCGGCTCTTTCTTAGACTTCGCTCTATCCTTGACGATCTCACTAACTAGATTGCAGGCTTCTAGGCTGGCTTGACTCGGGAACATATGTACACCTATGGTAAATTGTAATGTTTCTTAACTCGCTCAACCAACTCCTTGTCAACTGTTTGTGGCTTGTCGAGTTTTTGTAATTCGTTGTCGTAATAATAAACAGCTACAATCAACGACGACCGCACAATTGTCCAAGACGCGATGAAGATCAAAAGGGCACAAATCAGTCGCCATCGCCATTTATTCATGGTTTGCCCAGCCTGATAGTTTGGCCTATGTGCTGGCCTGTCAATACATATCGCCAAGTTGTTTTGCACCAATGGCCCTCTTTAACCCACCATTGGTGTGGTAGTGCGTTCCAAAATCTTAGCAATAATCTCATTGCGATCCCTATTGAACAGCGTTGAACTACAACCGCAACCAAAAGCGGGGCAGTCATCTTTATGTCCGCAGTCTTCTACATGAGCAATGATCTCCGCATAGCGACCGCATAGATAAGTCCCATCTTGTTGCGCTTCTAGAAAAGTGCATTGATGTTTATCCTTATCCCATTCACCCCACGGGCATGGCCCTTGCTTACAGCAAAAACCACATCTCACACAGCCTCGCGATCTCATGTCGTCGCAGCGGGAGTCGATGGGAGTCGAACCCATAATCACGCCTCCGTGATACCTGAAAGCCCTAACTTATGCTGGGCTATGTGCCGCACGGGCCGTTGCGCTGACGGCTGGACCGGCACTTTGGTTTTCGGTTGACGTGTCGCACCTGCCGACCCCGGAAGGTTTATCGAACCAACGGTCATACATGCCGGAGAGAAATTCCTTCGAGAACACATATCCAGATCTATCGCCGATAACTGCATCGACGTTGCATCGTGGGCAGATAGCAGTATTCAAATTATCTGCCCACTTCTTGACCTCTGATGGTGCGAATATTTCTCCACAATAGAAACACCCGCAATTAGTGCTTCGAATAACTTCGCTGCGATTATTGACTGCGTGAATGTGTGCTTTTTCATAATCTGACTGGTCAGGGGCTTCAATCGGCTCGTCTTCATCGCCGTTCTCTTGTGCCTCTAAGACTGTCAGTTTCTTGATGTAATAATCATCAACGATATCAAGAGTCTTCAATCGCTCTGCAATCTCTTTTCGTTCTTTTCGAACTTCCTCCAATAACTCACGGACCATCGCAGCAGTGATCTTCGGAGGCTTTTCAGATCGTTCCATCGGTACCAGCTTGATAGTACCTATTTTGGGCGGTTTTTGTGCCTTCGGTGGTTTGAGCGTGTATTCTTTCAACCCACGCTCCTTGATGAGAGCTAACGTTGCGTTTCGAACTTCTTCTGATACTTTTCGAATATGCCGTGTGAATTGAGCGTTTACTCGACCGGCACCATTCATATACATCCCAACTAGCTTCTCGGCAGTCATACTATTGGACATGTTTGGCGACCTTAGCGTCTTTGATAGTGGTATCTGTAGATTGTAGCGCTTGTCGGCTTCGATGCCGACCATATTTCTTCATTCTGGAGTAGGACTTTCGATGTCCTTGATTAACCTTCTCTTCTCTACCAGATCGGCTCATATTAGTAAAACAACCATTTGAAGATATCGACGCTCCAGAAACCGACACTGGCGGCACATATTCCTATTATACTATTCCGGCCTATTGCACGCAATGGTATATTTCTCTTATAGGAAACGCGAACAAGCACCCATGCAAATTTGTCGAGAGAACAAGTATAATAACAAACACGAACTTGTATACTTGCCCCATATCACCACCCGTCGAAATCCGTTAGGTTGATAGTTTCACCGGTCAGGTTATTCTTGACCTCGGTAACGAGTCCGAGAGACGTTGGTGTGAACATATAGGTCAAAGCCCCACCAGAGCACCCATAATAAGCTTCTCCCTCATGCTCCACGCTTGTCCCCTTTTGTTGCTCGATGACTTTCTTGTCCTGCTCAGCGGACCAAGCTCTAAGTTGCTCCGCTTGTTTCGCATCTAATCCGAACATTATAAGTCAGCCTCCATGTCGTCGTCGAATTCGTTTATAGCATGATTGAGTCGCACCACGATGGTTTTGGCGATTTTTCTTGCATCAGCCAACGTAGTTTTTCGTTTTCCGGGTTTGCCGCCATATGCTTCTTGCTGCCCTGCTGGGCAGTGCCCGCGTTCAATCAGGCCATCGATTATTGGTTGCAACATATCACGACATGTTGCAACTTCATTTGAGAAATGGCCGCAAATCACCGCTCTTTCGCCAGCATCCAACTTTTTCATATTTCAATTCTGTGCAGTTCTGGTACTTCTCGTGCATAGTATTTGATGTTCCCTAACATACGGCACTGCTCACCGGCACAAATGCTACCGTGCCCCAGCAGATTCACAAAGAACCAGTTGAGGTCGCCATCGGGAATGGTCCACAATATCTCATTTACTTCCTCTATTGCACCACAAGGAATGATTTTCTTAGTCGTAGGTGCACCGTGGACGTAGGTGTGGCTATGAATCATGAAATTGATTCGTGGGAAGGTCTTATATAGAGCTAGTTGGATTGGCGTATCGACAGATGGTTTGTTACTACCGTAATAGCCAACACTTTTCGGGGTGTCCTCGACAGCCACAAAGCTGTTGATGCCTAGGCTACGTTTATCGATATTCCTTCTCGTAACGTAGATCTTGTCTTTGCTGCGAAATGATGAAAATCCAACCTCGCATCTGAACGATGCATTACCCAAGAATCTACTGGTTGGAGCGTGTATCAGCCTATGAAACTTCGCGGCATACATCCCAACCAATGCCATGAACTCGTCGGTAATTTCTTCATCCAAATTAGGAATTGGTGCTGCTTCGCCAACTTGCATACTTGGCTTTCTGGTGAATTCGCGAAGCTGTTTTAGCCTGCCCGAAATTGCCAGGGCCAACTGTTTGGGGTCGTGGGCTGACCTTATAAAACAGTTACCAAGTGGGTCGAGAAGATTGGCGTCCACGCCTTCTCTCTGTTTGATGAACTCTACTAACAGGTTGCTCTTCGTTTGCAATGCTCTGGCGATGAGTTCTAGACAGCTATACTTGTTCCCGTCGTTGCGTTTCGACGTTATCAGCATGCATGTTGGATTGATTTTCTTAATCTCTCTGACCAACTTCGGCTTATGGTTCGGAACGTCAGCGAACCATAAGATGGTGTTGAATTTGGTGAAGTCGATATTGGCCAAATCATCGAATTTGCCACCATTGAATACCTTATAGCTTTTGAATTGGCCATTAGCGAGCAAGTGGCTAATTAACGCATCGCCATAAGATGAAGGCCGACCACCAGCATCGCTGAAGGTTCCAACAACGAATAGAGCTTTCATTTTCATAGTTAGCAGGAGCCGAATTTGAACGAGTAAAAACTATCACCATCTGAATTCGGCTGGACACCCAATTCTTCAAGTCGTTTCAGGTCTTCTGGAGACACACCATCTGGCGAAACGGCAATCATGAGTTCGTCATGTGTGCAATTCGTCGGATACGACGGGTTGCCGTATTTTCGCAGGATCGTCAGAGCTTCAATCAAATCGTCCATTATAGCAGCTTCTCCTCAGTGATTTTGAACAAACCGTCGATGTGCAAGTTGCAGACATCGAACTCCTCATGCCCGAAATTCTCTTGCAAAAAATCAAACAAGCTGTCGTCATGATGATCTGCAGCCTTTATCTGCAGATCAACCAAGAACTCTCTTGCCTGCTTTTCATCACCGAATTTCTTGGTGAACGGTAGTGCTAGGTAATGATTACCGTCAGCGGCAGATTCCGAAACGCCAACTCGAATCCTGATTTCAAAATGGGTGTTCATGGTTGTATTGCGTCTTGAGGAAGCCCTTTTTCGTAGAGATCGAATGAGTCTAAATCACCGAACACACCATACTTCTTTCTCTGCAGCGCTCTTTGATAGACGAAAGACTTGTTCAGATGGACGCCGAGATACGCAACGCCACCCTCATCCCATGTCGGATCAATGACGCGATTTGAAGCATCGACACACCAGCCGTGATGAACCGGGAAGAGGGTATTAGCTGGCATGGCTATACCTTCGACGTAGATATAGCCCTTATTGCTCATGAGCCTGAATGCATTCATGAAGCACAATTTTGCTTTGCCACGCTTGATGTCTGCCGGTAGCGGGCTTACGACGTCAAATCTGCCGATCTTCGACACGATATCCTCGACACCGCGATATATCCAGTCGCTAGCGAACAGATCACGCTGTAGCTTCGCCATCTGTTCGACATATTGCTTCAAGTTTTCTTCGTGTTCAGTCATTTCAGCATCAACCAAATCGGACGACCGAATTTACTAGATGGCTTTCTCGGCTGCGACCACAACCGATAATGTTTCTCGCATGCTTTCTTTGCTGCGTTCATCGTCTTAAATAGCCGCTTTGGCGACACAAAATCCCACATTTCGCTATCGTTCGGCAAGACTATTCTGACCGAAGCTTGAAATCTTGGTAGTACCTCAACATCGTAGCATCTGTCTCGCCACACTATGCGATATTGTTCTTTGGACAGCCACACCTTATGGTGTTTCTGGCTCTGTCCCTTGATTCGTTTGCGTTTGAAATCCATTTATTAATTTCGGTGCCTTCCAGTTCGCACCCGGCTTCTCGCCGACCACTCTGTGTTGTTAGATTCGTGCCCGTTGTCTGGTTTCAATACGCCTTGCGGATCTTTTGCAATTATGCCTTCGAGCACAGGCTCACCACCAGTCTCAGTCGACCACCCAGCGGCTTTGTTGACGGCCTGGGTGAACTCCCAAATGCTGTTGAAGTCTTCGGAAACTCGCGGCAGAAAGATGTGTTCGCTGAGTCGGACGCCGAAATCGAACTCTTTGCCGTTGATTGTGACGATGAACGACTTGCCACCGGCTGCGACCGCTTTTTCGAGCAACCAATTGTAGCGTTCTTGGTAGGTCGAGCCGATCAGCCAATCACCTTCGCGAACCAGGATGTCCCAGATGACGAATAGGCCGGAGATATGCTTATTCTTGCCGTCGAGAAGGCCACCGTCGAGGTAGGACCAATTCGAGATATCAAGGCCAAGAACATCGCGGAAGACTGTCAATAGTTCTTCACGGAGTTCGGCGGTGAGTTTGAACGTCTTATGGGTGCTGTTGTGGCGGTTGAATATCTCGACACCACTGTTGCTTACAGCGATCTCGGTCCGCTTGTCGTTGTACTTGATCTGCCCGACCCACCCATACTGGGAGTACATCTGAACTTGGGAGAATGGGATAGCATCCTTCATCGGACGCGGCGGGTAGATGTATCTTTGAGCTATTTTCATGATTTCCTCTGATTTATTATAGCACGACGATCGATCTCTCTTAATTAACGATGAATACTCGTGATGCTATAATAAATCAGAGGAAATTATATGCAAGACATCTGGCCGAAATTCGTCGAATGTATTCAAGGGATGTCATTTGGCGTTAAATATTACAGGTACGATAACGCCACTTCCAAAGGTGTTCCGTTCGATACAAACAATAGGCAAGTTGTGTTGAGCGATAATCCACTGACCAGGATGCTTCAAGAGGGTAAGCCTTTTGAGACCCCACACCCGCGATGCCTTTGGAAGGTGCGGCTTGAGGAACCGCGATACAATAGGCCAAGGCAAAGGCCAGTTTGCGAACGATTCATCATGCTAGACTAGAGAGGCAACAATGAGAACGGTTTTGAAAAGAGGGCAACGAGTCGACATTTATCGTCCGGCTGTTATGGGCACTGTGGCTGAAATAGAGGGTGCTGCTACTCTCATTCAGTTAGTGCGGAAAAATCACACATCGATTCCGCCATTCGAGACTTGGACGGTCAAGTTCGACGATGATGAAGAGCCGGTGCAGCGAGATATACCAGTCAAGCTGCCTCAAATTGCTGGTATGGCATCAAGTCTTGCTAGGCTTCCAGAAAGCCGAAATCTTTTGGCATTCATGGCGGAGGCTGGCATATCGAACGACTGGGTTGATACTTCCGGCATCGCAGCTTACACAAGCGGTAAGGTCTTGAGCAACGAGGTCGGTGCCGTGGAACTGGCTGGCAGTAGGAAGATCAACGAAGAGATGCTCATACATCTTGAGCATGGCAAGACCAAGATCGTTCTCAACCTCAATACGCTGTTGGTGTTGGCGTCAAGCTACATACGCCAACAATTCAACATAGCAGCCGAAGCAGCAGAAAACAGAAATGAATTGCCAGATAGTGATTCCCGCTAGGATCGGTTCGACACGCTTAGAACGTAAGCTCTTACTGCGGGCAACCGGTAAACCTCTCATCCAACACACATGGGAAGCTGCTATCGGCTCCACTCGTGCATCAGGCGTTTGTGTAGCTACCGATAGTAAGGAAATCTTTGATGAGGTCGAGTCGTTTGGTGGTATAGCTGTTATAACTAGCTCGCTACCAAATAGCGGCACTGATAGGGTAGCAGAAGTCGCAAGGCGTATGACAAACGTCGACATCTTCGTCAATCTGCAAGGCGACGAGCCTGAGATATCGGCCAGGACCATCGATCTAGCTATCGAAATGTTGGCGAATCCATACATCAATATGAGCACGATAGCTACTCCGATTCGAGACAAGAAGCATCTTGATGATCCTGCTTGTGTCAAGGTGATATTCGATGTTATAGGCAAGACTGCGTACTATTTCAGCCGAAGTGCTATCCCTTATCCGCGATGCTGGGACGACGCCTACCTATCATTGCCTACCTTTTTCCAGCATATAGGCATCTATGCCTATCGACGAAGATTCCTATTACAAATGGCTGCTATGCCTCCAGGTAGATTAGAAACGATTGAGAAGCTGGAGCAACTTAGAGTCATAGAAGCTGGCTTGCCAATAGCTGTCGGTGTTGTAGATGAACCGACGTTCGGAATAGATACTCTCGAAGACTATTTAGAATTCGTGAGAAGGCAGAAGACTACTTAGGGCTGCCACGGATATTTCTGATCCGACCGCACGTTGGTCTGATATGCGGTTTTACCTACTTCAAGCTCGGCGGCAGTCAACTCGACCCATTCTTGTTTGCCGAACCTGTGGCCATTTCTGCCCATGCCGCTCGCCATTGACAGGCGATTCACGACACCGCCAGTCACTCCAACAAACTCAGAAACAGGAGCACAGGTGATTTTGGATGGCAGGTTGTTCGCTAGAACTACGAAGCCATTAATCACTGGGACTTGCCGAACGACCGTAATTGTTTCAAAGCTCATGATGCATAGCTCTGTGCGACTGTCAGCAGATTCTGACTAGCCAAATTGTGGAGTTGGCCATAGTTGACGCGAGATTGCTCGATGACGACCTTCTTACCTGGTGAGATGGTCAGTAGGCCGTGAGCAGTCTGTGCCACATCACCGACAGCAGCCGCATCACCTGCCTGATAATTGATGCTAACTGGCTGATGAGAGTTGTTGCCAAGAACGTATACTGGTATGCTTGCGGTCGCCATATCGAATCTCCTGTTCTATGGTAGCTTTGAATAGAAGCACTCAGGTTTTCTCGGCGTAGTATTCGTGCTCTATTTCTTCCTGCTCATCAGGATCGAGCTTTTCGACACCAAGCTTCTTAGCGGTTGCGATTGATCTTTTTGCCTTTTCCGGCAACAGATTCTTGTCGTCTTCCACCAGAATTGCGTTTAGCACTGCGTCGAAGTGTCTCATCCGTGTATATTTGAATATCGCCGCTTCCTGGATTAGAGAAGATAATATATTTCCCTATCTTCTGACGCATAGATTCCTCGTATTCTTTGCGGGGCGATTTTAAGAGATCGAGGAATAATTTTATGGCTGCGTCAACATCTTCGTCTTTGAATGTAACGTAATAAATAGTCGGGAGAGGCATCTTACCCGATTCTGGGTCGTCATCCCACGATTCTTCTACAGCTATTTCCCACTCTTTACCTTTTTTCATCCGACTGATACATACAAGCTTCGGATCGTGGGCGAAGACGTGTGCCGTCCCCTCGTATGGGTTATTTAGAACTTGGAGGATCTTCTGGTACGTTAACTTGACTGACCGGCCAAATGTATCAGAAGCGATTATTTCCATAGTGATTTAGAATACCAAATAGGTGATTTCTGCGCCTGTGGCAGCCCTAGCCAAAAATAATATACCATTGCACGGGAGTCCTCTGTGTATTTTAATGGTATAGTTCCTGATGACACAGGAGTGATTACAGGTTTCGTTAACCCTCGGAGGAATCTGACATGTTGAGTTCCATTCTAGTTTCTGTGGCGATGCTTGGTTCACCATGCACTCCCGCCGCCTGTGCTCCAGCCGCTTGTGCCCCTGCCGCTACTTGTGCTACTACCGAGAAGGTCCGTGAAGTGCGAGCTCCGGTTCGTAAGATCGTCACCGCCTTGGCCAGTATCCACGAGAATCGGAAGGAAGCCCGTACGGCGAGAAGCGAAGAGCGAAAAGCGAAGAGAGCTTGCGCCCCTGCGGCTTGTGCTCCAGCAGCCTGTGCCCCTGCAGTTTGTGCTCCAGCGGCCTGCGCTCCGGCAGCTTGCACCGAAGTGGCTTGTGCCAAAAGAGTCGCCAGAGTCGAACGAGTCCGCGAGGTTAAGGTCCGCGAGGTCAAGATTGTGAAGGTTGAGCGTCGTCGTCATAAGGAGCCGAAGGCTTGTGCCCCGGCAGCTTGTGCTCAAGCCGCTCCGACTTGCCCTATGACCAGTCCAGCGCCTCCGGTACCCAGCAAGTAATTGCAGGTCCGGATCGACACATACAACGGCGTACTGATCCCAGTACGCCGTTGCTGTATAGGTAAATAATTAAGACAAGGAATTCACAATGCAAATCTATCAGCTTACCGATGCGGAACGAGAAACGATCGAGCATACCACAGGACCAAGGAATGTAATCTTGGTTGTCTGCGATTACGGCGGAGATATCGGATGTTGCGTCGATTATGCGGCGTTAATTAGTGAAGAGTTCGTACTCTACCACGACGCAATCGCACCGTTAGATACCAGTAGAATTAAAGAGTATACGCCGACGCAGCCAGAGTGATCAGACTAGCAAATACGTGATGATTTGCGTCTGATCCATATGCTTCAAGATGAAGTCGTCTGTCGCCTCAAGTTCTAAGTATGTCTTCGGCGTCGGATTCGTCGCCGTATTCGGGATCGAGGAGTCCGCAATAACGCGAGGCTCCGTTGAAGCCTGCGTCATTTGGCCAATTGTGGCTTCATTCTTCTTGATCACCACGCCAAGCGAGTTGACCGGCAATAACGCAATTTGTGCTATATGAATTGGTGTAGCCATCGTTCAGCCTTCTTTCAAGAGGGATCTATTCTAGATTTGCTGTAGTCTATCTACCAGCTTTAATTTTCTCTCTTCTAAACGTCTCAATATCTCGCCAGCTATAGCCTCATCATCGCCACCAAATGGATTATCTGGTGCCGACTTGACTGCGGCGAGAGCTTTATCAATCCACGCGGCTGACTCTTTCGCTATCTGAGTCAGTTTATTCGGAGTTGTTATCGCTTCGAAGACGTCTTTTGGACCGCCGTTCGGCGGTACTATAATTGAAGACATGCGATGGCATATGAGCTTTCGCACGTTTGGCCCAATTACTTTACCCATTCCGGCCTCCGCGATATCTACACAAAGTTATTGGTGTCCCAGATTTGTCTTGGTTTCTATCAACGCCGCAAAAATAAGAGGGTGACCGCATATGAATACAATATATGACACCAGGATAAATTATGCCAGCGGTGGGGTTGTATGGACTTTCGACATGCCATTCGAACATCCTCCAGTGGTGTGTATAGGAGTGCAGCTAAATAACCTGCCTGACAGCATATATCCCATATCGCACAAAATTGTTAGTTTGACAGCAACATCGGTGACGATCAAGGTCTATAAGGTTGAATTGACGGATCTTAGAGACCTTCTCTTTAGTGAGTGTGCGACCAATGATGTCGTCGTTCACATAACGGCTGAGGGAGAATAATGTTAAGTAATACTGACAGGTTGGTCACAAAAGCAGCCGCCGACTACACTATAAGAGTAGGCGCAACCGATTCTGAATATACGTCAATTCAAGAAGCTATCAACCATGCGGTCGATAAAGACGTCATCTTTGTCAAGCCGGGTGTGTATAATGAAAATCTGGTAGTCAACAAACTACTAACGATTTATGCAGAAGATAGCGACAACACGACCATCACTGGCGATGGCGTAACTCCTGCTGTCCATATCACCGCCCCAGGTGGAGCATTCAAGCAGTTCGGTATCACCGCCTTATCGAATAACCAGACAGGCATCTTTTTAGATAATTCGGCCAGTATTGATTCATTCCTTATCGAAGGATGCGCGTGCTTTGGGAATAAGAACGGCATCGAGCTAAACAACAGCAAGAACAACAATATTGGCAACAACGTATTAACTGGCAATCGACAGTTCGGTATCTTGTTGCGTGACGGATCAGACAACAATACTGTAAGTGCTAATATTGCAACTGGCAACGCTGACGGTATCGGAGTCAATAATTCGACCGGCAATGTCGGTGAAGAGAATAACGTCACTGGAAACGTCAACACCGGTTATTCCTTTGTATATGCTTCTGGGAACAACTTCTCGGAATGCACAACAAAGTCGAATAATATCGGCATGTACTTCCAGAACTCAACGAACAATAGATTCCACTATAACGAAGTAGTCGACAACCTCGACGCGATCAAAATGGTTGCTTCTTCATCCAATACGGTGGAGAGCAACACGATTCTTGAGCGGACTGTAGGATCATCGATTACTCTTGATGCCGACTGCAGCAGCAATAGAATAAATCATAATACTTATCGTATCCCGGCTATTGATCTCGGGACAGATAACGTTTTTGTCAACAACCATTCTCTTTCGCCATCATTGCAATACGACGTAGCGACTGTCCGATACGTCAACAGCATGATCCAGCCAGGCGGTGAGAGTAGCGACGTTGTTTGTGGTGTACTTCGCGCTATCAACGGTGCGACTCTCAAGTGGAAGTTTTACTCATCTAACCATATCAGGTTATATAATACTGACGTTTCAGCTTGGGAGATAATCGAAGTCGGTACAGAACCGACAGCCGCAAACACAGACCAGGACATGTGTGGTGATGTCCTTGCGGCAGATCTCGTTTATGACGTTTTCGCCGTCTATAACTCGACGCTGACTTCATTTGACATCACGTTTGCACCATGGAAGATCGTGTCGACTGATGGAGCCAATAATCCAGGGACAACAACATGCACGACAACGATGACGTCGGATGTCACACCTGTGCCAGAGGTTGTGAGTGCAAGTAGTGAATTATATGGTGCGTGGAATGCTTTCAGCGACGATCCAGTACGATATTGGTCGTCTACACCGACGCCGCTAGCTACGTCCGCATTCATTAAATATGACTTCAACGTTCCAACAATCGTCAATAAGTATGCATTGAAGTCAAACCAGAACATCGCATTCCCGACTACTTTTTCACTTGCTGGATCAAATAACGACATCGATTATACGTTATTGGATTCGCGAACGGGCATTGTCGGTCCTGGCGACGACGCATGGACGACGTATTACACATTCAATAACGGTACGGCTTATCGTTATTATAAGCTAGTAACGAATTGCCCTGCTGATGCTGGCTACGGTGCGATGTATGTCGAGCTAACTGCGGTTAAGTTGGTTCGAGGTCTACCATCGAATTCCAGAGCTAATTATTGGATCACCGGAACAAATTATCGCGTCGGCGATCGTGTCATTCACGGTGACGCCTACATCTGCTTGGTAGCTCATACCGCTGATGATTTCGCTACTGATTTAGCCAGCGGTAGATGGGTTCTTGGCGATCCTTGTGGGCTTGGTATCTTCGAAGGCGTACCGGTTTATGCAGATTCAGGCGTATATCGCAGCTATCGATGGCTCGGTATGGTATCACTCTACACGCAAGGAGGCGCAGCAAATTTCAGCAACTCGCTGATAAGCAACTTCTACAACCCAATTGATAGAAATAAAGAGAATGGAGATGTTGTAGTCGAGACTGGTGCTCTCGGCAATGTGGTGCTCGGCACGATCGATTTTCCACGTGGCGATGGTCTTCCAGGCCAAGTCCTTGAGACTGATGGTGCTGGGCATTTAAATTGGGTTAATAACGGTGCTGACTTACTAAGCACCGACGTTGTTGGCGGCAACTTACATGTTGCTAGCCCAACTAACCTGACATGGAACTACGTAGAATCCAATGAGATTCGGTTGTTCAATGGTTCTATAAATTCATGGCAGACTGTACGATGTGCAACGCCACCATCTGCATCGAACATCGTTAACGATATGGACGCGACCCCATTGATGTCGCATAGAGTTTATGACGTCTTTGGTTTCTTCCGCACCGATACGGTTTTTGAATTAGAATTCGCTCCTTGGAAGTTTGTTCCATCGGACGGTATATACAATCCCGGTACGACCACGTGCACGGCGAAGATGACTGGCTTCAATTCGCCGACGCCAAATGCTATAATCACAAGCTCAACCGGCGTTACATATGCCGATATTGACAACACTTATTATTATGGTTGGTATGCATTTAGCCAGTTAAATAATAACGTCGGTTGGGCAGTTCAAATTGGCGGTTATTCGTACACGCCCGGTGATCCGTTCCAACAGCCTATGTGGATCACCTACGATTTTGGGCCAACCACCAAGAAGGTCATCAACAAGTACGCTTGGAAAGCGAAAAAATACTATCCATCGTTGCCGAGAGACTGGACGGTATCTGGATCGAACGACAATGTTAACTGGTCAATACTCGATACGAAAGTTGGTATTGATCCGCCACCGGGCATTGGCATATGGTCGCAATACTTCACGTTCAATAATGCGATCGCCTATAGGTTCTATCGTATCGATGTCACGGCGTGCACATATCCATGGCAATGCTCATATTGGTATGTGTATTATCTAGCTACGATTGGCGAGATCGTGTTGATCGAGTCGAATGCTGTAGCAGAAAGCCGTATCGATACTTGGTTGTCCGGCGTGCATTATGGTGTTGGTACGAGAGTATCACACTCATATGTTTATGCTTGTGTTAGCAGCCACGTGTCATACGATTTTGATACCGATCTGGCAGCCGGTCGATGGATTCAGGTCGATTCGGACGGTCTTGCGACTTTAGATGGCGTTCCTGTTTATGTGCCATCTGGTGATTACAAGGGACATCGCTGGCTCGGCACTATCGTCATGGACGATAACGCTGGGACGCCGGTTTATAATCCTGACCGTTTGACGAATTTTTATAATCTTATTGAGCGGCGCAGAGATGGTGAGCAGGTAACAATCAGCGGCGAGCAAGTTGGAATCGGTTTGTATAATCCAACGGCTCGTCTGCACATCAAAGCAGGTGAGGCAGCACCGGGCGGGGCACCTCTCAAGTTAACGACTGGCGATGTGCTAGCTGTTCCGGAGCCAGGAGCAGTCGAGTTCATTAGAGACGACGTTTATTTCACCATTACTACAGATGGAGCTAGAAAAGGCTTCGTGTTGAATGATGGTACTCGTCTTACTCCAAACAGAATACCGTTTGCTGGAACACGTGGTCGCCTAGTTGACAGCACAGGGCTATCATATAGTGCTGCTGATGGGCTACAAGTCAACGGTGTCCACTCCCAAACGGATCAAGACTTGTTACTTGATGCTTGGGGTACTAACAAGCATGTCATCATTAGCAATCTGAGATTCCCGAACACTGACGGTACTACAGGTCAAGTGTTGGTGACTGATGGCTTGCGGCATCTGTCGTGGTCGTCAAATGGCGTATTCGGTGCAACTGGACCCATTGGACTTACTGGTGCTACTGGTCCTTCTGGCGGACCAGTTGGTGCTACTGGTTCAACTGGACCGGTCGGTTCGGTTGGCCCAATCGGGCCTCGTGGTGCCACTGGTTTAGGTGCTACTGGCTCTACTGGTCCGGTTGGAGCGTCCGGGCCTGCCGGTGGACCGATTGGAGCAACCGGTGAAGCTGGTCCAGTTGGTGCTACCGGTTTCACAGGACCGAGAGGTTCTACTGGTATCGGCGACATTGGCTCAACTGGAGCAACTGGTGTTCCAGGTTCTACTGGTCCTTCTGGCGGTCCTGTTGGTGCAACTGGAGCAACAGGTTTCACCGGCGAAACTGGTGCTACTGGACCTGCTGGTGGTCCTACTGGAGCAACTGGAGCAACTGGTATTGGTCTAACAGGCTCCACAGGTGCATACGGCTCTACTGGTGCAACTGGTCTTTCCGGTGCTACTGGTCCTGGTGGAGGACCGACCGGTGCGACCGGTCCTACTGGCGCAATCGGTGCGACCGGTATGGGTGCCTCAGGTTCGGGTGCTGAAGGTGCTACTGGTCCAGCAGGACAGCCTGGTGCTACTGGTCCAAGTGGTGGCGAACCAGGTGCAACTGGCACACATGGTGCGACAGGTGCAACTGGCTGGACCGGCTTTACAGGTGCGACTGGTGCGACTGGTATAGGTATCACTGGTTTACCAGGTGCCAGCGGTGCAATAGGTGCAACAGGCACACATGGGTCTACTGGCCCTTCTGGTGGTCCAATTGGTGCAACCGGTACACAAGGGTCAAGCGGTATCAGTGGCTCAACCGGTTATTCTGGTGCTACTGGTGCCACAGGCGTGAGCGTCACTGGTCCTCCTGGTGCTACTGGTCCTTCTGGCGGTCCTGTTGGTGCGACAGGTGCAACCGGAACTGCTGGCGGTACCGGTGCCACGGGCTGGGGTGGTGCCACAGGCACAAGAGGTGCAACAGGTGCGATTGGCCTGACCGGTTCTACTGGCCTTTCTGGCGCTAGTGGCATTGGTGCAACAGGTCCACTTGGCCCTATTGGTTCATCTGGTGCGACGGGCTTCATTGGTGCTACTGGTCTTCCTGGTGCATCAGGCCCATATGGTGGCCCAATTGGTGCAACTGGCCCATCTGGTGCTAGCGGTGCTACCGGCTTCGATGGTGCAACCGGATTCACTGGTGCTACCGGATTAGCTGGTTCAACAGGTGTCGACGGTGCTTCGGGTGCTTCTGGCGCAACAGGTGTTCAGGGAGCAAGCGGTACTCAAGGAGCAAGTGGCTTAGCTGGTGCTACGGGCATCGGGGCTTCTGGTGCAACAGGTATTGATGGGGCGACAGGCTCAACTGGTCCTATTGGCTTGACTGGAGCAACAGGTATCGACGGAGCTAGCGGCGCTTCTGGAGCTACAGGCGTTCAAGGAGCAAGCGGCATTGGTGCTTCAGGCGTTCAAGGCGCATCAGGCTTGACCGGATATACCGGTCTTACTGGCTCAACCGGACCACAAGGCGCTACTGGTGCTGGCCTCACTGGTGCTACAGGTATCGACGGTGCATCTGGTGCGACTGGGGTACAAGGATCAACAGGCCCGCAGGGTGCGACTGGACCTGGTGCTTCAGGTGCAACTGGTATTGGTGCTTCTGGTGCGACAGGCTACACTGGTTTTCAAGGCGACCCAGGCCCTCAAGGTGCTAGCGGTGCAACAGGCGTCCAAGGTGCTTCTGGTATTGGTGCCACTGGTCTTGAGGGAGCGTCTGGTGCTTCCGGCGCAACTGGTGTTCAAGGAGCAAGTGGTGCTGAAGGTGCTACAGGGGCAGGAGCCACTGGAGTAGACGGAGCTTCTGGTGCTACAGGCATCGGAGCTACTGGTCCTCAAGGTGCGACTGGACCAGGAGCTACAGGCATTGATGGTGCCTCTGGTGCAACAGGCGCAGATGGAGCGACCGGCCCTCAAGGTTCGACAGGACCAGAGGGAGCAACTGGACCCGGAGCTACTGGTATTGATGGGGCTTCTGGTGCCACTGGCGTGCAAGGCGCTTCTGGTATCTCTGGTGCATCTGGTACTATTGGAGTTGACGGTGCATCTGGACCAACTGGTTCTACTGGCCCGATCGGTGCGACCGGCATTGGGGCTTCTGGTGCTACTGGCTTTGAGGGAGCATCTGGCGTTGTCGGTGCTTCAGGCCCTCAAGGTGCTACCGGTATTGATGGTGCAACCGGCCCTGTTGGTGCTTCCGGTGCTATCGGGGTTATCGGCACGCCGACTATTGGTGATTACACTAGTGGTCTATTTCCGTGGACGCCGACAACACTTATAGCAGATGCCGAACAGTCTGTGAATGAATTCATGGCAGCACTAGCACCACCATTAGCACCGGAGTTCAGCATGTATGACGGCACGCAGCTTGGTGTTACCGGCAAGATGAGCTATGATGCTTCGCATATCATAACTGACATCTACGGTGTTGACGGCATCGGCAATCTCACCGCCGTAAATGTTGATGAAGCCTTCACAGCAGCGGCATTGACTGGAATGCGAAGAGGCATATTCAGTGCTTCTACAACAACCTTTACTGGCAAGCTTGCTTCCAATGTTCAGCAAGGCACTGGTGATCCGACACCGGCATATCCGGCTTACGCTTTCAAGGATGGCGATGAAGGCACGTTGGATCTATACATCAACACCGACGCTGCTCCAACTTATAGCCTCGACCTCGCTGCCAACCAAGGCTCTGGCACTTATGTTAATGGCGATGGCAGTGGATTTGTGCTGACTGCTGTTACGAGCGAGAAATTCCCGAACGGGACTGACTTCACACTATTCAAGTACCGCACTGGCACGTGGGTCGTCGGCGGTAACGATTTGCGAGAAGGTTGGAACTACATTCGCATCACCCACACTGTCGGCACCAGCAGGCCAGTAGTCAACCTTTATCTCGACTTCGTTCGTGATTTGAATACGACTGCTACAGCTTTCAGCAGCGAATCGATGTCGGGATTCAGCGGAACAGGCAGTAAGTACCTGTCAGGCGTTGAATTCTACACTGGTGGGTCTGCCACCTACAACAACACCGTTGATAACCTCTACCGGAACACGTATTATTCTGGTAGCGATGCATTGGCTTACACGGTCACTAATGCCCAAGCGATTGCCAGCGATACTTTGGCTACCGGTGCTGGTGATGAAGCCAAACAAGTTGTTATTAGTAAGACTGCTCATCTCATTGCTTCTGGTACACGATTGATTAGCCAGTCTATGACCGTGAGAACTGTTGCTAAACGGACGGTCCAGACACAACAAACTTCAACCGGCGCATCAATCAGCGGAATCTTGTTGGATAACGTAGCAGCAACATCAACTATCACCTTGGAGGGATTTGATGATGAGAACTACCGGTTACCGTCCGGCAGTGATTTTGATTCTTCCAGCACGGCTGTAACTGGCTCTTGGGATTCCACAATTTCGCTGGTTGATAGTGGATCTTATCCCGATGGTTTGCAAGAGATAACTAGCCAACTAGTTTATCCGGTGGCGGATTACTCAATCATCCCGAATGGTCCGCCGTCGAACGTCAATTACTCAACAGGAGTGAGTGGCGCTAGGACATATTACCGATTCTTCGATATGTCGCCAACTGGTCGATCCAATTTCATGATCTCTGTGAATGGAGCTGGCACGATCAGAGCTAATAGCTACAGCATGACTAATGGCTCTGATGATCTGAAAGTCGATATCAAGCTGCCCAATGGCAGTGCGGAAGGTACTGGCTGGTTAGATGTGACAGCATTATTTATCAGTGGAAACTGGGCTGACGGCGATGGATGTTTGTTGGGTGGAACGTTTGCAATGAATACGCCATTGCAAGCACTCACTGTTGGCACGAAAAATACAGCGGCGACATCGGTTAATGGCAAGGTCTTTATTCGAATTCGAGTGCCACAGGCGTGGACCGGGAATTTGACGAGCATCACTTTCGCTGGAGTTTAATATGGCGTTGTCAACCGATACAATGGCCCAGATGGCGTTGAAATTCCTACTCGGGAAGAGCGACACCAATTATGCACAAAAGGGTCCGAATAACGAGGCCGAGGCGTATAATCTTATTATCGCTGCATCTAAGGTCTGGGTCGATATTATACCGACTACGCCACCTGCTCACGATACAGCTATAGTTTCATGTCTTGATGGCGGTTCTGGCAACTATGCCAAAGCTGATCTTGTTGCAGATCCAACATCTAACGGCCAGGCATTCTTTGCAGTTTATCCCACTGGCCATCCGAATGTTGGCGAACGAGTTAAGAACGCAATCGCACCGAATTATGGCACCGGATATGAAGCACAGTTGTATGCCGGTGCTACATTAATTGGTGGTGGTGATGCAAGAAATTGGATTTATCAATATGAATCTGGCGTGCTATTCCAGCAGACCGCTAGTGCATCACCAACACCAACAACAATTAAGCTTTACGTTTATATTGGTGAAACGCTTGCCAGTAAAATCGCTTCAGGTCTATTGACTGGTGCCACAGGAGCTACAGGTGTCGCCGGAGCGACTGGACCTGTTGGGGCCACAGGTATCGCAGGTGCATCTGGAACGATTGGTCTCGACGGTGCTTCAGGTGCAACTGGTGTTCAGGGCGCTTCAGGCATCGATGGTGCTTCTGGTTACATTGGCGTCGATGGAGCGTCTGGTGCGACCGGCCCAATAGGTGCCACTGGCTTAGGTGCTTCTGGTGCCACAGGTGCAGACGGTGCCACAGGGCCGGTTGGTGCTACTGGGCCTATCGGAGCAACCGGTGTTGACGGAGCATCAGGTGCCTCGGGAGCTACAGGAGTTCAAGGTGCCTCTGGCGTAATAGGTGTTGATGGAGCATCCGGAGCATCAGGAGCCACAGGTGTTCAAGGTGCTAGCGGTATCGGTGCTACCGGTATCGACGGTGCCTCTGGAGCTACCGGAGCAACTGGTGTACAGGGTGCATCAGGTCCAACGGGGATTGATGGTGCTTCTGGTGCCACAGGACCAGTAGGTGCTACCGGTGCAGGTGAGCCTGGTGCGACTGGTTCTATTGGCCCAGATGGTGCATCTGGTGCGACCGGCCCAGTAGGCGCTACCGGTATTGCTGACTTCATTACCGGAACATTTACTAATGACGATCTAGTTGGTACGATTTTAACGATCACACATACCAGAGGTAATGTAATATTGCCCTTCATAGTAAGCGATGATGACGGCAATAATATAGCATTCGATACGACGGCAGTCATATTTAGCAACAATCAAATTACTATCGATTTTACTGGCTTTGGGGCGTTGGTTGGGACCTGGAAGTATGCTTTTGGTGGTTCAAGTGCACCGGGTGCAACAGGACCCGCTCCATCTGGGTTGAGCGGCACTAAGATTTATTACGTTGCTGATACGAGCGGTGGTTCGCCAACTAGGAAGTTGACTTTCATCAACGGTATCTTGGTGTCCGAAACGTAAGGGCTAATCCGCAATCAAAAATCTTGTAGCCCCAATAAGAGGACAAGAACATGAACTTCCTGAAGTATAGAAATATCAAGCTTGACACCGCACCAACCAACAATCCACCGGCTGGTACGATTTATGAGTGGCACACTACCGTAGGTACGGAGGTGTTTGTCCACTATCGCCTACCAGACGGAACGGACGTAACCGGCAACATCAGTGGTGCCACCGGTGCGACTGGTGTGCCCGGTGCTACTGGTATTTCTGGGGCCACCGGCGTTGATGGTGCTTCAGGTGCTACAGGAGCAGACGGAGCCACTGGCTTAACAGGTGCCACTGGTATTTCTGGAGCTACTGGTGTTGACGGAGCTTCAGGAGCCACAGGCGTTCAAGGTGCTTCTGGTATTGCTGGGGCTACTGGTGTTGACGGAGCTTCAGGTGCGACCGGAGCTGATGGTGCTACGGGCCTAACCGGTGCTACAGGCATCGACGGGGCAAGTGGTGCATCAGGGGCTACTGGCGTACAGGGTGCTTCTGGTATCGGTGCTACCGGTATCGACGGAGCTTCAGGTGCGACTGGTGCAGATGGAGCCACCGGTTTAACTGGAGCTACAGGAATTGATGGGGCTAGCGGTGCTTCAGGCGCAACTGGCGTTCAGGGTGCCTCAGGTATCGCAGGAGCAACCGGTGTTGACGGAGCATCAGGTGCGACTGGTGCAGATGGAGCCACCGGTTTAACAGGTGCCACTGGTGTTGATGGAGCATCCGGAGCATCAGGAGCCACAGGTGTTCAAGGTGCTAGCGGTATCGGTGCTACCGGTATCGACGGTGCCTCTGGAGCTACCGGAGCAGACGGAGCATCTGGTCTTACTGGTGCTACCGGTATTGACGGTGCTTCTGGTGCTACGGGCGTTCAAGGCGCTTCTGGTATTGGTGCTACAGGCATCGACGGTGCCTCTGGAGCTACCGGAGCAGACGGAGCATCTGGTCTTACTGGTGCTACCGGTATTGACGGAGCTTCCGGTATCGGTGCGACCGGTATTGACGGAGCCTCTGGTGCTACTGGTGCTCAAGGCTCAACAGGACCTATTGGTGCAACTGGTGTCACAGAGTACATCGAAGGTACGTTCACCAATGACGATCTGGTTGTCGGGGCAACCGGCCTCTTAACAATCAGCCACACCAAGGGTAATGTCGCGTTGCCATTCATTATCACCGACAACAATGGTGATAATGTGACGGTTGATTCGACTGCCGTTAGATTCGCCAATAACCAGATCACGGTCGATCTATACAATAATGGTGCGATTGCTGGAACCTGGAAGTATGCCTTTGGTGGTTCTTCTGATTCGTACAACATCCAGGGGATTAATCCACAAATAGGTACCACCTACGAACTAGCCATTGGCGATGCCGGTAAGATGGTCACCCTGACAAATGCTAATCCAATTACTGTTACTATACCAGCCAGTGGTACAGTAGGCTTCTTGCTTGGTACACGCATTGACCTAGTTCAAGGCGGAGCTGGAAAGGTAACAGTTGCCGGTGCATCTGGCGTCGTCGTTAATTCGAAGGCAAGCAATAAGTCAATAGCTGCCACTAATGTGGAGGTCACTCTCAAGAAAGAGGCTACCGACACTTGGTATCTGTTCGGTGACTTGATTGCCTAACGCCAAGCGGCGTAAAACTAGATTCTTACCAGCACGGCCCGCAATTCGCGGGCCGTGCTGTTCTGTAAGTACTATAGGAGCATCTGCCTAACGGCGTATCAAACATATGATAGCAGACCTGCATTAAGCAATAGTAGGTAATAACTATGGATTTCGTAAAATTTCAAAGCATCAAGTTATCAGATGCACCCGCCCAGGGCGATAATCCACCTCCGGGGGTAGTCTACGAATGGGCTACTGTTGTCGGAACTGATGTTTTGACCCATTATCGTCATTCTGATGGAACCGATGTTATAGAGAGTGTCGACGGAGCTACCGGTGCGACTGGGGCTGACGGTGCTTCTGGATTAACTGGTGCGACTGGAATCGGTGGGGCTACTGGTATAACGGGATCTTCAGGGGCAGAGGGGGCCACAGGTTTAACCGGTGCTACTGGTATAGGTGCTTCAGGTGCTACTGGGGCTGATGGAGCCACGGGCTTAACTGGTGCTACCGGTGCTGGTATCGATGGAGCCACTGGTCTTTCTGGTGCTAGCGGTGCTACTGGTATAGGTGCATCGGGAGCTACTGGGGCTGACGGAGCCACAGGCCCGCAGGGTGCTACCGGCGTTGGGATTGACGGTGCTACCGGTATCGACGGTGCCTCTGGAGCTACCGGAGCAGACGGAGCCACTGGCTTAATCGGTGCCACAGGCTTAACCGGTGCCACAGGTCTTGGTGCTTCTGGTGCAACTGGGTCCGCTGGTGTCGATGGTGCTACCGGTATCAACGGTGCCTCTGGAGCCACTGGGACTCAGGGTGCTTCTGGTGCCATCGGAGCAACGGGAGCTGGTATCGACGGGGCTACTGGTGTCGACGGGGCATCTGGAGCCACCGGTGCCGATGGTGCAACGGGATTAACAGGAGCCACCGGAGCTGGTATAGACGGGGCCACAGGTGTAGACGGGGCCTCTGGGGCTACAGGAACAGACGGAGCATCGGGAGCGACTGGTACCCAGGGTGCATCCGGGGCTATCGGAGCCACTGGTGTTGGGATCGACGGCGCTACAGGCCCACAGGGTATTGATGGGGCTTCAGGTGCCACAGGCGTCCAAGGTGCTAGCGGTGCTATCGGAGCCACTGGTGTTGGGATCGATGGTTCTACTGGCGTCGATGGGGCGTCTGGTGCTACAGGAGTAGACGGAGCATCAGGTGCCACAGGTACACAAGGAGCTTCAGGTACTGCCGGTGCTACTGGCACTGGTCTTGATGGTGCATCTGGTGCCACAGGTATACAGGGAGCTTCAGGCCCTCAAGGCGAAACTGGTGGAGCATCTGGTCCTGCTGGTTCTACTGGTCCTGTCGGCGTTGACGGTGCTTCTGGTACTGTTGGAGCGACAGGTGCTACTGGTGCTGGTATTGATGGTGCATCCGGCCCACAAGGTATCGATGGAGCTTCAGGTGCAACCGGTGTACAAGGAGCTTCTGGTACTGCTGGTGCGACTGGTGCTGGTGTCGACGGTGCTTCTGGAATTGCAGGGTCAACCGGTCTTGATGGTGCATCTGGTGCTACAGGCCCACAAGGTGAAACTGGTGGAGCATCTGGTCCTTCAGGTGCCACTGGTGCTACCGGTTCAGAGGGTGTTTCTGGTGCAACAGGTACAGTAGGTGCGTCAGGCCCTGGTACTGCAGATGGTGCCTATAATTCCGGCACAACGACTGCTACTGGCCAGATGACATCGATGACAGAACCAGCACCTTATGAGGTGATTGTTAGCTCTACTGGTATCATCTATAAGGAAATAGACAACGATTATTTATATGGTTGGTATGCTTTCGACCAGATAACGCGATCGATTGGTTGGGGTGTTTGTATTGGTGGTTCCGGATACACACCAGGCGATCCGTTCGAAACAGCGATGTGGGTGATATACGACTTTAGTGATGGACAGAAGAAAGTCATTAACAAGTATGCATTCTATGCAAGAATACTCAATACAGCATTGCCACGCGATTGGACGTTATCAGGTTCCAATGATAATTCAAATTGGACGGTGCTTGATGCGAGAACGGGAGTTGAACCACCTGGCTCGACAGTAACATGGTCTGATTACTTCACATTCTATAACAGTGTAGCCTATCGCTACTACAAGATCGACGTAACCAAATGTACATATCCATACTATCATCAATATAACAGTGTGCCATATTGGTTTGCGGAAATCGGCCAGCTAAAACTTGTCGAATATCCGATGGTTTATGGTGCGACTGGATATACCGGCGCGACTGGATACACCGGTGCTACTGGTATTCAAGGTGAAACTGGCGGAGCATCTGGTCCTTCAGGTGCCACAGGTGCTACAGGCATTGGAGCCACAGGCCCACAAGGTGCCACTGGTGCTGGTGTCACTGGAGCTACTGGCCCAACGGGTGCTACAGGTATCCAAGGTGAAACAGGTGGAGCATCTGGACCTGAAGGTCCCACAGGAGCATCTGGAGTTCAAGGCGCAACAGGTATCCGTGGCGCTTCAGGTGCTTCAGGCGCAACAGGACCTGAAGGACAAATCGGTGCTACAGGCATTCAGGGCGAGACTGGCGGTGCATCTGGGCCTTCTGGAGCTTCGGGTGCTTCAGGGGCAACGGGTGTTCAAGGTGCTTCAGGATCTATTGGCGCTACCGGTCTCGGTGCTTCTGGGGCTACTGGACTTACTGGTGCCACCGGCGTACAAGGCCAGACAGGTACCGGTGTTAATGGTGCAACAGGATCAACAGGACCTGTTGGGGCAACTGGTGAAACAGGCTCTACAGGTCCGCAAGGAGAAACAGGCGGAGCATCAGGCCCTGTCGGTGCTTCGGGACCGCAAGGTGAAACCGGAGCTACCGGTCCTGTCGGTTTAAATGGTGCTTCTGGATCGACTGGTCCTGTTGGTGCTTCGGGTGCTACTGGCCTCACTGGTGCTAGTGGTGTCGGCTTAACTGGTGCGACAGGACCAGGTGCTACTGGCCTTACCGGCGCAACAGGTGTAACAGGCTCATCAGGCCCGCAAGGTGAAACTGGTGGAGCATCAGGACCTGCTGGAGCATCTGGAGCTACCGGCACTTCCGGTTTATCTGGTGCGACCGGTTCTACAGGCATTCAAGGTGCAACAGGCATCCGTGGAGCATCTGGTGTTGGTGCCACTGGAGCAACTGGTGTTGCTGGGGCCACAGGCCCCAGCCAAGGGCCTGTTGGTGCCACCGGTTACACTGGCCCGACAGGATCAACAGGTCCTGCTGGTGCCACAGGCATCAGAGGAGCAAGTGGTGCTTCTGGTACAGACGGTGCTACCGGTTATACTGGTGCTACAGGTATTCAAGGTGAGACTGGTGGAGCATCTGGTCCGCAAGGCGTTGATGGTGCCACAGGCCCTCAAGGCGAAACTGGTGGAGCATCTGGTCCTGCTGGTTCTACTGGTATTTCTGGTGCGACTGGTGCAACAGGTCTCTCCGGCTCGGCTGGTGCGACAGGCTCGACAGGACCGCAGGGCGTACAGGGTGCATCTGGAGTACAAGGAGAACAGGGTGCTTCTGGCGTTCAAGGTGCTTCTGGTGATCTTGGTTTAACTGGTTCCACAGGCCCAGAAGGTGCTACTGGAATTGGTGCCACCGGAATGGTTGGTGCCACTGGTGCTTCTGGTGCAACCGGTCCAGAAGGATCGACGGGTCCGGTCGGAGCGTCTGGCCCGCAAGGCGAGACTGGCGGTGCGTCTGGCCCAGTTGGAGCTACAGGCCCGCAAGGTGAAACTGGCGGTGCATCTGGTCCAGTTGGTTCAACTGGCCCGCAAGGTGAAACTGGTGGTGCTTCTGGTCCAGTTGGTTCAACTGGTGCTACTGGCATCGAAGGAGCAACAGGCGTAGCTGGTGCGACCGGTATTGACGGTGCTAGCGGTGCTTCTGGTGCCACAGGCGTTCAAGGTGCTTCGGGATTAACTGGTGCAACAGGATCTGTAGGATTGACAGGAGCTACCGGAAGCACCGGTATTAGAGGAGCAAGTGGTGCATCAGTAACAGGTGCATCTGGTGCATCTGGTGCAACAGGATTCATCGGTGCAACTGGTGTTGTCGGCTTATCAGGAGCAACAGGATCGACCGGCCCACAAGGTGCGACAGGAGCAGGCTTAACCGGGTCTACCGGAATTGAAGGTGCTACCGGCGCGACTGGATTAGCTATCGATGGTGCTACTGGTTATACTGGCGCTACTGGATATACCGGTGCAACTGGAATTCAAGGTGACACAGGCGGTGCATCTGGTCCAGTTGGTCCAACTGGCTCCACTGGCCCTGGAGGCGGTGATCCTGGTGCGACTGGACCCGCTGGAATCGATGGAGCATCTGGACTTGATGGAGCATCTGGGACAGCTGGAGCATCGGGTATAGCTGGAGCAACAGGACCGTCGACACTCCCAGAAACACCAGTCACAGATGGTGACTATATATTAAGAGTGACTGACGGCGTTGCGGCTTGGATGATTCCGACCTAAGAAACAAGAGCACGTTCGATTTCTTTTGATGCATTCTCTAATCCGCCGTCAAAGCGGATCAAACGTGCACCTTTCTTCATGTTCGCAGTAATCTGCGATTGGAACGAATGAGAGATGAACTTCTTCCACATAATGATAATGTCTGCGGAAGAATCGAACCGGCTGCGGTTCTTGTCAATGACGTCGACCCTGATCCTGCCCCTCAGAGAGTCGACAACGATTGCGATTTGATCGGCCTTAAAACCGACGAACGCAACCTGAGGAAGCTTGGCAGGGGCCGCAGCCTTTTCTTGTTGTTGTCGGCGTAACTTCTCTGTCGGCAACTCTGCGAGTAGCCGGGACAACATCGTCAGATTCTCTTCTAATAGCTTAGAATGCTGCGTAGTGTGCGAAATCACTCGCATGAAAGCTTGGGCGATGATGGCATCTGGCGAAATGCAGTCAAGGATCGTCTGCTCAGAGAAGCGAGAGCAGAGATCATATGGCGACAGATTATCGATGACCTTGGTCGTCAGATGTTGAATCTCTTCATCGGTGAGAGAATCGATGACTTCTTGCCGACTTGGTGCCGCCTTCCGGCGATCGAGTTCAGCTTTCGCTGATTGCAGTTCACGCTCAACATCGAACCACTTAAGGCGATTATATTCGATCAGCCGTTTGTTCAACTCGGTGACAAGGCCAGCGTGTGTTGGACGACGTTGCTCTTCCGGCATCATTTTCATGATGCGAGCGGCGAGATTGGTTAGCCCAGTTGTCGGCTCTTTAAGACATAGAGCAGAAACCCTCGACACTAAGAATTCCCACTCGTCTTCACCCCAAAAGACCTTTTTGGTATTCACACGCATGTTAGCGTGGCCATTGCCTTCATGATTACCAACGGGTATAATCGCCGGTTGTAGCGAGCCGTTGGTGTTCTGTAAGGCGATTGAAAGCCTGCCCTTGATCTCGATTTTGCGATGGTCGAGAGTTCGCTTCAAATCAGCGATCTGCTCTGGCGACATCTTTGATATCGACTTTCCGGCTCTGATTCGATCTGCTTTCGTTGCGGATTGATAGAGGCAGATCCACTCGTCGGTCGACGGAATGGTGGTCGGCATAGTGACCATGAAATATCCTCACGATAAGAGACATAGCGAAACTGGTTAACCACGTGGTCTATTATAACACAATGAGAGGGCCTTGTGAATTATATTTACCCACATCCCTCTCTAGCGGATTATATCGTGAAAACATGATGTACTCGCGGCTTGCCGTATTGGCTAGGTGCCGTGATGACTTTTAGATTTGGCACTATGTCGACTTCGCCGCCGCTGTGAGTATGCCCGCACAGAGCAGTCAACTGACATTCAGGGTTTTCTGACGCTACGGCGAGTAGGACTTTACCAGTAGCTTCACATGCAAAGTACGGAAGAAAATCATCACTAGACATAGCTCCCTCATGCCATGCCGCCTCTTTAAATGGCGGGACATGTGTAGCGACAATAACATGTTTATATTTCTCGGCTGCTGGATATAATACGAGAGATAGATGCTTTGCTGCTTCGTCACCCAACTTTTCGAGCATTGTGCGAAGTCTGTCTTTGTCGAGGCTGCCCCTTCTCCAACAGTTTAACTCTTCTATAAGAGTGAAGTCGTTGAGAATGACGCTTGAGCCAGACAAATCGCCGAACCTGCCATCGGCCCATCCATCATGTCCGAGCAATGCAGTATCGCCAGACAACTCGATGGTCGGTATATTGCTGAGATAGTGAAGATTGCGACTCGAATAGGCAAGCCTTGAAACCATCCGACGCACATCTTTGATGGAACTTCGATAGAAGTCGTGGTTCCCTAGCACAAAATAGACCGGTTTGTCGTATTTTGTGTCGAAATAATGAAGTGTTTCACAAATGTCGGTACTCTCATCGATATCACCAGTTAAGACGAGAGCATCGGCCTTATCTCTGATGATATCAATATATTCGAGAAGCTCGTTTCTGCTTAAGAAATTCAGATGAACATCACTGGCCCAGGCTAATCGCATTAATATCCTTCCGATTTGCGAAACTTTTGCACAGCGCTACAAACAGCTTTACATTGATCGACGTCGAACATACCGATATGACACTTATCAAGCGGTATATCTAGCGTTCGCGACAGCCACGCATAAGCGCGGCTACGATTCATCATCCCGCCTTTCCAGAGCTTGTCGAATTTCTCATGTGCTTGTTTCTTCCAATATCGAAGTTCTGGGTTAGCTAAACGCCCAAGCGGCTTTTCTGTCCCTTTCTGGCACCCGGCATAAGCATCACATTTCGGCCAGTTAGAGCAAATCCAAACATTGCCGTATGATTTGCCATAAATGATGGAAGAGTCTTTGCAGACCACCTCACCACCACAATATGGACATATAGAGGCTTTTGTTTTGCTCATAGACGCTCAATTTCGAGATTGTGTTCTTTCGCGATCTCACTACAGTATAGCGGCTCTAATTCGACGATTGTGCAAGCATAACCAAGAGGCTTGCAGACACGGAGCGTTGTAGCTGTGCCTCCGAACGGATCAAGTATAGTGCCATCATCTGGCGTTGTCATCTTTAAGCATCGTTCAATCAAGCCTTCATGTAACTGGGTAGGACACCATCTACGACGTTGTTTTGAGTTGCCTGTTACTCGCGGAAAATGAAAGACGTCGCCAGGCACTCTACCACGAGGATCAGCACGTTTATCACCATTCGCTTGACGCCAAGACATAACTCTGATGTTGTCCGGAAATAATGGTGCATCATGCCAACGAATTCGTAGTATTGGCCTGAAGTTATTGCCCAAATCCTTCTGGTTGTGCTGGCCGAAAGTGAATACTTGCACGCAATGCTTGTATTCTAATGCTCCACCAAATTGGCCAACCAAATCGGTTACTATTGGCCCTAACTGGAACGTCCATAGAGCATTATAAGAAAGCCATACAGTTTTAGCACGAAGTACAAAATTATTTAACCATTGACGCATCAGCGATATATAGTCGTCACTCGTTATCTTGTCGCAAAATGTGTCATACTTCAGATCGATCCCGTCCGGAGGGTCCGCCATTATAGTATCCCATTTGCGATCAGGCACCGATTTTAAATATTCAAGACAATTACCGTTTATTATTTCGTGCTTCATATGGTAGATGTTTCCATGTTAAATTACGACGTGCATGATCGATGCAGGCAGGACTCACTAAATAATCCCTAGCGAGCTGCGCTGTACTTTTGTCACTCTTACGAATTGTCAGAACATCTGCTTCGGACAGAACGGATTTCCCTGAACTTTCACCCTTCTGATATGTTTTGCCACGACGACCTTTAGAATCCATATCATCCACATTAGCTTTCTGATCCCCTAAAAATAAATGTCTTGGATTAACACAACGAGAATTGTCGCAGCGATGTAATACTAAATTGTCGCCTGGGTCGACTCCATAATATAGAAAGTAAGCTATCCGATGAGCGACATATGTGCCGTGAAATATCGAGAATCTACCATATCCGTCTTTATCACATCTTCCTTGCCACTCTATACACGATCCTCTTCGCTTAGTATGTGACCAGAATCGGAAAGAGACTTTACCTATATCTATCTGATACAGCGGCACTATTTTCTTGGTTTTACCTTGGTGATTCGACATTTATTCCGCGCACCGCTTGTTCCGCTGCTGATACGGCGACTATCGCCGCACAATTCAAGATAGCTGACGAGTATTTTGATTCGTCGAACCAGCAACAGACAACCGAGCCTTCGTTGATTGTGTGATCTACTGTCATAATAGGTCCGCCCGACTTCAGACGAACCAAACTGCCACTCTCAAATACTATCTTGGCCATGGTTTCTCCCTTATTATTAAACACTATCGAAATACCTAAAACAATTATAGCGATAACGTATGTAAAACTGTAGTTGAAAGATATAGTATGCACTACGACGAATATAAACCTACCGCAGAAGAGATCGAGATAGAGAAAGAAGCAATCAAGCAGCAACGAATAGAAAAACTGAAAAACACCAAGACGGTCAAAAACGCCAGTCGCACCTATCAGAGAAGAATAACCAATGTTCCAACAGACACCAGACCCGTTGTTGGGTCTAAGTATCAATAGTAAATCTCTGATGTTGCCTGAGGAATTGAATGCACTATTTAATCTAGTACCGAGAGATGGGATAGTTCTGGAGATTGGAACATTTCACGGTGCTACTGTTGCACAATTAGCCATCAAAAACCCAGGCGTCCTATTTTATAGCGTCGACCCATTATTTTGGAAGCGGGCAGGGTTAAAATGGTATGAAAACCGGCAACCGAATATGCGCCTGCTTACTGGCACATCTGCTGACCTGATAGTATTGAAAACAGGCCGCGTCTTTGATCTAATAATTGTTGATGGCGACCATTCCTATGACGCTTGCTACAACGATCTTAAGGTTAGTGAAAAACTGATAAAACCTGGATGCCCAATCGCTGTCCATGACTATGCGAGAGGAACGTTGCGAAAGACGTTGGCTAGGGCCGTAGTGCGTGCCGTTAACCACTTCTGCAGGGTTCGGAGATATAAGATAAGAGAAATAGTAGGGACTATGGCAATCTTAGAGGTGAATAATGACCAGAATGAGCCGAAAAGAGAGCCGGATCGAAACGAGTGAAATCCCGAGACACCAGAAGAAGGCTCCGAAGAAGAAGCCATATGGAATAGAGTATTTCAGTAATTGGTTCGGCTGCTGGGAATGTCATAACTGGTACGCCACGAAGAAGGCTAGAGATGATGCTTTCAAGAATCTAATCACAAAGACGGACGGGCTAACGGGGATGAGAGCTACCAAAATGCCGAGAAAAGTGGATAGAAAATGAGCCGTGTGCTTCCAATCGAACCACATGTGAGTAAGCGTCGAAATAATCCGTGCCCATGCGGTAGTGGGCGTAAATTCAAACACTGTTGCATACACAAGAAAGCATATCAAATGTCAGACACTCCGATAACAGATGCCGCGAAACAGTTAGATATCCAGAAACGTCGTGCCGCAGAAGCTGAATTTTGGGGCAACTGTTATGATATGAACGCTCTCGGCGAAATCGTCAAGCAAACAACCTATGCCACTGAGATGGGCATTTTTGATGAGTATGGCGATTTGGGCGGCGATATCGACCTGGATGGCGCGTCGGTCACGGATATCGGATCGGGACCATGGTCATTGCTTCTGAGATGTTACAACTCTGGTGGATTGATTGCAGTCGATCCGATTCCGTGGCCAACGTCCGTCTTGCGTAGGTATGCAACCTATAATATTCAGTTCATTCAAAAGGGCGGTGAAGAGATCGGCGACCTTCCGATGGCCGATGAGGTATGGATTTATAACTGCCTTCAACATGTCGAAGACCCGCTCTTGGTGATTGCAAACGCCAGGAGAATCGGTAGAAGAATTCGCATCTTTGAATGGCTCAATACACCAACAGATACATATCACCTGCACACACTTACTTCGGAAATGCTTATGCAGGCATTCTCTGGAGCGGCGGTGGAGCGTGTGCGGACGATTTCGCTAACAGGCAGATGTTTAGGAACGGCGTTCGTCGGCAGTTTCGTCGCCAACCCAATCATCAGGTTACACGAACCGAAGATCAAGAAGCCGATAACAGGTCCGGTTCTCGGTAAGACTGATCTTTCTGGCTATTAACAAACTATTATGATCGTGCTATAACCTGCTGAAGGTGAGGAGTATTCATGTGGTTTCGACGTAAAAAGCAGGAGCAGACTGAACCGGTCAGACAGAAGAGAAAACCACGGGAATGGTCGTTCCAAAAGGATAGCTTGATTGATATTCTCAAGCTCTATGATGATATGATGTCATCCATTTCTATCATTGGCCCAACTATCACTTTGAGGCGGCTGCTACCTAAATATCTGTTTTGGCAGAAAGTCGTCGAAGTCCTCCCGGATACTCGCGGTATCGCCATAAAAGTAGAGGAGACGAAGGACTGGCGATGCTTGAAGCTGGTGGAAGTCGTGCCGGACGATGAATATGAACCGGAGCCTATTCCGTCACCACCACCGGAGACTGTTGAGCCGTCACCGCCACCGGAGAGAGCCGAACTCAATCAGCTATTAGACGAAATCGAGGCTAAGCCTGATCTAGGATAACGAAGCGGAGCTATCATGGGCGAGATATCGCAAGATATGGTTACTGGTCTTTGTTGTTCTCATTGTGGAACATTCTTTGTTACGGAACACGGCTACCCTGTGCTCTGTCACGATTGTTATGATAATGAGACGCCAGTAGAAAGGGCAGGACTGCAGCGGGCAACAGAGAACGAACTTTAATCACTTGGTTTGGACGACGGCCCTTATCCGGGCGGGAAACGCTATTGCGGGTCGAGGGATGGTTGCAAGTCCCAGTGCCCCTAAGGCTAACAGCGGTTGCATCCGGAAGGTGTCCGCGATTGTGGTAATCCTTCGTCGTCGTCCGCTTTTTGGAGGATATATGACTCGCAAAGAGACACTACAAGAAATTCTGCCATATACAACGCAGATGTTGCATCGGACGCAAGACACTCTCCACAAGCATCAAACCGGTGTGTGGAGTAGCGACCCGAAATATATCGCTAATGCCGAGGCCAAAACTCAAAAATGGATTCGGTGGCGCGATTTGATCGAAGAACTGATTGCGGAGTGTCCAGACTAATATGGAAGACAGGAAACCGGTTGATTGTGTTGCTACTCGAACTGCTAAAGCTGCCGGAATACCCATTGACGAAATATGGGAAGATGAAGCGCAGTCACAGTCGCAGAAACCCAAAGATTTGAGTCGATACGGCTTGGATAGGCGTATCGATATCAGACTCGATGAGGCGTTCAATGAGCAGAAGCCAGCGAAAAGTCAATGGGATCAGATGGTTGATATGTTCTATTGCAGAACGAACCATCACGTAGCGCTGGTTAACAAATATGCCGAAATCATTTACTACAAGTTTCCCGAAATCTGTGCCGAGTTGGTCACTAACGCTCGGCAGCACGACGCTAGCAAATATCAGTCACCAGAATACATTCCATACGTTTACCTGACATGGGGCAAACGAAACAATATGGATTTCACAAAAATCTGTGAAGATATGCCTGAGTGTAGACTGCAAGGCTTCAAATCACCAGTAAATATTCTGGCTGCAATCGACAAAGCTACTTTTCACCACATCACGACCAACAAGCATCACCCAGAAGCACACGACCCCAAAATAAGGCCGAAATGGGAGGCGAAACAAACAATCGTTGTCGCCACTGCGATGGATACGCTCAGTTTGGCTGAAATGTGTGCTGATTGGGCTGCTATGTCAGCAGAATTAGGTACCAATCTCGCTGAATGGGCCTATAAGAACATCAACAAATGGCGGTTTCATCCACATCAGAAGCGTCAAATCACTGGTTTCTTAACTACTTGCATACAAAATGGCTGAAACAATACAAGAGCTACAAGCTAAACTTGATCGTTTGACGTTAGCACGTGCACACCACGTGACGGAACCTGCGACAAAGAGCGAATTCACAAAATTGATTCGTTCGACACGAGCCAAAATACGCCGGTTGGAGAAGAAAAAGCCATCGTGATGCCAATGCAGGTTTTCCAGCTACAAGCACGTGGTAAAGACACGTTTGGTTGTGAGCGGACAATAACGATATACAATACAGTTGTTTTCGCGACATACAAACTCGCTGAGAAGCGAATAGAGAAGTTTCGCGAGGCGGTTGTTGATCGAATAATTCAGCCAGTAGTTTTTATTGTGCCAATGGACGTGATCACAGACGAAACGAACGAATTACCTGCAAGTTACACACCGTCCATCTATGGGCCACCTGCAGTAGAAAAACGTAACGAAATTGTCTATGCTGCTGGCTACGAAGAGAAGCCCGGCTCATTCGGGATGTATGATGGTCCAACACCATCGTTGCAGGAGATTCTAGAGTCAATACCGTGTGGCGTTAACCCGTGTATCATCAGATTCAATTTAGACGGATCTGAGCAAGTCCTCTATCGATGGGACGACGATGATCGTTCCTGGAAACTGCAATAATGGAAATACCAAAAACAGTTCAAAGAGCTATTCTAGCAGACGCGGCAAAGGACGAATGTGATGTCGCTGCTGGTGTGCTTGCAATGCAAGATATGCTACGAACAGCAGTGGATGAAAAAGGAGCTCCTTTTGCTGCTCTTATCGAATCTGATATCAAAGCACATCCACCCCAGGTTAAGAAACATACTTGCCACGACTGCGGTGTCTCTGAAGGCGAGCTTCATCAATATGGCTGCGATATGGAGCGATGCCCCTTTTGTGGTAATCAACTCATATCATGCGGTTGTTGCTACGATCTACTCAGTGTTGACCATGGCGAAGGTACATGGGCCTTTTCTAATGGCCTAACAGTGGCACAGGAGGCACAGTGGAAGAAGATTCTCGCCGAGAAGGGTCGTGTGCCATATATCGTCTTCCCGAATATTTGTCGCCGTTGCGGCCAACTATGGCCAGCCATGTTTGGAGTTCCTACCGCCGACTGGGAAAAGTATGTCCCAATTCGACATCGTGAAGAGATGTTGTGTTTAGACTGTTATAAGGCCATTAAGTTTATGGTCGATAACGCGAAGGGATCTACCTGTGGCATAACAAGTCCAAGCGAAGAGCTAGTGCAGCAAGTCGTTGATGGGATGGTAGCTGCCGAGAAGAGGGTATAATCATGGAAGAGCAGAAATTGAAGAAGATCAGGGTGTCTGGTACGCAGCATCGCGGGCGCGATCAAGGTAGTGTTACTGTCGGCGAATTGACCCCAGAAGAGATGGAGACGATAGAAGCATTTACACTTGGTACTTGCTGGATTAGAGTATCTGAGGATGGACGCCTTGAGAAACGAGAGAGATTTGCGGAGTTGCCGGGTCCGATTGAAGATCCGCATATTTTGCCCAAGTGGGTGCCGCTAATTGATTGGACCAAAGAAGCTCCATTTCTTTGTAATCCCCAACCGCCCCTACCAGACGAGCCAGAACCGAAATACGACCATCCAGCCATTATAGTAAAGTATCTGTGTGGCTATAACAACACGCCATACGAGGTTGAGGCCAGAAGGTTGCAGTCCTACGGCTTCGAGTGCCTTCGCTCTCGCCGTGGCAATGATGGGCGTTTTTGGGAGATCTGGTATCTTCCCGGTTATTATCACGCAAAAGGCAAGTTGCGAGATGCCATGGCTCTGAAAAGCGATTCGGCAGACCAGATCAAAACAGCCGTCGATTTTCTATGTCGTAATGTTTCATTTGGTGCCCTTGACGTATGTTATCAACGCGCAGCGATGGTGATAGATTAATGGATGTGATCCATCCAGCAGTGCGACTATCTAATGGTCGCACTGTTTATCCTACTGGCTTAGAATGGCTGTTGGGATTTGCGATTGGCGGCTGCAAATGGGCACAAGACGCGCTACCAGGCGCGATTGAAGTCTATAAACAAGACGAGATTGAAAAACACTTCGGGGAGAACATATGACGTTTGAGGATCTGTGGCGAGAGTATGAAGAAACAAAAGAAGCACTGAATGCTATAGAACCGACGCAAGGGCCGGTTACTGAACAATATCCGAAAATTGATGAGTTGCGTACTGAATTGAGACGCAAGACGCAGGCAGTATTGGGGCATCCTTATTCTTTTGAACATGTCCAATGTTGGATGGTTGATGCTGTCGGGCACCAAACCGAATGCGACGTTTCGCCAGAACTTGTGGCAGAATTAGAAGAAGATGCCATACAAGGGTTAGGGCATAAATACATGGAAAAGTTTGGTGCATTACCAGCCGAAGTTAGAGCCCTCATGTCAGATTGGGATTTGACAGACTCTGGTGGTGGCTGTGGCAGTTGGCATCTAGGTTGCCACTGCACTGAATCTGAAGCAAAAGAGTTATGCACCGCCCTACACAATCGCTTCCAGCATGCGATTGATAGAGGCATTCTCGTGGTAAGGCGATCATTTTGGTCGCTGCGACTTGTTTAGATTTCGAGTTTCTTGTGCTTCGCCAACTCGGCATCAAATCGCTTAAGTAGTCGTTTATTCTCTTGTCTTTGTTTGAATGCTTGTAAATCTGCACCACTCATAGCTTGAAACGCTGCCAACTCTGCGTCGATTGGATTAGATATATCGGCGGATCGGAGCCTACGAAACTGCTCGCGATCAGATTCGGGTGCATTGAGAACGACTTGCCCAGGCCCACCACTCCATCTACCTGAATGCGAGTTCAGACTATGGGCTAAGAGATACTTATCAATGGTGTCTGAGGGCTTCGTCATATACGGTAATTTTCGACGGTAGTTCCTTATGCCAGGCAATGAGTTTGTCCAACCATTCGTCCTCGGTCGGATAGTGTGTAGCATCTGGTTTGCTTATCCACTCGTCTCCTTCCATTTCCATGGCGTTATTCTCTTCATCGAGCCACCAGTGTTCCCCGACGCCATAGCCGCCAACTGCAAGATAATTCGTGCCATCGGGGTAGCGAATCCAGTTGAATGAAACGTATGGGTCGGTCATCATTTGTACCGCCCAACGCACTTCTGTCGCATTGCTCTCGATCCACTTCAGTATGTCGTCTGGCGTTGGCGTAACGCCGCCGTGATAGAAAGGTCCGTCCTCAGAATCATCCCACTCACACGCTTTTATCTCGACACCATCAAGCGTGATCTTGACATAACCCTTGTGATTGACAAGACCGACGCCACTAAGATTACCGACAACGACGTGATGTGCGTGTCCGATAAGCCATGGATCTCGATCAGTATCCAGCTTTATCGATCGATCGTGATTCGGCTCTGCTTTACCAAAGTTCGGATCGGCTTTCAACAGAGCGTCGAATTTGAAGCCTGTTGTTTTTTCTAGTGGCCTATCATCGCCGGGGCCTTCTGAGTGTAAGCTGGCGTCTTCGGCAGGTTTAAAGCGTTCAGGCTTTTCACCGTCTTTGAATTTCCAACACAATCCGCCATAATCAGAGTAGGACATATTAAGGCTCTCTTGCGTAGTTCTTTCTACCTCGCACAGTATCACCACCACGTTTCGCAAGATCAAAGAAATCCTGCCATGGGTCGTGTCCGAGAGGCGAAACATCCCAGGGATACCATTTGCGTCTAATTTCTTCTAATGTAGAGCGCTTCCACGCTAAACATATGCTTGTGCAACTGCGAATGATTTTGATTGCAATTCTACGTCTCATAGTCCATGAACGGTGCGAATCTCGATGGTTTCCGGGTCAACCACTCTCGGGTCGCTTTTTTCGATCATTCTAGAGCCATCAGGATTATAACACGACAAACACTCTTGTGGCTTCCACTCGTATGGTGGATTTTGCCAAACGCCGACACGCATCCTCACAACGATTTTAGCATCCGCAAAACACCAACAGCCACCAGACACGCTACGATTATAGAAGTCGTCGTGGCACCCATCACACATCGATTTAGACTTTTCGGTCATAGCTTGCCTTTGTTATGTAGGTATATCACCATCGCAGCCGCCGACCCACCAAGTATGAAACCGACAACAGTGCCGAGTTGCAGTGTTCTGCTAATATAACCGGCAGATATGCAAGCGACCAAGAACACAACAGGGAACCGCAATTCACATAGTACTTGATGTATCATTTGGTCTCAATAATTTGAGTATAGCCTCGTCTTCCGCTGGTGCCCCGCCCCATGATTTACCGCATTGGCACATAATCACGGTAGATCCGTCCGCGTGGATGATGTCAATAGCACAGTGCAAATGGAACAGTATATGCCAAAAACGTCTGAATCGTGCCCATGGGTGTATCTGTCGAAGGTAATATAACAAAAGACGCTTCATACTGCTATGAACTCCGAAAATTGTAATGGGTCAAAGACAGTGATATCTTCTTGCGGTCCCGTGAACTCATCACGGAACGCTTGAATTTGTCCTTCGGTATAAAAACCAAGATCAACTGTTCCCCAATCGAATTTGACGATAAGCGAGAAGACTTTCTCAGGCATCACCATTCTCCGCCATGCCTAACTCTCATTACATCAAGACGACACGCTTCCTCTACCGCGATGTCACCTATGTTCTCGCATTCGGCTGTTTCCCATTCAACCCACGATCCGTCAGGCCCATCGGTGTCATCATCCGGGTCGAATTCTTCTAAGCCTCCTGAGTTGCTGACATCGCCAATGGTGCCGTTGGCAACCAAGAAGTTGTCATAGTCAGCGAGGGCGTCGAGTACCTTCTTAGCCTCAACGAGCCCGACAACAGGGACATAGAACGATTCTTTATTCGGTGGATGATTCCACCAGACGCGAAGTTTCTTCATGTTATTTCTTGCAGTATCGAGCAGCCGTGATAGCTGAGACACCGAGTGCCTTGCCGATTGCCCTGAACGATTTGCCCTTCGCGTGAAGCTGTTTCGCTTTCTTAGCTAGCCGCTCCCGCTTGACCTTCTCTGCCTTCGCAGCTTTCGCCGCTACCACTTTGGCCTGTTTGTCGACCTGTTTGACGAACTTATCAGCCTTCGCAGTGTACTTCTCGACTTCCTTCTCGATAGTCGAGAGGTTGATGCTAACGCCACTGCGATGTGCCATCACTTGGCTCTGCAGATTCTCGCCGAACTCGGCAATCATGCCCGATCCACGCTTCTTCTTGATGAACTTTGCGAGTTCGTCACAGAAATCGACGTCGATGGTGACGACCATGTATTCGGTTGGATCGACATCGAAGGGCTTGTTAGCAGGCTTGGTAGCGGACTTCTGAACTTTCTTCGCCATTGATTGGCTCTCCTAATTAAAGTGTGATACCGTATCTAGACTCACAGATTTGTTTGTACAAGGCCGCAATCTTTTTGCGGTCTGGTGAATCTCGCAGTGTCGACGCTTTGCAGAGAGCATCCAATCGGGCATCCAATCCGTCTGCAATAGCTTCAATATCCTCATACTTCCATTCGCCTCTCAAAATCCCTCGCAATTCTTCTGCATCGGGACGTCTTACCAAGACCTTACGATCGCGTAGAATCTCTTCGGCCATACGAGATAGCCGAATAAGATGCATGCTATGCTTTACATCATAACCATACTTACGCTCTAGCTCCTTACGAGCCGGATTGCGTTCCTTGTCCCATTTACGATATGAGTTCCAGATTTGCAGTGCTGTAGCATATCGCCTTTCTTGGGCGACTTGATCTTTCGAACCATCGGCAGCCCACTCGTCTGGTAACGACAAGATAGCGTTCTGATGTTCCTTTGGAATCTTGCTATTTTCAGGCAACCCAAATTCTTGCCGAGTTGGCTGGTGGGTTGGCGGGTTGATCAGATAGCCGCGATGCGTCTTGATGCGTTTGAGTTGTTGAATAGCATAGCCAGCAAACGTCCAGCGAGCCTTCTTCGACAGGAATAAGTCACGGTGAGATCGTATCAGTTCCCATTCTGGTGTACTGACATCGATAAGATGATCGACATACAGAAACTCGATAATGTTTGGGTTGCAATCAGCAGCCAGCTTCAAGAATTTGCGTAATTCTTGTAATTCTGAATCTTCACCCGGTTTATGGACTGTTTCAACAGATAACGACAGATCGCCACGGTCAGTAGCCAGAGCAGCTTCAATCGAGTTTCTGACTGCATGTGGGTCGGCGGCATCAATAGCATCTAATGCACTATGTAACGCTTGTTTGATGGTGCCAGAGCCGACGAAACTCGTCTGGAAAATGTCGAAGGCGGAAGAGAGCGGTGCAATGAAAACACCGCGTCTATCAATATCGCTGTCGGGTCGATTCGTTCCATATTGGTGGGAACCGGATACGAATTGGAAGATGCAATGCTTAATAGCTTCGTCGTAGTGCATTATTTCTTTCTTCGGCGCTTTAGAAATGCTAAGAATCGGGCGAAAAAGAACCCGACAATGAATCCGATGGCAGAGTTGATGATGACGTTGTAGTCTATACTATCTGTCATTTATCGTTATTATCCTCTACACAAGCAGACAGCATACCCCTGGAAATATTTAGCTGATTGCGAAAAACTTCGATCTGACCAGCTAACGTATGCAGTAAATCTTGTGCGGCTTCGAGCGACTTGAATTGCAAGTACTCTTTTGACATAGTTATCGCGCCATTCTCACATGGCAAATGTCCCACCATAGCCGTCGTTGCTGAGCCGTCACCAGCCGCTCGTAAGAGTATGTCCTCGACACGGCCTAAAAGAGTTTCGCCGTTATCGTCCTCTTTGAATAGCTCTTCAAGGCATGTGAGAGTACGCAGTGTTTCGTTGCTAGCCATTAGCGTTGCTTTTGTTGTAATATGAAATCATCAAGATAGTTCGTTAACGGTAGCCCCATGACCGATATCAGCCCTTCGATATCCTCTTCTACGCGGTCTTTCAATCGTTTCAATCGACGCTTACGCTCATGATACGGTTGTTCGTGTAAGTGTCTTTTATCTCTTTTAGCGTGATTTGAAAGTGGCAGACCTGCTCTGGTCGAAGCGAGATGCTTATCAGCCTTTGTAAGTTTACATTCTATCCTACCGCGAGCTTGGTTGCAAGCATAGCATGCAATCACTTTGCGGATCACTTGAAGCTCACCACGTTTATTTCTTCTGATGATGCCTAGATCACGCTCTTGTCTTCGTTCATCAAGCTTACTATACAGATGGTCCACCGTCGCAGTATCGTCTGGTGTAGTTTCATGGTTAGCGGGAATTACTAACCTGGTCGGACGCCGACACCAATAACAATGCGAATCCTTTAGCCATAGACGTTCACGTAGACTGTACCTACCCATAAAAGTTTATAGCACCAAGGAACTAATTACTTAATAAAATGGTAGGTTGGAGTCGACACCAACTAGGCTCGGTAAAGCGACGATCTAACCTGCACACGCCGCCTTTAGTAGATCCCCTTGAATGGCTTGCCGCTAGTATCGTTTCAACTAGGGTCCGGCTCGGTCGCATTGTAACCGCCATATCACCCCGAATACATCTCTGTGTCACCACAGACGGGCAACTTGAAATCTTGAGCCAACACTACTAAATGTTGCACAGTCAATCTGTGCCACTACCATTCAGCAATAAAATACTACCGCCCAGTGAAACTACCTATTTCTTCGTGAGCACGGTCAGATAGACTAGATAAGGCCGTGTGTCTCAAATTAGCCTTAGAAACCGGAACATCGGGCCTTGTAGCCAATAGTTTTAAGGTAGGTCTATCTACCTCGTAGCCATTGGTGGTTCTTTTATATGCTTTGCTAGCACTTAGAGCCCGAGCTTCTTCAGGAGTCAATCCAAACCGTTTCATCACAACATCAATGCCGGTCCAGATCGAGTTATATGGCATATTTTGTGGCATGGCATCTAGCTTTTGAAGCACTGATACCATTAACCGTGATTCGTTTGATTCGGTCAGCCCATAAAGCTTGGCTGATTGCGGATGGTATTTTCTAATGATCTTCTCGCCCTGTTCAACACCTTTCTGTTCCCAGTCGTTGAGTGGCCTATATTTAGAGATCTTGCGTAAGATATTCATGCGTGTTATTGCGGCATGAAAATATCTCTCACCCATACCGCTCTGAGTGCAGCACCTAGCATCAGCTTGTTTTAATGCCTGTTCAAGCCGCCATAATTCAGTCCGTGGAGACTTTGATGTTTTCACACTTGATAGTGCAGACTCTAGTAATTTATCGAAGTTACGCATTTATTTTCTCCTCGGCATAGTCGCCACCCGAATATATTTTTGGACGATAGGTGCAAAACTATTATGGAGGATATCATGATTCAAGAAGCTAAAAAAGATCTGACAGAAGTTCCTGGCACTGCGCCATATGCTCTGAAGCAGATATCAGGCGAATTAAAAGCAGCCACAGACCTTAATCAATTGCTCTCTCTAGTTGATGGTGCTATTGGGCAATATGTTGGTCGTGGTTTGTCGCCAGCAAACTATGAAAAATTCGTCAACGACATTCGAAGCAGCGACAGCATAGAGAAGGCACAATTCGTCATCTGGCAGTGGCTCGTCGCGTCATCAGGCAATCGCGTCATGTATACTGGCGGAGAACGGAGAAGATGGGGGACGCGAGAGGGAATTGAGGCAGTCGCTTCAATGATAACAGAAAATGTCAACTCCGTGTTGTCGCCAACCGACATACTACTAGCCGAGCTTCTTGAACCATACGGCTGCACTATTATACCACTCTGATGATTTCCACTTCCAGGCCGAGCTTCTCAATCTGTTTGCGTAGATTTGTGGTAAATGTGCTTAGATCTTTCGCTTTTGGTATTCTATAGCCAAATTCCAGTAATGCTCGTTGGAAGAAAGCATCAAAGCAGTAATTGTCGCTATTTGACCATTCCTTAAAACCGCTATATCTGGTGCTATTTAGTTTGCGACCAACTTTTCTTGATACTACTGTGTGGCGCAAGATCCACGCAAACCTGTCACATCTGACAATATGGATGCTGCCTTTTCTAACCAAAAAATTATAGATGTCACGATCTGACGGAGCGGTGACATCTTTTGTCGGATGGGTATGAAAAGATATCGGCTCATCGAGATTAGGCCAACAATAAGAGCAACCGCCATGCTCATAGACGACACTCGTATTGGTTATGTGTCCGAATAGCTCATGGCCGCATTCTACCGGCAACAGCCGACAGATTTGCGACAATTCCAGACCTTTTCTGATCTTGAGCCTCATATATTATTATAGCATAAACAATTACATGAATTAATATTGATAGGGACGACGCACAAGCAGATATTCACTTCTCTGCCGAATCATCGATGAACTCTCCAAAATATTCCTGTCTGAATTCGTGGTCGGTTGTAGCTATATGATTTGTTATATCGAAGAACGGGTTTGGTATCTCACTGGGGGTCGAGACAAGCTTACGTAAGTATTCGTCAGTCTTAAGGCGTTCCGAGAAAAATGCTGCTAATTCTTTATTTATCTCGTCGGGCATCGAAGGCTTCCTTGGTATTTCTTGTTGTTTCCTTAGTATTTTCTTTGCACTCTGGCAACTTCAATGTAGTTCGAGAGGGTTTGCGTCTCCTAGCGTAAGAAGGCCCTTTTCTGTGCGTCGTTCGGGTTCGCATTGATTAGATAACATAACGCCGCACAAATCAAGAAATCCTATCAAAGCAGATTCAACCAGTCTAGCACCTTCGGCGGTTAAATTATCCTTGATTATTTTGATACTAAAGGCACTAGCTTGCTCTCTGAGACGTTGGCAATAAGCCGGTCTCGCTGTTTCACCACAGCCTATTTTATGTCTTTCCCAAGCCCTTCCACCCACTCCTTTGCCAATATAAAAAGGCAATACTTCATTGTCCTTAAACCACACATAGACATACCGACCACGTGGTCCCGGCTTCAGTGGCTTTTGAGATTTTGGCTTTTTTGACTTCGGACTCACACCATCCCAAAACTGCTTTCGGCAATCAGAGCTGCAGTATTTCTGGTTAGCTGTTTTTCGAATGAATCGTTTACCACACGGGCATTCAATATCTGGTTTCTTATCCTTCTTGCGTTTTCGGCACTCATAACCACAATAGACACTCTGATTATGGTTGGCTACGAACGGTTTTCCGCAACGCCGACAATATCTAAGTTCTTTGAACGACATATTCTTCCAATACGCTCCGTAGATATAAGTAATGGTATTTCACATATCGGAGAAGTTCATGCATTGCTATTGGACGAGTATATGTGAAGAATTGACAGATCTGCGTAGAAGGATTTGGAATAAGCGGTTACTACTGTGGTGGTATCGACTCTTCATCAGACGCAACGAATTCCATAGATCTCTTAACTCCGATTTCAATGCAATGCTGGTTATGGACAGCTCTGAGCTGAAGAAATACTTTAAAGACCTACGTCGCAGACGAAGAATCGCCCACAAAAGAGACTTACGTCGCTCTAAAACATTATGAATATCATACAGGTTTCAAAAGATCAGTTCGAGCGAATGGGTTCTGGTTCTCTAGTCGGCAAAGTTGCCGAAAAGTTCCCTCCGTCAGAAGTCACTATCAAATTCGAGCAGACAACGCTGAATTGGCGGAAAGCTAATGGCGGACCTGAAGAGATCATCGTTCCAGAGTATCTTCCGATGTGTTTGTGTGGAGATGTAGTGGATTTGATAAGACTCGGGTACAAGCTAACAATCGATGAATACCACCCAAAACAGAATTAGAAGCTGCAAATGGTCTGAGACTTTTACACAGGACGATCTTGCCCATAACTATCGATGTCGCCACCAGAGTGCAAAGAAAGAGATCGACGACAGCAATGGCAAGCTGGTTGATTGCTGGTGTTTGGGGTTCATCGAGATGTGTCCATACTACGAGCAAGTAGAGAAATCATAGGTATTTGAAGATGTCACCAAGAGAATACACGCTACACCGAATTATCCTACTTGGCTTAGACATCAAGGCACGAGAAGGTCGAAACGACTACAGGGTTGAGGCACTCAGGAGCCTCTATACCGAGCTGAAGCAAGATATCGGCAACCCGGCTCCTCACTTCTTGAAGGTCCGGCAAAATTTTCTCGGCCTCGATCTGATTCATTTCGATAGGATTCTCGTTGATGAGACGAGAGTCAATCAGCTCCTAAAGCGACAGGGATAGATCATGGAATGGTATTGGTGGGTTGTCATTGGAATCGGTACATATCTGTTCGCTTCTTTCACGATTGCCACATGGTATATCATGTCGCCAGTCATGAAACCACGACGATGGATTGACTATTTCTGCTATCCTGCTGGACTTGTAATACTATTGCTCGCGTATCTGACCGGTAGAATAAAATGAAGATCATCTCCAGTCTTGTGTTTGTCACTGGGTTGGCCGGTATCTTCACCTCGTTCGCTTTAGAACTATGGTGGAGATGTCACAGCGATACCTTCAATTTATTCACATGGCAAGCGGGCGTCCTTTTGTGGACTTGCATGCCGGGTATGGTTCTCACGATCATTGGCGGTTATCTCATCAGCATCACGAAGTGGAGCGATAAGTGATGGACGAAGAGAAGAGGTACTATGTAACTGACAACGGCTGTAGTATAATAGAATATCCGGCCAAGATCATCCACGAGAAAGATCGCACTCTGTTCGACGGTCAGGCTAATGGACAAGGCCCCAACTGGGTTTCGGTCCATGTGATGCCAGAGCACGAAATAGCTCACGACAGAAATATGTTCAGACTACACGAGTCGATAGCTAAGGCGGCTATCGAGTCTTGGGAAGTGTTCCGGGATGAAGAACCCCATCTACTAAGCGAGTAATCCATGAGATATGCGGACAGTAATTGCGACTATACCGAAGGTTTCGAGGGCGGCGTGCACACCTATACCTTCACCGGCCCATGCGTTGTGACCGGGAAGTCTTACAGCGTAACTGTCCTAGGAAGTGAGCTATACGCTTACCGAAAAGGTGCCAAGCTTCAAGATGCTTTCAGGAGCTTGTCGGCTGGCGACCGTGAATTCCTCTTCTCTGGCTTCTCACCTGAAGGATGGGTGAAGACGTTCCCGGACGATGAAGATGACGGTCGATTCCCGGACGAGGAGCCTCTAGACGGGCCAGTAAGCCAAGAAATCGTTGGGACTATGACAGCCGAAATCATCAGAGATGGCCGAGTCGTCGAAACTATGACCTGTCAGAACAAAATAGTCTCTGATGGGATCGATAGTATCATTGACGTCGATATGAGCAAAGTTGCTCCCTCTATAACCATTGACCCTACAGACCCGGATGCGTAAAATGTACCAGCTAGAACTAGACAGATATCAGGCCCACGCCGTTGTTGCCGCACTAGATGCTTTTGCCCGGATTCATATGGGCCAAGTTAACATAGTTGCTGAGCTTTTATCCGAGGGAGTGTATAGCTCCGAGCAGATCGAGAAGGTCAGAGGATTGTGTGGTGAGATCAAGCAGGCATTAGGTTTCACTCGCGATTCATCATTCGGCATTTACAACGAGAAAGTGCCGCAGATTGGTAAGACAGCGTGGGATATTACATGTGTCTTACGACAGATTATCGCCAAAGCCGAGAATCATGGACAGCACAGTGTTTGGCACCAAGACCCACTACAGTGCGACAGCAAGACTCCTTTAGCGAAGTGTAAATTCGTCGGGGACCAGCCCGATTTAGACATTGGTACCCAGAGCATCGATATGGGTTGATTTATGAAGGTCCACATGATTAAATTGATGGGTAGGGACCTTTACTTCCAGCTTACTGATACCGGGGCTTATAAATTCACGAATTTCGGAGATGCTAGCGTTACCAACAGCATAGAGGTAGCCCAACAAGTCCTCCTCCATATGCAGGACCAACAGCAGTTTAGCGATGACCTGTCGAAGGATATGGTCATGGAAATAGTCACCTTCGAAGATTACGACATCATCAGACAAGCCACTAGGTTAAAGACAAGCTATAGCAACCCGAAATCGTGGAATCCCGTTCGAAACATTTCTAACCTATTTGATGCAGGACTAGGATAATGCTAACCATTGAACCGAGAGAGCCGACGTTCCAAGAAGAACTTAGCCAGCTTATCAACAAGCATTCGCTGGAGAACGGCAGCAATACCCCTGACTTCCTCCTCGCTCTCTATCTCCAACAGTGCCTCTCCACCTTCAACGACATTATGAGGAAGCGAGAGGACTGGTATGGACGTCGATGTGCGATTGGTGGAGGGTGCATTGATCTTCACAAGCAGATGCAAGAACGAGTAACACAGGCTCTCGAAGAAGCGGAAGCTAAAGCCGCCGTTTCTGATGATCCGAAACAAATCTGATAACAATGGATGCGGTTAAAGTCATCTGCGACGAGACGAATAATCCACTTGAAGAGATTGCGCAGAATAAACTGCACGCAACCGTCCAATTCGATATTAGAGCTTTCTTCCATGGTCCATATCAGGAATACCTGAAGCGACGACACGCCCAAGCCCTTCTAGAAGCCGAAGAAAGGCGAAAAGCCATGACCGAGATAAAGTGTCTCATTTGTGGTAAGGTTTTAGTGCCGTTGGATGAGGAATACCCGGTCAAGGACTATTGGCGGCAGAACTTTGATGACGCAAATACTGGTGAGTTCTCCTGTGGCTATGGTAGCTGTCATGATACCGACAAGTTCGTCTTCGGCATTTGCGATGAATGTCTAACTGTAAAGAAGGCGGCAGGATGGCTCATTCCTAACGGCAATATACGAGACGATATCGAGAGTACTCTTTGGTAAGGGCTATTATGATTCATGTCATTAAGCAGGTCGGTAAAGATCTCTATTTCCGATGCGCTCCAGGTGGCTGTGAATGGGTTTCGTTCGGAGAAGCCAGCATCACTCGCCGCGACGTCACCGTCAATGCGACGATGGAGCGACTACGCACGGCTGAGAATCCCGAGAAGATCGAGTTTGAAATCGTATCCTTTTCAGACAAGGACCTCTCGAAATTCATAGTCTCAACTCAAGCCCGACGCTAAAGCTCTATTTCTCCTGCCCTAAGTTCACCGTGATGCTTACGGTTCAGGGAGACACCATAACTGAGGCTGCTCCCTTCGTTCGTCGATTCGAAGGACAAAAGTTAGCCAATTTGGTGTCTTGGGCTAAAACTACTTTTGGAGGCCCGCTCATCATCCAGATCTTGGAAGAAGAGCAAAAGCCTTCCTTAGCCCAGCTACTTGAACGAGTCATCCAAGAATACAAGGGGTTTGAACATGAGAGAGCTTACAAGCCACCGCGTCACTTGTGAAGAGAAGCTTTTTGCTGAGCTTAACGACGAACTATCCGTCTGTGTTGAGGATCACGACGACTGTTCAACCTATATGATTTCTTCCGATTCCGAGATCTTCGGAAACGTTCTCATCCAGGATGAAGACTCCATCGATCTTAACGGAGCCACCGTTGAATCTCTTCTTGCTATTGCTCTAGATTGTATTGGAGAATCCAGTCCTAGAGCATCTCATCATGTCCAATGTGCTTTGGACGCTCTTCAACAACACATCTTCACCCGCATTGTTGATGAAGGGAAGAAGAAATGATATTACCAGAAGCTCCTGATGGATCTGTCGGACTAGACTCCGAGAAACCTATCTATGACGGCACAGCAGACCCTATAGTAATACAGGGTACTAAAGAGGATTGGTCCAGGCTTTTCAAGAAAGCCGTTGAGGATTATCCGGATTCAAACAGCGGCTCTATACAGTTAGCCGACAAGATAGAGGATCTCCAGAGCGGACATCTCTACGACATCCTATGTCGCGGAAGCCACGAGACGGGGTTCTTCTGTCGCTTTGAGGGCGACAAGGCCCTCTTCTTCTGCTTCAACTATGATTGCCAGGGCGACTATCTCTTCTTCCCTTCCGAGGAGATCGTCGTCGTCGAGTATCCCGAGCAGAATCTAGCCACTTTGGCCAGGACAATTTATCTAGAGTGCGATAAGATCAAGTGGCTTATAGAGTTCATGAAGTGGGATAACGACGCCAATTTCGTTATCGCCAAAGCCCGTAAGATCATGCAGAAGTGAAAGCTTTCACTGTGAAGAAACTTCACTTCGGACCTTCATAAGTATCTTGCCCAGCCAATTCTCGCCCTCTCCGTCGCAGACGCCCCAGAACTTATCTCCCCAGTCGTTCCCTTCGATAAGCTCTTCATCCCCTGTTGCCAGCAGCTTTTCCCTTAACACCCTATCTATGAACTTCTGACGGACGAGATCCTCCATTACCCCTAGCTTAATCGATTCCCAATCGTCTCTCAGAAGTACTCTATACCCTCTCCTCTTCGCCTGTCCTGCTGTCAGTAGCGCTATCTCTTCCCTTTCGGCCACGTTCAACGTCTTCGCCGCTTGGTAGGCGTGCTCTACAGATGGATATTCTATTCCCTCTATCTTGACCACACAAGGCCAGAAGTTCGACAAGAACCGATTCTCCTCAGAAAAGCTCGTTATGGCCATCATTCTTCCTTATAGCACGAGATGAGGTTGGAATGAACTTTAGTATTCCAGAAGTGTCTAGATCAAGCTTCATTAAAGGACAACCTTATGTCCATTAAACCAGGACGCTACCGGCACTACAAGGGTAAAGAATACATCGTAATAGGTGAGGCTACCCATACTGAAACCAAGGAGCAGATGGTCATTTACCAGCAAGACTACGACGATTTCAAGCTCTGGGTTCGTCCCAAGGAATTATTTGAGGGTACGGTCGAGATAGGAGGAGAGGTCGTTAAGAGGTTCACATATGTCGGACCATTGTGCTGCTGCCATTGCGATAATCCCTGCAATATTAACGGTTTGGGAGGATAGATCCATGACGACATACCAAGAGATTCGAGATAGAGGAGAGCAGGCACTCGAAGAGGCCAAGAAAGACCAAAAGGTCGTCGTTACAGCTATCCAGAAGTCTAAGGAATTCAAGCACGGAGACAAGGTAGAGTATATCTCAGCTTCCGGCAAGATCTACGAAGCCGTTGTCGTCGAAATCCCGGAGAATCCTTGGCACCTCTCAACACCTCTTCCTACCCTCTCTCTCGCTTTTCGAGATGAGACAGGTCGGCTTATTCGAAAAAATCGAGTATTACCTATTTCCGCATCCCTTCATAACCGTAAAGTCTATCGAGAAGCAGCGAAACCATGAAGGGTAAGGAGAAAGCCCGAAGACAAAAGGCCGATTCACCCTATATCGGCAACTTTATCCACAAATACTTTGAAACTAGGACATGCCGAAGAATGAAAGAGATGGGGGTCGACCTTAAGATAATCAAGCCCGTTAGACTCCTGGTAACGGGCGGACGAACCTATTGGGACGAAGAGGAACTCTATAGGATTTTGGATGAGATCGCTGAAGATTATCCTATCTCTGTCGTTATCCACGGAGACGCAGCCGGAGCAGATACCTTAGCCGGATCATGGGCTAAAGATCGAGGAATACCTATCATTGCCGTCCCCGCCGACTGGCAACGTCTCGGCAGGAGAGCAGGACCTATACGAAACCGCATTATGCTTGAACAATGCAGCCCCGATCTCGTCGTAGCGTTCCCAGGAGGACGAGGAACGTATGATATGGTGAAGATAGCAAAGAAGGTAGGGATAGAGGTAATCGAGATATGAAATGTCAAACTACCCATATGTTCGAGTATTGCAAGAACGAGGCTACCACCGAGATCGTTATGCTCCACGGTAATAAGATTATGCTCTGTGATAGATGTGCCGCCTATGTCCGTATGTGCGAAGAAATTCTAGAGCCTATAGACCGAGAAATCATCAAAAACCTACAGGAATTATCTAAATGACCATAAAGATTCTCGTCCTATTCCTCATTATCCCTATTATTCTTAGCGTTCTCTTCGGCATCTTTGGCTCGCTTTTCGATAGCTATTTCGGCACCGAGCTTACCGGCCCTTTATTCGGGAGAATCCTTCGCACGGTTGCCACCCAATTCTGTGGCGTCCTTTGGGCTGGATATCTCTATCTCGCTGTTTGGCTCTTAGTGAGAAGACAGAAGAGTGATGCAAAAGGACTCTAGCTTTTTCGAAAGAGGTTTAGTCTTCCAATGACACAACAGACTACAACAGAAAACCAAGATAAAAATAAGACATATGGACCTTCACCCTTAAATAGTGTTTTGTCTGTTTATAACATGATAACGATGTGGCAACATGCTTTATATAAGTCGTTCTCATCACATTATAAGCGTAGAGTGTCCGTAGGAGAGGAGAATCGAAATGGCAGTTTATGTAGATGAGTTGTTTGTAACGGAGAAGACGCCAAATTGGAGATACGTTAAAGCCTGCCATTTAACGGCGGATACGTTAGAAGAGTTACATGAGCTTGCTAAGAGGGTAGGGATGAAGAGGGAGTGGTTTCAGAATCATCCTAGACACCCACACTATGATCTGACAGCTACCAAGAGAAGGTTGGCAGTGAGGCTAGGGGCTGTGGAGATACGAGCGAGAGACCAGGCGGAGAGGACACGTAGGCTGATAGAAGCATTAGATAAGGATGATTTAGTCCCAAGCTCTGCTCCGAATGATAGCCGTCGATATAATTGAACAAGCTCTACAAATTATCTGCTAAGCCCAAAGTAGGACGGGCTGAAGGTAGTCTAAAGGGCCTGAAAGAGTTAGGATAGCGGACAGGTAAATAATTTTTCACGGTCCAGAACTACCCATAATTAGAAGTCTTCTCCTGAAAATATTGATAAGAGAAAAAGATGTAAAGGCAGCTCGAACGCCCTCAAGAAGGGCCTTCCCGTGCCCGTGTGAAGCATCTTTGCTGATATCTCTTCGATCGCTCTAGACTATTCAGAATGCAACGGAAGCTAAAGGAAATGCCTTCCGTGTCAAGCGGAGACCATATGGGCCTCACCACCCGAATTTTGAATGCCCGTTAATATTTACCTCTCAAGTTCGGGATACCCCGCCTTAAGTATAAGACCCCTCTTTCAGGCTATTTAAATATTTTGAGTATGTTTTCAATTTAGGAATTATTCCTGTCGTGCTATAACTAAGTGTTCACGGCAGACGCCTTTAGGCGGTCGTAAAGGGTGCATAGCCTAGTGCGTTCACCTGCCATACGTTTTGCCGCATTGAACAGAGGCTCGATTTGGCGGAGGGAATAGTGATAATGTTCGGACGTTAGCGTCCTTTCAGCAACACGTCTCCCAAGACCCACTTCGAGCCTTATTGACCACAGTACGAGGAATTGATTCATAAACGTGAGGCACTTTCAGCAAATTCTTAAGAATAAGAACTGGTTCAAAATTCTTAAGAACCTCGTTACGACCCTTTTGCTGGGTCTCTCTCCACTGTTGTAGACGGGCGACACATGCTTTACATGGCAGCCAAGACTGACGACGGCCTACGTGTCTTCTTAGGTCTTGGCAACGAGAACATTGAGCGGATAAAGGCGGATGACCCGTTGGTTGCTCGTCTTTCCAATGTTGGCTACCCAGGCTTGTTCTTCCTCTACATGACCGCTAACGGCTTGCCGTCACCCAGGATGACGGAGATAGAAGCGATGGTCAAGGAGCGAGCAGCGGAAGAGGGCTTTACTATCCCGGTGTTCGCACTTGGCGTTGCCGATTCACAGTTAGATGCCCTTCAATCAGGACAAGGCTGCTTCCTCGTTGTACCACGGTCGGACTTGCCAGGGATCGAGAAGATCGTTATAGTCTTCTCGGATGACCATGCTGATTTAGTGAGGAAGCTAAAGCTTGAAGGAGTTGTGGCGAAAGATGCCACGATGACTTATGTTCCTCGGAATATTCTCGAAAATTAGAGGACCCGGCTGGTTTGGGAGTTGTGGTGAGTGTGGGACTGATTAGTCCCCTTACTTTCAAATTCCCGCACAGTCGAGTCCTACTTTAATTATACGCAGTGAATAGCTGCGAGACAATCAGGAGAATCCTGATTTTGGTATCAGTGAGTGACCTATCGCCTGTAGCGGTAGTTATTTGTTTTCTCTAACCTCTAGGATATGCTCGAATGTATCACTTCATGTTGCGTGGTTTGACGTGCCACTGCGATTCGGCGGTGGAATTACGGACTGTTTCGGAGATGCTGGCCAAGGAGCGGGCAATGGAGCAGTCGGCGGCTCCGAAGGACGGCGTGAAACGGGCTCCCATTCGGATCATCGCGGAGATCGCCGGACAACTTGGCAAGCCGATGGAATGGTGGACGTCGGAGGCGGAAGGGCCGTTGAAGAAGGTGAAGTCGGCCCTGGAATCGATCGCCAACGAGAAGGCGGCTGAATTGGTCAAGAAGAAGGGACAGAAGGCGGCGAAGAAGGCCGTGGCGACCAAGAAGGCGAAGAAGAAGCGCGAAGCCCGCTACTCGGTGAATCTCTCCAAGACGCCCCAAGAACTCAAGGACATTCCTTACGTCAAGGGCGGCATCACGTGGGCCGTCGCCAACCGGATCGCCAAGAAGCTCGGTCGGGACGACATCGCCCAGATGCGGAGCGACTTGGCCCAGCGGAAGAAGCTGCCCAAGTAGTCGAACTTTCCATCTTGGAAATTCAAGACGGTCATCAGGACTTCAAACTGATGGCCGTCATTGTTTCTTGGGCATGCTTAGCACAGAGTGGAATCCCCCTGATTACCATAATAGCTTTAGATGGGCAATACACGGGCTTACCAGCCGGGTCCAGCCTAACTTCACGACGACAAGTTGTTCCTGGTGCTGGCTTAGTAATTCGCTCGTGCATGATGCTGTGCCTGTAGTAGAAAGGTTTCCAGGATGGAAATTCAACCTATCTACTTGCCCAGCGTCGTCTACACCTTCAACGCACTGCGGAATCTTTCTTTCTGAGCGGGCGTGAGAGTCTTCCAAATCTCGCGATTTCGAGGACTTAGCTCAAACAGGATCATATCGTCTTCCTTGACGGGAGTCGTGAAGAATTCCCATGTAGTCTGAAGAATGAAGAACGGAAGAAAGATCCATCGCCACATAGTCCGCCCTTTCCAAACAGGAAATTAGTTATTTGAACGATTGGCTTGATGACACGACGCCAGCAGGAACGTAGTTATAGCACCAACGGCCATGAGCCCTAAGCAGAGGAACTTAAAGCTCCAGAGTAAGAACCACTTGCCGGTATAAAAGGCGAGCGAAAGTTTATCGAGTTCTGCTATTCTCATGATTTCTACTAGCGTCGTCTAACGGCAGTATCACTTGCCCATCCGGCATGACGACGGTGCCGTTCGGATGGAATGGATGCGATGCGAAGAAAGCCAAGATCATTATAGCCCAGAAGACGACAGCGATGAATAGCCCGAGCCACCGCCCAATCCGTTCTTCTTCTCGTGTCCAACCGTAGCCAGCAGCAATAGCTTGTCGCAACCCAACCTGTTCATCGGCAACTTCAGCGTCATCGAAGTTGTCTTTAGGCTGTGTCAGATCGACCCACCATTTCCACTTTAGCTGACTCATAGCTAGTTGTCGAATTCCTCATCTTCTTCATCATCGTCGTAATCGTCGTCATCCTCATCCCAGTCCTCGTCATCCTCGTCATCCTCGTCTTCGTCTTCTTCGCGTGGACTTTCGGCTATCGGACGCGGCTGAGTAATAGGAATGGTGCGACGGGGTTCTTCCTCCTCGTCATCATCGTCATCGTCCGCAAGACGACCAACCAAGGCGGCACCGATCCCAACGGGGACGGCCTCTTCGAGATGCGGCGGAACAACGAATTCTTGCTCCTTCATCGGTTCCAGCAATGGCATCTCAGTCGACGGCAATTGCGCCGGTCGAGGTGTCGGTTTGGGCGTCCCAATGGGACGGATTGCACGTAATCGAATGGGAATGCTGAACCAACGGCGGAACATGGCGATGAGAAATTCTTCCGACAGGTCGAACCCGGTCTTGTCGCCGATGACGGCATCAATACCACAATTCGGGCAGATAGCCGTGTCGCCTTCAGAGTAGATGATGATGGCCTTCGGATCGAAAACGGCTCGGCAGAAGAAGCAAGCACATTTCGTACTGACCTCAACCTCAGCCTTGTTGTGCTGGGAATGTTTGCGAGCCGGTTTGTACAAGGCTTGGTAGGGATCGTGCAACGGCCCGTCATATTTGACCCCTCGGAGCTTGGCAAGTTGCTCACGAATGCTGTCCTCGGCGATACCAAGCTCAACCGTAAACTGGTTGAGGGCATCTCGATCCAGCCGGATTTCGTCCAAAGTGTGGACGAGGGTCGCTTCGGCTTGCTTCTCCTCGTCGCTCAACGCTTTTGGTTCCCTCGATACTTGCTGTGCCCTCGGTGCGTTGGCTTTCTTACCAACCTTGACGCCATACGGCTGATGGCCGATCTCAACCAGCTTGTTGTTGACCAAAACTTGATTCGCCGCCGACAACTTCTTGAAGTTCTGGACGAACCAAGTATTAGGATAGCCAGCGGCGTTCAGATGGATCGAGACCAATTCCTCAAGTGGCATCTTGATTTCCCACTTGAGTTCAGGCTTGGGAGCGGGTGCGGGTGCTCCATTCGCAACCAAGTATTGATCTACTGCCGCCCGTACTTCAGGTGAATGCCCCATCATCCGCTTCATGAAGCGGCTATTGCCGTGGCGTGATCCCTCGTAAAGGGATGCAATTTCTTGAATGAGTTGTTGGTCCATATCGCGAACAGCCTTATAAATAGTGGTTAGTTGAGACTCTCATCCACACCCACATCCCATTCCTGGTCGGCCCATTCTTCATCCGGATCAGGAGTTTGGCCGCGTCCGGTGTAGTGATTTAGTAGGTCCTTGAGACCAGCAGGGGCGTTGGGATCGGCGTCCACTTTGTCAGCGTAGCCGAAAATCAGGTCAAGCAAGGTAGGGCCGGGGACGATGGCAGCCGTCTCTTCTTTAGTGAGCAACTGCCAGGAATCGGTGTTGCCCTCTTCGCCGCTCATCAAGCGACGCGCACGGACAACCAGGGGTAGCAGATAGAATGGGCCGCTATTGCTCAACTCATCGACCAAAGAGGCTTCCGCCACCTTGTCTTCTGCGGAGTTCTGCCAGCCGCTGAAATCGCCACCGAAAAATTGTATCTCTTTCTTGGTAGCGACGACCGGAATGTCTTCGATAGATGCGGGTACTCGCAACTCCTTCGCACAAGCGAGCATGTCGGTCGGAAGGCCATTACCGCGTACAACCGTGAATCTCACCATGACCTCGATGATGCCAAGCGGCGTATCGGCCACCATGGGATAGGCGTGGTTGAGTGGGTTGTACTTGAGTGGAGGAGATTCCAGGGGATTCTCGTCGCCGCCAGGTGCGAGGTCCTGGAGAGCATCTTCCATCTTGTCGAATTCGTCGTCATGGGGCATGATATGGTTCCTGTGTGGATGTACTTCGCCACTTTGTTATAGCACGACAGACGCAAATAATTAGTTCTGATACTTCTCGATGAAGCGATCGATAATTCCGATCAGCCTCTTGGGTACAAACTTGGATTCGATGATGCATTCTCGGAACTCTGTGAAGATCTCCAAGAAATCGACATTCACCATAATCTCCCCAAGTTCTCTGGGTGAGATTGGTTCGCCGCCCTCGCCACCCGGCATGTTCTCTTCCGGTGGGCCTATCAGCTTGCGGGCGGAAATAATAGCGGGCAGAATCCAGAAACCGCTGTTGGTTGTCGTTTTAGCTTGCCCAGAGAAGAAATCGTCTGGAATCTCGAAGCGTTTCTTGGTCTCGACCGGTAAATCAACGTGATCGTCTGGTTCGAGTTGAATCGCTGTTCCCATCCGGTCGAAATCGCCTTCGCCCTTGACGATGACGAAGGCGATGACAATTTCGACGAATCCCTTCTCTGTGCCCAACAACATCGGGTACAAATGGATGAAAGGATCGTAGTCTTCGGTGTCTTCTGTGCCGGTATAATCGTTCATGACGGTCCTCCAAGTAGCCAAGGCGGGAATCGAACCCGCACGGGCCGAAGCCCAAGGGATTTTAAATCCCTAGCGTCTGCCATTCCGCCACTCGGCCAGGAAAAGGAGAACGACGCAGGGACGGCCAAAACCGTCCGCTGCGCCGTCTCCATGGCTAACCTAGCTTTCGCTCGTGGGTGGAATGTCCGACACGTCGGTGAACCAGTCGGCGAATTGCTCCTTCGATTCCTTGCTCCCCTCCAAGTCGTACTCGCTGCTCACGAAGTTGCCGACCTCTGCTTGGAGCAGACGGCCATTCTTCACTTCGCAGTGATGCGTGGCGACCTCGGTCGTGAAGTTCAGCAAGTCGTACATCGAGCAGTGAGCCGGGAGTTGCTGCATCTTCTTGCGGCTGAGCGCGTCCAAATGCGTCAAGCCGTAGATCGAGCAGAGGTCGCCAGTCATGCCAGCATAAGCCCGCATGATGCGAACCGTTTGTGCCGACGTCTTGGAACCCTCCGGGGTTCCGGTGTCGCCGATCACAGCCTCACGACGAGTGGCGAAGCGATTGACGAGCTTCGCACCCTCGGTCGGCTCCTGCAGGAACATTCCCTTCTCGGCCATCTTGGCGAGAACTTTGTAGACGCGGTTGCACTCGGCAATCGACGCCCACGATTGGGTGGCCTTCTCGAATCGCTGCCGCAGATCAGAGTAGCCCTCTTCGTTGCTGAACGAGTCGAGTGCACGTTCGAGCGAGAAGATGACGTTGGCGTTCTGATTGTCGCCGCGACCCATCGAGATTTCGCTTCGGAAGCCACGGCTGTAGCCGATCATTCCGTTGCTGCAGACCTGCCGCAAGAGCGACAAGTAAATCAGTGGAGAGCCGAAACCGTCGATGGGAGTCTCCAGGACGTACTGGTGAGCGAAACCGTCACCAGCAATCTTGAAATCCGCCATGTGGTTCGGCGTGTGCGTCGAACGCACGATACCACCGCTGTAATCGATGGTGAGAGCATTGAAGCGGCTCAACGTCTCGTTGATTCGCTCGTAGGGAATCACCGGTTTCGAGGGGAGCGTGACTGCCAGGATGTTGCCGGGAGTCGTGCCCTTGTCCTCGAAGGTGAAACGGATACGAGCCTTGTCGTCGCCGCCCAGGACGTCCGTCAAGCGTTGCAGCACTTCTTGGTGGCTGAACAGTTTGAAGACCTTCGTGGAGAGTCCATGGGTGCTGTAGGTGGAGCAGAGCGACGTCCAGAATCGACTGGTCGGATAGAACTTCCGATCTTCGATGCTAAGGCATTGGACGACACCCTTCTCGCCGACCTCCTCGATCTTGATGGCTCGGAGAGGAGCCGTGGAGTACTCGATCTTCGGGGCCGGTTTCGCAATCGCAGTCGCAGTCATGTGTGTTCCTCGTAGAAAAAGGTACAGGTTTCGAGTCTACCCAGTTATAGCACGGCGGGCAGCAATGGTTAATCGAAATCCAGTGGATTTCCCTCCACCGGTATTTTCAAATACGTTCATATGGCTTCCTATGAGTCGGGAAATAGTGAGGTCTAGTGAATGATGGCTCCGCCACCGAAGTTACCCACCCATCCGTGGGGCGGATTGTCGAGTCCACTATCGTCTCGACGCGGGAGTCCACTTTCCGTGGTATGATCAACGCGGCCATCGTCCCGCTGCGGGCGACGTCGCCGACCTTTCGCCATTCTCTTGACGAGTCCAGCAGGCATTTCGGTCTTTGTATGGGCCAGGGTGATGCAGACTCGCATCGACACCTTCTCGATGGCTTCACTCTGTGCATAGCTCCGCCATTCGTTCTCCTCCGGTAGCCAGACGGATGCATGGGCCGGTGCGGCAGTCCGCTGGATTGGCCAATGAGTCAGTTTACTCTGAACGATTTGCTTGAACTGGATACCCGGATGGATACGGAACACGCGACCGCACATCTGGATGGTTGGACCTCGCTGCGAGTCACGTACAAAAACGGTCTTGAGCGACGGCGAATCGAATCCCTCAGTGAGAATCTGCATGTTCACAAGGCACTTCACTTCGCCAGACTCGAATCGGGCGAGTTGGTCGTCGCGATCAGTACTGGCAGTGACCAACTCTGTCCGGACACCAGCGGCATTGAGTCGCAGTGTGCATTCGAGAGCGTGTTCGTAGGTGAACCAGTAGAACACGCTCTTGCCCCAACGCTCCGGCTCACGGAGGTAGCAATCGACGACGCTATCGACGTCCCAACTCGGAATCGTGTATTGGTGGTAGGGCGACAGATAGCCAAGCTGAATGAGTTGGTGGATGCCGATGTCTCGGATGATCTTGTCGAAGCTAAGCCGCATCCGATCAGTGCGGAAGGGTGTAGCCGTCATTCCAAGAATCCATTTCGGTCGCACGACGTTATAAATGTTCGTCATGCTCCCAGCCGGGTCGTGTTGGCTCTCATCCAGCACGATGATTCGGATAGGACGACCGAACTGGTCGTGCGTTGGTGGATTACGGTTGAACATCGAGAATGGAACGATTTGCGCTCCGACGCCCAGCTTCTCATTCTCGACGATGATTTGCTTGAGCAGATTACGACGCATCGCAACCCAAGCGGCACCGACATTATGCTGCTCTTGGAGACGCTTCACAATGTCGAGTCCCATGAAGGACTTGCCCGATCCTGTGGGCGAGTTGAGCAGAACAGACTTGAAACCGTGATTGAAAAGATGAACGGTCTTGTCTATGAGCCGAACTTGATAATCCCGAACTTCTGCTACCATGATAATCCTGTGTGTCAGCGAGGTGGTTGGTGGTTCCTTACCGGGTTATAGCACGAATCTAGGTCCGGCTTAACCATGCCACGCTGCAAAGATAGCGAAGACCGCTATTTCTATCTACGGTTAAATACACCACTACTAGGGTGATTCAATGAAGTGCTTCGACAAACTCCTCCAGGATTTTGTTAGTGCGGCACGATCCGGTCAAGTCCTAGAGCCTACCACAGAGACGCAGCGACGAGTCATGCACGTTCTAGCCAAAAAGGCTGCCGACCAAGGGATCGAGCTAGATGGATTCGAGATTAGGGAGCTATCGCCGACAAACGGCCATAGCCGACAACTCGTTTTCACCTAGCCTTGCTCGTCTCCAATACACGGACACTGCTGCCGTTGTACATCTCACGGGCTAGCCGCGCAGCGGCACCGGCGTCATTGGCGTCGATGCGAACTTGAGTGTTGCGTCCTTCAACGATCAGCTTTACGACATACGTGGTCATCATAGTCTCCAAAAGGTTTCCAAGGTGGAAATGAGAGCGGGTCGGGACTCACTAGGTGCTCACCCGAATTACCGGACCTTAGTAGTACCAGTCCGGCGTTCTTGGCCGTTGAACTACCCGCCCACCTTATTATAGCACCGGTGGGCCGAGTTGTTAAGTTAAGCCAGCGACAACCATGTCATAGATCTCGTCACGCATGTTTTCCCAGTGGGGGTCGCCGGGTTCGAACACGGCATCTTCGATCTGCGTGATGATCCAGTCAGAAGCATCGAGAGATTGGCCTCTGTTGTAGTCGGGGAATAGTTCGTAAGCTTGCTCGAATAGGCCAGAGGGGACGACCACTTCTTGGTAGAATTCCTCTGGATCGGTGATACGCTGAGCGGCCAGTAACCTGCGGGCACTGTGGCTCCAATGCCTCTGATCGTCTTCGTGAGTATTCATCGTGTCCTCCAGGTCGTTATAGCACGAGCTACGGTAGTGTTTGATAAAAACAACCAGCGGCACGACCGAGGATGTCGTGCCGCTGGTACCCCAAGGAGGAACCACCCACCCTAGACCTGAATCGACCGCACGCAAGCCGTCCCTGCGGCGTCATAGAATTGCGCGATCTTCGCCGCGTCCGAACCGCACAACACCGCGATGCGATCGAGCGTATTCGGCTCCAAGTACGTCTTGACGACGCTCTTGATGAGCGAATCTTTCTGATCTTGGCTCAACCGGGCTTCGGTGGCCATGATCTTGTTGATGAGTTCGCAGACGATCTCGAACACGGTGTGCTCTTTGTCGTTCGCGGCCTGCTGCTCCATCGTCGTCGTATCGAAGAAGAACATCTGTTTCTCATGGACGACCTTCGCCGCTCCGTCCTCGCCGAGAAGTTCCTTGAATAAGGCGACTTGCTCTTCGCTGATCGGATTCTGCTGGGATTTGTCGGCCATCACGTACGTGACCGATTCGCCGTTGTGGTTGACGACGCTGACGGGGGTCGTCGGCGGTACGCCCAGCTTGGCATAGAGCTTGACGACTTCCGATTGGGCGAAGGTCTTCAGCTTGGTTTTCGCAAGCGTTCCCTTCGTCGCTGCGGTCTTTTCCTCCGCCTTGGCTTCGATGGCGGCAGTGACGGACTCGTTCAGGATCTTCGATTCCCCGATGAGCTTGCCTTCGGCGTCCAACTCCTTCGGGAGTGCGATGATCGTCCCCTTCTCTTTCTTCGGGGCGGATGCAGCTTTCTTTGCTGCGGCGGCGAAGAGGTTGGTGGGGGCTGCGGCTTTCGCAACGGATTCGGATTTCTTCTTAGCCATGACTAGAACTCTCCTCGTCGTGGTTCAGTACGACGTGCCTGTGTCCCCTTCTGAGGGACCGCCCTTGGTTCAGGTCGGCGTAACCTGTGCTCTTTTTAGGAGCCGCCCTTGGTTCAGGTCGGCGTAACCTGTGTCCCTTTCGGGGACCGCCATTGAAAAAGGTCGGCGTAACCTTGGTATTTTGTTATAGCACGAGAGGCGTAGGTCATTAACTCTCGCTGCATTTGTTGCATCGTGGAGCGGATGCGGTATAGATGCCGCAAAACTCACAGGAGTACTCCTTGTCTCCAGGGTGCTCACGAACCCACTTACAAACACAGTCGAAACCCATCTGCGGATTACCGCACGTGCAAACACCAATAAAATCGTCGTTATTCATAAGAGCATCCGGGCTGAATCGAACAGCCATTTCCCTTTTGGGGTGTCCTGAAAGAATTTCGAATCCTCCCAAGGCTGCATGCAACGCCCATGCCATTTGGACGACGGATGCGTTTTACTCCTCTTCATGCAACTTCTTGATGGCGAACTGTATGTCTTTCTCCGTGACTCGCTTTACCCCTTCGAGCTTGCGATAGATCACGTAAAAAGTGAACATGAAGCCCTCGACCTCGATATCTAGAACGCTGCAATGCGAATCCGGATTCTTCTTGGTCGTGTCGCGGACTTCTTCGAGATAGTCGATGAGATCACACACCTTGACACGTCCGCCGTCAAAGCTGATCTCAAGCAGTATCTCAACCTTCGGTTTTCTTTGCTTGGCCATCAGTACCGCCTTTCGATCTGCTCTTCGTTGTCGCTGCGGATCGATCCGTCGTAATTGGTCTTCAAGTAGAAGCTGTCTGTAATGAGCGTAATCGTCTTGCTCATCGAGTGGTCGACACCTTCCAGCATCTTGGTGATGTCTCGCTGCTTATCGCCACGCCTGCGGAAATACTCTGCGGCTGCTTCCTTGGTCATTGCTCGTCGCACGTTGACACGACACCGTGCCGTATCGTAGCGATGGACGTCGACGGCATGGAGATCGACCGGCCTGCCTAATCTGGCGAGGACTTGTTCCTCCGTCAGTTTCGTTGGCAGCTTGACCGGCTTCTCTTCCGGTGCATCTTTAGACGTCCTTCGTGGCTTCGTTGCTGTCATATCAGCTCCTGCTGTGGTTGGTGATGCTTGGTTATAGCACCATATATATCAGCGGTTAATCCCGATTGGCTGCGTTGATATGCACCTGCCTTTTAAATACGTCGCCAGGAATTAATTCCACATGGCTCTCGTGCTATAACAAAGCAGGAGGAACCACAAATGGTCCAGCTTGACGAAAACCAACTCGCCGAAATCATCATCCCTCTTTGCCCTTGGTGCGAAGAGCCTCTAACCGGTCGCTCTGACGGTGGATTGCACGAATCTTGTGCGGCGGAACTTGCGGAGGCTTTTCAAGATGCCTAATTTTAGCAAATGCTGCGATCACGACGAGTATATCTGTCAGGTCTGTGGCAAGTCGAAGTGCAGTAAATGCCACCCACCTGTCTGGGTGGATGGCAGAGGCAACGTCTGCTCTGAATGCCAGAGAAAGTCTGCAGAAGGCAGAAACACCAATCCTGAGAGTATCTGAACTCCAGGTAGCTATTAACGCCACGACAGTGCCGTGCTATAATACGGTACAGGAGAAACACATGGACAAGAACAAGTTAGCACAACTTCGCTCGGCGATCGATCGGGCGGCACAACTTTACTACACGCCCGGTTGCGAATCGCCAGTCACCGACGACGAATTCGAAGCGATGATGGGCGAACTGCGGGAAGTAGCTCCGGATGATTTCCGGCTGACCCGCGTCGGTACACCGTTCTCACCAGAGGATATGAGAGAGAAGCGGACGCACTCGATTCCCATGGGGTCGCTCGACAACACCGATGGCGGCATCAGCGGGTTTGCGTCGTGGTACGACAAAACGTGTGCTCTACTCGGCGTCGATAGTTTCGCCGTCAACGCTTCCTTGAAGATGGACGGCAACAGCGTTGCGTTGAGTTATTTCGAAGGCGAGTTTGTTGAAGCGATCAGCCGTGGCAATGGTGAGATTGGTGAATCGCTCACAGCCAACGCTGTAAAGTGGATGGGCGTCCCGACTTGCTTGCCCGTCACATTTACTGGCACGATTCGCGGTGAAGCGATCCTATATAAGTGCTGGTTTGATGCGATGAAGGAGAACGACCCGACACTCACCAATCCCAGGAACGTCGGCAGCGGCATCCTCGGTCGCACAGATGGTACACAGAGTGAGTCAATCAACTTCGTCGCTTTCAACCTCGTCGACCCCAAAGCGAGTTTCTCGTCACTGAGCACGAAGTTCAAGGTTCTGAGCAAGCTTGGCTTCAACCCTGTGCAGCACATCGTCATCAGCGGCACTCGCGATGAAGTCATCAAATCGTTCGAGGACTACTTCGCTGAAATCGAATCCAGACGCCCCACATTGCCGTTTGAGATTGATGGCGTCGTGGTGATGGTCGATGGCATTCCGGCCCAGAGGTCGATCACGAAGGACCGTAAGGACGAGCTACGACCGAAGTACGGTCGGGCTGTGAAGTTCGTCACTGCCAAAGCGCAAACCACAGTGACCGGCGTCACGATCACCATGGGCCACACCGGCTCCATCATCCCAACAGCGATCTTGGAACCAGTATTCGTCGGTGGTGTCACCGTCACCAACGTCCTACTCAACAACTGGAATGTAGACAGCGAAGCTCCGTCAGCCGCTCATGTCGCCATTGGTGACACCGTTGAGATTGCCAGACAAGGCGACGTCATCCCGAAGATCGTCCGAGTCGTCGATCGTCCAGCCGATCGTCAGCCGATTGAAGAGCCGAAGGTATGCCCCGTTTGCGGCTCACCGACGACCAGAATGCTCCGAGACAAAGAAGGCGTCGTCACTTATTGCACGAATTCCGACTGCGGTGGCGCATCGGTTCGCAAAATCAAGCATTACATCGGCGACTCCGACAAGGGTGCGGGCATCATGGGCGTCGGCGATAGCATCCTCGAAGCTCTTACGAGCAGCGGACTCGTCAGCACACCCGGCGATCTGTATCGGCTCAAGGCCGAACAGTTGGTCGATTTGCAGATCGGTACAAGCAAGAGCGGCACACCGATTCGGCTCGGCGACAGTAGAACCGCCAACCTACTCGCAGAGATCGAGAAGTCCAAACAGCTTCCGCTCACCAGATTCCTCGGTGGTCTCGGCATCTCGCTGCTTGGTCGGCGTCGTGTTGAGATCGTCGCCAAAGAGCAAGGGCTGACGACTCTTGAGGATTGGCTGAATGAAGAGAAGCTTGCTGCAATCCCCGGTGATGTGACGCGAAAGACGATCATCGAAGGGCTGCAGAAGGTGCGTCCCGTCATCGACGACCTGCTCTCTGTTGGCATCGTCGTCTCGCCGGTCGTCCCCATCGAAATCCTGGAGACTACAACCATTGCGACAGCCGATGACGGCGTGATTGGCCCCAAGCAGATTGCTGGATCAACATTCTGCTTCACTGGCACGCGTGACTACCTTGATGAGGTTGTTGCTAAGGGTGGTATCATCAAGAGTGGCGTGAGCAAAGGACTCAACTACTTGGTCCAGAAAGATGCGACGTCATCGTCCGGCAAGACCATGAAGGCTGAAGCACTCGGCACGAAGATCATCAGCCTTGATTGTCTGCGTGAAGTCCTTGATGGCCTTCGAGAACTGCCTTAAGCTCGGTTAATACTAAGGTGCCTTCCTGCTATAACTAGGTAGGAGGACACACAGATGTCGAAATACCGAGTTTGCAAATGCTGCGGTCAGAAGGTGCATCCCAGAATCCACTGCTACTACAGCGGTGATGGCTGCTTGTCACTGAACTGGGTCTATGGTAAGGACGAGATGACGACAGCCGACCGCAAGGTAACAAAAGCCCAGGCCCAACGTTATCTGATGCGGAAGGAGAACAAACACCTATTCGACCGCAACTGGCTGCCTATTCTCATCAATAGTCGATGGAAGCTTGCCCGCTATGTGAAGCGGACCGGACCGGACCGGCTCAACATCAGCGGCCACGTTTTCTACTACAGCGGCGTCAAGATGAAGGATGGCCGTATTTGGGATTGCGATCTCAAAGTCACGTTCAAGATGCGGGTCAAGGGCAAGCTCGTTGAACACGAAATGCAGAACATCAGCATTCGTGGCGAGATTCGCTTCTTCCTTGAGAACGAGGCGATTCTCAAACCGCAATTCAAGGGCTTCAAACCGGTCAAGGGAGAAATTTGATGAGTTTGCATCACTACAAACAGTACTCGCTGGTTAAGAAGGACGATTACAGCCCCGTCTATTACAACGCGGGCGGCGAAGACGAGACGGTGCCCATTACTTGTTCGTCTATCGAGGGCTTGATCGGCATGATAGCCGATTGGATGGACGTTGCCGAATCGACCGTCCTGGACACCATGGATGAAGGCGAATTGGCCGATTACAAGATCGTCCGAGAGGAGATCGAAACGTGGGATCTCAACCCCGACGACGAGACCGAAATCCAGAAGATGAAGGATGGGGCCGACGAGCGGGAAGCACTAGGTTAAGGCATGGCACCAGTCGTGCTATAACTAGTTACAGGAGAACCACACAATGTTTCAAGATCGAGTCGACCACACCATCAAGTCCAGCGATCTGGACGACCGTAGTAAGGACATCTGCCGCGTCGTGGTAGAGAATGACAAGGGAGAGCGCGGGATTGCGTTCCTTGCCGTCCAAATCGTCCGTGGGCGTCCCAAGTTTACGCTCACCACAAAGAAGCACCGAGGAAAAGAAACCATCACAGGAGCAGTCGCAGACTGGGTTATTTGATGCGAGTACACACCACCACTGGAACGATGTTTACCCGGCTCCGAGACGTCAATTCGGAGAAGGCTGGGGAAGTCGGCGTCGACATTCAGAATGACAATGACTGCGGCGTCGGTATCTATGTCGATCAGCATTCGACCAAGACAGCCGCCGACGACCACCCCGATGCCGTTGTCTACTTGGAGATCGAGAACGGTCGACCAATTCTTCGAGTGTGGGCCGATATCAACAGCGAAGAACCGACACACACCATCGACCTTTCGGGTGCACATGTCAATCATCGCCTGTCGACCTTCAAGGGGAATCTTTACTACCTGGATGAGGAGAAGGTCAAGCACCATCTTGGTGCCTTCGAGGAGCAGGCCGAGACCGCTGTGGCACTTGAGAAGAAGGTCCTCAACCAACTTTGGGATGACCGGCTCGATGCGGCCAGTTGCTCGCCTCACTTTGAGTACGAGATAGTCGGCTAGTTTCCATTTTGGAAACCGAACATGGTAGATAAGGGTCAGGAGGACCATCTACCATGGCCGTAAGATTGTTTAAGCTTTCGAGTGGTGAGCTTATCATCACCGAAACAGACAGTGAGCAGATCGAAGTAGACGGGCGGCAGTGTCTTGTTATCAACAAGCCGCTCCAAGTGCTCATAATGGAGCAAGGCATCGCACTAAGAATGTGGATGCCTTGTGATCTATCTCGCCCCCTCAACCTTCATGTCGATTCGATTGCCGCTGATGCTGTGGCACCTGAACCGTTTGCGAGGGAATACCAATCGAAATTCAACGCGGCCAACATCGTCACACCGCCAGAGCCTAAGTTAGTCGTTCCCGGCTAGTGGCTTGACGGTGATCACGAATTGTTCGTTGGTCTGAACGTGTATCGTGCAATAGTCCTCGTCGCACGAAACGTCGGCGATGCCGTGTTTCTTGTATTCCTGTGCGAGGAAATCGTAGATCAGCTTCCCTAGCTCACTTTGTGGCATAGTTAGTCGAGGTAAATAGTCCGGATGACGCCCACTTCTGGTAGGGCAGTCGTATCCAAGGCTGGTCCGGTGCCGCCAAAGTAAGGCGTGAAAGCTTGGGCGAGACGCAACAGCTTGTGTTGGAAGGCTTGGGACGATTCACACGACGCCTTGATGGGGTCGTAGCAGCCAGCCGTCCGTAAGCACTTCTCGACGATCTGCACATCGGTCAATTCGGCAACTTTCTGGGTCTTGCCGTTCTCGACAAAGTAGGCTTTGATGTGCTTGCAGGACTTCGGAACCTCTTTAGAGAAGATGAAGCCCTTGCAGTTGCAATGGTGAATGCCTTCTTTGAGCCGGATCAAGTATTCCTCACCGCTTGAACGACTCGCAAAGCGGAAGACAACTGGCCCGTATTTCTGGATTTTGTCGTTTTCGGTCATCGCCATAGTGGTTCTCCTACTTCGTTATAGCACGACTCGCTACACCCTTCAACCTTTGCTGTATCCCGGCATCGTCCGGATAGCAGCGGCGAGAATCTTGGCCTTCGACATGTCGCCAGCTTCCACGGCGTCGAGAAGGTGGAAAAATACCGCCCTTGCTTCTTGGTTGACTGGCTCGACTAGTGGCGTCGTCATGCCCTTTCGCTGCCGCATAGCAATCAGAGCCGGATGGTCAGGATTGGCGTGGCCGACGACGGTTGGGCGGTGCTTCGGACCGAATTTGTATTGGGCACCTTGTCCCTTGACCAGGACGCCGACGAACGGGTTGGCTGGTCGATTCGGTTTGATATCGACAACGACCATCTGCTGTCGATCACCGTAAAGCTGCACGATATCGAAAAGCTTGATCTCTGGCATCGAGGTCGTTATGGTTCTCCTCATGGCTTCCAATCCCGCTTGGATTTGGGGTTCGGATGGATAGGAGCAAAATCGGTGGCTTGCATGTCGTTCTCCCTGTGTGATGGTTCCCTTGTACTTGGTTATAGCACGAACAGAGGGAACTATTAACCAGAAACCATCAGAACCCATTCTGCTTGAGCCATTCGACTTCGGCAGCAAGCGCGTCTGACCGTAATCGTCGAGGTTCCAGCTTCGGACCACCGACCGGCGACATGTCGGCTTGCCACATAATGTCACCGGTTATGCTCTTGACCGGCTCCACGTGACTTGCACGGCTGATTGTGGTTTCGCCTTCCTCGTAGAGGGCAGCTAGAGCGTCGTTGTGAATCGCTCCGATGCTGCCGTCTTCATGGATCGTCATTTCAATGGTGCACATGGTTTGCCGTGGTCTGCTGGTACATTTCGGGGGTGGGTTTGTCGGCGGTGACAGTGCCGAGGGCACGTTCGACGGTTTTCGTGACGTCTTTGCAGGCTGTTCCAGCCACGCCATTCACCTTGATGGTTGGCGTCCCGTCAGGAGCGATTGTGATTTCAACGACTTGCATGGTTGGTTCCTTATCGTTTTGTGCAGACGAGCCGCACATTGCCATTCTGGTCTTGCTTCTCGCTGGTTGCCCATCCCTGGTTTCGCATGGTCTTGGTGGCGACGGCCACGCCATAGCGTTGTTTCAGATGTGCCATCCCTTGACCAAATACCTTGGTCAGACCACCAGCTTGCCACTCGTCGGCGACGACCCGGAAAGAGCCGTTTTCTTGCTTGACCAAGCCGATGTCGTAGCTGCACTGTGGGTGGCTGATGACGTGATCACACTTACCGTAGTTCTCAGGCTTGATGCCTTGACGATACGCGGCGTTGTCCGCGCTGTAGTCGTTCATCCAGCGGCCATACCACCGGAATGTCTTCTGGTCCCTGACAAGTTCGGCTCCGAGAGCTTTCGCAGCCGTTTCGAGGGCTTGCAGGTCCTTCACTTCGAGTTGAATTGCTACTACGTGCGACATAGTTGGTTCTCCTGTACCTCGTTATAGCACGAGGTGACTATTTCTTTAATCGAGGTTGATGACCCTAGGGGCGTCAAGGTCGGGTATTTCTAGGGGCTTCGGCTTGTTTTGTATATCAGGTGGCGGGGGTGTCGTTGCCATCGGCATAGCTGTCGTTGGTGGCCAATATCCGGTCGAACCGCCATAGTACCCAGTTGCCCCAGAACCCCAAGAAGCCGTCATCGAGTCCGTGAAAGGCGTCGTTGTATCGGTGCCCTGTTCGAAGTAAATCGGCTCGTTGTCGGTTGTGTGGTCGAACAGCCCGCTATTGCTGAGGTTCGAGCCATCTGACCCGTAAAAGATAGCTCGAACCGTTCGATATGGCCAAGAGAAAACACGCCAGAAACTATTCGTCGTCATCTTCATCGTCGTCAAGGTGAAGAACTCGATTCGGTAACTCCTGCAGGAGTTTGTCCAAGTTCTCTTTCACCACTGACATACGTGAAGCAACGAAGGATGAAGCCTCTTCGTCTTCCCGGATTGATTCCGGAGTGCGACCGGCGAGAACCTCTTTGGCTTCGTCGGCAAGCAGAGCCAACTCCTTATCGCCGCAGACGTTGCGGGCAGAGAATAGCTCCAGGAAATCGACGATCTTGGTGATGGTCGTGGCAGCGAACTTCTTGCGGCTCCCATCGGGTCCGGGGGTCAGACGCTCAACAAGGTGCTCGATGAGCTTGTGGAATCCGACACGGAGAGCAGCCTTGACCTGCAGAGCCATGTCCTTGATCTCGTCCGTATGCCGCTTGTTTTCCTGGTAGGCAATCGCCTTGCTTACCTTCTTGTCGCTGGACGGCGACCAATCGAACCAACGCCGCTCGACCCAGAACTTGGAACGAAGAGCCAGCCGACCTATCTCGGTGCTTACGTCGAAATAGTTGGTGGCATCGAACTGGTCTTTCAACTCAATCTTGGCTTCCTCTACCAAGTCGGCGTATTCGGCGACGAAGTGGTCAGCCCACGTGTTGTATGCCTGCTCTGCATTGTCGATCTTGTCGTTGAGATCGTCAACCAGCGGCAGTGGCATCAGGTGGGTGCCTTCCGAGAACGGAGAACCAGGTACCTCCCGCTTCTTGCAATAGCGGCGGAGATCACGAGCGATCAACAGCATGTCGTCGTAGTTCTCGCTTGTCATGATCTTCTTGTTGAGACCCAGACGATCCTTGTTGGCGGCTGTCTGAATCTTGGCGATGTTCCCCTTGCGAATCAGGCCGGTCTTGTGAAACCGGAGTAATAGGCAAGTCGTAAGGTCGAGGATGTTCACTTCGGCCTTGTCTTCGGCTCTGGCTTCTTCGATGGCTGTCATTTTGTTCTCCAATGTGGATTTCGTTCCGGTATTTAGTTATAGCACGAATACCGGGAATTATTAACCCCGACAATCGCCCCCGCCGACCGGGGGCGACCGCCGACACCCTACCGCTTCGAGGGGTCCGCCAACTTCGGTTTCTTGGGGGTCTTGAACCGGACCACCTTGACGATCTGGTACCGGCGAGCCTCCCCAATCATGTAATCGCCATGCGGCCCCGTGAACAAACGATAATCCCCGACGAGCCGGTCGAACACAATCCAGACGTCCACGCGATGCTGGAACACCAGCGCACGAGCCTCACTGAGCAAGCCACGAGAACGGACAGCCGACAGCATATCAGCGTACAGCATGACACCACCAGGGCAAGAGGAAGAAATAGTAACCGCCATCCCCTGGTTATAGCACGGCGAGCGGGAATTATTAACCGCTGCAGAGAGCAGCGAAAGAGGACGCCCCTGGTTGGACGACGACGAGCCATCCAACCAGGGGCAAACACACAGGATTAGCCTAGGTTCAAAGCCCGTTCCGGCTCGACCTTCTTCGGAATCTTGTAGACGCCCTCATGGCTGGCAGACAGGTAACGGTTGTCTGCTGACGCCCGAAGGCTTTGAATTTCCTCTCGATCGGTCAGACCGACCGGCGTGATGTAGGTGGCAGCATCGGCAATCGAAATGTCCATTCGGAAAGCCTTGTCGCAGCACTTCTTGATATTACGAGCCACCCAGCCATCATCATCCGTGAAAGGTTCGTCGCCGATACCGTACTTCTTGAGCCACACATCCCAAATCGGACGACGTTCGACCTGTGGCGGAAGATCAAAGAAGAATGTGTCGGTGAATCGGGACTTCATGGCCGATGACAAGCCGCTGATGCTGTTGCTCGTCGCCAGCCACAGCGTATCGGTGCCGCCGATGGCTTGCACTACCTTCAACGCCGCTCTGATGTTGGTTTGGCTCGAACCGACTAGCGAGTTCTGCATGGCTCCAAGGTCGATCCGGATGACGACGCGATCAAACTCGGCTCCAACCGCCTTGCAGATGGCCGACTTGCCGCAACCAGGGACACCCAACAGCATGACGCCGAAGACGTCGAAATCTTCCATCCAGGAAAGCAGAACACCCTCTTGGTCCTGATTGACGCCGCTCGTGTCGCCACGAGCAGCCAAGCCGGTCTTCTCGATTTCGTCCAACCAGACGATCACTTTCGGCTGCCGCTTGCCGGTCATGATGCGGCTCAAGTAGGTCTTGATTTGGTCAAGACCACCAAGGTCCGCGAATTTCTCACCACCCCGATGGATCGAAAGCCCCTTCGTCTGCTCGACCTGCTTCCGCTTCGCTATCCAGCAGTGTTCGAGATCGATGCCGAATTTCGGTTTCTGACCGGCGACCGGCTCACTACGCAAGGCCATTGAAATAACCTGCTCTGCTCCGAAGTGAGGCAATCCCTTGACGGACTCGACAACACGACCAATCGCGTCGTCATCCGCCATCGGTCGCTTCGTCTTGACACCGGTGCCTTCGCATTTCTTGCAGGACGAACGTGGGGCATTCTTCCCCTGGTTCGTGCAGTCGCACTGACTTGCCAACTTGTCAAGCCCCTTTGCCAGCTTCGTCAGTTGTTCCTCATTGGGCATCGGCTCGTCGATGATGACGACATCGTTCTTGAGGTTGAGCGGCAAGACGATCACTTCGGACAGCAGGACGAGGGTCTTGCAGGACGCCTTGAACTTGTCGCGAAGATTCCAGACGGCTTGCTTGACGACCGGGTTTTCGAGCCAATCACAAGCACCCAGCATGAAAACGATCGTGTTTGCCGGTAGAGTATCCGGGTTGGCGAGTTGGCACAAGAACTCAATCGGCTGTGTGATCTGCGGGTTTTCGTTCAGAGCGGACGCCGATTTCAACGCCGCTTGATTATGGCCCACAATCCCACTTGCCGCATTCCATGCCATCACGGGGGACGGGACGGGGATTTCGCTACATTCCTTCAACAACACGCTGATGGTAGCAGCAGCATCGTTCGATTCGATCCCGATAAGAGGGACACCTACGCGACGGGCAGCGATAAACTGTTCAGTGAAAGAGAGCATGACTTTGTATCCTGTGTGTTCGGGGCGGACCTCCCGCCCTCATACTTGGTTATAGCACGAACAAAGGGAATTATTAACCGAGGCTATCGGCGTAACTCCCCGATGGCTTCCTCGACCATTTGGGTAAAATACCCGCTGTTGTTGAGGAAATCGTCGGCATTCTTATAGGAGCAATTGCTCAAGAAGGCGGTTCCTTCGTGTGCTCCTAGCGTTGCCTTGATGCGGACACAGCACCAGCCCCATCGCCCCTCTGCCGTCTTCATCATCTCACGTACGGCTTTCGCGTAGCCCTTCATCGACCCCGTACGCTTCTCGGATTGTTCCGGTGTCTCGTCATCCGGAAGAGCTTCCATAACGATCGTCAGTTTCGTCGCCATCATCGATTCTCCTGTGTGTCGGAGCGGTACTCCCGCCTCGTACTTAATTATAGCACGAGCGAAAGTAATTATTAACCGGCTCGACAGGGCTTCGGCGTCACCTTCCATCGGTTGCTGAGAAGAGCTTCCAGATGCGTTTTGTCCAGTATGCTGTGTGTCATCAGGGTGGGATTGACGTTATCGGGCAGGTTGTCAAGCGCGTTCTGGAAGACGAAGGCAACCTCGACGGTCCCCGAATGCGGCTCTTCCCAAAGATGCACTTTGCAATGCTTCATCAGCATTTCGCGATTGCTGCCCTTTTCGATCTTGAACTCTGGACCAAGCTTTCGCAAAAGCCGATCTCGCCAAGTTGTGGGAGCGACACCAACATCACCCTCTAAAGAGCAAGCTCTGTAATCTAGCATCATCGATTCTCCTGTGTGTCGGAGCGGTACCCCGCCCTCGTACTTGGTTATAGCACGACGAGCGGGAACTATTAACCGGACCGTCTGAATACTCAAACAGCCATGGCGACGACAAGCCACCATGGCTGTTGCACAGGAACACTATTTCGGTTTCTCGTAGTTGACTGGCGGACCGTCCCACATTCGAACAGGTCGAGCAGGATAAAGCACTATCTCGCCTTGCTCGTTCAGCTTCACCATCCCTAGGGTGTTGCCAACGCCGTCCTTCAACTTCGTCAACTTAGAAGTCAACTTAATCTGTTTTGTTTCCATTTAGGAAAGGGCTAAACCACTCCTATTGGCAAGTCGGTCTTTTCGGTTGTCACCTTACCGCCGTTTCGGACAGCCCAATCGGCACGATTAGCGAAATCCCTTTGGGCGTCTCGGTCGTCCCAGTCGATGACCCGCTTGTGACACTCGCCTGTGTCGGCATAAAAGACAGTGCAGAGGACTTTCAACACGATTCGTTCCTTTCCAGTCAGGAAACTACCACTCGCCGATGATCTTGCGTAGCTCCTTTTCAAAGTCGTCACTACGCCACGAGTTCAGGCCGAACTCGATGACACCAGCACCCAGCTTATCGCGGTCAAATACGGCCACATTCCCCTTGTCCTTGAAGACTGTCGCCACCATCCTGTAGCGTTCTCCGTCAAGGATGGTATCGAAGGTAACGACACAAAAGCCGTTACCGGTTATGCCGTTTCTGTGGTAGGCTTTTTCAGCCGTTCCAGGAACGACAGCAACATCCCGGCTCTTCCCGGACCATTTCGGCACCGCAACCGGACCGAGTTTCACTTTGCCAATGGCTTCACGTTGATGGCTTCTCATGCTCTCCCTTTCCAGCTAGGAAACTAGCCCACATCCTCGACGACCACATAACTGAGGGTGTAAAGCGGGTCTTCGTTCTCGAATTCGGCTCTGGTCAGATAGACTTCACCGGTTTCATCGTCGGCGTCGATTTCAAGCGGCTCTGTATCTTGAGCCTCCTTGACCATCTGTTCGGCGATTTCAGCGATACGGACCAGGGTCAACTGCTTTGTCGACCTGATGGCCAGTATCTCGTTCTGGTAGTCCATCTGGTTGCGGACGATCACGAACATAGTCGTTCTCCTGTGTTAGTTCTGGCTGGCGGTGACGGCAGGGAGGGTGCAAGCACCGGTGCTGACGTGGAGGACAGCCAGAACCGACACCCTCCCCCATTGCTGGGGGAGGACGGATGGCGGAACTAGATCGAGCAGACGACGGGAATTGCCGCCATCAGCTTGTCTTCGCTGGCACAGAGGGCCATGTCGACCAACGTGCGGGCACGGTCTTCGTCGGCGGCTGTCGGTTCCCGATCAACGGCGATCTTGGCTACGACGTTGTTGACGAGGCGGCTGACGGTCTTGTTCAGGTCTTTCTTGGTCATTTCGCGGAATCCTGTGTGAGTACCAGGGTCATGAGGGCCGGACCGAATTCGGTCGTCTCGTCACCCTCTCCCGGTACTTGGTTATAGCACGGCACGAGCCGGTCATTAATTCCCGCTTCGCCGACGAGCCGGTTAATAGTTCCCCTCTGTCGTGCTATAACCAAGTAGGAGAAAAGAACATGACACCAGACGAGAAAAAAGAACTACGACGGTTGAAAAAAGCCGCTGCTGAAATCATCGAGCGGCACGGGATGGAAGACGTCATCGAACGTCTTGTCGACAACGAGGTTAGTGCTTTCATCGACAGTAGCTCCACGGACAGAGCAGACATCTACGGCGACCTACTGCGTGATGGCTGCGTTGGCTACGATCACATGACCAAGACCCAACTCATCAACGAGATGGCGACTAGCTTCGGCTACCTCGTTGAAGAATGGGAAAACGAGGAGGACGAGGACGAATGATAGCAGCCGAGTTCAAGACAGCCTGCAAACTGGCATTCGACAGAGCGGTTGATCTGTCGGGTGAAAACGACGACAGCTTTTGGGGTTTCGGTCTTCCAGGATTCAAGCCAATCATGGCGACGATCCGCCAAGCAGCCAAGGCAATCCGCTATCAATGCTGGCAGCTTGATGGGGGTATCGACAACGACAACCTACAGGAATGTCGGGTTGCCTTTCGTAGGAACGTCACCGTCGTCGGTTAATAGTTCCCTCTTCTCGTGCTATAACGTACCGGCGTGGAGAAGGTGACGCGCCACAAAACAGTGGGGCGGGTCTGGCCGTTAATAGTCACCGCCTGTCGTGCTATAACCAAGTAGGAGGAAACCACGATGGGTTATCAGAAAGAGATCGAACTCGCTCGAAGTCTTGGCTACACTGTCGAACCGCAACGCATGGTCGGTGATCCGCCGATCTTCAGCCGTTCGCGTCTACCACATCCTCGAATCAGGATTTGGGAATGCGTCCATGACTGCAAGATTCGTTGGGCGTGTGCCGAGTTGGACAACGGTGGCTGGAAGAATCACCGCTACTATGCGGACTTGACCGAAGCCATCACGAAGGAGGCGAAATGACGCCGATAGCGCATCCAAAGCGTGTCGTTGAGAATGGCAAAGCCTGCATGCGTTGGACCATCAAGGGGCATAAAGGTCTGTTCGCCTTTCGTGTCATAGCCGGAATGCGACAACATGGGATGAATGACGAAGTATTGGCAAGGTTCCCAGCGATTACCGGCGACCGGTATATCGAAGCCTATTTTCGACCGGTCGACCAGCCTGCTCAAGTTTTCGTGGAGAAGATCCGTCTGCGCGGCAAGTCTTACATTCGCATTAGTTGGGCAGGCAACATCCACTACATCCAGGGCAACAAGTGGACTGCGAAAGTGGAGCAAGAAGCCCGCGACATCTGCAAACAGAGGCATATGCATAGCGTTGCCTTCTATGCGGAAGTTTAATCGGCTGGTCTGTCGTGCTATAACTAGGTAGGAGGGACGAAGATGAACCGTGACTACTGGTTGGACCAAGCCGAACTACAACTCCAGCAAACAGGAGACGACTACAATGAAGCGGACGTATCGAGTCTAGCTGACGCTATGATGATCGAGAATCAAGGAGGGTTCTGAGATCACCGGTGAATAGTTCTTTCTGGCGTCTCTAAACGCCAAGGTTCGTTTCGTGTCAATCGTCAATCTCGACGACCACGGAAATAATCCCGCGATGCCTGAACAGGGCACATCTTGGGTATTTCTGTATATCGAACCCCCACCCCTCTATGGGGAGAGTATAGGTAACTATGCCCCAAAAGTACTACTGTTAAGCCCATGGGGGTCGGGTTTCTCCCTGTATCGAATATATTTTCCGCATGCGTGAGAGGCTGATATATTCCTCTTTCAGTCCAAGCATCTATTAACTACTCTCTTTCCTTCAAGATGATGGTTTTTAGCCTGTGTTTCTTTCAGACTTCACTTTTCGCTTTTAGGTCGTTCAGATCCGCCAAGACCGGGAAGATTGGGAAGCTGGGGAAGCTCGGCATTTACTTCACGCCCGGACAAAATATTCAATGCACAGGAGGACCCGATATCGAATTTCCGCGAGAATAGACTTCCAAATGTGCGAAGGTCGACCTATTCCCAAAGTGACTCTACGATGGGAAAGGGCGGGTGATGTAAACCTTTCAGACCCAAAATAACGAAAAACTCCGTTTTGGAGCAATTGGCCTGGGGGTCGTAGCTTATATTGGACTCTAGTGCGGAGAAGACGAATCAGGCACCTTTAGACACTAACAGAGTCATTTATCAGGTGCGAAAGGGTTGTTGTTGATCGGTTTGACAATGATTTTCTTATATATCATGATTCCTACTCCGATATGACTATCACCCTTAGTCTCGTCAGCGTTGAGTGGGCGGTAAAGAGTTTCCCATGCTTTCGCGTTCCATACTACTCTGACAACCTTGTCTTCTAACGTCCAGGCTCCTCTAGCTGCCCCGTTCATAGTGTTAGTAATATCGACTGCTCCATCTTGGGTGAATGTCCAGTCTCCACGATATCCATTCGATCCCGATACTCTCCATGTTCCAAGCAGGATTTTCTTTTCGTTTTCTTCATTTTGCTTAATCAACGAATCTGCCTCTATTTCCAGTCGTTTCTCGATGATTTTCTTTTTCAGGCCCTTAACTGAAGATCTGGCATAATTATACCATTCGGCGGCTTCTGCTTGTTTCTGTAATCGTGCCTCTCCTCTGATCTTTTCGGCTTCTCGCCATAAATCTTGTCCTGCCTCGAATTGGTCGTCGGCGTCGGTAATGTCGTCTTCCGGCTCGAAACGGTCAGCGATGGCTGCAGATGCCGCGAAAGCGACGATCTTGTCGTTGCCACTTACGGCCAATTGACGTGCTAGCTGACAAAGGCGAAGCCGCTCATAGCCGGGCGTCTTGAGGGCTACTGCCAGCATTTCTTTGGCTAGCTTAGCTTTTTGAGTTGATGTCTTGGCTGCCTTGATGTCGGAGCCATATGCCGATTGGATTTCGTCTTCACCTTTAGTTATCTCGTCGTCGGTGGGGCGAGGGAGAAGCTTGTCGGCGGCGTAAATGGGCGAAAGCAGGGATAACGAAAAAAGCGCAATTAGCAAGATTCTCATGATGTCCTCCGGTTATTCTGGTCCTTGTGGTTTAGATGGCAAATCAGTATCGGCAAAAAGAGTCATGACTGCTCTTATGATATCAGTGCGAGGAACACCATATTTCGATGCAACCTCGTCAAGTTCTTCGATATTCGATATGCTGACGGGCCAGATTCTTATATTATCAGCACGTCGCTGACTAAATCCGGCAGACTGTAAGTTTTTATCGACAACCGGTAGAAATGTGTCAATGGCTTCGTCCAATGCATCACGAAAATTACCGGTCTTTACCTTAGCCCTTGCTCGCTCAACAATTTCCGGTGCGAAGCCTATCTTCACCATTTCACGCTTGCCGATTTTACGCCGCATGCCTTTCGGAATATCTCCGATATCCGGAAATTGGTGTCCGCAGCCACACTTTTGGTCACGCCATTTAACCCATCCTCTGCATACCGGACACATCCGACGACCGGTACCCGGCGTATAATGGACCAAAACGCCGTTGACGTCGCGAAAGAAAACAAAGCCACATTGGCATGTTGATACGGCACCTGGAACGTGTTTGAAGCAGTTAGGACAATGCTTATTTGCCATTTGAAGATCCTTTAGTCCTGGTCTATCTTATCTGGAAGTTAGCAGACGCCGTTTCGCATTACACGTTTAGTTTCCACATTATTGATGAGCCCTCAACAATTTCTGACGTGCATACCATTGCTCGTTCGTCATTTCTTTCATTTTTCTAGTCATGCATTTGTCGACCAAACGATTCACAGGATGGTTGATACCAGCATTGACACGTATCCGTCTGCCATCGGGATAGATGACGATCGACCATTCGTTCTCGGCATAGATCCGCGTTTTATCGGGCAGAACAATTGTCAGATGAACGCCGTCTTTCGTGCCACTTGGCTGTGCGAATATTTTAGTTTGCGGCTTTGTCGGAATTAAGACGCCACGATTAGGCTCTGGTGGCTTTGGTCGTTCTCGATGCGGCTTAACCCCAGGTTTTATAAGCGTGTCGCGTGAATGGGTCATGCCAAGCGGTAATCCGAGACGCAGACGTCGTTGGATGGTCGATCTCGTGCATTTGAGGATCATGCACAACTCGTCAAAGGTGCGTTGTTCTCCGTTGTATTCGACTAGCCTATTACTATGCGGTTTGACGGCAATCGCGGCTTCTGGTGTGAGATCTTTGAAGCGTTTTCTCATGCGATTTGTGCTAATGCCAAGCTTATCGGCCCATTGCTGGATAGTTAGCGTATCGTCGCCAACCGTAATCGTATATTCCGATGGCCGCTCGACATAAGCCCTCCGAATTCGCCCATGTCCTTCTCCGTGTTTGATGCCCTTGTTTGTTTTTATCTCGCGATTAGCCCACTTCTCCGGGTCGAGGGCAACATCTGGTGGGTGTCGTTGGAGTCGTTGACAGACTCCCTCTCTTGTAATGCCTAATTTCTTAGCCCAATCCGATATACGTAGTGTCTCGCCATTGATCGTATAGAAATAGCCGTAAAACAGTTCCTTCCTTGGTTGTGGCGGCTTAACGTAATCGGGTGATAACGCCTCTTCAATCGAGACATACTTGAGCCGCCCGCGAAGAGTAGATGGGGAGATACCGGCAATCTCGGCTAATTCCCTAGTGAGCCGAATCTCGCCGTTATATTCAATCCCCTCTCCCTCGGCTGCTAAAGTGTCCTGGCACAGCAATGCTTCTGGGTTCGTAACACCATAAGATAATCTGCGATAAATGGTGGCTGTTGGGACATCGAGTTCGACGGACCATTCACGAACAGTTTGCGTTCTGCCGTCGTAAGTGATCGTCTTAGGGTGTGTCCATCTGCTCTGCCCGGTGGCAGGTGCTAATATCTCACACGGTTGCAGACCACGGTTTAGACGCCCTCGGATGGTTGGCTCTGGCAGATTAAGCTCAACAGCCCATTTCCTGATGGTGTGTGTAATACCATTTAAAGTAATCGTAACCGGGTTTAGAATGCTCATACAAGGTTATAGCACGAAGAGCGGGAACTATTAACTTCACCACTATTACCTCTGTGATGGGGCTAGCAGACGCCGTGGCATTTAGGGCCGGGCATACTTGCCAAAACTACGCCGTCATCGTAAGCGTGGCCGCTGTGTAGTTCGCTATTGAAAGCACCCGTGCGATCTACAACGCTTAATTGGTCCCCTTCGGTCATGAATTCAAGCCGTTCAGGGCATGCTTCCAGGCATCGCTTCATTCGATAAACCCACTTACGCTCTTCTGGCGTAAGGGATGGGACTTTCAGCTTAGAGTTTTCGATGATTTTAAACATTGTTGCGATTCTCCCAATTCTTTGGAGATAACGCTATTTCTGGCGGGTGTAATTGCAGTCGGCCAAACAGACTTGAAGGTGTGATCCCAAGTTTCTTGGCCCACTGAGTGAGCGTCATCGTTTCGCCATCACAAGTGAGTGCCTTACGCGTGTACAGCTTTACGGCTTGCTCGATGGTATGGTCTCGTAGATATTGGTAAAGAGTGTTTTCTTTACACCGTAGCTTGGCTGCCCATTTCCTTATCGACAGTGTTTCACCATCATGTGTATATTCCTTATCCAGCCAATCAGGGAGACCATCCCAGAATCTTTTCATGTCTCTACTTTTACCAACCCAGGTTGGATTCGCCGCTGTTATTTGGCGATGAAACTCTTTGTCTTTGTCTATCAGCCGGAGCAATCGTCTGGCAAGCTTGGGCTGTTCCTTGATTGATGGTCGTTTAGTTCCGCTCGCAGCCATCTCGATGAACATCTTCTTGTCTTCTTCGTCTCGCTGCTGCATGAGTTCAAGCTTGGTATCGCGGAACCAGTCGGGACGAATTAACTTGAGTTTGGCGGTAAATTCGGCGTCGTAGGCGTGTTGCGAAGGAGAAGTGAATCGCTCGATGGCTTCGGCAAGTCTCTCCAACTCGATGCTGCCAGCGTGTTTCCTGACTGGTCGTTTGGCCCCAGACAACGCCAACGCCAATATCTCCTCCTTGATCTTGGCGACCCGCTCATCCATGTCGGGGTCGAACCAGTCAGGACGAATCTCGGAGAAGATCTCTTGATGCCAATGGACTTGGCTGCACATAGCTGTTTCGTGCGGATCACCCGTCTTTGGCCTAGGGCGTGGGCCTCCGCTCCTGGCACGCTGAAGGGCATCTTGCATCGCTTGCTTACCTCGGATATATCTATCAGGGTCGAACCAATTCGAGGGGACGGCGCGCATAGATATATCAAAACAGAGGTCGTATGAGGCACTACCTTTCAAACAAGCTGACTCCAATGTCCTGGATAGGCTTCTCTCGTCCGAGTCATCACAATATCGGCTAGGACGAGGTTGACCGGACCGGATCATCTGCAACAAACGAGCTTTCCGGGCCTCGATTTCTGCCTCGATCGCCTCACGACTCATACCAGCGAACCAATTGGGTTGTCTTGCCATAGTACTTTATAGCACGACGGTAGAAGACCATTAATTCCTGGTCAAGTTAATAATTACCGCTATTCGTGCTATAACGTAATAAGGAGAACAACATGGCTAAATGGTATGAACCTACTACAGAATGGTTAGGGTTTACGACGAATATGGGCAGGAGTCGTTTTAGAAGTTACACCGACTTCTACCAAGAGATTCTAAAAATTGCACACGGTGTTGAACAGAACGGAGTTTTTTCTGAGTATCGGTGGTATGAGGAACACAAACCCTACTATCGGCTGTATCCGGGCGTTATCAAGCCGTTCTTAAGGGTCGATATCGACAAGGTCGACTGTGGCTGCTTCAAGATGCCAACAGAAACGCTCGCGATTCAGATCCCAAGTGGTTGCGTGGTCGATGGAGAATACGAGCTACGCAGCGTTCTCATTGCGATGGCTAATGTAGATGATGATAAAGGGATCTATGCCGATATAGAGTATGGTAGAATCGGTGCTACTGTACCAATGCAAATGCAACCTGGGAACATCATGTCTGCCGCCCTAACCAAGCCAATAAAGGCGGGTGTAATGTTCGGTGAAATGGTTGGCGACACCTATGACAAGATGCTAAAGGTGCAGATGCCGACCAAATCGAACACAGTATTGATACCAAAAATGCTGTTTGACGCAGCGATAAAGATCGTATGCGTTTGTTTGTTGTTGGAAAATGACCCAGAGATCATTCAACCAGATGTATTGAATGATGATCTGGCGAAGTTTAAACAAACTCTCGATCCGAAGTACATCGAAAAGGCGAAACGACACGGGAAATTCGGGTGGGTCATCGGACGAGATATTGAAGTCTCACCGCATATTCGGGCAGCATCACCATTCGCTCTGTATTGGACAGGGAAAGGACGAACGATACCGATCATCAGATATCGCAAGGGATGTATTGTTCATCGTGAGTTGGTAGAGAAAGTCCCAACCGGGTTTGAAAATTCTTAACCGAGGAAGACATCATCAATACGTACGTCATACCGAATATACCGTTAAGTGAACTGCTGCCAATTTTAGAGGACGACGATGCAATCACAATCGTCGACGATTACAAAGAATATAGCCTGCAAATGCCTCTCGATCCTACTGTTCCATTCCAGGAGCGTTTGCAGATAGCACAACTATTGGGCGAACCGGTGGACGATGTAGACCAAGGTTGTGCTGCGGCGGGAATTAGGCTGTTGAAGGTTGAAGACGATCACACTTGGTTCAAAGGTAGAGACTTCTTCGTATCATATTCAGAACATATCCTAGACCGAATAGCTGGGCTGTTAAATGTGAGAGGAATTAACACAGATTGGTATTCGGAGTGGGATGAAGAATTTGCAACATTTGAAACGAAATTGATGCAAATAGAGACGCCATATAAATGTGTATCGCATCTGGGACGGGTGTCAAAAGAGATGCGTGAAATAGCGAAAACGACGGAGCCTTACAAAGCCGATAAAACGTTGCGTACTAAGACGTCAATCGGATTTGTTCGTCGTATTGGTGTCGACGGATATCATTTTGATGTATCACTAGTACGCTTGATGGTAAAAGCGGAAGAGTTTTATTATCTAATAATAAGCAACGGAGATATCAAACCAGAAAAATTTTCAAAGAGAGCAGTGGAGAAGATACGACGTTCTATGATTCGAAACTCAAAAGAGATACCGTTCAAAGAAGGGTTAGCTTTGCACTTCTTGGGAGACTAACCGTTCAAGAATGATAGAAGCGTAGATGGATGCTTCCCTGTTCGGAATGTATCGAACGTCGTCTGGTATTTCGTTTACATGACACCAGAAATAGGGAGGTGGGTCGGCTGCCGTCCATTTGACACCGTGTATCGCCGCAGCCGTTTTCAAGTGCCTGATGCTGAAATCGACTATCTCCTGCTCTTCCAACAGGCCGACCCAGCAGTGCATTTCGGGTAGGTTTCCGAGGGCGACTGAGAAAGCACTGGTAAAGTCGCCGGGACTCCACATATAGGCGAAATGGGTTGAGATAACGCCATCGTCGTCTTCTGGGCATAAGCAGGGCCACTGCAAGGAGCCAGCCTGTATAACCGCCTTATAACCATGGCGGGCGAAAACGGCTATCGTCTCTTTAGCGTAGTAGAGGCACAAGCCGGGCCTATCACCAAGACCAGAAATCGCCTGTTCAATCTCTAATGCTAACTCTCTCATACTAGATTATAGCATGAGAACGAGTAATTATTAATGTCAGCAAAGTTACAATATGAAATTAAACCTATTAGCTGAAGCGTGGAGACGGCCAAGGGTAGCAAAACCGACACAATATGTCAATCTGTTGAGATTATATGAAAAATACTGTGCTGGTGATAAAGACGCACTAAGGAAATTCGTCGATACTGCAGATGGTATATTATTGTTCTATCTCGACAACAAATTTCCATATTATTTGACTATTGAGGACTTGGAGGATGCTGCTAATCGTGCTATAGCATATGTAGCAACACACCAAATGCCTGGAAAGTTCAAATCGGCTCGTCATCTGTTGAACTATCTCGAAGCTGCGGCTAGAACCGGTGCTATAAACGCCATACAAAAATCGCAGCGATTTGATAAGGGAAACGTCGGGTATGCATCTTCAAAACCAGAAGAAATACCGAAAACACCAGAACCTCTTGTGCCTCTAGACAAATTGCTTGATGCATATAGAAAATATTACGCCGAACAATCGAAGATAAGGCAAATGCCTCCGATGGCGAGATCAGTAAAGATATTGCAGAGACGTGCAAACGGTCAGAGTCTTGAGGAGATTGGCAACGATCTTGGGATTACAAGAGAGCGGGTTAGACAGATTGAAGCAAGAGGCATAAGAAACTTGCAAGTCTTTGCTCAACATTATACTTCTGATAACTAGACGAAGCAGCGATTGAACCGCTGCCGTTCCTTCAAAACGACGCCAGTGAGTTCTGTAAGATGACTGCTGTAAAGCTCGTCGTGGCCGTGAAGCCCGATAGCACCATGCACGAATTCGTGTAAAGCGTCCGCCAGAATTGCCCACCGCCCAGCGGGTGTAAATTTCCACCGTTTCGCCATCGACCGGCTATTATTGTTGTCTTGCTTGACGATTTGGATAGGGTTGATATAATAGACGTCGCCGTAGCCACCGTGTTCGAATTCAGCCGCACGATCTTCGTCGAAAATAAAACCAACCGAGAAAGTGGCCTCTTTGTTGAAAAGATCATGCAGGGCGAGCATAACCGAAATCCAAATCCGTGTAAGCCTTCTGCTGTAATCGCTGAACTCGCTGGGGAGATAATGTGTTGGAATCTCCATTCCGGTCGTGTTCTTGATGATGAACTCGTGATTGATCTGCGATTGACGCCCTTGCTGTGTGGTCGATTTCGGCGGTGGTGCGAAACTCGTCTTCTGATCCTCGGCGATGATTTCACCCTCTTCTTCAACCTTTCTGTCGGGTAGAGTGGCATAAGCAGCCGCTACGATTTCATGCATCGTTTCGTGAGCTTTTATGTGTTGATTGGAAAGCTTTTCACCCTTATAATGAATGTAAGAAGGCTCTGTATCGCGAAGAGCGGAAAGCTTGTTGATGGTGAGTTCATCAATGAAGGCATCAAGCTGGCTCTGATATTCGTGCTTGAGAGCATCGCGATTCGATTGAAGGACAGATGCATCGCCAGCCTTCAACTCAACCACGACACATCGCTTGTTGCTATCGACGTAGCGATAGAACATAGGGATGCCGTGAATGCGGACGATCATGCGATTTGGGAACGTCTTATTAGTATAAACGACGCCCCAATCGAATTCGCGGCGGCGCGACCCTTTACGTAATCCTGGTTCGAAGATTTGGCCGTTGACCTTGACGGTTCCGTTCCACTGGGCCATGTAGAGGAACTGGACGAGATGATTGGTTAATACTTCTCCGACGTCACCTTCGATTGTCACCTTTGTCAGAGTGCCAGGATAGTAATGGTCGCGCTCTTCAAGGGTGTAATTGCCGCCACTACCGACCACATAAAAATTGCCAGTGTAGATCTCGTAGTGTAGATGGCACATTACCAACAATTCTTTGGCTTTTCCAAATCCACCAACGGCACCATTTTGGAAATCCTTGCCTGATTCTCCGAGAGTCATGAACTTATTAACGAGAATATCCTTGCTCATCGGGTCGCCATCGTTACCCCACGAAAAAACCGTGTTGCCATCCTTGATCTCTATCCAGGCTTCGATGTTCTTGGAATGTGGTGCATCCATGCTATTCTGTAATGCTTCTCTCACTATTGCCCATCGCCAATCGCGATAATCATTGAACGATTTCTTAAAGAAGTTCGGGCCGATTCCAACTTGCATCTGCATTACGGCTTTCTCCAAGCAAAGATAACTCGTTTTGCACTTCCGAAACCATGAATCTGGTTATAGCACGACAAAATGGCAGATTTAATTGTTTCAGCCGGTTTTAAATCTGGTAAATTGACGGCTATTGAGCCGATTCTTGGCGGTAAGTTTTGGCTATGCCGTTGTGAATGCGGAAAAACAACAAAAGCCTCAAAATGGCACCTGTTGAGGGGGTTGCGACAAAGCTGTGGTTGTCGTACCAAACAAAAACAACAAATAATAACCTGTACAATTTGTGGCTTCGAAGGGACAATTGATGATTTCTACTCACGTAAAGATGGTAATATAAATTCATACAAATGTAAAAAATGCCTGATCAAGCTCTCACATGAGAGGCAGCGTAAAACGCGCCTAAAAGTGTTGCAACACTACGGAGGAGAAGTACCGAAATGTGCATGCTGCGGAGAATCACATACAGAATTCCTGTCTATCGACCATATTAATGGTGGCGGGAATAAGCATAGGAAAAATAATAAGATAGTATCAATATACGCTTGGCTTTACAAACACAAGTTTCCTGATGGTTTCCGCGTCCTCTGCCATAACTGCAACTTTTCTTACGGCTTGTACGGCTATTGCCCACACACTAAGTGAACCTTCGACTTTTGAAATATGTCCTTGACATAGAGAACATTGACGTATTTAATTAATTATTGGTCAGTTTTGTGCTATAAGCAAATGTGCTGTGTGGCGCAGAAGTGGGCTACTTCGCCTACGGAGCGGGTGGTCGCGGGTTCGAATCCCGTCACCGGTTCGCCGGTGTAGCTCAGTTGGCAGAGCACCTACGTACCTACTTCGCTTATTCCCACAGCACTTTTTGACAATAAAGGAGCACATGAACTCGCGGCAATGCGACTGCGGCGGATTGTGCTCTTACGACTTGCCGCATGGCGTAGAAACGGGTTACTTCGACTTGAAATCGACCGCCCTTCGGGGCTTTCTCGTTTCGCTTGTTCCTGCGGCATTTTGAAACATGCACTCTACCGGAGCAAAAGGAGATATTGGAGTCGCCGCTGTCACGGCTGATTTGTTGGAACGTGGATTCGATGTCTTACTTCCACTTTCATCAACTTCACCATACGATCTTGTCGCCACTGATGGCAACAAGTTTTGGAAAATCCAAGTCAAGTATGTCTCCGAGAAGAATGGTAAAGTCTGGTGTGAGGTAAGACGGACAGTTATCACCAATAGCAAAATCTCCAGGCGTAGGTTTCATCAGATTGAGATAGATGTAGTTGCTGTGTACTGTCCGCAATGGAAGCAAGTCTGCTACGTAGCGATGCAAGATGTGGTATCGGTGACAATCCGACAAACCTATCCGGCGAATGGGATTAAAAACAGCATTCGTCTCGCTTCGGAGCATATGCGTTTTCCGCCGACTTGAACAATATTTAAGAGATTGCTGCGTGGCGTAGAGGTGGGATACTTCGAATGCTAATCGAGAGGTCGCCGGTTTGAGTCCGGCCATCCGAGCAATCGGATGTAGCTCAGTTGAATAGAGCGCTACGTACCTACTTCGCTCATTCCCGCAGCAACTTTCATTTGGATGCGTTATGATTGCGACTGACACTGAATTTCAGAGTGTGGAGCAGCTTATTGCCGAACTTGAGACCGAGATAATTGATCTCGAAAAGTTAAATCGCTCGCCAGACGTAGGATTAGCGATCGAGCAACGGCAGCAACACATTAACAACCTGAAAACAGAAATTGCCGAGTACGTAACGCAATAGGAGAATATCACATGGCAGCCATCAACAAGAAGACGAAGAAGTCACACGTTTACGCCGATGAAAAGTTGGCGGGTGGATATGGTCCAAGGGCTGCCAAGCAGAACGCAGAGGCAACTTTACGCCGTCTTGTCATGACGTGTCTCTTGTGGGAGGATAACGCCTATTGCGACGGAAAAGCTGTCGTAGATCAGATCAAGGCGTTGGTTCCGCAGGTGCCGAACGTTGGTAAGATTGCTGTTGAGGCTCGTTATGAGCAGAAGCTTCGACACGTACCGCTGATGCTTGTCCGCGAAATGGCTCGTCATCATATGCCGGATGTGGCCGAGACATTGGCGAAAGTGTGCAACCGTCCGGATGAGATGACAGAATTCATCGCCATGTATTGGGCTGATAACGCCAAAAAGAAGTCGCTTGCGGCTGCCGTGAAGAAGGGCTTGGCGAAGGCGTTTGGTAAGTTCGACGAATACCAACTGGCCAAGTACAACCAGACGGATCAAGCTGTGAAGCTGCGAGACGTCTTGTTCTTATGTCATGCAAAGCCGACCGATGATCGTCAGGATCTCTATAAGCGGCTAATCATCAACGAGCTTAAGACTCCCGATACGTGGGAAGTTGGTATGTCGGCGGCTAAGAGCGTTGCCGAAAAGCGAGCAGTCTGGGAACGGTTGGTCGAGGACCGAAAGCTTCCGGCGTTCGCTTTCCTCAAAAACCTGCGAAACATGCAGGAGGTAAACGTCTCACGTGAGTCGATGGCGAAGGCATTTGCGAACTGTAAAGTGGACATGTTGTTGCCAATCGATTTCTTGAAGGCCCGTAAGTATGCCCCGGATTGGACCCGAGAGATCGAGGAGTTGATGTATCGATGTGCTCAGACGTGGCCGAGACTTTCAGGCTGGACGACTTTAGCCGTCGACGTTTCTGGTTCGATGGGAAGTGCCGTGTCCGCCAAATCTGAATTTTCTCGGATGGACGCAGCCGCTTCGATGGCGGTTTTAGCAGCGGAGTGCTGCGACCACGTTTCCATCTACGCTACGGCTGGAAACGATGGTACGCGAAAGCATGCCACGAAGAAGATAGAAGCCCTTCGTGGTTTCGCCCTGGCCGACAAAATCTTGGAAGCGAAGTACACCCTCGGCGGTGGAGGTATCTTCACCAGACAAGTCTGCGATTTCATCCGCAGCAAAGAAGAAGCACCTGATCGGTTGCTTATTTTCAGCGATTCGCAAGACTGCGATGCACCTGGATCGGGCCTGCCGAAGCCGCATGGCAAGAGCAACTACATCATTGACGTCTCTTCACATTCGCACGGCGTCAATTATCAAGGCGTTTGGACTGCCGAAATTGCTGGCTGGTCTGAACGTTTCTTGAAGTTCGTTGCGATGATGGAACAAGCTGACAGCTTGCAATGAAGCCAGCAGACATTAAAGATATGGTGTTTTATCGCGGCGTATCAGGTCACGATCGCGCCATAATCCGTCGATATCGTGAGATGGTTCGTGGTGAACCGGTTGATTCAGTCGACTGGCAAGCTTGGCCTGATGGTGTCGGCTCTTGTTTACTTACAACCTTTGCGAGATGGGCCGTTGTAAGGGCCGATTAAACTGTGTCGTAAGAAACGATTGCGGCAGTATCAGAATTCGGTAGCTGGTTCTTCGGTCGGAGTGTAATATCAACTCGACCTACCGGCATCTTTCCAAGGCCGCAGATACGCAAGACGTTGGTGGTCTGGTAGGCTTCGAGGGCTTCCTCGTCAGCCGTGTGAAAATAGATGACGCCGCGTTCGTGGTCAATCTCTAAGATACCAGGTATTTCCATTATTTCCTCCTGCTTATTATAGCACAGTCATGTCGTGTAGTTAATAGTTCCATACTATCGTGCTATAACTAATCATGGAACAAGGATATTATAGACTGATTGAGCGTATCGACGAATCCGAAGACCGAGATAGCAACCGGTGCGAGGTCGGAAGCCTATGGTATTTGTCGGAGATTGAGGGAGACGAAGTAACGTTAATCCAAGGTGAAAGTACTTGGACGTTCTCACTCGACACTTTTCTGGACCATTTCGCCTATGCTCCAGAGGGGATTAGGGAGCGGCAGGACGAGCTTTCCGATCTCATGTCCAGTTTGCATGCAGTCGGCGACCGTCAAGATAATCTTATCGAATCGGCTTCGACGCCGAAATTGTTAGCCGATAACACTCGACCAGCACAAAGACAACCGACCAGCACTGACCTCGTTGCGATGGCGAGTCGCACGAACCCGGCTGTCGCTGCCAAGAATCTGAAACGAGTGAAGACGGCGTTCGCTGTCACGAAGAATCAGATAGCGAAACGTCATTCAGCACTGCAAACGCTTATTCAGGAGCAAGCACTGATTCTGAAAGCGAAAACGGCCATTCTAACACGGCAGATCGAAATGGCACAGGAAGCCATTTACATGATCAACGCTTATCTTGGTCAGGATGAAGAGATCATCCGAATCCAATCAGGTGAACCGGCATCGGAAGACGAAAAAATCGTCATTCGGCAGCAAGTTCTATTCATGGACGAAGAATCGGCGGTAGCTGCAGACTTCGCAAAACGCGGTGGTCTCGACTTCAAAGCGGTCGAAGAGTTCGATGCATGGATCAGCGACCCAGAGCATCTACAACAAGTTCTTCCTGAAATCAGAGGCGTCGTTGCGATTAAGCCACGTCGTAATCCGAAATTCTACGACGACAATCCGTTCGTCAATTCGGAGCTAAACCGGCAAAACAAATGCCTTTATATCCTGATTCGAAACGGTGAGAATCTATATCGCATCCATACAACGCTGTGGGTTGATGAAGTGTTCTTACCGAGAAAAGACGAATTTGAGCATTTCTTCTACGAGTCGCATACCGATTGGGATACGCACGAGAAGGTGAGAAAACCGCTGACGCCGGGATCTGCGAAGTATATGCAGGCTATGGACAAGGCGGAAGCTAAGAAGCGTCGTTTCTACACCGTCTTAATCATGATCCAAGGTCTGCTTGATCGAACGAAGGTGTTCCACCCACTGCCGATCAACGAGCCGATTAACGTTTGCAACTTGGAAGGACAGAAGCATGTAACGCTTCGATACGATGTTGAGAATCTGCTTGGAACGGGACGACCCGACTTCGACAAATGGTTGGATGCTGTGAATGGTGAGTTGGAAGTCGGCTGCAGAATTATCGGAGAGTTTGAGGGCTATTACGCTGGCAGACGCGATCTGAATGAACGGCAAGGCACCAAACATGCATATAGGCCGTCAAGTGATGAAATTCACATCATCGACAGAAAGGTCGATGAAAGAAGTTTCAGGTTCCTCTACAAATCGGACCACAACAATTGGAAAGGTCGAGATCAATCTGCGCCGCGTGTGAGCTATCTGATCTACAAGGCCGACGATTTCATCATCAACATCGATAGCGTTACTGTTGCCGATATCGAGTTTTATATTCGGTCGCGGACGAATCGGCATCATTATCTCAATATGATTCCGCTGCTCAAGGTCGCACTCGCGATCAAGAAAAAGGAAGCAGAAGAAGAAGCCCCATTTCGTCAATTGCTAATCGGCGTCATTGCAGGAAAACACAATGTCTCGTTTGCGAGAGCCGAGCGAAGCGTTGACGCATTGATCAAATGGTGGAAATTCAAGACACGAGAGCATCGGGCTTTGCTGTCCGAAGACGCTAAAGCGTTGCGAATGATTGTGGCCGAGTTTGGTCGTCGGAAATTGCTCGACAATGATGCATTGGCCGAAGCACACGAGCAAGCGGTGGAAAAACTTCTAGACGACATGACTCTTGCGGTTTTCTATCGACCGGACAAAAGCTATGCAGTTCTACGGTGCGAGAACTCCGAGAACGTTTGGGTCCGAGAAGAGATCTGGAAATTGTGCGCTGATACGCAGCTTGGATCGGTTCTTGCATCCACAAACGGCGAGAACATCATCCGATTTGATTGTGGTGTGTTTGTGCGTCGCGCGTCCATGAAAGAATGGACTGTCGTTGATAAGCGGCATGAGAGTTGGCAATTAGTATGGAGCCATCCGCGATGGAGTGAATGGTTAGTCGGTGCACGATCACAAGAACACCTGACCGATGCAGAGCGGAAGCAAGCTGCCGATTACGTGTTGGCAGAGTTGGCTAATGTGGCTGCAAATCAACCTGAATGGTCTGAATTTCTTGACGGAAGACGCGAGAACGGTCGCAGGCCATGGTTAAAGCCGCTTGTGATAACTGCTGATCCAAAGGACGAGAGCGTTTGCCTCTATTACCTGCAATATCATGCTTCGATGACGAAGAAGCTGATGACAGGCCGCGTCGAAAGCCCGGAATGTGCTACAGTTCGCGTCAGATGGGAAAAGAAACAAGACGATTTGCATTTCAGGCTGTCAGGCTGTCGTGGTATTGCTATGAAATCAGACGATCTGACTTGGAGAAATCAAACCGTCGTTATCATCTTCGAAGACAACATCACTTCGTTCGTGACGGAGGAGCAGAAAGCGGAGAAGGCGAAGAAGAAGGAGCGGCTGATGAGAAGGCCGATCCACGCCATAGAACAGAAAGCGTATGAGTTGATCAGAGCAGCTTGGTACGAAGAGCAACGTGCCAAATTCCTCGAAGATTACGTTGATGATGACGGTGATCTGTGGGAGGATCACAAAGAAGACCTATCGGTGCCAAGTAATCTCTGGCCGCGATGGATCGAGAATATGGTTGGCTACGTCATTGAACGTGGTATCGACATCAACGGCTGGACGATTAGCAAACTACATCACCACGCCAACATGTATGGGTGCGGCGTGAAGACAGAAGAAGTCGATTATTATGGACAGGTGAAGGATATGGAGATCGAATACATACATGCCACGGAAGATGATGACGATGAAGATTGAGCGTTACTCGCGACAAATACGCTTTGAGCCTGTCGGCGAAGTCGGACAGCTAAGATTATGTGATTCGATAGCACTAATAGTTGGATGTGGTGCTCTTGGTACTGCGTCTGCTGAAATGCTGGTAAGGGCTGGTGTGAATGTTCGCATCATAGATAATGATATCGTAGAAGAAAGTAATCTTCAACGGCAGTCGTTATTTGATGAGAAAGACATTGACGTACCAAAGCATCTTGCTGCTAGCCGCAAACTGTCGTGCATCAACTCAGATGTTGTTATAGATGCCATCGATGTAAAGATGGATATTAACAACGCCGATAATTTGGTCGATGGCGTTCGTGTCATTATCGATTGTACCGACAACTTCGAAACGCGATTTATTATTAATGATACAGCCATAAGACATGGAGTACCGTGGATATATGGTGCTTGTGGTGGTGCTACCGGGATGATGATGCCGATCATCAAAGACAAATCTCCTTGCTTGAGATGCCTATTCCCTGATGGTGCAGAACAAATGCCGTCACCGGATCAACATGGTATCATTAGCCCAGCCGTCAAAATCGTGGCATCGCTGCAGGTCTCAGAAGCATTGAAAATATTAACTGGCAATCTCAATGCTGTATCATATGGTCTTACGACATTCGATCTCTGGGATTATTCGTTCAAACGAATAAATCTTGGTATGCCGCGACCCGATTGCCCGCTTAAGCGGCAGCTTTGAGTGATTGGAAGATTTGAGTCAACGGTCTTGCATCAAGTTGTCTCAAGGTAGCTATTCTCTTTGCTGGTGCAGCGAACACATTAGCTAACGCCCGGAAGCTTTCTTCGCTGTGTAAAATCATCACATAGCGAGTGATGAGACTGTCGGTTGGCGTGAAATCGCCGTTCAAGACGACACATAGTTTCTCAATAGGCGTCCCACGATCATACACGATAGTCATGCCGTGCCCTGGATAGATCTGATAGACCTTACCAGATTTCGCATGAACAGACACGAAGCCGTTACGCAAGAAACGCTGAAATCCGTCGTCGCCAAGTATTTTTCGCAGAGTTTGACGGGCACGTATTTCTCGATCTTCGGCAATGGTCTTAATCGGGGTGCGAGAAGCGATGAAAAGAGGAGCCTGACGAGATTGGATGATTTGACGAAAGCGGTCGCTCAATGGCACTGGTGGGGCCATCGGCTCTGCTGGCCATGTATTATATCCACCCCAACCATTCTTCCATATGATGTAATCGTTCGATTTGATGAAATAATGGTTGTAGCAGGAAGTGTCATCGATGTTGTCTGCCCAAGATGTTGTGGCGGAACACGACGCACAGTATGTTTTCATATGTGAAGCGGCAGTCGTGCAATCGGCAAGCTTCTTAATGTAAAACTTGTTGCCGGTCGAATTGTCGTTGTAGATGATGCCCTTGGTCGGATATGTGAGCGAAGCAGAGACATATGGGTCATATGTGATCGTTCCGCCACCGGATGTTGGATTATAATACATTTTCATCCCGCTCTGGCTAGTTTGACTGGTATAAAGATGACTTGCTCGGCCATCGGATCAAACTCTTGCATTTTATCCGATGAGGCTTTGCCGTTCGTTCCAACACGAAATGGCGATAAGCCTTTTTCAACCAAGTCATCGAACATTTCTTTTGCTGCTCGAATCTCGGCCAGGCTACCCGAATCCCAAACGATCCGCTTATCGCCGTCCTTCGGATTCATGATGTGGAGGACGCCATGGTTCGGCGGTGGAATAGCTCCATCTAATACGTGAAGCGGTTTTGGTATGGCGACTTTGACTGTCGAAGTGCTGCCATCAATAACCGGAACATCTACAAAGTCGGTAGTCATTTCGTCCTCCCAAGGAATCTGTCCGTCCAGGACTCACGTATAATCGTTTCTGCTGTATCGAAAGGTACGGCGATGAGGTCCCGCTCGTCCTTGATAACAGCACCTTCTCTTTCTTTTTTATGGTCCTTATCCTTGATTATCTTCTGCATACATCGCGTTCGCGGTGTTTCGGACCAAGCAGCAATCGTTGGGCATAGCTCTTCCTGAGACTTGCCGTTATATCTGCCTGATTCGGTAACTTGACCATCAATGATTGCGCGTTGATGCTCGTGTTTGCACTTTGGGCAAATTATTGTTACGATCCGGCTGATAGAAACGTCGAGTTTAACGAGGATGAATCCGCCGCAGCCACCGCCACTAACGGGGCAATGGATTTCTTGCCAGATTTTCGGTTTTGGCTGCTCCCGCTCCATCACTTCTTCCCCGTAGTGAACTCATGTAGTGCCTTGAACGTATCGCTCATTGCGATCTTGGTGATCGATAAGCTTGCATCGATTTCACTGAAATCGTCGCCACGCAAAGCCACTTCGACCGTTAAGCGTGTGCTACGCTCGTTATCGATAAAGGTGCAGGAGCCGCCCTGATCGGTAAGGCGTGTCCAATCTCGATACCAAACGCCACTTGGTACCGCCACCTTCAATTTCGCAGTATCGGCGTGAAAATGGACCTCTCCATTCGCCTCATGAATACGAATGTCGCCAATAGTCGTCTTGTTCTTGGCCTTGGTTGGAGATACCGTTGTTTCGCGTTCGCCGCCCATAGTGGCTCCTTTACAGAGAAATAGTGTTCGCCATAGTCGTGCTTCGCCAGAGGCGAGTTATCTTATTAAATACATTCCTATTAAATCATACAGAAATGCACCAGTCAAGATTAGGTTATAGCACAGAGCGACCCGGTTGTTAATATGAACTACTGTATTTCATCGTGCTATAAGGACGTAACGAAAGGCATACAATGGACTCAACACGCGAAGAACACGAAAGTTTCGGTCTTGTCGGCTTCTCCAGAATTTCCCATGGCGGTGCCGTGGGAGGTACAAATCTGTTCGGATCGGCGATTTGCCACCACCACACTATCGCCCTGCGAATCAAGAAGGCAACAAAAGAGCGGCGTCTGCATGATGACCGTTATTATGGCGGTGAGACGATCATCGAGGTCGAGATGAGTCCGAATCAATTCTCGGAAGCCATCACGACCATGAACGTTGGTGATGGTGTCCCGTGCACGATCCGCCGTATCGGCAAGAAGGGCATGGCAGATTGTCCGGAAGAGACGATGCGACAAGTATTTGAGGAAGAATTCAAACAGGCATGCGTCAAGACGTCTGATATGGCCTGTGAGTTGGTCAAACAGGCGCAAGCTATCCTCAACCAGAAAACTATTAAGGTCTCAGAACGGAAGGAGCTTCTCGAAGTTCTCCGCCGTATCCAGCAGAACTTGCAATCGAATCTGCCGTTCATCGGGACACAATTTAATGAGGCAATGGACGATGTTGTGGCCGACGCCAAGGGTGCTGTTGAGGCATTCTTCACCCACCGCATCAACGACCTTGGAATCCAGGCTATCCAGCAGGGAGCACCGGATATGAGGATGTTGGGACAAACCAGCGACGATAAAGATATACTAGACGGGAAAGCGACCGACTGTTCCAATAGTCCGACAGGTGACGATTATGAGGAAGGACGACAGCAACGTTAAGGAATGGGTGAAGCACACTCGCAATGCTGGCGGGTATGGCAAGCGTGGAGTCAACAAGCGAGTCAGAAAAAATGCTAAGCGACAACTCCAACGCGGTAACGATAAATGATCAAGATTGTGTTGATCACGTTTGGTGTGCTTTTTCTGACCAACATTCTTGTCGTCGGTTGTTTGTGGCGCAGTAAACTACCCATACCATAGATTGCACATATAGACGGCTGATCTGTTTTGTAGTCGTCTGTATGGCGGATTAGATGTGAGTAGTGAAATGGCCTTTTACTGGATACTCTAGATGATTCAGGATTGGAACCAACGAGAATCAAGCCAATCTTAGATGGCGGCATAAGTATCACGTTTAGCAACGAGCTAAGGAGATGCTGCGTCGAGTTTGATAAAGATGGTGACATATCTGTTCTTTTCCTCGGTGAATCTACGCCAATCACACGGTATCTCAGCAGCAACGCAGCTTTGATAAGATCGATCAGAGAATTCCTTGAGGGCGTTGCAGTCTAGATAATCAAACGGGGAGCCTTGAAAAAGACTCCCCGTTGAACGCATGTTTCACGCTTGCATCAACTAAAATCATTTTTATTTAATATTATCGCACCAGCCAGATGATAGGGCTCAGATTCGAGAGGTTGGTATGCCGATAATTCTAGACTTATCAGCATGGCCTTACGCATCTAAGTAGCCTATGTGGGCAGACCCCACAGACCTTTTCTGGTCGGTCACGACTACCATCATTTTCCAGATGGCAACCGAGTTGTGTTATCTCCTTTCTTTGACAACCATTCAGCAGAATGGGCTTTAAAGAGACGGGTACTAATCGGCAACTATGACCGACGCCTACTCCCAACAAGGCTTCGGAGGCACCCACAGACCCTTATCGTCTGCCCATTCGGGAATCAATAATTCACGCTTTCGCGTGAAACCCAAAAGCAACTTCGTAATCCGATCAACATTTGTTTTGCTGACGCGGCCACATCGCATCGTGAATTCTTTCAGCCGTCGAGCGAGTTGATCGCGACCGACGCGATTAAGCATCAACTCAAAATGCAACACATATTTCGTTGGCTCATCGGTCTTCTGTAACGAGGTCGTTAGGAATCGACGGAAAGTGGTCATGTTTCCGATAGAAACCGCCTGTGCGTACTGCTGGGCTGCATCCATCGCCTGTTCACGTGCTCGTTGTCGAGCCGCCATTCGTTCTTGGCCGTACTGGTCCGCATAGGTTTCGAGTGCGTTGTGGCCAGTTCTCTTGAAAGTTCCTCTGAAAGGACCGTCCAAAAGCAGTCTACGCCGCCACCACTCTACCTCATAATAGGTTGGGCTTGGCAAGTACAACTCAGCTTCAAGGCTCGTTGTCTTGATAGCCTCGCTATGGCCTTTGCCCATCTTGGACAAGTGCAGCCATTGGCCGATTTTACGGAGCCACTCGCCCCAGCCGGAAATACGTACCGCTGTAGGTGTCCCAGACGATTGATCGTCGCCATCGTCATCTGGATATTGGATGATGCTGTGTTTAGGCTCGCACATTTGGTATCTCCTCACTCCATTATAGCACAAAAACAGATGACGCTTAACTAAAATACTTAGCACTATAATTCCTACCTAGCAAACCGCCCTCCCCAGCATCTTGCGACACCAGAGAGGGCGGAAGCGGTGGTTGACTTATCTTTGTCCATGTGGTATAATGGTGTCATAGTCCTCTCGTTGTGCTATACCAGATATACTAAGCGGTAGTTCCAAATAGGAGTCTATTATGAAAACTGTATGGCGTAATGCTGGAGCCGAAGATTCACTTAGAGTAGAAGGCGGATTTGCTCTTCTCGTCAGACATGTCGAGTCAGAAAACGGTAAAGGCTTCATTCCTGTTACGTATTTCTTCAACCAACTACTTGAAACTGGAAAAGTGTTTCCAGGCGAAGATGCAATACCTTACATGCAAGCTGTGTCGAGAGGACGCAGAATGTTCGAACGGGCAATGAAGCGAGAAGGTATCGAGGGAGAAGAACAAAAACCGGCAAAGACTAAACCGGCTAAACCAGAACCAACAGTAATTAAATCAGTTGGAGAACCGGCTACTCAAGCTCAGAGAGATACAATTTTACGTCTTCGACGAACTAGAGGCTTTTGGCAGAAAGGCATGTCTAAGAAGAAGTTGAACGACGACGATATTGTCAAACTTATTCGCCAGGAGTATCTCTGCAATTGGAGCAATTTGACGAAAGATGATGCTGGCAAGATTATCGATCATCTAAACAAAACACAAAAGGGCTTCGATAAATCTATTACTAGAAGCCACAAAAAGTGTTTTACGGTCTAATTACGCTGTTTGGAAGATGCCATTTTTCAAATAGCCATGCCATCGGCAACCAGAAAGAAACATTACACTTGGTGAGATTGTGGGCGTATCTTCATTGCCATCCCATGACCATGCATGCGGATCGGTCTGGCTGATGTTTATGCCGCCGAGAGAGCCACATCCACACGGACACAGAAATTGAATTCTGTGATAATTGTCCTCTTTAATTATGAAGAAGTCGCCGGGCTCTTTGGCGTGCTCGTAGTCGGCAACTCGGTTGGCTTTGACGTCTTGCACGATTTCATCCTATCTTTAATAATGTTTTCAATAACTACCAACAATTCTGGCATTGTGTTGCAGAACAGTGTGTGCCGCATGCCGTCGGCGGCCATATACATAACTCGAAAAAGATCGCCAGCCTTATCAAGTTTGCCCGTCTGCCGGTTGATACCTTGAATGGTGATTCTATCGCCAAGCTCGCTCATTATTTAACCTTGTTGTATCTGAAAGACCCATCGAAATCCATATGCCATGCGAACAAGCATGGATCGGTAAGTTCGAAGAATGGGTTAATCTCTAATAGCTTTACTTCAATATCACGTGAATTTGGGCCTGCCTTTCTCACCTTCACAAATACATCAAATACGAGATCGTGAAGGGCCGTAGCTTCGCGAAACATTTTGAAAAACTCGCGGATAGCCCATTCACACATTCCGGGGTCCAATTCCGGGAATACTTCACCTTTTAAATAATTGTATTGCGAAATACCGACTAATTGCCTGTCTTTCATGAAGCATCTGAATTCAGACCATCTCGGTATCTCAACCCATTGTCGCACCCAGATATGCGGCAGGTAATCCTTTTTGATAGCTAGCATCAAATCTTCATAAATCCGTTCTGAGCAATCCAGCAGGTATTGAAGCGGATCTTGTCCTGAAATTATCTTGCCTCCGCTTCTTTGTAACGCCCAAGAGTCTTTTGGCGATCTGCTACCAAGTCGTATGAAAGCACCGTTTGGCATTTTTTCTACGGCTTCCGAAACTTTAGCTCTGATATCGCCAATATCGCAGCGTGCATCGCCAGTTGGTTTAATAAAATCAACTCTGTCTGGCGGTTCCGGCTGATGCAGCATTCTCGCAGTAGCGGCCTGTGCATTCCATGATGCTGCACGTTCGTTGTGCTTCATGGTAGCATCATCACAAAAAGCTTCGCCATATTCCATAATATTGGAACCCAGGCGGCGAGCAGCACCGTCTTCTAGCAAGATATCAATAGACGGAATGCTCAGAGTGTGTAATGACTGTTCCCAATTCTCGATGTAAGTCGGCTTAACTAAATCCCAGTAGTCCATATTCCACCTTATTGCGGAAGCTCCACAGTGAATTGCAAGCCACAATGCGGGCACTTGTACGATTGGGTGTCACCGCTTGGCCATCCACTCTGCTGCTCACCGACTGCAACAGCATCAGGGTGAATAGCTCGACCCATATCAGGCTTCCAAGGATTATCAACAGTACAAATATGGCGTTCGCTCATTGGATACCGGTGCTTAATGGTAATTTGCTGCCCACAAAGATGGGTATTTGATGGCCGACTTGTACGGTGTCCGACGATTTGAAATCGAACACCTGAGTCAAGTCCTCAACGATCTTACCGTTGATTTTAACAGCACCTTGGACTACAACACGGCGACCTTCAGATACGCTTGTGGTTTGCCCTAAATGAGTGAGAAGTTGAGCGACTGTTCCTTGAAAGACTTTCATAATACTATCCTATGTTGGTTTCCAGTTCCAAACGTCCTCACCATAAGTTTCAGCGAAGTATTTGCCGTCAACTTTATCGCCTCGGACGAATTTTGCGAGGAAATCAACTCGGCCAAGTCTCTCAACTCGATATACGACGCCTTCAATAGGATCAATAGCACCATGATGATTTCGTTCTTGAGCAAATTTGAGAGCGACCGATGGGAGCATTGGTGGCCCCATTGATATTACGAAAGGTGTAATCAGTCGCGTGGCAGCGATGCGCTCGCAAAATTCGCTGAATACAGCTCGTCTGTCGAGCTTTTTACGGCTCTTCATAATATCGAAAGGCACAAAAGGTTCGTGCCACAACTTATAGCGGGTGCTATGTGCTAATGCGAGCCACTCTCCGACGACCCTTTCACCCTCTTCGAGCCAGGTAAAACGATCAACGTTCTCCATCACCCAGTTATGAAACATCCGATGATGATGCCAGGGGGCTGAGACGGCTGGCCATCCGGCCCTATTCAACGGCATAATCAAACCATTGAGCCGGGCAACGGCACAACATGAACCATCAAGTTTCTCCTGAATAATAACCCGGTCGAATTCGTCGCGTACCTTCTTGGTGCAGATGACGGCCATCCCCTCATCGACATTATGGTCACCAGGGCCAAGCCGACTATTCGGCAGGTGCCCGATGCTACCATACGCTTTACGCCCAAGTGGTTTGCTCATATCGATGAAATACTCTGTATTTAAACGATGCTTTTCCATTATAGCACGAAGACCTATGCTGAATAATTACGTACTGGCGCATTTCGTGCTATAATAGAATATTGGACACCACACTACGAGGTACACATGGCCAATTTACCGTCAAGAGAAAGCAATCCTGATGGATTGCACCAACGCTATATTGTCAACAAAGCCGATGGTACGTCGAATCCTGACGCGAAATATTTTGTGCTGCGTCTGGATTTGGAGGGTAGCGACAAAGAACACACAGCGGCCTGTCGTAAGGCTGCACAGACCTATATCCGCAACGCTCCGAAGCATATGCGTAGAGTTGCCGAAGAACTGGTCGAGTGGGCTGATCTTCAGGAGCCGGAAGATCCGAAGATCAACGCTCAAATCCACGAGATGATCGACAGGCTTACGGCATGGGTCAGACTGGAAACGCTTGGTTTTAGCCTGAATTGGATCGAAGGTGACGCGACTCACGAAGCAGGTTGGGTTGTTGGACACGCCAAAGAGCATAAGCCTGTTGAAATGGCTGACGATGGCTGGCAAAAACGGTATCCGACTCAATTCGAAGCTATTAATGCAGCCGCACGGGTTGTTGCCCGAGGCCCTCAAGTTTCGAGTTCGCCAAGCTAAGAGCCTCACGCAGACTGAGAATTTCCAGTTTTGCGGTGTTCGACACCAGAGAGGCCATTAGCAGCCCTTTGGCATTTAGCATTTTTGTCATTTCGTCCATACAGAGTATCAGGTCAAATCCTTCGTCCATCTTTCTCCTCCATTTTGGAAATACATACAATGATTGTAGTAAAAGCAGAGCAATTAGCACGAACAGCACACCAAGGACAATTTCGGAAATATACTGGCGAGCCGTATATCGTCCATCCGGAGGCCGTTGCCAACATTGTGGCATCGGTAACTGACGACTCAGTGATGCTCGCTGCTGCTTGGTTGCATGATGTTGTCGAGGATACTAGTGTAACCATCGACATGATCGAGGCCGGATTTGGTCCCGAGATCGCCTCTGTCGTTGCTGACGTCACGAACATCACTAAGAAATCCGATGGAAACCGCCAATATCGTAAGGGTATAGAGAAGCAGCACTTAGCCGGGGCATCACAGAAAGCCAAAACTGTTAAACTTGCCGACATACTACACAACGTGCCCGACATTATCAGGAACGACCCTGGATTTGCGCGTACCTATGTGGCAGAAAAGCAAGCTGTCCTGGAAGTTCTGATTGGCGGCGACGAAAACCTGTATGCTGCTGCAAAGCAGATTATAGATGGATTTCTTGCGTCCTGTTAATAGTATTCATACTTGGTGCTATAACGTACCATGAAGCCTAAGCGCAAGAAGAATCCGTATGATAGACGTAAGCAGTACAGTACCACGTCTGTACTGATGAACTATTTCGACCATCTAGGGCTTTTGTCTGCGAAGGTTCGGAAATTCATCAACAAGAGTTCTAGCGTCCTCAATCGCCCACATGAGAGAGTTTTCAAGATATTTAAAGGCAGCGGCGAAATTGACGACGCTCTAATTCATAAGGCGCAGAAGCTACTCGACAGCGTAACAGTAGAGGTAAATGGATATGAAATGAATGCTCAGATTTTCTGGGCTATGCTGTATCCAGCACTGCGATTTATAGGTAGATCTGCTAGCCGTATTGCTGATCGTACTGCTGACAAAAAACAGCATGCTAAAAGAGCCAGAGAGAAACTGATCGCTGAATGGGTAGAGCAATTTGAACTTACTGGTCGGATTTGTGACCAATATTGCCCAAGAGGCGACGATCTGGAATTGATACACTGCAATACGTTTAAACAACTTTCATATATGCTGATCGACTCTAGTACACTGGGTGATATCTATTCATTCGATAGCAGCGAAGACGATGATTACTGGCGTATTATCATCTGCCGAGATCGTAAAACCAAAACGCTACAGCTACCTGATGGTGATAGAATAGGATATGCTATCGCATGGCCTGGTAGAGATCGATCGACATGGCTGAAACTGAATATCGAATCGATTGGCCCTAAGATGGAATTGCCCGTCTACGCACAACGGCATGTAATCGATAGGATGGCCGAGCGGCTAAGTGTAGCCAATCCTTCACACTGGGCGTTAATGTCCTTGTGTAATTCGATCAAGAACCCTGTGATCTTCAAGCAAGATGATAGTTGCGATTCGTTCTTGCTTGAATGCCGCACAAGAAAGTTAAGGATCGGATATTTCGGTTGCCAGATCGTCGGCAACGCTGTCCTCGTCAATACTTTCTTATTTTTAACAATGGACGGAACGCCCGAAGGTGCAAAGTTTCGTCGTATATTACGATTACGAAGACAAGACAGAGAATATCTCGGTCTAGATAAGATCAGCGCATTCTTACACACCGATTTGCGTTCTGATGCATATTTGGTTAGCTTGATGAAGGAATGTGGTTGTGACCACATATTCGCCTTGCGAGACGACTTGAAATCTTGTCCTGATATCAGCTTGGCTGACGAGATGCGGCGATATCTCAAGATTAAACCTAGAATCACCAGGGATACAAATGAATTGGCGCGAGCACTGGAAACAAGCCAACCCTAACGATCAATACTTGGCGATTTTGATGGCTGTTGATGGCAGCACACAAAATATCAAGGCTGGCATAGGCGGCGATAGGCCGCTTACATCGTTGGAGCGACACGTCGAAGAAATGCGTGCCTTGGAACCCTATCTGCGTCGAGGGTCGTGGGAAGAACCTGTATTGTTCCAGTCGTGCGAAGCAGAAGTAGTGCACGTCTGTGGTGATCGAGTTGTGATCGTGATGAGCATTAATGATGATCTGGTTGAGCAGTCCTACAGCATATCGCAATTCGCGGAGGTCCCGCAGAAAGGCGATATGCTCGAAGTTCGAGTGCAATTCACTAAACTGCAACCGAGAGAACATACTGGCCTAGACCTGACACGTGAACCTCGTAAGAATGTAGTGCAACTGCCTCGTACTTTTTAGGTGAACTATGAGAATCATGGTATATCACGGCAAGCACGAAAAAGTTTATTGGCTTGCTGATAGTAAAGAACGGCTAGAAGCTGCATTCAGAAAACTATTCGAAATCCTTGATGATTTCTGCTGTTATGACGATGATGTTCCTGAAATCGCGGCGGCACGGAGCGGCGATATCAAGGCTATTGCAAAAATCTTACATGATCGAAAGGACTGCGAATATGAAGGTTGGGATTTTATACGTGCTGATGACCCGCTAGAAACGCAACCGCCCTGTTGATGCGATACCAACAGGGCGGTAAGTGACTTCGCCAGCTTAGGCTGCTGGTGTTTCATCAGCCGGAACTTCCGGTGTGGTTTCCACGGGGGCGGCTGGGATGTCCTCGGGGATTCCGGCAGCGATGGCCAGACTAACCGCCACACCACCAACTACCTCGACGTCCAACAGACCCGAAATAGTTTGAATACCTTCGCCGACGTCTGCGTCCGCTGTCACTGTAAGTTGGGTCGTGCCCAATTCGCCAGTGGTGGTGGCTACGCATGTGAAACCATCGGTCGACGGTTCGAGTGTGACGATCCCCGGACCAACAACGGCCCAAACCGGTGCTCCATCAACCTGCGCTGGATTACCCTTAGCGTCAACTGGTGACACATTGATGGTAACCCTCTGGTTGTCCTTAAGAATTAGCGACATTGCGACTTCTCCTGAATTCGGTGAGGTTTCAACAGGGCCAATATGCCACCGAAAACATACAGCCTTCCGATTACAGGGTAGCTCACGGATATCGTGGGATATTTCCTCGACGACACCCTCTAAACGATTGATACGTACACCAAGATGATGTCTACGCCTAAACCAGCCAAAGAGCCTACACATGACATCTCTCCTATTGCTTCTCTATTTACGATGTTTGATGGACTTTCTTTTGGCCAAGGATGGGCTTCCTTTTAGTTTCGTTGCGTCACTAGACAAACGTGGTGTTGATAGAGTATTTGAATCTTGACGCCACGTTTGACGTGTCAGAAAGCCTGGAGATAGTATGGATTCGGAAGAGCAGGAGATCGAAGAGAATGAGGTCGAGGAATGTACTGCACAACCAAACATCGTCTTGCCCAATGAGATAATATTATATTGCCGTATCATTCTAATTAGGAATGGTATGGCTTCTATAGTTCTAACAGATCAGAAAGGGCATAGTTCGTTCGCGGAGTGTAAGGTCGCTAGACTTAAGGTGTGTGGAATTTCAACTAATGCCGGTAAGTTCGATATCATCATCGCTAAGCCTGACGCTATAGTAATCACATTGCGGACACCACGCCGTGAGCGCATCTTATCAGAATCTGAATGGCGGTTTATGGCCGAAACAATTGAACAAGTACTATCCGACAACAAACTGTGTGATAGTCTCCCAGCGTATATCTATGGTAATTAAATGATTAAGAAACCGTGCGAGATTAGTACCGATGTTAAAATGGCTGTTCAACTTATCGTCGAATCGCCATCCACTGAACAGCCGCAAACATCAGAAAAGCCGTGGTCGCTACATATGCTCGGTGACATCGGCATGCTTGATATTCGTTCTGCCGACGGTGGACCAGTTGCCTTTACTGGTACTGCTGTGCGCACACGCGAAGAGAATGAAGCAAACGGTGCTTTAATCGTGAGCGCAGCTAACACCTTTGGCGACATTCCCGATATCGTGTCATACGCCTATCATCTAGGTATGCGTAATGTCGAAGAATTACTTAAATTGGTGCAGAAGATCGCACTAGAAGCATTCAAACATTGGGATAACGATGAAGATATGAAAGTAGGCAAAATACTACAGGCACTGGCAGGTATTTTGCCTGGTTATAGAGTTGATACCGACTTGCTTAGTTCGACTATCGATACATTTCACAGGGAGTACGATGATGACGGAGTGGCGACATAAGATTAATCTCGCTAGCGTAATGTGCAGGTGTGCTGAAGAGCATGATCTCACACATATCGAGGAAGACTGCCCAGAAGAAGTGAAAGAGGCGATTGCGACAGAGATCGTCAAGGCTTGGCCACTTAAACGATTCGCTCAGACAATACGGCAAGCGAAGAGCATCGCTGAAGTCAATCGCATACTTAAGAACATCTATGATGAGGCGGATCGATCGTCCGTTTGGTGCGGGCTCTAATCCAAAGCCTTTTTCTCGCCCTTCCGTAGCACCAAAATGATCTCGCTACCGTTGTTTTCTACATCGACGATAGTGTACCCAATCAGGGTAGAGTGATGCACTCTCCTTTTTGATGCACCGGTCTTGCTATATTCGGTTATATGTTGATCGCCGACGAGGCATAATGGGTCTGTGGTGATTGTAATTTTCTTCATTGGCGTGTATATTTTTTAACTTCGCTTATAGCATCTTTAGCAGCCAAAATATGCCGAAGATCGAAGTAAGCAGACGCTGCTGGGTCTGCTTGAATATCGCGTAGTAGCATCATAACTACTTGCAGTAGGTTTTCGTGACAGTTGCAAGCGCAGACGATAAAGTTCGCATCATCTTCACTGATTTGAACGCCTGACACTGCTCCATCGCTGCTAGAATCATATGCTGCAGATATAACAACCGGTCGTCTTCCGGCGAATATCTCTCGCCAATCTTTGGCAAAGCTGCTTTTCGTTGCTGTACTCTTGACTTCCCAGGGTGTTTCCGTATGTTTCATTATAGTTCCAGTTTGTTATAATTGATGTGGCCGGTATTTAATTCAAATACGAGGTAAACATATAATATGGACACAGAACATTTAGGACAAGTCTTCACTCCACAATCCATAGTATTTCGTATGCTTGGACTGCGGCAGCGTCTTGGGACCGTCTTGGAACCAAGTGTTGGCGATGGTGCCTTTTGGCAGCATCTACGCGGAGAAGATGCTGTCGGTATTGAAGTTGACCCGAGGTATTGCCCATCAGACTGCTTTAATATGGACTTCTTCGATTATGACGTCAGCCATCGATTTAATACGATCATAGCAAACCCACCATATGTCGCTGGCAAGAATGTTTGTGTGTCGACTAGAGCAAAGTTGACCAAACTGTTCCCATTTAAAACGAATCTCTATATTCATTTCATTGCCAAGTGCCTAGCACATCTCAATCGCCACGGTGAATTAATATTTATCACGCCACGCGATTTCATTAAGCTCACGCTTGCGGCCCCTATCAATAACTTGATGGCTTCAACTGGTTATATAACGCATTGGCTCGAATTCGGTGAGGATAATCCTTTCACAGGTCCGACCGCGCACAATTTGGCGATATGGAGATTCGAGAAAGACTACACGGGCCACAAATTGACCTTCGTGAATGATTCTATTAGAAGGATGGTCAATTCGAATGGTCAGTTGATGTTCGTATCAGCCGACTATTCCGTCCCGTTTTCAGAATTGTTCTATGTCAAAGTTGGTGCCGTTAGCGGTGCCGACAAAGTGTTCGTTGATGAAAAAGGCAACCTTGATATAGTTTATTCGAGGACAGCTAGAACGGGTAAGACTAGAAAAGTCTACTACGATCACTTTGACGATCATTTACTTGAATCCAAAGAGCGGCTAAAAGCTAGACGGATCAGAAAATTCAACGATGATAATTGGTTTAGATGGGGGCGGTCGCTTTGTTCTGATGATGCTGATAGAATTTACGTCAATTGTAAGACACGTAGCAGCAGGCCATTCTTCTTACATCCGTGTAAGAACTTCGATGGTGCTGTCTTAGCAGTGTTCCCAAAGAAAAGAATGAATCTGCGGAAGGCGTGTGAGATGTTAAATGACGTCGACTGGCACGATCTTGGCTTTGGTTATGGTGGCAGATTTATTTTCAACCAGAGGTCGTTGGAAAATTCACTACTACCAGCCGATTTGGCTGCCGGGGTTTTAAATGGGTAGGCACATAAGAAAAAGCAAACAATGTGCATTCTTTACCAAGCCAGAGATAGCGAAACGGCTGATCGATGAGACACATACCGAACGATTCAAGCTCATTATTGAACCGTCTGCTGGCAATGGATCGTTTTCAAGACAAATCGAAGGTTATCGATGGGCTCTTGATATAGACCCAAAACATCCATCAATAGTCAAGTGTGATTTTTTGAAGTTTCAGTATAATGGTGAAATCGATCGCAAAGACATACTATGCATTGGTAATCCTCCCTTTGGTCCAAACGGCTCGCTTGCACTAGCTTTCATTAAGAAATGTGCAGAGATAGCTGATACTATCGCTTTTATTTTGCCGCTCTCATATAAGAAAGAGAGTATGCAGGCGAGAATACCAGGATATTATCATCTAACTAAGCAGATAGATTTACCATTAGAGAACGCTTTGCTCAATGGTGAGCCGCAAGAAGTTCCAGTCGTTTTTCAGATTTGGGAGCGTAAACGGTACCTGAGACCAAAACCTGTCTATGTTCCGCCAGTCGGTTTCTCTTACGTGAAAAGAGATCAAGCACACTTTTGTGTCAGACGAGTCGGAATGCGTGCTGGTAAGGCATCTCGTGAATTATCACCATCTATTACTGCACACTACTACATTAGACTTGATAACGTCGTCTGGGTCGATACGGCGATACAGCAACTCAATATGGTGAAATGGGAACATAATAATACGGTAGGCCAGAGGTCAATATCGAAGAATGAGTTAACTAGAGTATTAACTCCGATATTGATGCTTTAATCTTTCTCTTGCGATATCAACTTCCGGATGAAAGTGCTATAGGCGTCCTTCATCGGTAATTCGAGTTCCCGATGCAATCGCTTGCGATTCACTATCACTGGCTTCTGTGTGGCTTTATTGATCGCGTGTTTTTCGTATTCCTGCCAATAGACGCCAATACCGCGTTTCTGCCAACTCGGCAAATCATTGAAGTTGATGTGGTAGTCGAATAGTAGTTCGTTCTTTTGCGGAACGGTTAGTCCGAGCATTTCGGACGTTGCTTTTCTCGCACTCCTACCAGCACTCCGTAGGCACCAATAACAGTGCGAGTTCAATGCATTTCGGCATGCGTCCTCGTTCCGCCAGCGGAAGTAATCGACAACCAATGCCGTGGCTGGAAGTTCTGAGATTCTGCAATCGAATGCAACCGTATCCTTACCGGTCGTCGCCGGGAAAAGACCGATCAATAACGATGTAAATACCGAACTCGCTTCACCAGCCAGCACAGAAGTCAGCTTTCGAACCTTTCTGCCGAAAGTCTGCTCATTTAATGCGAAAAGCAATGAAATCTCATCGCTCTCGGTATAACCATAGATAATGTCGAATCCACATTTCATCAGATGCTCGGTGGTACCGATCATCAAATCACGGAACGCGACGTCAAAAGGTGCCTCGAACCTACCGCTCTCCTTCGTCAGCCGTGTGAAACTACGTCCGTCTAATCGAGCTACCATGTGAATGCCAGGAAGGACGCAATAATCATGTGCTGTTTCGAACACACGCATTTTAGTGTCGAGGTCATCGAACTTCATGTTAACTCCCAGCTATTTCTTTCAGGCGTTCGCGGACTGACGGTATTGCCAGCTGTGCCACTTGCTCTTCGATGATTTTCACTAACTCGCGCACCAGATAGGTTCCGGCTTCTCTGATCTCAGCAGCTTCTCCACCAGTTGGGCTATGCGTTCCCAATAATGGAGTTTGCTGATACATCGCATCAAGCAGTGTACCGATCACAATAACGGGCTGCTCGCCGGTATATTGGGCTAATGGGTGGCCGTCGCAACCACGGCAATCCCATTGGACCTCGACATTGCCGGTCTTAGTTTGTTTCACTTTTCTGATGAGCCATGGGAACATTTCATTTCTCCAACTTGTAATAACCATACACACATCTTGTGCCATCGCGTGATGGATTATGTGTGTCGTTGATTACGCCATCAATAACAGCAACGTAGTGTTTGGATACTGCGACCACTAGCCGACCTATTGGCAATTCATCTGCATGCAAGTGGACCCGGCAGCCGAATCTGATTTGCATGGTCGGATACCACTTAAAACCAAGGCTAGCCATGTAGTCTTTGAACCATTTCCGTTTTGTATTCACACCATCACGGGCACTAGCTCTTTGTTTCGATTTGGTGGTCTTTCGCTGTGTGCGTGTCCCTTCGGATAATACGTCATAGACTTCGCGATACGGCCTACCAGAAGCGATGGCGACTGCTCTTACAACGCAATCGCCAGCCGATCCTTTGAATCCGGCTGCGGTTCTTCCACCGTCATTAAGCAGGAATTGCATCTGATGGCTCCGATTGAACAAACTCATAGGCATCGAGACATTCGCCGAGCGTACACCACTTCGAACCATCGCTTACGGACAGTATCTTTTCGTCTCTCCAAGCACCCTCCGGATCATTTGGGATGAACACGGCAGCAACACGCTGGCCGTTCTTTTCGAGCAGATCGCGTAGGTCGCTTAGTGCTTGGGTTTTGGTGCAGTCTTGTTTCAGAATGAGCTTAAGGTGGTATGGCTTCGCGATTATTTTGAATCGCTCGAACAAATCAGCGTCTTGCATGAATCTGGTTATGCGTTCATCGCCAAAAATAGCGACAACAATCAATTCGCTCATTTCACTCTCCTTATGCTATATCTAGCGAAGTGTTTGATGGTGCAGATACCATCAATCCATTTCTTGCGAATGAAGCGGCCAGCCTTATTCTTCACAAGAGTGATATAAGAAAGCTCGGTTTCTTTATATGATGTATCCCTCTTACCTGGCCAGAAGAATAGAACGCCGCGATAGGTTCCATTTACGCAGCGATATATTCCGCCGATCTTTATCTCACTTGGTTTCATGATACATCATCAAGATGAATAGCTCGTTCAGGTAATTCTATCTGATTTGGCACAACAAATACCTTATTGAGTGGTACATTGTTCGCCGCTAGCATCCTTGCTATAATAGTTTGTGAGTAGCCATGATCGTCTAGTTTCTCAGCCAACGCAATAGCGCGTTCTTCACCGATTCCGACGAAATCCTCAAACTCAGCGAAATCTGAGAACCACCAAACGTGATCTGGCACCGATCTGTCATTCGCCATTTTCGCCGAACACCCACATGTGGTCGAATTCGGAAGCAGCCATCGCAGGAGTATCGCCAGTCGCTGACACTCCATCGAGCTCCATCGTCCAGCGGTCATCAACCTCTTTGATGGTCACACCGGGTTGGCGTGATGGCCGCTGGAATTCTTTGTAGTGTCGGACGGCAAGTTGGGCCATCTTCAACCGTTCTGCACACTCGGCTTGTTCTGCTTGAATCCTCGTCCTCATCGCATCGACGCTCAATAGGGCGGCATCGCGGTTGATTTGGGCTACTTCGCGCTCCAACTCGGTCCGGCGTAAGGCTTCTTCGGCTGACTTTATCGAGATCTCTTCCATGCGCTTCTGATATGATGCACGATCATCCAAACCGAGCATACCCATCATCTTATCAAGCCGCTCTCTGGCCATCTCGTAGTAATCGGTCTCTGGCTCTTGATCATTTGACATTATTTTCATATCCTTCGGGATGAACTCTAAACCAATTCCAAGCTGTTCTGATGATGTCGTCTATCTCGACATATTGTGGCGACCACCCTAACTCGTGTCGAATCTTGTCGGCGTTTGCGAATAAAATAGCCGGGTCGCCTTCCCTTCTGTGGCCATATTCAACCTTGAAGTCTATACCAGTGATGTGCTTGGTTACTTCTATGATCTCTTTCACAGAATAGCCATGCCCAATGCCGATATTATAGAATCTCTGGTCGCCTGGACGCAAGGCTTCCATGGCCAAAATATGGGCGGCACATAGGTCTTCAACGTGCACATAGTCGCGAATGCAAGTCCCGTCAAGTGCACCGGTACAATCAACTGTCGGATAATCAGTTCCGAAGACTGTAATCCCGCTTCGCTTACCAAGCGAAGCAAGCAGAGCTATTGGAATTAAATGTGTCTCAGGCTTATGATCTTCGCCAATTGAACCATCTGCCGCACACCCTGCAACATTGAAGTATCGCAATGCTGCAAAAGCGAAATCGCTATTTGATGCTGCGTAATCACGCAAAATATGCTCGATAAACAGCTTAGATCGGCCATATGGGTTTATCGGTTTTTGGTGGGTTGATTCGGTAATCTGCGTGACAGTCTCGCCATAGGTGGCTGCTGTCGAGCTAAATATAATGCGGTTTATTTTAGCAGTACGCATAGCCCGCAGTAGGCTTATCGTCCCGACGACATTATTATCGTAATAATAGAGCGGACTTGTAACAGACTCACCAACAGATGTTAGTGCAGCAAAATGCATCACACATTCGATGTTGTGGTCGGTTAATAGATCACGCACCAACACCGTTTGATCGAGATCAAAACAATAGAGTATAGCGCGTGGATCGACAGCTTGCTTATGGCCACGACAGCAATTATCGACCACAACTACTTGATTGTTGGCATCTAATAGTTGTTTTACAGCATGTGATCCAATATACCCTGCGCCGCCAGTGACTAAGATGTTCATGTGTATTCTTTCGGTGCTGCTCTCGCTTCCGCAGCAGCCTTGGCCATTCCATCGGCTTCTTTACGAAACTCTTCAATCTGTTCCGTTGTGATGCCGGTTCTAGTGGCGGCATTCACTTCTTGCCACCGCTCGTCGCTCACATTGTGATGCCAAGCGTTCCACTTGCGGTACCATACCCAGTAGGCTTCGGTCCCTCTGCCATCTTCTTGTAATGGTTGCTCGATGCCGAATTTTGGAAGCTCTCTGATCGCTTCCATCTGTCGTGCCTTTACTTTGACGATATCGGCATCGATCCCGGCGTGTTCGCTTTGCGGGATGCGACCATCAGCCATATCATGATTCATACGCCAACAAAAAGCACCACACTCCTCAATAAGGAAGTATAATTCGAGCTCGTTGAGGTCTTTTACGTCTTTATTGATCTGCTTGCTCATGATATTCCTCGTATTTCGGCTAAAATACGGTCTGCACCTTGTACGCACTCTGCCATCGCGTCAGTGTGCATCTTGATGTAGAACGCATACTCTTTAACGACCTGCTTGAGCAGTGAGATAGCATGGCTATTGACCATTACACCACCTGTGATCTCGCTGCGAACCGGCGAAATTGTCAGAGTTGCGAATTGGCGTTTGCCTTTGTCGCCCGGTAAGTCGATATACGCCTCTACTGCTATATGGCAGAATGCAGCGGCACCAACAGGAAGACGCTTGGGGGTGTGTACGGTTACTTTGACGTGTAGCGGTGCTAATGTTTCCTCTACACATCGTTTGACGCAACGGCAAAATACTGGGGCGGTCATGCTCATGTGAAAAGTGTGCCTTCCATTTTACGCCGACGTGCTTCTCCGAGGCTTATACCGAGTTCGGCGGCAATCTGCTTCATGTTTTTACCGGCGAATTTGTGTCCATCCGGTGCGTTATGTGGAGCCACTTGAGCCTTGATCTCGGCGTCGTGCTCCGATTTCCAGGTTAAGTAGGCACTATGATTGTTTTGGAAAGCTTTGCAATCTGGACCTTTTCGCTCCCAAACCGGGCAGCCATTGCACGGATTGCATCCAGTCATACCCATGAGCATACCGAACAACTCTCGCAAAGAATCGGTTTCTGCTTGGATACACTTATCCGCTTGTAGCTTTGGGAAATCATAGACCAATCTACCCATTGGAGGGAGATACCTACGATCATTGCGTCTACCGGTCTGCGGAAATGCTTCTTCCAATAACATATGAAACCTCTCTACCTCTTTATAGCACGAGAGTATCAACTTTTAATTAGTGCTTTTATGTCTTACTTCGGCACTGTGTGTCCGGCACCACATCTGCCAAGATGTGAAAGTCGCTCTGTGAGATGGATATACTTCCCCGTTTTTGAATATGTCGAAAATAATCGGCTGCATCTCCTCGACCACAATCATCGTTACCAGACACACCACGATCTCTTCTGCGATAACGGCCTCAACCATATCGCCGGGTCGTGGGTCAGTCAATGGGCAGCGGTCATCCATGATACTATTCGCGAGCTAACTCAAGCAACGCATTCTCTTTGAATGCATCCCGTTCTTTTTCATCTTCGATCAGAACGTCAGCTAAGATACAAACTTGTATTTCAGCACGCTCGGCTAGCTCATCGTCTGATGGAATGTAGGGAACGCGGCGATCGCGCCAATGGCGTTTGCAAATTACACGGGATTTTACATACTGTTCCCTATTATACGGCCAATGGATACCTCTATGTCGAAACCGACCATTTTGTTTGATTGGCTCCTCATAGATTCGTTGGATTTTAATGGCCGTTCGGAGTCGCATCGAGTAATACTTTGACCTTTTTTGGAGTTGCGCCCTCGATCAGACCGGTGCGTTCGATAGTGGCGTTCAGGATTTGTCTGATTGCTATATATTCGTTGGATTTCCTGAACGCAGTCCTGGCTTCTCTGGTCGGATACGCAAGCACGACTAATCCGTCGATAGGATTGAATAGGGCGTTTGATAAGTCGGCCCAAGTTTCAACAGAGCGAGATAATGATAACGCCTGTTCTACTAGCTGTCCCGGAGTCATAATTGCTCCTTGATCCTGTCAGTCAACGCAATTGCTGCTTCCCTAATGGGTTTTAACTTTTCTGCAAGCTGAGTGTCAGCGAATCTTGCACCAGCAAGGAAGGCACTTTCGATCCTATTGCGTAGAAACACGCCATCTGCAGATCCAGCACAACATCGTCGGCCTTCATCAGACGCAAGCCACGTATCGCGTGCTTTAGCTAGATCAGATCGAAGTTCAGCCATTTTCAATCGCCTCCTTTAGCGGATACCACGATAGCTCTCCCATTTGTCGGTCGGCATAAGTTGGTCCTCTGCCGGTAACGACGACAGGAGCTAATGTTTGTTTAATCATCTTTTTGAGTTCGATATAATCGACATGCTTAGTCTCGCCATTTAGAACAGGAATCAAGCGATTCATGTGATCAATACAACTCAAAGAGATGTTGTGCAATTGCCCACCTAAAGCTGCCTTCGAATAGGCTAAGACATTCAAATCGAGTAGGCCGTATCTTATGTGTCCTTGCCATTCATTTGGTGGGTTGCCAACATCGATATTGAGCGCGTGAGCCATTACGTTTTGGTCATATGATAAGAACGTACCCGCTCCGTGCCGCGTCAGATAAGGACGGATGCAACCCATGACGTTAACTTCGGTATCCGATCCCTGTAACAATTCACCGGCATGCTTTAATGTGACAGTCGACCAAGTGGTATATGGATGATAGCCGTGATTCTCGTCAAGTAGCATACCTTGTGCGCCTTCGAAAATAGCCATTTTGAAATCTGGCATCTTCTCGACGACGTTGATCTTGAGTGAAGCATCTATTAGATGGATGTAGAGCGAGTCCGGATCAAGACATTCGCCTACCGGCATACCAGCTTGCTTCGAAGCCCATTGTTGAATCTTCTTCAACTTGTCAATTGCAACTCTACGACCTTTGATAGACAGAACTCGCAAATCCTTCATACGTAATGCATCATCAGGATGAAGGATGGAATGTTCCCGTGTAGCACCTATCCCAAGTCCGCAAGACCCGTGTTTGTCATCTCCTCTTTTGCGTTCTAGAGTTCTATTTAACGACTGGTGATAAGGCGTTGTGATAAGACACTCTTGATCTACGCTGAGCAATTTCCACGGATTCAAACCAAGTTCGATAAGATGCTTTGCCTCATTCACCATGAAAAATGGCGAAATGATGACATTAGGCCCTAAGTAGCTCGGTACATGATGTAGAGAGCCAGAGCCGAATTGACTGAAAATGTGATGCGTTCCATCGGGCAACACTACATTGTGTGCGGCTTGGCACCCGCCACAATAGCGAACAACAAGGTCGGCCTTGAGTTGACGACAAAGGTAGTCAGTTGATGCACCTTTCCCTTCATCCCCGAACCCAAGGCCGACGATGATAACAGCACGGCGAGTCGCCACGATGTTAGACCCTCGCCAATCCGGTTCCGGAAACGGAACCCTTAACCAGCTTGCGACCAGCCGAATCGGCCAGCGGGACGAGTGCTTTGGTGATCGAAGCACGTCGGTCCTTCGAGACACCGGCATCGTCGAGGTTACGTCCAACCGAGTCGAGGTCATAGCCCTCAGCAAGGCTGATCGTGCTCGCGATGACTTCACTGATGGCGTCGGGATCATCGAGCCGCAGAACTTGCTGACCGAGCAACTTCTGCCAACCTTCCAACAACCACGGAGCATCGTAGTGGCTGGTACCGCGTGGGATCAGGAAGTAGACGTCATACATCATCTGCAACTCTTCCATGATCGTCTCAACAGGGATGTTCTCCTGCAGTGTGTCGCCGATGAGTCGTTTGACTTCATCCGCCTTCACTTGCGGGTAGTACAACTCATCGCCAGTCAAGAAGAGATAACCCTTCTTGTTCCGCTTCTCGAAGCAGTCGAGAGCCGTGTGGCGAGCCATGAAGTACATGGCCAACTCATAGCTCTCGGTATTCTGCCCACCACCAAGAGCTTCGAGATAGATGTTGGTCAAGCAGTCTTCGATCTCGATGCCGGACTCAAATTGTCCGACTTGTAGTGGTGCGACTTCGGTACCGCCGCTAGCGTCACCGATGGCACCGATCATGATTTGCGGATGTTCGACAACGCCCTTCCGCATCAAGAGGCCCATCAGTTGACAGAGTGCGGTTTGGAACTGTACCGGCACTCTCGCCATAGAGCCGGTTTCGTCGAAGAACACGCCGATAGCAAGACTCGTGGGATGAGCCTCGCTATCGCGGCTTTCGCGAAACTTCACGCCGAACGGGTTCAACAGATCGTTCACCTTTCTGGCACTCGGCGGCGCTGATCGCATCGCACTGTCGTAGGCGAATGTCGGTTTGCCGGTTGCGGCTCGCATCGTAACACGGTCTTTATAGTGGTCATTGGACCAGTTAGTACCACCCATAGCACATCACTCCAGTAAGGGTTAAAGAAACGCAGTTACATCGGTAGAGCATCGTATCGCGGAGGTCCATAGACCTTCTTGAGTAAATGCTTCCATTCGTCTAATAGTTTCCAGGCGTCTTGTGCCCTTTGCAGCGGCTTCGGATTGACACAAGATTCGAGGAATATCAGCAGTTGTGAAGGAATTGCACCAGGTTCGTGTTGCTTGCACATTTCCAACATCGTCTTCGCTGCCAAGAAGATGTCGAGGCTCGGTGTCGCCGGATATTGTTTGGTGATTTCAGGCTTAGGGTACCACGCCTTAAATGCTAATGGCACAACAGAGAGCTTTTGTTCCATGCGACAGCAATTAGCCCAACTAATCAGTTTGCATCCACGATTGACGTTGTTGAACAGCAGATGCGTTGGTAGCACCGCACAGTGCATATAATTGGTTGCGTGTGCGAAACCAAGTATCGTCAACGTTCGATTGAACATCCAGGCGACATGTCTGCCGCCGACGCCCTTCGGATACTTGGCCATGAAATCATTGACGGTGTAGAATCCGTCATAATGTTGTTGGACTGCTACGCGGAGTTCGTCGTGGGTGAAGAGCTCGATCGGTTTAGCCAGATACTCGCTATATTTGCGATCACCAGCTTGGACGCGCATGTCAGCCAATATCTTGGCTTCCTTCTCAAGGTATTCGTTAGCTTCTTTAACATGTGCGACCTTGAGTATGACTGGCTTCGAATCGCCGCCTTTCTTTTGTGTTGTGAGATAGACTTTCGATATCTCACCGCTACCAAGTTGCGGGCCAAGGTGATACTCGAAGTCAGGAGAAGTCCAGATTGTCGGTGGCGTCTTCAATTCGGCAAATCGCTTCTCAAGTAAAGTGAAGACTTGTTTTGCCTTCTCTTTGACCTCTTCTGTACTCGACACAAAACGGTCAGGATGACACAACATCGCCCAGTCGCGATAGGTCTTGTCGACATCATCGCCGAAAAGATCTTGGGCTGTCTTTGCTGACTTCAATAGCGATTCGAGTTGATCTAGGTTCATCATATTCCTTAGGCTATATCTGGAATGTAGTTTACTGGCTTCAATCCGCCAGCTACAAGCATATCCAATTCATCGCGAGAGATTACGCAGACCGATCTGGTCTTGATTATGGCGGCGTCGACTTTGACAATCGATCCATTGTTGCAATTGGTAACTTGCTCTAGAGTTCTACTAACCCAATCACCATAGTAGTCACCAATTTCGCCAAGTAAAAATGCAGCAACGGCATCAGAAAATAAAGCCCAGTGCCCTGCGACTTGCTGTGGGTGATTTGTTCCAGATCCGTTGATGAATCGCCAAGTGCCGCATTCATCCCACGGATACACTTTGATGTCTGGCCGCACGATGTACAATGCCATCGCGATCGGTAGCGTCGATTCTGTGACCGGCGCGTCTTTCGAAACGAATTTCATTTTCTCTTCTTCTTGCTTGGCTCTTTGCGGAAGCTGTATTTATCAAATCCTTTAATACCGACCATATCCTTATCTGATGGCACCGGTATCGGCTTCTGCGGAGTCGCGAGCCCACCTAGAAACATCGCAATTTCTTGATAAGTTGTTACGGTATCCTTCACCTTGAAGAATTTATATTCCTTTAGGGAGCAGTTATAACAGACATACCAACCATCGCGGCGAGCCTCAATCACGAAGATTGGATACTGGCTGAATAGCTGCTGAACCTTGGCTGCTTGATCCTCTCGCTCCCATTCAGTGAAGAAAAGCTCAAATTCAGCACGTCTCGCTGACATATAATAGCGCCGGCGATAACGCTTACCCTTTTTGAGTGTCGCTTCGTTGAATGTCTCTTGGGTTTTCTTGTTGCACTTGGCCTTAATTATTTTGTCGATATCAGCGAGGCTATAGCAGTAGGCTTCGATATCTTTTTCACAAGTGTTTGGATAATGCCAGTATAATTTGAAGCAAGGATATACCTTGCCAGCAATACCGACAACATAGAATCGCATACCTGTTGGTAATTCACCGATTCTGGTATAACCGCCGCTGCGGTCGGTGTCCGGCATTGGGAAGGGAGCCCGCTTTGTTTTGAGTTCGGTCGCCAGCGGGAAATCGATCTTCTTGCGAATGTAGATGAGTTCTTGGTCCTGACCAAAAGCCTGGGCACAATCGTAGTAGTCGTGGAAGTCTGATTTGATTCTCATAGCGACAGTCCTAGTGACAGTAGCGCAATTGACTCAAGGTTCGTCTCAACATATTGGTAGTCTTGTTGTTGCAGTACTGATTGAGCGGCTTCACAGACCTCTTGAGCGAGACCACGATAACGTTGCAGCAGGTCATTCTTGTATCGTTCGTAGTCTCTGATAATTGCACAAAGTAAAGCATGTTCGGTCGATTTGAATTTGCATCTGAACCCGTTCGCTTGTGTCCGCCACTTATAGATGTTCATGTAGTCGCGGATCATCAGATACTTATTGTATGATCTGCCCGGATTGACTTGCAAGTCTTTGATGAGAAGTTGCAAATTGCGGTCCGATACCTTTGCACGTCGTAATTTCTCATCGATGCAGCCATAATGTGCAAAGCATATGCCCTGAACGAACATATAAGGCGATATGGCTTTATCTGGCCCCGTCGCTTTCATATCTTCCGGCATTTCGTGGATGCAGCCGACATATTGATAATGTGGTCGATTCCGAAACAGCCGCATACCCATCGCTGTCTTGTTGCCGCCAAGAATTAGATGCTCTTGGGCTAAGACGTAAGCTTCGTAATAATTCGACTCGACTAGCGGCAACAAGCCCTCAGGATTAAAAAGAACCTCGTCGGCGTCGATCTGTAGAATCCAATCACCAGTCAGCCCATCTTTTGCTGCATTTCGTGCTTGTGCGAAATCTTCGAATGGAATGATGCGTATATGGCATCCTAGCGATTCTGCTATCTTGATCGATGAATCGGTGCTTCCGGTATCGGCATAGACGATGGTTTTAGCAATACCCTTGACCGATTTGATGCATCGGCTAAGATGGTCTTCTTCGTTCTTACCAATCATTGATACAGTGATGGTCGCCATTACATCTTGCCTTTGTATGGAAAAAGTGGCTTGTCTTCTACCACTTTCAACGTAACGCTCATGCGAGCAGATTTGATCACTTCGAAGCGAGTCCCAGGCTTCACGTAATGTTTAATTAGCAAGTCAGGCACAAAAGCCGTGGTCCCACGATAGATGCCTTGTTGTCTCACGAACCATCGCGGACCGGTGCCATCGAGCATTGCCCAAAGTTGTACTTTGAGTACCGGTGTTTTTAGTTGGTTATGCGCGAGCACGTACCCACCTTCACATTCGAGAACATCACCTACTTGGATGCCACGAGTGAGTAATTCTTCTGTTTTCTTTGCATCGTCAGCCATTATCAACCACCCGGTTTCTCATCGGGCCATTTGTCGAGCCAAGCACCAAGGCCAAGTTGTCTCGCAGCTTTCTCCATCGTCGTTCTCGGAATGCACATCTTGTTTTCACCCGACATTTGGACTGCTAATTCCTCAATATCAACCCTGATATATTGTTGTAGTGCTGCAAGAAACAGGATTGAATCGGTATCGTACGAGAAATCTTGTTTGAAGCTGGAAAACGAGCCGCATGAAAGCTTTCTAATACCTGACGGTTTCTTTTTCTTCTTCGCCATTTAGGTTCTCTTCGCGAAAACGAACTCCATGACAAACATGACCACACCAACAAACACAATAAATGGGCAAAACACAATCTGGCCAAGCAAGTTCAGTTTTGCTTCTTTACCGTAGAAGCAAGCGAACCAAAATTTCGTCTCTTTGATTGCATTTTCCATCATCGTCCCTGAGAGTTCTTCTTCAACGTTCGCTCACATAAGTCGTAAGCTGATACTAACTTGTCTTTCGGCACTCCATTCGGAAATACACGTTCGTGAAAGAATTTCCGCTGTTCTGGCGAGCATAGTTCCAATATCTCAGCAAGTTCTTGCCGCTGGAATTCTTCCGTCTTAGTGTCTAGTGTCGCCATTAATAATGCCTGTTAATGGGTGTCACGACTAAGGTAGGGAGAACGGGATAACCATCTGCATCAGCAACCGCCACAACATGGAAGGTCTCTGTAGCAAAACACTGTGCAGTATTTTCCTCTACAATCTCGCCATGGACGATACTCTCGAATTCGATATCACCTGCACGATCTCGAATTCGCGTTAACTCTTCAATCACTTGTGTGAGCGAGACTCTCATCGATTTGTGCTTGTGTGAGTTGTGTGGTTTCGCGGTACATGATTTCAACTTCGACATAAATACGGCCTGGATTTCCAGATTCTTCCATATGTCGCCACTTCCACGCTACGACCGTTCTGATACCCTCCGACTGCCAATCATCGACACGTTCAAGTAGCTTATTCATCGCTTCTTCGCGATGAGGAGTGCTGATACGGTCGAAAAACACCTTGAATCGTGTCTTTGTTCTTGTTGCTGAGACACTTTGCGTCATTTTTTCACCAATAGTGATGCAATCAAATGTTCCCATTCATCCATCATATGCTGATTGCAAGTCTTGGAAAGATGTGGGTCGAGTTCATATGGCTTATGGAACAAGTCAACAGGGAAGGCTGGCAACCAACTGAATTCCTTTGCTCCTTCTGCTCCGATTCCGACCAGAGTGATATAAACATAAGAATCGATACTAGGACACCAGACCCTTATCCCAAGGACTGGCTTGTTTTGGTGATATTGTGGTGCCACATAGTACAAGCGACATCCAAGCTTGCTGCAATAATACCAATGTGTTTTAGATACGTTCATAGCGGATAGTGTAGGATTCGAACCCACGGTGGACTTTCGCCCACGACGGTTTTCAAGACCGTAGCCTTAGACCACTCGGCCAACTATCCTAAAGGTCATTCTTATTACAGTGTATGCAAGTTAAAAATGTACTGTTCATCAAGTACTCCCGGTCCGATTCGAACGGACGACCTGCGAGGTAGAAGCTCGCTGCTGCTAATCCACTGAGCTACGGGAGCATACTGGTTTTTCGTTATATTTTTTGACCATATGAAAATGGTCTTCTAGTAATTGTGTGATTAATGCCGGGCTAGCGGGCGAATTCGCTATGAGCCAATTGTCACCGACTTTATCAAGTTGAAACCTGTCATCCATCTCCGGATATGAGCAGACCCACAAAACGTCATCTCTATCCGAATCAGAGTAAATGATAAGTTCGCATAGCTCTTTCTGGACCAATAGGAACGGAGAAATGCTCCCGGAATCTCTGACGATTCTGGTACTCCAATCATTGGTCTTGGCAAGAACCTCGATGGTTTTTAGAATGTCTTCTTTGGTCATATTTCTGTTCGCTTGATTTTGGTGTCGTCTGATGGTACACAACCTGTCAATTGCATTCGCACTTTCGTGCAATTTATGCAATAAACTTTGGGAGGCTCACTGCATCTACCGGCATATCTCACTTCACACCGTCTGCCACAAGAACATCTATAAAATGCTCTTGGCATTACCCTCTTGCTCCCATATCGGGGTCGTGGCACCAAACGTCATCACGATGTTCTTCTTCCTCATCAAAATCATCGTGGTTATCTTCATCTTCTTCCTTGATTTTGGAGGTCGAGTAGCTGACGGAAATCATACGCGACCAGTTGAATTTTCGTTCGCAACGACCACATTCAGTTTCACTGTCTTCTTCTCCGCCGCTGCCGAAATCATAGCTTTCGCTGTGAACATAGCCACAGTACGGGCAGACAATTTCTCTAGTGAATTCGTGGTCTATTACTTCCGGCATTATTCCTTCTCGTCGTCGATATCACCGATATTGTCGTCGGCAAAGTCAAAAGCTGGGACGAACATCGAGTCTTCGCCAATACTGAGATTGGTAGGATCAACAGCAGCATCGACTCTGCTCTCGATCATGCTGACGAATTCGACAACAGTGTCGGAGATATCTGGTACATTTTGTCGATTGGCACCGCCTCGTAGCGATTCATAATACGCAGCCATGATCTGCGTACTGAAGTTCACGGCGTGAAAGTTCGGGTGGCGTTTGAGTGACATTATTTCTTCTTTTTCTTCTTGGTTTCTTGCTCAACCGATCGATATCCGACGAAATCACCACAGACCTTACATGTTGTTCTGATCCTTCGTCCGTCTTTGGTCACTACATCGACGAAGTTCTTCGGGTCCGAACACATTGAGTCGGGATCGAGTATTTCGTGAGCCGTCATTTCTTGCCCTTCTTGTTGATTTTGGGTTCCGGTGGCCATTGGGCCAGAACCGGCTGTCCCTTGATCCATCTCGACCCACACTCCCGCCACTTCTCAATGACTGCCGCCCATCGTGCCATGTCTTCCGGATCAATACCTCTTTCGAGGAAGTATTGGGCGGTCAGGACACCTTGAGCGAACCCACGGCGATAAGCCTTCTCGACATCCGCTTGAACAATCGCTCCGGGGGCCGCACCGTCGTTCAGCTTCCAAGCCGAATCACTCTTCGCTTTAACTTGTGGTGGGACGAATTTCTTTGTCATGATCGTCTTTCTGTGTCATAGACACCCAAACCCTGCCGAGCCCTACCAACCGCACCTGACCCAAGCAAACTTTGCCGTGCCGTACCGCACCGGACCGGACCTCGCCCTTCATTCCTCTTGATTTGTAAATGTGCCATTGGCACCCAAACCCAACCGCACCACACCGCACCGAGCCGCACCTAACCGAGCCTGACCAGCCCTACCAAACCGCACCTTACCGAACCAAACATTACCGTACCAAGCCCCGCCACGTTCCTCTTGATTTGTAAATGTGCCATTGGCACCCAGACCTTACCTGACCCAACCCAACCTTGCCGTACCTCGCCGTACCCGCCGAACCTTACCCTACCATACCAAGCCAACGATGTTATAGCACGACAGACGCTAGTCTTAAATAGAGCCGGTGGAGGGAATCGGCAGTATTTAGAGCCGATGGTGAGATTCGGACTCACGACCACCTGATTACAAATCAAGTGCTCTACCAACTGAGCTACATCGGCTTACATCTCAAGTAGTCCCGGCTGGACTCGAACCAGCGACCGTCAAATTATGAGTTTGCTGCTGCTAACCAACTGAGCTACGGGACCATTCACTGCTGTCTTGACTTTAAAGTTCCTTAGGTCGTCTGGTACAACGATCAACATCTGCTTTGTAATCCGCTTCGCCCATGATTTATGTTTGTGGACTTTTCTATGGCAATTAGCACACAAACAGATACACTTCTCAATTTCTGCAACGACTTGTTTCCAACCAATGCCATTACTGACCATATCGTGAGCACATAGTTCCTTTTCTGTCGGATCTAAGTGATGGAAGTCTAAGGCTATTTCGTCATTTTCTGGGCATAAAGCACAAGACAACATCTCCTTGAAGATGTGAAACTGCACCTTAATCTGCCTAGATCTTTCTGCACGTTTTAGGCGATAATATTCTTTGTATTTATGAAAATTCTTTGCTTGATATTGTCTCCGATAGGCACGCCTTTGCTCGGGATCTTTGTACGGCATGTCTATTAAATACTTACTACCAATTAATCCTTGCCAAGTCCGTGTTGGAATTTCGCACAACCCCTAAGATGGCGTGGATCGATTCCATTACATATTTCGCATCGCCCGATTTTCAGAATCGCTAATATTTCGTCGAGTGAAAACGGTCGCCATTCTCCAAGTAATGCGAAGGCATTGTCAATTCCAACATCCATTGCTCTTCTCCCTGGAAAATGCTCGTTCAAGAATGCTTCACTCCTGCCGTGAGAGTGGCCATATAAATGGATCGACTTAGCCTTTTCGCGTCCTCTCCAAGAGAACATCGGATAATGTGCAAGATGAAACCGTATGCCGTCGATCTTCGGATAATCTATCTCTTTATATGACGAGACATGATTAATAAGAAATCTGGCATCATGATTTCCAGCGACGACATGAATTTTGCGAACTTTTAGTTTCGCACGGTAGTGACCAGCCCAGCTAGCACCCCAAATCCAATCGCCAAGAATACGAAGCTCATCATTCGGCTTCACCACGCGGTTGCATTCACTGATGAAGTGCTCACCCATCTGCTCGATATCAAAGAATTGGGCTGCTCTCGCTGGCGTGTGCTTCAGTATATTAGCGTGGCGCAGGTGCCAGTCTGCGGTGAAATAAATCATGATAAGGTAACGAAAAGAGACGTCGCCTCGGTATCAAGTTCGACACGTACTACATCACAGCCAGCTTTGCGAATATCTGCTACTGCCGTTCTTATCGCTTCATCTAATGACCCAGCCTCTCGACTGAATCTGATATGGCAAATGCAATCGTTCTTTGCAAACGTACCATCATCACAGCCAGATTCCAACAGTGCATTTGCTGTCTTCTCGTCGAACTCTGTGTCGTCCTTCAAGAAGACATTGAAGTCATATGTGTTAAGCGGCTTGATATCTCCAGGTCGATCGGTGCCAGTCAGTATCCTGATAATCCGATGGGCTTCTTCCCAGTCAGCCTTATCGACCATTACATGTTCGTGGCCCGGATTGGCTAGAAGATGTTCGTGGCTGTGAAGAAAGTTTGGTGCGAGTTTTAACATATTACTTCTCGTGGTGTGAACATCTCCGCTATCTGATAGACGATGTTCGGTTGGGGGATTGGTGGTGGTCCGGGAACGCGGCCAAGACGATTGTAGAGTAGTTCAAAGGTCTCGATATGTTTGCAGAACCAGGAAAAACCTCTGACGTTCATGAGCTTATATGTCTTATCTAAGCGAATCCAATCTTTACGAAACGACTTCCCATGCTGTTTCATATAATGGTTGAATTTACGCATTAAATCTACCGTTTTCCAGTGCCGAACCTTCGCATCATTCAAGGACTCGTGGTACCAATAGACTCCATGGAAAGGACCGCCCATAACTAATGTCTGAAACAAGCACTTCAAATCTGCTCCGATGAAGACGGTTGAAACCGTTGTCTCTTGCGGCTTTATTTGTGGTGCCCTCGAATATTTCGGATCGCATGGAGAACGACCAAGAGAACCTTTGCAGATCTTGGTCAAATCAACTTGCCGGTGGTCGGCCTTCTCCATGAATATGCCCCAGCGGAGCAGATTCGGCTCTTCAACAACGCGGAAGTCTGTCGTCAGAATGTAGTGCAAATGCGGGTAAAGTTCGGCTATAGCTTGTCGGTCGCCGTCGTCAGCGGCGACGATTTTTGATTGTAGGACGGCAGCATCAAGATCACCGCTTTCTTGATAATGGTTAAACAAGATTTGCTGAGCTATTGAATCGATATCATCAAGGTCATCCAACCACGGCTGGTCAACCGCAACATTTGATCTTTTATATGGAACGATAGCCATCATTCACCGCATGCTCTCTTTAATGCTTCCTCGAAAGAAATTCTAGCACTAATGTCTTCAACCTTTACATTAGCGCCAGCAAAGGGCTTTGCCATATGCCGCCCAACCGGTACCTCTAGCTGCTCACTAAGAGTCTGGGCGATCATTTGTGCGGCAATTCTGTGGCCGAAAGTCAGTGGACAAACGGACGTACCCATCCACGTCTTCACCTTCATATCAAAGATGCCCCAGGCTTTGGGGCTTTTTAAGGTACCAGGAACGAAATCTTCTTTTGTAAGTTCAGGTTCTGGCGTCTCAAATTTGAGGATATCGCTCATAATATTCTTCCAGCATTGTTCGATATACAAGCATATTTGGTGTATGGAGCCTGAAATAGAGACTATCATCGCCATACTCAACCTTGGCGATAGCTGCGGCAACTGCGGGAGATCGGCATGTACCCGCAAGGCAATGGATTAGTAGCAAATCAATCCTGTCCCAGACCGACTCGACAAAATCCCAGATTCGTTTTGCGTGATCCGCATTACACAGAATCTTGCCTTCGCTCGGCTTATCAATGTCGGCAAAAGCGATTTGCAACCAACCAACAAGTTGGCATTTGTTTATCTTTGGCCAATCGCCCGGCTCGCATCCAATAGAGACACAAGCCCAAGGTTTGTCGCTTATGAAATCGCTAGCTGCCGCTTTACCCACAACTAACAACTTACCATTGATAGGCTGTCCGAAGCGTGTCTCTTCTCCGCTGCAATCGTACATTAAATGCTCTCTTCTTCCAATGCGACCCGACAAGCAAAGCGCAGTATCCGCATTTCACGCTCGGTGAGTGTAACGGCGGCAGCATCGCCATTTGGTTCTCGAATCACGTCGAGAATATAGCGAGGCGGCGAATTGTGCAACATCTCTGTTAATCTGGCATCCATCTCTCTGATACCATCCAACACGATGCCTTCATTCTCTGCCGTCCCCCAAACGGGATCATATGAGTCGCTGACTGGCCCTGGCATTATGTCTCTTCCTCTGTGAGAACAAAGAACATCTCAGGGTGGCACCCCCAATGGCCTTTGCCGTCGCGATCAATCACTAAGCAGTGGCCGGGCATGTTTGTGATCATACCCATGAAGAGCATGTTTTGCATAAAACTCGCCGGTATTCTGGCCGCTTGTGCTAGACCTTGCGACATCACCGACTCCCAATCATAGACCACAATGGTTAGTGGTGGGGTCGCGCTCGTCGCACGTTCGTGGTTCGGAAGCCGTTTATTTCTTTCGACTTGTTTTCGGATTTGTTCGAGTGTCTCTTCTTGCATAGCTAATTCCTTTGGAGATCAAGCATTCGTTTGGTGTGCATATTCTCTTCCTGAACACGAAGTATGTCGGTCATCGCTTCTGGCAATGATTCAAAACGTGTTATGCCGTCTTCGTACGATAAATCAGGCGACAAGCAGAGACCGCATCGATGGTTCAGTATTTCTTGAGCTACCGCGTCTTCAATCGTACTGCGCAGCTTTGCAATAGCTGTTTCCGGCGTGAAATCTGGTTCTTCCCATGCCAGCGCAGCAATACAATGGCGGCTTGGGCATAGACATTGCGTGATGTGGACTCTCATGTAAACGCCACCATTATTGCATGTATGCCTTTCCAGCCGATATGATTGCATCGACAAGCGGAACACCGTCATAAGTAGCCGAGACTGATGCAATCCCTGACTTCACAGTCATGTTGTAGCCGCCGAGATCGAGCACCGAGACTGACTGTACTGGTCCATTTTCCAGCAACTCGATTGCTTGCTTGTATTTTTCAAGCAATGCTATCTTCTGATGCAACGGCTTAATGAACAATTCGTAAATCGCCTCCTGCATAGCGACGTCGGCAGGTAAGGTTGACGGGTGCTCTGCTATGTAGCCTTGCAGGATATCGACACGTAATTCGAAGATGCATTGTTGTAATGGGATGCTGTCGCCATTGCGGTAAGCCTCCATCGACCGTGCTTCCATTTCTAGGTCACGTGGGGGCAATTCTGCTCCATTTGGTGTATTCGACATTTTATGCTCCGTATTAGTCAAGGTGAATTATCCGATCACCCCCATCAGCAATCTTGGCTGGCTCTGGTGGTGTTTGGTCCGTCAAATACTGATCTTCCGCATTAGCAGCGAACAATTGGGACATACCAACAGCTAAAAGGCCGAACCCAGCAGCAAACGCCGCCCAGTCGATGAACATATAGTTCTCGATAAACGGGATCTTGAGGAGTGGTGCGAAACCGGCAATCAAATAGGTCCATCCTCTATATTTCTTGCCCCTGTTATGATAGATCATTTCGATAATGGCGGCAAGACTACCAATCTGAATGACGCTGCAGAGGAAAATCATGGCTTCCGACATATTACACCTATAGTCCGCGAGCCGAGAAACTTTCTCGGCTCATGACGGGCCTCTCACCAGCCGTAGTAGTAGACGGGAGCGGGATAACAAACAGGGGCCGAATAGACCTGCGGGCAGATATATTGCGGATAGATATACTGTGGGCAGACGTAGACCGGAGCCGTGGAATAGACAATAGGCTCATCGACCCAGTATGACTGTCGAACGGTCCTGGTGCGCTCCTCCCAATATGGTGCTGGCTGAACTGCATGGAGTGCACCGTGGTCGCATCGCTCCCAGACTGGTGCCGGATAGACCTTGATTTGATACTTCTCTTCAACCAACCGTTCGTGCCAACCGGCATTGGCCACATTGGCGATAACGAACAACATCAAACAAGCAAGTAACCATCGCATGGTGATCTCCTAAAAAGAGGTGCATACTAAATCGTGGGGTTATAGCCCGAATAGAGCAGTGATTTAACTAAAGACGATATAAACGTCGCCCTCGACCTGAACACCGTAACCAATATCTTCCAAGACCGCTCCATCATAGCCGAGTCTTTTCAAAGTATTCACGAGTGTCGCTACTTCTCTTTCTCCATGTAAATTATGGTCGAAGACACTCGCCGGTGTATAATCACCGTTGTCTATACCAGCCCTGCGAGCTTGCGCGTCTATAACGACCTTTGGAGCGGGATTTCTGATCGTTATTATTTCTTTGTGTACTTCACCGGTGCCGAAGCGGTCATTATGCATATCTGCGTAACTGCGTGCCATCTCCTCTGACGGGGTATAATATGTGACGAATCTACCCCTAGATCGGGAGCCACCATGATATACTTCAAGATGGTGCGTCGATTCTGATAGTGTTGTAAGGTGCATATTAACACCAAGATGACCATTCACCAACACGGACATAAAAATCTTTGACGACCTTCTTGATTCGAGCCTGCACTTCGTTTATAGAGCCTATAGCTTCAACAACCACTATCTTATCTGATTTGGAAGCTTCTGCAAAGAATCCATTACGAACTTTGGCATGAAACTCATAACCCTGCTTCTCCATTCTATCTAGTGGTCGGCCATCTATCCTCTTATAAGCTATATCAAGCGGAACATCCAGGTAGATCGTTAAGTCAGGCATAATCCCCTGGGTTGCACATCTACCGATGTCGTAGAGTGATTCGATATTCAATCCTCTGGCGTGTCCTTGGTAAGCGATATTCGCTAACAGATAACGATCGCTGATAACAAATTTCTTTTGCTCTAATGCCGGTTTGATTATTTCTTCGACTAATTGAGCACGCGCTGCCATATATAACAGCATCTCGCTGCGACAACTAATCTGCAGATCATTACGGTGGAGTAAGATTTCTCGCACGGAGTCGCCAAGTTGCGTGCTGCCTGGATCTCGACACGCTATCACATCATAACCTTGTTCTGTTAGCCATTCGCAGGTTAACTTGATTTGTGTTGATTTGCCGCAACCTTCACCACCATCGAACGATAAAAACATAATGTACCTCGTGTTGCTGATGCTCTTACATACTGAGAGAAGACAATGAAATATCGCACGCTAACTTTCTATAGATATATGGTGATGTCCGATTATGTTGTTCAGACTGACATATATCCGCCAAGCGATTTAATATTTGAATTTATGGAACTGTCAACTACTGGTCAATTGTCAGTAAAGCGTGGCTATGCGTGGGATGGTGTAACCGGCTTCATGATAGTACCAAAATGCTTGTTGAGAGGGTCATTAATACATGACGTTTTTTATCAATTTATGCGGTTAGGCGTTTTAGATCAATCAACCAACCGTATTCTTGCAGATCGTATGCTCAAAAAGACATGCTTAGAGGACGGAGCACTAAGGATTCTATCTTCACTTATTTATCTCGGTGCGCGATTACTCGGTAAATTATTATTATATAAAGAAGACAAAGAAGTTGTTACTTTTGAGGCACCATAAATGTTGTGAGCTTGTGTAGTATTTAATCGCTATGCCGCCACTAGCCTTACAACTTCGACCGAAGACGTTCGATGACGTTATCGGACAACCACATCTAACAGGCCATGAGTCAGTATTCCGTAAGTGTATCGAAGCGGACAATTTCTCTAGTTTCGTCTTATATGGTCCCTCTGGGACTGGGAAGACCTCTATCGTTCACGTGCTAGAGCAACGGTTTAAGATACATAAATTCAATGCGACGACATTCACAGCAAAGGAAGTCCGCAAGGTTTTGGATTGCGACGAGAATGTCATTGTCATGATTGATGAATGCTATCGTCTGACCGCCCCGCAAAGCGATATACTTCTGCCTTATCTTGAAACTTCTCGTGTCAGATTTATCGGTTGCACTGTTGAGAACCCGTTCCACTCTATGCGGTCATCTCTTCTATCTAGGTGTCATATTTTCGAGACCGAGCCGCTTTCGCAGCTTGATGTGTTGAAGGTTATCATCAGAGGCGTTAGTTGTCTCAAGCAGAACTGGCCAATCCATTTAGAAAAAGACGCAGCGAAATATATCAGCATCGTTGCTAATGGTGATGCACGAAAAGCCCTGTCAATACTTGAGATGGCTTTCAATTACAAAAACAATATCACCATCGACATAGCTAAAAGAGTCGCACCGTCGAAATACTTCATACTCGCGGACCAAGATCATTTTGATTTAGCGTCAGCATTTCAGGGTAGTATACAGGCTAGTGATCCAGATTCGGCAATCTTTTGGCTAGCGAAATGGCTCGAATCGGGTGAAGATCCGCGTTATATCGCAAGGAGACTGATGGTTAGTGCCTCAGAAGATGCTGCTGGTACTCCGATATGTGCCGCCGTTGCACATGCCGCGTATATCGCAGCGAAAGAAGTCGGTCGGCCCGAATGCGACATACCATTAGCTCACGCCACTATCCTAGTTGCCACCGCGCCAAGAAACAAATCTGCAGCATGTGCAATCTGGTCGGCTGTGAGCGATGTTAGGCACGGTGTAACTGTCGAAGTCCCAAAAGCTTTGAAAGATAGCCATTATAAATCATGTGAAAAATTGGGGCATGGGGCATATAACGACGGCATGAACCAAGAAGCTTATGTTAGCGTTGGCCGAAAGTACTATTGTCCTGAAGACTGGGAGAAGATATAATGAAAATTGAGATAGACCTGACAGCCGCAGCCGACAAAGAATTGACACGTATCTCTGAACGGACCGGCATACCGAGAGCTAAAGTTATTCAAAAGTCGTTTAATCTATTTCGTGCGTATCTGGCAGCAAGAGATAATAGCGACGAATGGGTCGTTGTTCCTAGCACCAGCGAAATCGATTACGACGAGCTACCAAGAGTTACTGTTCCAGGAATAAAGTTATGATTGACTTTGCCCATCTGTTAGAACGCCTAAAATCGTGGTCTGATGCTAAACACACCTGCACACAATGCGGTATGCTTGAACCAGCTTGCGACTGTCGTAGTGGGCATGAAGAAGGCCAGAATTGGGAGCCTACAGAAGAATCACGATTCATCGACGAATCAATCGTAGCAATCGAGATGCTTCTCGGTTTTGCTGAAAGAGCGTGTCCGAAGTGCGATGGGTGCGGCAAGCTCTTATTGCAAGGAGGGGTTGTTGAAGCTGACGGTATCACGAAGAAACCAGCACGTATTGTATGTCTGAACTGCAAAGACCCAAATTTTGTAAAGGCACCGTCGCGTGCCGAGCTATCGATGAAAGATTGGATCTTGACTGACGGAGATGCTGAGACGGCCATGAAGGCTTTGGCAGACGGATCAGCAAGAGCTAGGATTATGGCTGAGCCACTACAACCATTCATTCCACCGAAATCATGATTGGCAGTAAGATAGAAGAACTGCCTGAGGATCTGCAGACCGTAGCGAAGCGTATATCTACGACCGCTGAATGTAAATGCGATCTCTCTGTCGGTTTTATCTGTGAGTCGTGCGTTATCTACGCATTGATGATCAATGCAGCAAAGGAGATCGTCAAATTGAGAGGCGAAGCTTCTGAGAAAAGAAAGACTGACAGAGAACGAATAGCTGGTCTTCCGATTGCTCATCGTACAAGCATGACGTATGTTGGTAGAAACATCTACATCGTCGAGGGTGTGAAAGGTTTATATTGGTTGAGAAAGCGGCTTCAAGACGAGAAGCTTCCAAAAGTATCAGCTAGGCGTCAAAGCACACGCGGGTGTAGCTGGGCAGAATCAACTTTTGTGCGAGGTAGAGAATTAGAGGAGTTGCTGAAGCCAGCGCTATGCGAGTAGTTCATTGCAAGAAGACAAGCTACACAGACTATATCGGTAGACCGTCGTCCTTCGGGAATCCATTCGCCATTGGAGTTGACGGTACCAGAGAGCAAGTTATCGAGAAATATGAGGCTTACGCTAGAAACAATCCTGACCTTCTCGAACTCATCAGAGACCTCCCAGAAGATGCCGTTTTGGGGTGCTTTTGTCATCCTAAGCCGTGCCATGGCGATGTTATTATAAAACTCTGGGAAGAAATGCACACTCCTCAAATATAGTGCATGCGGCTGCTACTCTCAGAATCTGTCGATTGGAAGCTTGATGTTATCGACTCATATGAGGAGATATCGCCAAACGACTTCTATCTAAATAGAGAAGTCGGAGCTAGAAAAGGTGATAAACTTCAATATATTACTTATTTGGCGTTCTTAGAATCAATCAACGAAACCGGATTGAAATTCGGTATCACTGTTAGAGTAGAACTAATAGTCAACGACAGATCCGGGATAGCATGGATTGATTGGATCGGCAAAGGACCGCATCGCCATAACAACACAGATAAAGCACCAAGCTACGCGAATCTCAGACATTTGCTTTCTCAAATTGCGAAGAACCATCCACACATTAAATTCTTTGCAGGTAATAGAGAAAGCGGGATGCGCGAAAAATTCGGCAAACCAGAGTTCAAACTGCGAGCTAGCAAACTCTAATTATTTTCTACACTGCGAGCAATTGGCGCACAGAGCGAGTTTTGCTTGCTGTGATTTTATATGTCGATCTCTGATCGCATTGTATTCTAGGCTGTGCCAGATCTCTTCAATAGTTTGCTGATAAACGTTGCCAAGGCAGTATTGGCCGTGAACGTCAGCGTGGCATTGTGCTACTCTTCCATCGACTAATATCGTAAATGTTCTCCATAACCTATTGCACTTAATGAATTTCCCAGCAGTTTTCTTGCCGTATTGTCCACCCCAGTTGTGTTTAGGACCGAGTGCGAATTCAACAGAGAAATCTATTAATGTGGTCGCACTGCGATTCGTACAACATGTTACGTATATCTGCGTTCTCGACTTCATCGAGTCGCGCGTTCTTATCAGCCCTTTGATATTGTTTGCTACCTCTGACCATTTTAGCGGCTGTCTGATCAACTCGAATTCTTCCGGCGTAGATCCATCTACACTTATCTTGATCTCATCTATACCGCTGTTTAAGAGTCTCTGTGCTCTATCTGAGGTAAGTAATGACCCATTAGTGAAAATCTTCGTATAAACGTGGCATTTCTGCTTTACAAGCCTTATCCTGTCTTCTAAATTGGCGTCGAGAAGCGGTTCGCCGAAATTATGTAAGTGTATCTCTGATAGTCTATTTTTAGAACACTCGTCGATTATTTTCTCAAATAGATCATCTGGCATAATATGGACGGGGCGTAGCATCGTATTGTGCGGGCACATAGCACAATGTGCATTGCATGCATTCGTGGTTTCGATACGTACGACCGGTGGAAATTTAGCCATAATGCTACCAGCATACATACCTTCGCCAATGAAAAATAAAAAGAAGGAGATTCGCCATGCTCAAAATCTTGATTGCAATGTATGTCGGTGGCTGGGCGGCTAGTGCTGCACCATTCTACGCGACGACCAAGGCAGCGAATCCAAATCAGCCGATTAGGAACGCTTTTAAGGCATTTGGGTTGTCGGCTGCATGGATTGTCTCAATCATACCTATAATGGTGACTTTCATCAAGGACTTGGTTGAGAGATTCAAACCAAAAACGACCACGACAACAACAGAGACAACCACAACGAAGACGTAAGACCCTAGGAGGGAATTATGACAACATTTCTTGCTAAATATTGGTGGCTGATTGCGATAATTGTTTATATCGCATTAGCTGTGACTATGGGGGTCTACCTCCATAACACCGGTGCAGAGCGACCGATCATTGGCGGCATCTTGTGGCCGATCAGATTGATCAAACTGCTGCTTGGCGGAGGGTAACTTCCGCCGTAGCCGATCGATCTCAGCGAGAGCCATCTTAAACGCCTCTAGGATTTCCGTTTCCACGGTAAGACGAATAAATTCCCGAAAAAGTTGCTTTTCGTTATCTATTTCAATTAGTCGGCATTGCCACATCTGCTCGAATTCTGGTGTCCAGATATTATTGCTCATAGTCTTTTCTCAAATACCTGCTATGGATGTATTTGAGTCATATAATTTATGAATATGGTCCTTCTCACCAACATAGACGAAATTATGACCTGCTACCTAAGCGGGTTCAAGCTTAATGAGGAAGCTCAACAATTGTGTACCAGAATACTCAACGGCACACAACAACTCCCAGTCAAGATTGTGGATGAATGGCCTGTCGATTGGCAAAATCTGCCATCAGACGCAATATTAGCAATAATGGAGAAACCGTCATGGTGTTCCTTGAATTAGCAGAGCTGCTCATATCGGCTCTGATACTACTGGTGTTTGTCACCCAAATATTCATCCCTCTATGGAAAGGAGAGAATTTATTCCCGATTTTCCGAAAGAAGTTGAATAGACTTAACGATGAAGTCGCCGAGGCCAAAGAAGAAGTCGGCATGGCGACGACTAAGCGTAAAATCAAGAAACTGAAGAAAACTGTTCAAGACCTAGAAAGTGAGGACGCGAGTGATGACTAACAAGCAAATTGTGGCATTAGTTCTGGCGGGTATCGTGCTAGTAGCGATACTAGCATCAATTGGGAATCTGTTCGAAAATCTCGATGCCGGATCGGTCATGGTGATCCAGAGCCCGGTAAGCGGCGATTTGGCCTGGTACACTTCGCCCGGTGTGAAGTGGCAGGGCTTCGGTAAGGTCACCAAATACCAGAAGCGGAGCCAGCTTTGGTTTAACGCAAAAGACGATCAGGGTAAGACCACCGACGAATCAATCAAGATTCGGTTTAACGACGGTGGACATGCACAAGTTTCTGGCGGTATCTCTTGGGAAATTCCACTTGCTGATGATAAGCTGACCGACATTCATACGAAATTCGGCAGCCAGATTGCTCTCGAACAGCAATTGGTCAGAACCATCATTGAGAAATCCATCTACATGACCGGCCCTCTCATGAGTAGCCAGGAGTCATATGCTTCGAGACGCAATGAACTTCTTTACCTGATCGAGGATCAAATCCAGAATGGTATTTGTTTAACAAAGACCACCCAGGAGAAAACCAAGGACCCGATCACTGGTGCCGAGAAGACCGTAGCACTTGTCTCTTTGGTTACTGATAAGGAAGGCAAGCCAAAACGTGCCGAAGCTTCTCCACTGACCGAGTTCGGCGTCAAGGCTTTCAACTTGTCAATCAACGAGGTCAAGTACGACGAGCAGGTTGAAGGTCAGATCCAGCAACAGCAGAAGGCCACAATGCAAGTTCAAATTGCTATGGCCAACTCGAAGGAAGCTGAACAGCGAGCTCTAACCACGGTAAAGCAGGGCGAAGCCGACGCTGCTAAGGCTGAATGGGAACAAAAGACCATCGCAGCCAAGGCTATCGAGCTCGCCAATCAGGAAAAGAAGGTTGCTGAAACCTTAGCTCAACAGAAATTGGCTGTTGCCGAATTGGACGCAAAGGCCGCTGCTCAATTCAAGATGGCTGAAACTCTTCGTGGTGAAGGTGAAGCTGCTCGTCGTAAACTTGTGATGGAAGCTGACGGTGCTTTGGAAAAGAAACTCGAAGCTTACACCACAGTCAACAGATACTTTGCTGACGCAATCGCCAAGCACGAGGGTGCCTGGGTGCCCACCATCGTCATGGGCGGCAGCAACGGTCAAGCCGGAATTGGTGCGGTTGATCTAATTAGCCTGATAACAGCGAAAGCTGCTAGGGACTTGTCTCTCGACATGAATCCGAAGGATACCAAGCACAGTCCTCAACCTACTCCTGCTCCTCAGTAGTCATCAGGTTCCTCCAAACCTCCGAACGGGCGGTCTTGGCAACGAGACCGCCCGTTTGCGTAGATATTCCCAGCAAAGATAGGTTGTAATAGGGAGTATCTATATGTTGATGACAAGAACGCAGCAATCCGGTCGGTACAATCCGAAGGTCAATTTCAACCGTGGTCTTACGGCACAAACCGGATTCCTGCCTGAGGGCACTCAATTGCTCCAGGACGTCTGGCCGTTGAAGGTCCTCGACACCAAGCAGGTGATTGGAGAGGGTGTTCTTGGCGGAGCACCGATCACACGTGTCACTGGAATTTTCCAAGTAGCCGATGATCTGAATGCTAATGGCCGCGTTTATCCGCGACCGGTGGTAAGGGAAGCGGTCGAAGCAATTCAAGAAGACTTGGCAAATCGATCTGTTTGGGGCGAGTTCGATCATCCCGCCGACGCCAAAATTCATCTTGAACGGATCTCCCACCTTCTGACCAAGATATGGATGGAAGGTAAGAACGTCTATGGCGAAGCCGAGATTATCGATGATCTACCGTTCGGCCAGCAATTGAAGACATTACTAAAGCGTGGTCGCATCGGGATTTCTTCACGCGGTATCGGCGACATGGATGTCCGTGATCAAGGTGGTCAAGAGACATACTACGTTACTGAAGGCTACCGGTTCGTCACATGGGACGCAGTTGCCGAACCATCCGTAACTGGTGCTATCCTCCATATCTGCGAAGGTAAGTTGAAGCCGCTGAATCGTTCTATTCGGCAAAGTGTGTCGAAGGGCGTGTTCACAGCCGAGACTTACCAGAAGCGTTTGGCGAAAGAGATTTCTGAGTATCTCGCCAAGAGCAGACGTTAGCGACCGAAAAGCGTTAAGACTGCTCTGATTAGTTGTGTTCGTGAGACACCGCGCTTTTCAGCAACCTCATCTAAGTCGGCAATCGTTGTCAGACCAACTGGCCAAATTCTGCCGGTTTTTATAATGTTTTGTGTGAATCCGGTTTGTTCGAGCATTTTATCAATAACCGGCAAAAACTCTTCAACTGCTTCGTGTAGAGTGTAGCGAAATTGCTTCCCACTTTTTGTCTTTGCGCGTTCAACGATTTCTGGGTCGATATCGATTCGTAGCATTTCACGCTTGATAGGGCAAGCTTCGTTAACAATAGAAAATTCATGCCCACAACCACATTTCGGTATTCGCCATTTCACCCAACCATGACAATTTGGGCAGTATCTACGCCCAGGTGCATTTGTTGTGTGGACTATGACTCCGTTGATCCACTTGAAGAAAATGAATCCACAATTACATTCGGCTGATCCACCAGAAATACGGTTGAAACAAGCTGGGCATTGTTTGTCAGCCATATAAATCCTCTATTGTTTTATAGCACGACGGTACCGCACTATTAATTGCCGTATTTGAAGCCTTATGGGATTCAATTATTGTAGAGGCTGTGGTCATACATATAGCAAGCCTGGAATAGGCCGCATAAAGGACCCACAAGCTCCATGGTGGGCGTTTTGGCGTACTATTATCTGTCCTGAATGTGGCGGCGACGGATTTGCAAAACCACCAGGGTGGCCAGATAAAGCAGAGATGGCTAAATTAAGACCGGCACCGCCACGAGGCTCTGGACTAGTTATTCCAGTGTCGTAAGATACCAGCTACTATACATAGATTGGTGATGATGTAAAGCATCACAATAGCTGTTCTGACCGTCGCAATTATATCGGCTTCGAAATCGGTAGTACCAGCTTTTTCACCTAGTGCCTTCGCCCAGATACGCCACAACTTTCTCATAGTTCAGCAATTTGCTCTTTTACGCCAACGTCGCTGACCACTACTTTATATGGTTTGCGGCCATCAATTTTGTCAGAATGGCAAAGGCGGCATCGGGCGTGTCCGCAACCGCACGGATGTCTCTTTCGGAATTTTCCGAGAGGTTTGAGAAACTTACCGCTGAATTCGTCGGTTCTATGTAGGGATGCAACCCAGACCTTCGATTCACGCTGCATTATATGTCGTTCTTCTTGCCAGCGTTTCATGCTTGTGCTCCTTGCTCAGCTTTGAAAGTCCCTTGAGGGAGATCTGCAAATCTGCGATGACGTTTTCCGAGATTATGCATCTCGCCAACCTCGGAAACTGTTTTTTCGGAATAGACTGCTCTAACTAGCCACCCGTCATCCCAGCCATCCGCCTTCTTTATGCGGATGACTAAGCCAACTTGGGCGAACTTAGACGGAATCCACGAAACTTCTCTTCGGCCATCGCTGCGGTGCTCTAGCTCACACTGATGATAAGTTGTCGTGTTGACTTACTCGACCTCCTCTTCATCATCTTCGTCGTCATCATCGTCCTCATCCCAATCCTCATCATCATCTTCGTCCCAGTCGTCATCCTCGTCGTATTCATCGTCATCGTAGTCGTCATCTTCGTCCGAATCATCGTCCTCGTCGTCGATATCCTCGTCTTCGAGGTCTTCGTCTTCGTCGAGTTCGTCGATCACGTTCAATTGTTTTTCTGCAAACATGGCGTACCCTCCGAATAATGGTTAAAGACTAAAGTTTTACCGAACCTGTGTGTAGAGCTCTGGATACAAACCACGTAGCCAGTCGGTAAACTGCACTAGCCCACCATACTTGCCAAGTGTGTTTGTTTTGCAGGCTCGATCAGTCAGATCTTCTAATACAAATCTGATCTGACTGTCGCTGACAATACGGCCTTCTGGGAACAATGCTTCCAATCTTTCGAGCCGCTGTTCGACGGTTAGACCGTCTGTTGAAGATGCCATGGCTTCTCCTTATTGGGTTTTGTCCTTTAGGCGTACTTTGAGATTATGTACCGCTTCTTCTGGTGTTCTGCCCTCGGCATTAACAATCCATCTTTTACCGGGCTCGGTGCGTTCTGCTATCGCACAAAACGGTAAGAATGGTGGGCAGCATCTCTGTTGAAATACTCTTATTTCCCAGTGGTATTCAGCCATCTGGTTTCCAACTCTTCGAGTTCTTTGCGTGTTTTGACCCTATCAAGGTCGATGAGAAATTGTCCAAAATCGAGCACACGCATATTTTTTGCCTTGTCGGATTTCGCCCACTTTCGACGAATCTCCGCTTTTCTGCACGATAATGTCTTCTCGGCTACCAATTCCATATTACGCGATATCCTGCCGCATCTCGATGTAAGAGGCTATCCGGTTATATAACTGCTCCGCTCTCGTCGCCCCGGTTCCGGGCGGTAGATTGATGCCGTCGAGAAGAGTATGGCACTTGGTGATATATTCCAATTCGGCCATGATTTTGTCGGCTGTCTCGCGATATGTTTCGGCATCGGCCATAGCGAACACTCCTTTGTGGACTATTTAAGGGTAATAAGCTGCTTGAAAACCAAGATTAGCGGGTCGGTCGTCCTATCATCAGGGACAATAGAGACGACCAGAAATATCTCTTTCTTCGTATTCGTGTAGAGATTAGCGTGGGAGGTCGTGTTGGCTGGGATTTTGACCGCCACCTCATCTGGGGGGATTAGCTTCGTGGCATCCGGCCAATTGATCTGCGTGATGAAGGATAATTTCTTGTCCCGAGCCCATTGCATGAACTCTGTATTGGTGAATGATTGCATACTTCTCTCCGCGTTTCTCTGCGTTTCTCTGTGGCTCTGGCTTCGGACGCCTCGCTGTAGCTGACGGGCGAAAGAGGCCAAAGGAGATATGTCGGAACGTGTTCGAGAGTTAAATACGTCGTCTTTAATTGCTTTATAGCATCGATTAACAAATTCTTTAACTTGTGCTATAATCTAACAGGAGAGATTATAGCCTCTCGCCGTATTGGATAAGGAAGGGAAGAACAGTTTCGAAAGTCTCAACAATCCAGGATTACGATGAGCAGCACGAAAGCAAGAAAGACCGCAAAGCAGCCCAAAGTCAAGATCGCCCCCAAGGTGAAATCACCGATCACCCCGGAGAAGCAGGCATATCTTGATCGCTGTGCAAAGCGGAAGCAGATATTAGCCAAGAAACAACGGCCTGTTGAGAAGGTCAGGACCTATATGCCCCCAGTAAAGGGCGAGGCACCGTTCGCCTATATGGTCGAAAGAGGGCCGAAACAAAGCGAACAAGCCGTGGTAGAAGTCGAACAGAATGGCACAGAATAAATGGTACGTCGTTGAGACGGCTTGCTATCCCAACTCGTGGAAGGTCGTCAATGACTATTATCGCCCAGATAATGCAGGATGCAACTACTTCCCTACAGAGGGCAAGGCCCAGCATGAAGCTGACGAACGCAATGATCGTGAAGCAATATTCGATAAGGCTTTCGACGCAGTAGCGGAGCAGTTCGATGCCAGTAGGCTATAAAACGTGTCCGGAATGCAAGCAGTCGATGCCTACCGGCAGAGCGACCTGTGTTAAGTGCGGGCACGTTTTCTTTCATATCGTGAATGGCGTGAATCTATATGACCGCAAGCGTCCTTATATGGATCAATGCCCGCAATGTAAGCACTATTTATATATTAACATGTACAGCAGGTGTGGTTGTGGAAACGATCTCAAAAAATTGCGAGACCAGTTGCGACAAACTAGAGGGCGTACGTTGCCCACGTTGCAGCAGTAAATTACGCAAACTACCTGACGGATCTATGTTGTGCTGGAAATGCGAATTACATCGCAAACCTGCAGACAGGATTCTCATTCGACAAGACACGAAATTCTGGGTACTCAAGCGCAATCTTGGACGTGTTCCGCCCGGTAGTGAAGTGGAAGTCTGCACATGTAATGAATTATCCGGCGTCTTCGGAACGTTTAAGGAAAAGATTGACTGGACGCTGAAATCAAAAACCGGCTTCGTGATCGCCACTTCGCTTGATATTGATGATTTGGCGATTATGATTGTCGAAAACGAGTGGTATGTGCAAGGTCCGGAATCTCTGCTCGCCACGTTGAGTTTGCTGACGGACGAAAAATGAAAGAACAACCATCGATTCAACATCGCGAAAGTTTGGTGTCTTACGCTAAGGCTGCTGGTATTGCTGTTCCTGCAAACTTATACGACACGTCCGATGGGTTCCGGCATTGGAACTTGTATTGTGACGTACAGATCGAGCGTCCTATATCTTCTAGCGATGCATTGCCGCATAATGCGAAAGTAATCGCCGACATTCCTATCGAGCGACTTGAGTCATCTTCTGAACCATTTGCGTTCGAAGAAATCAGCAATATGCTGAAATGATTCATTCTTAAGTCATTTCGCGAACTTTCAGTTAAACTTTATAATGTGGGGAGACACACTAGACACGACCGAAGATGAAATTGGGGTAAGATATGGCATCTCCGAGTAAGCACGATGATTGTCCATTTAAGGATATTGTATTTCCAGAGAAAGCAGCAGCATCGGAGTCAGATCATCGTATGGATACCCGTGTCGGACGGTTAGAAGGCGTCGTCGAGTCACTGACACACGACATCCAGCAGGTATCACAAAACATCAACATGATGGGCAAAGAACTTGGCAACTTCAAAGAAGTTGTTGGTGATGCCCTCACGAAGATGCGTGATGCTTTTGGAAATCAAATCAATACTGTTACTGATCGGCTAACTACGTCGGCAAAGCCGCAATGGCAGACTATTAGTGCTTTTGCCGCTCTAGCTATCACTCTACTCGGCATGGCTGGTGCTGTGGTTGCGTTGATAATGTCCGGCCAGTCGCAGAATATCACAGATTTGAAGAGAGATACTGCGGTTATTACCGAACGCATGTTTGCGAACCAGTATGAAAAGGGTAAGTCTGATGCATTTGCCGCTGAGACCAGTAGCCACCTAGCTAAACTGGATACGACGTTGCAAAGAGAAATGACGCTTATGCAGCAGACGACAGACTCTAAGATAATTAGTCTCGACGATAAGCTGCAAACAGAACTAAAATTAGATCGCAAAAACAACGCTGATTATATTGATAGGATTGAGAAAATCATCCAAGATTTCCGTGCTTGGCGGTTGGCGCATTCTGCAGAAGGGTCTGCTATTGATGCCAAATTGGAAGCTAAACAAGAGATGGTTTTAGAAATGCTCAAGACAATAGATGCAAGGATGACACGCCTGCATGATGAGCATGAAAAGGCGAAGTAATTAGGATGATGCACGTATTGCTAATATCTTCTGCACCATCGTCCACGGGTCGATGCTGCTATTCTTGAGTGTTGGATCAGATGATATGTTATGTAGCTCTTGTTCGAATGACGGTTGATCCATCGCGCCACTTTGCCATGAGTCAACTAGACCGTATAATCTGGACATCAACGAGCCATAGTTACTAGTGTCGTGTTCATAAAGCCCGACGCCTCCTTCAAGTTCCTTTACATCTCTACTCGGGCGATGGCGCTGACGGACGTCGAAATCTGGCGGATCTAATTCCTCTTCAGGTTCGATTATCGCGTCATCTTCAGCATCTTGCATCGGTTCGTCTAGATCTATTTGATCGTTACATAATGGCTCAAAATCTATTGGCTGCTGTTGGGCACTATCGCCAAAGGCTGGTTTTGTTATTCCCTCGATCTGGTCGTCGCCAAAGTCGTCCCAATCACCTGGTAGGACGTTTGATACATACCCTTCTGCGATAGCCGGTACCCAGTATTGTCCTGCCTTGCCGGAATATTCGTGGAAAAGATGTGATCGATCGGTGGTAAGTAGGTTCATGAATTCATGACGATCTACTGTTATCCCATTCCTGCCGCAAAATATGCGGAACGATTCATAGTAAATATCTTCATGATGTGATATGAACTCCTGCAGTAATTGCTCTGGGGACACATCGATAGATTCGGAAATCAGTGATGCGACGAGCTTTTGATTATTCAAGGTTGTATCTCCCATATGATATATTTTAACAAAAGATAAAGTGATGTGAGGGGTCATAATGATACAGCCGCTCGGTAGCGTAAACGCATTTCTTGAAGACATCATGGCTCGCCGGGGGAGTATAACTGTAGCAGGAAACCCAAATCGCTTTGGTATCGAGATGGCTGGTGGAAGCGTAGTGGAAATGACTCCGTTCGAGCCAGATCCAGCAACATACCGACATTGGTATTATTACAACACCGCTAGTAATTTATTGATGCGGAAAGTAGTTATCGCAACTACTCCTATTCCTGTCGCCTATTGGAAGCAAATTAGCAACTAATCAGGTATTGGATTAGCTTGGACGCCACGACTAGGTGCTACGTCTGGCCGCATATGATGCCCGACTACGACATTTCTAAGGTCGGACGTAGTATGGATCGCTACATTATAAGCGTCTGGTAGCATAACCATCCGTGGTCGATAATTCTTTGGTGAGGAAGTGTATAATTTGACTAATGCGACTTCATCGACATCTTTGCCAGTTCTTTGCTTCCAAGCCTCGATAAATGGTAAAACAACCGGTTTGAAATAAAGTGTTCCTGTTAACCAGTGCCCGTTGACAGATGCCAAAGCCATTTCGCAGTCGATAGTTTCAAATAGGCTCGGATAAGAGAATATTTCGGCATCTGCATCTAACCAAAGTAATGGCCTATTCAATTGCTTGAGTAGCTGTTGAATCACGACTATCTTAGTGGCACACCCAGCATCCCATCCACCTTGTTGTTCTAGTGGTAAGACCAGATGCGGCAGGTCGAATTTAATACAGCTACGTATCAGCCTGGTCACGCAGCGTTTATAGTAATCGCCAAGGTGACTTGTGACGGTATAGGCGGTAACTATTAATGGAAATTTTGGCTTGGCAGAAAGCGAATCAATCATGGTATCCGGGAGAGGTTGAGAGTATGCAAAACTTCTTCGACCATATCTACGTCTTAAATTTGGATAAGCGCCTAGACAGATGGCAGACAATCCAAAAACAATTGCATCGGGCCGGTATAACGAAAGCGATACGTTTTCCAGGCATTGCCAGACAGCCGGGTTGGATTGGATGTTATGAGTCACACCTAGCGATGCTACAGAAGGCTAAAGACACTGGTGCTCGGAACGTTCTGATTCTAGAAGATGATGCCGAACTCTATTCCGATTGGCAGTTTAATTGGCGACTTGGTAAAAGACAAATTCGAGCAGACTGGGATATGTTATATCTTGGTTACAATCTCGATCCAGCAGCGGTCACAGTGCCACCGCAGCTTGTAGCATCTAATATGTTATTATTAAATGATGCCCTGACTACTCATGCCTACGCCGTTAATTTAAAATGCTTAGATGGTTTAATTACACATGTTGTGTCGAATATTGATACCGGTATTCCGATTGATGTAGTATATGCCAGATACTTCAATCATATTAAGGCATATGGTATATATCCCATGTTGTTTCATCAAGCTGCCGGTATGTCGGACATATTAGGCTGCGAGAGCAATTTTCCGCTAAGACAAAATATTGAGCAAGTGCTTTCCGGTAGGCGATAATATGGGTCACAACGTTGTTGGTGTATCATTCGTAGGCGGTTTTGGTAATCAACTTTTCCAATATGCGTTCGCACGAGCCTATGCTGAAGTATATCATGCTACACTACTGACACCGGGATGGGTTGGTCAACGAATTTTCGAAATATCAAACCCACCGCTTGATTACGATTTGCCACGTGCCGGGTTTGACGAAATTCCGAATGGAAGAGTTAATGTCATTCTAAACGGCTATTTTCAATCGCATACAGCAATTGATCTTATGTCTGTGTCGCGACTGCGAGCTTGGTTTCGACTACGAGACGAGTGGAAACAAAGATTCACAACTCGACTCTCGATTGCAGCACATATTAGAAGAGGCGACTATATTGGCCTCAGTAATATCTATTGTTTGGTTAGTGAGAATTCGTATATAACTGCTTGTAGAAAATTCAGCTTGAATCCAGATAATATCAGTTGGGTGCAAGAAGGCAATCACCAGCAAGCTCAAGATCTGATAGATATAGGTGTGCCATTTCTCGATGATTTCGTGTCGCTGATGAATGCCGATGTTATACTGCGTGCGAATTCGTCGTTTAGCTGGTGGGCCGCTACACTAAGTAGAGGAAGAGTGTTGAGCCCATTAGTAGAAGATCGCATCGGCATGCAAGATGTAGAGTTTGTTGAAGGCAACTGGCCTAGGATGGTAGATAGTCGCAATTGTAGGATGCATATTACTGACTTGCATTTGAAAGACTGATATGTCAGAGTTTGATCGCTGGGCTGCTGATAATGGAGATGCGACGTTAAGGCTTGACTATCGCATAGGTATAAGCGATGTGGTTTTAGACTGTGGTGCTTATCACGGCACCTGGAGTCGTAAAATATATGATCGTTATCGCTGTAGAATCATTGCGTTCGAACCAGTTGCAGAACACTACGTAATCACTGTCAGGGAGTTAGCTGGTATCGGTGCATATGTTTATCACGCAGGTATCGGGCCTGCTACCACAAGCTGTATCATCACAGTGAATGGTGATGCTTCAAGCACTTTGACGCAAGGCGGGTGTCAAGAGAAAATACGAATTATCTCTGTAAATGACGTTATTAGAGAACAGTCACTATCACAAATACGGCTCATGAAGCTGAACATCGAAGGAGCAGAATATGATTTACTAGATCATATGCTTGATACTGGTATGATTAATCGCGTTGCCGATTTGCAGATACAGTTTCACCGGTTTGCTCTGAATGCTGAGGTTAGACGAAAAGCTATTAGAGAACGCCTGCGACAAACTCATTATCTGACCTATGATTATGAGTTTGTATGGGAAAACTGGCGAAGAGCGCTATAACCTAAGCCAAATCATCGCGACGATAACAGCTATCGGTAACAATAACATAAGACCAATATTTGCCAGCCTGGCGCGTTCGCGAAGATGTACTTCAAGCGGTACTAAAATAGTGATGCGATATTCACTCACAAACGTCTGCCACTCTTCATCTGTCATATTAGGCGACCGCGTGGGCGGACTCGGCATTATCATTCCCATGGCATGATACCTTCGCCGGTGTCTCTTTCACGCTTGATATTCGGACTATTTAGATACCGAACGAGCAACTTCTGGAACTTAGAGTCAGCGTACCATTCAAGTCGGTTGAATGGTACGCTATTCACCGGCTGCCCTTTAAATTCACCATAGGGCATTTCGGTAAATCCAAACACACGAGCCTGTTCATCAGTCATCGGTTGGTCTGAGGTCGCAGCATGTGTTGGTTGTTGTGGTAAAGACTTTCGTATCTCATCCCAAAAAGCATCACATATATCAGGCTCGATAGTTGCAGCTTCTTCGATAATTAGCGGAATGATGGTGCGTGCTTTTTCACGTGCGGCAACGCGACGTTTGATGATGTTCTCATCCATTTATATCGCTACAGCACTCGCCGATTGGTCATTGCGATGAATCGCGTCGAAGACTTCGCGGCGATGCACCGGCACTTCCTTTGGGGCTTCGACCCCAAGACGCACCTTGTCTCCACGGATTTCAACGACTACGATAGTGATGTCGTCGTTGATAACGATACTCTCGTTCTTCTTGCGAGATAACACTAACATAGAGAACAATCCTTTGTTACTGAGTACAGCATAAACAACGTAGTGTTGTTTACTTCTTCGTGTAGCCGGTCTTTTCCAGACGCTTACGAGCGTCGTCCAGCGTACCCTTCAATGGGTAGACCGATGTGCCGGATGGTGCAACTGCAACGCCATCCTTGAAAGCTTGCAGTTGGGCGAGGAAGGTGTCTTCGGTGTTCGACTTCTTCTTGCCGAGTGCTCCATTATAAGTGTTGAAGCATAGCTTGCGGGCGGGATTGTCGGCGAGTAGAACGTGTGATTGCACGTCCGTCCGTGGGTCGCTGAACTTTAGCTGTTGCTTGGTCCAGAGTTCGACGCCATATGTTGCGACAACCGTGAAATCGACCATTGTGATAGCATCTGTTTTGGACATGTGTTTTTCCTGCTGTGTTGCGGACGTGTCATCGTCCGGGTTTAGATGTTCATGACTCGTTATTTGTAGTTTACCATGTACCGGACATTCCGCGATGTTCTTTTCGACCATCAATATCCTGGAACAAGCTGGGCACGCGGCCTTGAATTTCCCGCCGTGGTTGACGGCAACCAATTTTCCCGCTGCGTCAGATGGTAGTACTCGCTCCTTGTGGACTCGCAATTGCTTACCAGTATTATCAGATACATAAATGCAATTCTTCCTATCTGCTGGTCCAACAATCTCGTAAAGTCCGTTGGAAACTCCTCCTTCAGGCGTCATTAGTCGTACTTGCATGTCGTCCTTTCCGTGCAACTGTGTTAAAATACTATAGTCTATTCCAATTGTAGAGCTGTCCTCAGGGGCTTGGTGAACCTGCTTGAATTTACTATATCTGAATGATATATGGCGTTAATTTTTGCAAGCGCAAGCCCGATTTGGTCTTCGATTTGTGCAATCTCTGCTGGTGCTAACGATTCCGTGGTACATAGGTCAATGACAAGGCACGTTCGCCTGAATCCGCCGACTTTATCGACTACCGCGATATTGGGCGGATACGGCGGATAAGGAGTACCTGACATGGATTCAAGCCCCAACAACGTGGAGGAGGAAGAGGTATCGCTCGATGACGAACCTCTTGACCAATCACATCCTGTGCCGAGGATTCCTATTACTTATGAGGACTCTGATGATTACGCCCCTTTCGACACTGACTCCGAAGAGACGCAATAATCTTTTGTATCGGTTTTGATTGTGGTTGTGTTATGTTCGGTGACGGCAAGAATGGATTGATGATGGCGTGCTGTAAAGAATGGCAGGCTAAGCTTGCACACTCAATCAAGCTGAGGGCATTCTCCGTCTTGTCGACAACAAACACTTGTAACTTCAGTTTGAACTTCCTTGCGAAATATCTCCTATATAGCTCTGCGGCTTCGGCTTCGGTAAAAATTGGAAGTGTGCTACTACCTTTGTCGCTATCGACCGCGAACAGCTTTTTTGCACTGTAGGCGATAACGAAGAACGGAACTTTGAGCAATCTTGATGCCATAGTTATGAAATACGTCGCTGCCAAATTTTACCACAGGGCTGATTGCGCAACAACCCATTATTTTTGCGTATAGACGCATTCCCTATTATGGTGGTAGGTGATCGATGAAATCGGAAAATATTAATCGGCTCGACGAAGCACTGGAACTTGACCGCCAATACCTTATCATAGAGGGGTTATTGTCGGATCTTATCGCCACAAGTGTTTCTAAGATTCAGACTTATATAGCTGCTCGGGATAAGGTGGTCGAACAACTCGGCCTAAGAAATTATATCAATGCTGCCAGAGATTTAGAAGTATCACTTCTCGATGATTCTCCAGCAGCCGACGAATGGTGGCAAGCTGCGGCAACTGCCGTCGATAAGAAGCATGGTGGGAAGTCGACACCGCGAGAGCGTGCTGCCTTGATAGCTAAGATCAAGGCAAAAGTCAAGCCTCTGATCAACAGAGATATGGAGGATACAGAAGAGCGGTTAGCTGCCTACTACGCACAACGCACCGGTCAAGATGAAAAGAAAGTCGAGCGGCTATTTGATATTCTATTCGGCGATAGAGCTCCTAAACCTAGAAGGCGACGACGCGATTACGCTTACGCTGAAGACGTTTGGGATAAGGTCTCAGCTAGTCTTGATATGCTCGATCCGAAAAAGCGTGTAATGCGCGGTGCTCAGATGATTCGGGCCAACAACAATGCACGAATCGCAACAATCGCAATCTCGATATTATCACAACAACTTGATACGATCAATGTTGATCGGAAGTTGAAAACCGCAAATAAGAAACCGCCGATACCATCTACGCAGCTCACGCAGAAGTATGAAATAGCTATGTTCATCAACAAGTGTATGCGTGATGCTAGCAAACTAGCGAACAAAGATAAAGATCCCGGATATTGGGTTCAGAAGATACGCAATAAGGCAAAACGAATGGGGCTCAAAATCCAATTCAATAGAATGCCATTAAAACCGTATCCGACAAATTTCGAGGAATTTAGGCAACAGTACGGCAAACCTGTTTTGAAACCAGGTCACAAGGTTTAATTATGAATCATCCATCAGTTCTATTGGGTTCAGGCTTCATTGGAGCTGCTGCGCAGCCGAAGATAACCATCAACCAAGTACCAGTGGTATCGGAGAAGAAAACGGGCACTATCAAGCCAGCCAACAGAGGGAAATTCACAGCCAAGGCCAAAAAGGCGGGCTTGAGCGTTCCAGCGATGGCGTCAAAGGCGTTGAAGCCCGGCAGTAAAGCTTCGAAGGCCACCAAGAAGCAAGCGGTTTTCGCTAAGAATGCCCAGAAGTGGTAGCCCATCGCTGCATAACAGCTTTATGCGTTGGGTTTGTCGACCATTTCAAGAACTTCTCTACGATCACAGACCATTCGACATCTCCGTAGGTCTTGATCATATAGGCGATCATATTACGGTGCAATTTACGCAGCTCTGTAATCTCGTCATCGGTCTGTCTTAAAACTACAGGCTTATGGCATCTGACAACTCTATATTCAGTGCCGTCGATAGTTATGACGAGAGATATCGTGATGATCCTAGAAATCGGATCATAGACGCCTATTAGTTCAGCTATACAGTTCGGAATATTTGAATTTCTAGCCAACTTTTCACGTAACCAAACGAGTCTCGTATCGAGTATGCTCGTCATTCCATAATCACCCGATTTGTAGCTTGGGCGATAAGGCTTTCTGCTGTGGCTCTTGGTAGCCCCTCCAAGATCGGCGTCCATTGACCGCCCTCTAAAATCTCGATCTTATAGGCCCCAGTGTTGATATCTTGTCCAGGCATTTGCATCGTTCTGATGCATTTTGAGCCTGCTTTACGCATTTGCATCATCGCTTCTGAAATATTGATTGCCATATGATTGCTCCTGGCTTCAAAGTATTTTTGGTAACTGTATTCTTTGAAGTAACGCTTCAAAGGCGTCGAAAGCACGTAAAAATGTCTTGTCTTTTGTTGTCGCGTCTCCATACCGTCTACCAAGACCTGGTTCCAGGCAGAACCATCCAGAGAAATTAGATGCAAGAGCATCTGCTACTATGACATCTAATTGAGCATCGCCAAACCCTGCTGGTTTGGTTGCATCACCAGTTTTGAAATCGTGCACATCGATAAATGTGATTCTTGATTTCAAAAGGGACCAAAATTTTACGAATGGATTAGTTTTCGCTCTCATAACGAGCAACGCCGGATCGAATAACAAATTCAGTCGTCTGAACTTGTTAAGAAGAATCGCTATTGCCGCCGCTTGATTGTAAGATGAATTCGTTTCTGGTTCGAATAGCAGTTGTACGTCATATGATATGCTTAACCCAGAGGCCGTAGATAGCCATTTCTGGATCAGCTCATTATCATCCTTATCTGACATTGTACCGACGCCGATTCGAACGGCTTTGCATTTCAAGTATTTGCATATCTGCATCGCCCTGACGAGTTTTGGCTCTTCCGCCGCTAGTTGATTTGGATTGATACAACCAATTTCGGTATGCAGAAGAACTGGCGTAAGGTTGTGCTTATGCAGTATGCCATCAAGTATACTGATGGCATTATCCGGCATATTGTAGATGTCGCGACACCAACCACGCCGCAAGCAAACGCCGGTGATCTTCTTCGACGCTAATAGTTCACCGGCCTTATCTGGATCATCAAAAATTTCGTCAGTATATACTGCCAATTTGACGTTCATAGCTCAACTATCTGGCTGTGCTTTGGGCCTGTCCGCAGCCAATGCAATCCATAGAACATTGATTTTTCGAATGGGTCGTCATCACAAGAGTAGTTGCCGTTATTTTCAAGCACAGGCAACAGGTGTAGCTTCAGCCAACGAGTAACCTTCGGGGTGAGAACATCGCCAACTGTAGTCTTGCCCTTGACCGCCCTGTCGACGAAGTTGATGAAATTAAGGCTGTAGAGTACATGACCCGATTTGAGCAAACCGCCAGCCAGAGCATTAACATATTTTGCTCGTTCGGTCGGGAATTCAAAGATTCGTCTGACCTTCTTTGTTACTGATGTCATCATAGCATAGCGATACTCTTCGACGAATTCGTCGAAGTTATCATAGCCTGCTTGTTTGGCGATATCTTCCCAGCCGATTTCTCTGGCCTCCCAATAGTTGCCGGTATAACACTGCTCGCCGGTAGCTGCCGATGTATTGCTAATACGAATTGGATTGGTGCGTAGGTTGATGACTACATTCGTTACAGCTCTTCCTGGCAATCCGGCGTCGGCCACTAATTGCGTTGGATGTGTCTGCCGAGATGTGCAGTATGGATATTCAGCGAAATTGAGGTCAAGATCGATGCCTTGCGATCCTTCAATCAGAACCCGCATGCCTTGTTTCGCGATACCACGATTTAGCTCCATGGTCAGATCGGCGATAGTGCAGAATTCACGGAGTTCTTCGTAGTCTCGTGCCAATTTCTGTTGCGGTAGCCGCATCGCCTTTGCGGCTAAGGCAGCCCCACATCCTTTGAATGTGCTACCTGTCTTGATGGTGTCGCGTTCGTATTGTTTATTCTCCTCTGTGATCACATTGGCAAGAGGATGAATAGTCAATCTTTCACGAACAGGGAAACCGAGCGATTCCAGATTTGCGACTTCACTGAATAGCGTCTTTAGATCGATCGCAGCGCCGGCGTTGATATAGAGCCGTGTATTCTTGTTAATGAATGCAGATGGGATATGTTGGACTAATATCCGCGTGCCGTCATCTAACTCCGTGTAGTGGCCAGCGTTCGTCATCCAATTGTTGGTAGCTAAGTGGAAATCGTATTTATCAGCTAACCATGAATTGAGGGAACCTTTCCCAGATGACCCAGCACCACCGTCAGTTGTGACAACCACCATTTCCCCGTTTGGGCCTGGTGTGAATGGATGCACTGGTGTTGTTCTGTGGTTTAGATAGCTAGCTGGCATATTTCCCTCTTAGTTAATCTGTTTGGTCGACTGGTTTCATCCAATCTTTACGTACGCTGACGTCACGTTCTCGCTCTTCCTTGCGGCAAGTTGTCTTATTGCAATGCTCGCACTGGTCGTTGATATGCTCGACCCATTTAACATGTACCGTATACCATTCCTCAGATGTTTGTGTAACCACAGTACCAACTGCTGGCATGCGGATACCATGGCCGCACATCTGAGTGATTACAACTACATCACCGTTCTTAAATGCACTCATTTTACCCTCGCTTGATACTTGATCTACCTATAGAATACATACGCAGAGGTCGCGTAATAGATCAGACCAACACAGCTTGGACATCGTAGCCGTCTGCGGCCCAGACGTTGATTTGGTCGCTGTGTTTAGTTTGGCTGGCGACTCTTACCGCTCTTGGTAGAGGTAGAATTTCGATTACTTCGTCAGAGATCCCGCCGCGATTTATGGGTCGCTTGACTGCTACTCGATTATTCTGTTGAAGTCTCTGCTTGATCCTGATTGCTGTTTGGACTTGTTCAAGATCATGCAGAAGTATGGTCAAACTTTGCCCAAGCTTCGCTTCTAATACTGCGAGCCATCGATCAGATTTGATCAATAGTTCAGCGTTGTCGCCAAGTTCATCAATGATGTCGAATTCGATCATTTTCTATCCCCCGATGTTTGGTTGCCCTTCCTCAACCTCCACCATCCAATGCGTCGGCATCCACACCAGCTTCCCTAATAATTCAATTCTACAAAATCCGTTGCCGATTTCGCGAACGATACCTATTTCATTATGCCAAACGTGTTGTTGGTTATAAATGCGCACCAACATCCCAATTTTGACGGTACTACTGGTCATCGCGATAACCACAAGCAGCAATCACAATTATTTAAATATCTTTTCGATTTTGGATGGATTATCTCTAAGCTCCTTGATGATGGTCTGAGCTTGTTTGAGACTAACTCCATACCGGTGCGCCTTACATGAGGCTATGATCTTAGCCGAATTGATGTTACCGCATAGCTTTATCGGCCTATTAATGCATGCTTGTATCGCTGCTAGAGACGCATTATGGGCGGATATATTAGCCTTGGCTTGAGCACACCGAAGATTGATGTCGGATCGCAGCAAGTTTGGTGCTGGTATTTCTTTAATCGCCGTACAGAGATTATCGATATCAGATTGTTCTCTGGACAAGCAACCAAGAACGAATCTGATTTCTTGCACTCGTGGCAAGTGCTGCCTAATGAATGCAGTTATGGCAAGTGTCTCTGCCTTGGTTTCACCTGGAGACTTAACTCCCAATGCGATTTCAAATCCGTCGCACGATAAAGCGTGGATAGACATCGTATGGAATTTGCTGACTCCAGATTTGTCGCCTTTTGGCCAATCCACTGTGGTCAGAATTCTATATGCTGCCTGTCTTTTAACACGCTGCATTGAGGCGTCGGCGACGAGATCTGGGTGGACAACTATCGCTCCCATTTTATAGACGTGAGCGAGTTCCATAGCCTCGTTCAGTTCACTTGTCTGCATTATGTCGAGTTCAAGTTTTTGGCTTATATAATATAGCATTTTCTGTGTCCGGTTTTTAGGATGTTGTCATTTCAAATACATGACAACTATCAGAAAACAATACTAACACAGATATAAGAAATTAAATAGCGGCAATAATTATGTCGTTTGTGGTAATAACGACATCTGATAGTTTTTGCCAGCTCATCCCACCACCAGACTCATAAATCTGTGCTGGTATATCGACTAAATATTGCTCGTTATCTCTTGAAACGATCAGATTGGCGTGATCGTCGCCTTCCCAACCGCCGTCTTCTAGCTCGCAATCAATATTAGATGAGATTACGTCTGCTATAGCTCTTTGTACTTCATCACAAATGCCGCCGCCACCGAACTGCTCATCGAGACCTTCTTCGTCTTGGGTCCAATCGTCATAGACCTTTTGTGCTGCTATTACTATCTGATCTCGAATAGCATACAGCTCATCGACGAGTTGCATCATTTAGGCTTCTTGATTTCGACGTTCTGCTTTTGAGTGTGTCCGGGGATCGGATTGTGGACAGCGAATTCAGTGCCAACCGATAGTTGGTTGTAAGCAGTGCCGCCACCATGCGGACCAGCAAATGTCTTCTGCTGTTTTGTACCTTCCGGTACTACCGGCTTCGATGGCATTTTGTTCTGATCTAGCATGGTCATCTCCCTAAACCGTAGGCTATTAAATCGACATTTATATTTTTGATGTCAATGTCGAAATGGGTTAAGATGTCGTCAATAGCATGCCTAGCGAATTTCACTCTATTGACGCCCGGCAAGTAGTGAAAACTCACAGGCTCTATTGGTTCTGTTTCGTCAAGGATTGTGATAGTTGGTGGGTTGACGTCATTAAGACGCTGGTAGGCGATACCATATTCGAAATTTGTACCCCGTCCAGTAGGGACTATTATTAGTACATAAGATGCAGTCGATATACCCTCATATTCACGTAAGGCTTTTTGACGCAAAGAATCTGGGTCGACATCTCTTGGTGTCTTGCCTGCGGTAATTTCCTCTCCCCATATTGTCCAATCAAAAGCTATTGGGATCTGTAAGCTTTTGAAGAAGTCAATGAATGCTCTGGCACGTTTCCAATTTGATAATGTCGTTGCGACATATATCGATTTATCTCTATCCCAGGAGATAACGTGCCAACTATCGGTGAGATCGCCATTGAACTCCATCGACCAATAATAATTACCACCACATTTCTCACATCTACCGTCAATCCATACGGCTGCGGAAAATTCCGAGCTGCAATACGGGCAAGTGAGTTCTTGGGTTATCATAAATTATCTACACATCATTACAGATTATGTCTATAGCTTGGTGATGATCTAATTTGTTGAATCTATTGGTAAAATCGAATCGATTATATGAACTACAAAAATAGAACTTGTGTCTAGTTTCTGGCGGTAATGTACGACTCGCATCTTCATAATATCTTGCTTCTTCGATGAACCTCTTCTTACGGCTGTCTGCTGTGCAGTCTAAGTTTTGGCCATAGAAATGCAACATTTCTTTACCATCAACAACCACGGCTCCCATATCAATACCGAAAATATATATCTTATCGTAACCTAGCCATAATGCTACTTGCATTGCTGCATAAACGCTTGATCTACCAATATGGAATCCGCTTGCTAAGTCTGTACTAAATCCGAAACCAGGAATATTCTTAATGAAGATTGTCCCTGGTCTGATATCTTGAATCATCGTAGAATTGAAAATGTAACCGTTATATCTCGACCATAAATCATTATGTCGTTTCAGTTGCGAGATATCACAGAACAACCAATACTTCGTCGGCCAAATACGTGTATCTGGTTTGTTGATTGACATAATATCGACACGCGGATTGACAAGCAATCGTGTTGTATCAACTTCAAGTACACTAGGACCGTTAGCAATAATTGCTAGTACCCGCCCGACACACGAATTACGTAATTCGCGCAGCTTTCTGGTACTGGCTTCTGGCGGATCGCGCGTGACGACCTTGACTATAGGCTTATTGACTCTGCCTGGCTGTTGTTTTGCTGCAACACCCCTCTTAGGCATTACTGGTGGTCGACGAGGCGGCTGCGGAGCGACCGGAATCACAGCCTGCGGCCTCATGACAGCTCGCAGAGCTTTTGTGACGGACGGCTGCGGGCGAACCGCTGGTCTAGCAGCTCGCGGTAAAACGATCTCGCGTCTTGTATTATTGCTTATTGGTCGGACTCTTAAGTTTAAAATCATAAACTAATATTTTCCGCCAACAAGCGAAGAGGCTTCAACGATTGATCTTGACACGAGAGCGCAGACCTGCTCTACTACAGGCTCGCACCGCGCCGGTATCTTCGATCACGAGGTTATCAGCGAAGGCAGAGAAGTTCTTTCTTTGCCTGGTATCCTTACTTAATATACTATATATACAACGATGGATTGTTGTAGTCAAGAGATTGAAAACGGGAGCCCTGCCCGGAGTGTACTTGAGCTTGCCACGAGCAATTTTGCTAATGACTTGAACAAGCGCGTCGCTGGCAAGGTTGTTTGTCTCCTCTGCAGACTGCTGGTTGAATTTACTAGCCACGCCCTGGCACATCTTCGCGATGTCTTGCAGCATAGCTTGCCAACTCGCAGTCGTCGACTGCTCGCGATAATACCCTTGTTCTTTAATCTGCTCTGTGGTAAGATTACTTGGCAAAACCCAAGTGACTTGATCGCCAATAGTGCAGAAACTTATGTTCCCAGGAATGATGTGGTGCAGGCGTGTCGTGTAGCAAGGATCCTGTATTTCACTATCCGGCAGCATACCTATTATGAGAGTCCAAAGCACACCTTTAATTCGCAGTTGTTCAATGCTCGGTGTATCACTAGAGACGAGCCACTCGAACCAGTTTCGTTCGAGTACCTGTGTGTCGCAATATTTCGCCATCGTCGAGAATTCCCTTTCTGTTTTTCTAATACACGCGAAGGAATGTTTGTATGTCCAAAGTAAGACAAGTTCCGGAGGTCTTCTTACGCGGTTCGCTCGCCAATGTTACAATGCGAGGACTGACCGAGGAGCAGCAGGCTAGAATAGAGCAATTAATGATTACAGTTGGAGAGCATGAAGTGCTCGCCGGGCATCGGCAAGAATTCATTTACCAACTAGGATCAACAATAGCAGCCGATTACCACGACAACATCAATGCGGCTCAAGAAGAATTTCGCATAGCAGTCTGGCGTGGTCTTGTTCATCTCCTCTATCACACCGATTATAATTTCGAATGTTCTCTGTGCCATAATACTTCTTTCGTCAGCCAGAGCAATCGACTCACTCCTTTCAATCGACGCTTCGATTTCTGCCCATCTTGTCACGCATGTCTGATATCTGACCCAGGCGACAGCATATTTGAAGCGGGTGCTTCGTTGTCGCAGGACGAATATCTGTTCATGGTGGATCGGATGGAACGTGAAAGTAAACGCCCGCCGACAATCAAGAGCCCAATCCTGGCGATTCACGGAGCCCCAAAAGTCGAAGACCCAGAACGAATCCTCAACGACCCGGAGCAACTGAAGAAGTTCTTCGGGTCTTTCATTTGGAATTATTTCAGGCAGATTTTGCTTGAAAATCCGATAACCAAGCATCAGAAACGCACGATAGGATTGTTTGGTCCAACCGACAAGACTGCCGCTGATGCAATCAATCTGCTATTGGCTGATCTTAAAGCCTTTCACGTTTACCACGGAGTCCCAGAACGCAATCCGTCATTCCCAATCGATGACGCCTGCTATGCTATCTCATGTGATCCGATGCTGCTATCTCCATCTGATTTCTATCCAAGATTCTGGGAGATCAAGGAACGCCTCTTGTCTCTCGGTGGAGAGGTCGTCATCAGCCCCAACTATATTGTCATCCGCGACATGCAGGGGCAGGCACCTTACACCGAATTTGCCGCATCTGTAAACTCAGAAGTTCAAATTGTGAATAATGTCGTTGGCCACCGAGACGATGACGGTGACTCAATCGATGTCATATCGCAATTAGAGGACCAACACATGCTAGAAGATAGCACGAATGCCGTCGAAGTACGTGAGATCATTGCTCATGTGCAAGGCTGCTTGCCAGATGGTCACTGCCAAGCAGTCTTTCAATTATTGTCTGGTACCGGCCCAATCTACCAAGATTTCGTTCGGCAATTCCCAGATACGCCAAAGGTAAATCAAGGAATTCCACACAATAACCGTATGGCGAAATTCCTTGGATGCACACCGAAGGATATCAAGCAGTACCAACAAACCATTGGGCTGCAATTGATCGCACATGGTGTGGCCGTTGGGACCGATTAATCACCACTTCGGCCCACCGGGCTTGCTCCAGAATTGCTGAGCCATCCCAAGACCCGAAGCTCTCGGGTGTTGATAGGGCAGCGGTATAATTCGAGGAGTAAGGTTGATGTAACCTTCCTCATGCTGCTCGAAGACTCGCGTCACAAATTTGATTATGCGTCGTGGCGTCGTCTGCCGCGTTGCCGACTGGTCCTCTGCCAAAATCTGCCCATGTTGAAGTTGTAACGTAAGACGCTTCAACCCCATATGGAATGTCTCACCAAGATAACATCGTTGGTTGCCGAGTACGAATAAGTTCCAGCCAAGTCTCGCAGTATCGCCGAGAGGATCGATATTTCTGACGTACGGGACAACTTCTATTTTATCTGACATCTCTGATACAGCGAATTGCATATCCTGGATTAGAGGCGGATATAATAATTGGTCAAGCTTTGTTTTATCGAATCCTTTGCTGGCGAAATAACGGACTAGAAGCCTTTCGGCAACGTCGTTGTTCAGAGCGGTGCGTAGTTTATCTGCAAAGCGATCCATAATTTTATATTTTATCCCGGATAGTGGCAAGTCTTGCCACAGAAACTTCGAAGAGTTGTCCCCGTCTCGTCATGTTTGATCACATAATCCGGCTGTATCGGTATCTTCCCAACGCCACCGGGGCCATCTATCACGAATGTCGGTATAGCATAACCAGAAGTATATCCACGCAGCCCCTCAATAATTTCTACGCCTTTTGAAATTGGAGTTCTGAAATGCGCAGTTCCGGTAACTAGGTCGCATTGATATAGATAATATGGTCGTACCCGCATCTTCAATAAGCGATGCATCAACGCTTTCATAGTCTCAATATTGTCGTTGATACCCGATAAGAGTACTGTCTGTGAGCCAAGCGGCATGCCTGCGTCAACTAGCATTGTACAAGCTTTCTCACATTCGGGAGTACATTCATCTGGATGCGAGAAATGTATGCTCACGAAAAGCGGATGGTGCTTCTTGAGAACGTTGCATAGCTTGCGTGTAATTCTCTGTGGTAGGACGACTGGTACTTTTGTACCGATTCTGATTATCTCGACATGTTTTATGGTGCGCAGCTCGCTCAATATCGAATCGAGTTTGCCATCCAAGAGCAATAGCGGATCACCGCCAGATAAGATTACGTCCCTAATTTCGTCGTGCTGTCTTATATAATCGAAGGCAGCTTTCAATTGTGTTGGTGTCGTCGTCTTTGCATTCTGGATACCGATTAACCTCGAACGAGTGCAGTATCGGCAATAACTTGAGCAACGCCCTGATATCAGAACGAGTGCCCTGTCGCGATATCTATGGACAAGCTTTGGGACAGGGCTATCTCTGTCTTCTGCTAGTGGATCTTCAGCTTCGCCTGGTGATGTATAGAATTCGTCAAAAGTCGGGATAACTGTTCGTCGAAGTGGTTGGTTTGGGTCGGTCGGCGATATCAGGCTGAGATAATATGGCGTTATATTGATTGCCTGCCTGCCATGGCTATGGAGCTTCACCATAGCCATGCTCTCTTTGCTACTAAGATTGATGACGGCCTCTAGTTGTTCCTTCGTCGTATATCTGTTGCTTAACTGCCACCGCCAGTCGTTCCAATCCCCGTCGATTATACCTGGAAAATATCGTTCGCGAAAAGTTTGTGTTATAGAACTAGGCGGCTCGGCGACCAACGCCGATTGGCCCTCTGAGCTGTCCATTATTCCAACGCTCCTATTATCGGATGTCAGTGACGTGGGAGAACCTGTCGGTTCTTTCAACAGTGATTTGATGCGGGAAGACGTCGTGGAAACAATCACTATGTGAGATTATAAAGATGGATTCAAACCTAGTTGCTAAATCATCTTTGATCACGCTTATCAACATCTGACGGCCAGACTCGTCGAGGGCTTTCTCGGGTTCGTCTAACACCAAGATATTGCATTGCGGACCATGGATGCCCTGGTGCAGGTCAAACACGGCAAACATGAAAGCTAGGTCGGTTCGACCACGTTCTCCACCGCTTTGGAAATCATAACCCCAGAGATTGCTCTCGACACCAAGCGAATCAGTTAATGACACCTTGATATCTAATCCGAATAAGTCTAGGTAATGATGCAGTCTTGAGTTGAAATATGGCTGATGTCTGCTAATCAGGTAGCTCTTGATCTTCCTACGATCACTATATGCCTTCTGTATGTACTGTAAATGTGTCAAGATAATATCATATGTGGTTAAATCCTTCTGTTCGGCCTTAACCTGATCTTCGTTCTGTTTAATGCTTTGTCCTAGCTCGATGATCGATTTGGTGTGAGTATTCTTTTCGGCAGCGATGTCTACGGCATCTGCTGTAGCTTGACGCATTGAATCCAATAGCGTATTACGCTGCGAATTCTTTGCATTCGCCTCATTGACAGTCATATCAGGCTTCGTAGATGCTAATTTTTTCCTGGTGGCTTCTATTAGTTGTTCGAGTTGCGTCTTTTTTGCTTCTAATGCAGACTTCACTGATGCCGCTGTTTCATTGGCAGCACTTGTTGATGCCGCAAGCTGCTTATCGATTGTGGCTATTATTGCGTTAGATTTTGTAGAAGCCGCTGATATAGCAGTTTCTGCTTCTGATTCTAGTTTTTCGATTTGCTTGTTTATCTTAGCAATTTTAGCTTCTTGGCTGCCGATATCACTCTGCAGCTTAAGCACTTCGCGTTCTGCAGTATCTTTTACAGCTTTAGGGCCATCGATCTTGCTATTTGCATAATCGGCTGGAAGTTCGCGTTCGCATTCGACACAGATTTTACCAGACTTTGCAATCCACTTTTTGATAATGGTGTCTTGCGAAGTAACGATTCCATTTTGGTTTGAAATCTCAGTGCGTATAGCGAGTATCTTCTTATTGATGACATCTATCTCATTTTGTTTATTCTTGACGGCAGCATCACACGCACTTTGTATTGAGGTCTCTTCGGCTTCAGACGATTCTGAGGCTGCGTCTTTCGCTGTTTGAGCTTCTTCTTTCAAACGCATTACAGTTTTTAGCTTCACATTCTCAGCATTAGATATACCAGATTCGGCCTCCGCAATCTGAGACTGAATCTCAGCTATCTTGGCATTAATCTTGTCAACTATGATCCACTTCCTAGCTAATGCATCAGTGTCGATTAAAACACATTGTGCCGCTTTTGCCTCATATTCTTTTGCCAACTTTAGCTTAGATTCACGACGCTCTTTTCTACTGGCTTCAAAAGTTGACGATGAGTTTTGAGCGGTCTCAAATTGCTGCATAAGGGTGGCTATGGTCGATTCAAGATTGGCTATTTTCGTCTTGCGTTTTTCTTGCTCAATCAACGCTCTATCGTATTTATCCTTAGCGACTTCGGCATAGATCGATAAACGATCGATACCCATGATACGTTCGAATGATTGCCGTCTGGCTTGGTCCTGCATAGCGAGCCACGGCTGGCGGTATTGTGAAAAGAAGACAGAGCCACAAAATAAGCCATAATCGAATTTCAATTCTTTATCTAATAGTCTTTGTTGGTTTCCGGTAGTCGAAAGAGTGCAGTTGATTATTTCTTGTGTGCCGCGTCTAAATAGAAGCTCAGTATCACCTTGGCGAGTTCTAATACGAGTTAATTCGTCACCATTTTTGAATCTCAGACCAACCTTGGCATTGCCAGAGGAAAACCAGTTAAGAACTCTGTCACCAGGATTCTGGTTATAGACGGTTTTTCCAGATAGGCACCATAGTATGGCCTGCATCATAGAACTCTTGCCGGAGCCATTTGATTTGCCGTATGTATCGGCTCTATCTAGCACATTGCCGACTATGAAGCATTGCTCCATACCAGCCAACTTGAGCGTCGTGTCGTACGGACCCCAGCTAATGAAATTCTCAATACTGACTGAATCTAAGTCGATCATTATTCTGTACCTTGGTTTTTCGATATCTCACTTTATTAATACAGTTGCGGCTGTACGAGAAAATCGAAGGAACCAATCTGCTAAACACGAGTTCTACAGACCCACGCTATATTGTCAAAAGCCGCCTTATCGTGCGGAATCAGGTGATTATTACAACATGCCTGCTCTATATCCTTGTCACAAATTTCGTACCAATTCCATTTCTTCTTGAACATGTCGCAGTAGAATTTGTCAGCATTTTCGCAATAGTCGTGTGCCATGATATAATCACCTGGCTTGACTACGGCGGATAATATCGCGAATTCGCTCTTCTTGTTGCCGCCATCGCACAAAACAAGCGTTACGCCGTCTTGCTTAATGAAGTCTTTAATATGTTGTTTGCAGTCGTCGGTGTCGAAAACATTCTGTATTTGTATGTCGATGCCTTTGATCCTGAGTTCGGTGTAAGCTGGACGTTCACAGATATCATATGATATAAGCTGGCAATCTAAACCAAGATCTCTGGTCACAGTGAATAAGAAATATGTGAATCCTCCTCCGCCAGTGCCGATCTCTAATATTCTCCTCGGTTTAACTTTTTCGATGAAGTCAGCAAATATCTGATAAGCTAAATGATTTTGCTGCGCCGAGAATCCTAGATATTCAGAACCGAAATTCTCAATATCTGTCATATTGCTGAATCTGGTTATATCGGCCGCTATATCCATGATAATTCCTTTTGGCAGTAGGTGTCGATACTCGATACGACCTTAGACATATCAGAGAACGACTGTCGTTTGTCTGCAATTCTGACCGGCCTTTCTAATAAAGCCGTCAGTTCGAATTGCGTCGAGAAAGTTGATAAATTTAGCCTTTCTATTGTCGATTTATGTATGAACGGATGGCCGTCCACTACCGGCACTAAAACTCGTGTGCCTCGATAAGCCATATCTATAACGCTATGTTCGTAACTACCAGGATGAGTTAAGATATATGTTTCGAAATAAGAAGTCGCATCAAGATAATCAGTGTACGGCTTTTCTTCTATTGGTATTATCCATTTAGGGAAATTTTCAGACGCAGCACATCCGCAACGCCGCAATTGAGAAATAGAAAATCGGTTCTTATAAGGTTCTAACCAATCATAGAGTCGTGGGCTCAATTCTTTGTTTGTACCACAATATGATGGCCAAATATGATCTAATAATATGTTACCTGGCTTCTTGCTTGTGCTGTGTTGATCTAAAACAGACGATAAGCAAGGTAGTGATATTTCTTCACAATGTTGATAAGTTGCCTGCGGCAAATATGTAAAACAATAATCGACATGTGTTGTCGATAGCGGCAGCTCCATAAACAAAATCGTCTTATATTTTACATGTTTCCGTATCTCTGCTAATCGGCTAAAAGCATGCTCGCCAAAACATGCATGAAACAATACAAAGTCAGGACATCGAACAGATAAAGGTTCGTAAATGCTTTGGAATTCTAATTCTACATGCTTGAGCTTTGCGAACTCATTCCATATGCCCCACGTCATCATATGTACTGAATTACGACATTCATTAATATTGCCCAACTTCTTTAGACTCATCAAACAAAGGCGATAGTGCTTTGGCATAATTATTTTCGCAACAATACGAGCTTTCTACGCTGCATCGATATGATTGTTTTGTCACTATATCTATTTTGGATAAGTGTGTGAATATCAACACCCGGATACATCCATTCGTATTGTTCTTCACCTTGCTCTGGTAGCTCGTAAAGCAACATGTCAGAAGCTGCTTGTATGTTGTCTAATAACTCCTCGAACTTTCCAATTCGATTCTCTTTGGTGAAATGATGAAACACAGCTAATGCGAACACACAATCAAACTGTGTGTTCGCATTACTCACAGCATCAAAAATATTTGTATTATATGACTCAAATCCTAACCGATCGCATAATAATTTTAGTATGTTATATCTTACTACGTTATACTCAACACCTGTCGCCGATTCTAGCAGATCTCTCAAGCTATAAAGTATGTGTCCATGACAACTACCAAGATCAAGCACCGATTTAATACCGTTTGATTTTACAATATCTGCTATTTGTGATTCTTTTAAGTCGTTGTTAAAATATGGCCAATCTTCGAAATCTGGATGAGGTATGGCTTGATATAAAGATGCTGGATATAATGACTTCAAATCGTCCATAAGGTTTTGCCATTTATCTTGTCGTTCGCAGATCGTAAATTGTATTGGAAGGCTGAGAGCTGATAAAATTGATATTCTATGCATACCGTCCCAAATCGTCAAACTACCGTCGTTCCTGACTTTTACGCAAATCGGCCCATAATAATATGCTGTGCTGTTAATGACACGGCTAATCAATTCATGCTCGTCGAAATTCGGTGCTATTCTAAATAGATCTTTAAAGCGATCGTATTGTCTTATTACATCTTCTCTATTATTTAATAGCCCATTCCATACGCTACCATTCGTTATTAACTGTGTTTCTAACCATTTGAAATATTCGGTTTCTTCCATCGGGATATCGATATTTAACATCCATTGTTTGGCTGTTTTATAGTGTGGCAAGTTAGCGATTTCGCGCTTGAGATCTTTACTCCATGGGTCGTCGCCAAGACTAACCGTTTTATATTGCATTATTTGCTCCACCAGAGACGTAGATCATCGCTATAGGTCTTTTCCACTAAACGACGCAATTCTGGCGTATAATAACAAGCGGACGGTTTATGAACACTGATATTAAGATGACCTAAATCCGGGAATCTATAGCGTTTTTGTAGGCTAGGCCAAAAAGAATCTACCTCATGCATTTCTCGTATGACCTTCGCCACACACTTTCCTTCATGAAGTAGAAAGTGCGACATCGGAGTTATATGAGTATCTAAGATCTCATCATCTGGCGGATTTTGCACTAGCTCACATATAGTGTGGCAGAATATATCAAAGGGTTGTCCGGATAGTCGCTGTAATTGCGGTCCTAGCAGTGGTCTTATTGCAGGAGCACAGCACTTCTCTTGCCAAACCGATACAAGTCGATCGAACGGATTGCGAATGATGGCCCAAGTATACCAGTCGTCATCGAGTTCAGCTATCCATTTCATTGACTCGACATGTGGCCATGCTCTACTATGAACCATTTCATAGCGTTCGACGGGTTCAAGTTTAAAATGTTTTTCGAGGGCACGTCTGATCGAACTGCACGCGCACTTCGGAATAGAAACGTGAGCCCATTTTTGTTTGTCATCTACAATGACAAGTGGTGGGAACTTCTTCGCCATAATCAATCATACTGCCAGTTGCGAAAACACTTTTTGCAGGCTTCGCATTGCTCGCCCGCTTTCATCTCTCTGAATTTCTGACAGTACTGGCTTTGCCAGATTATACTGTCTGTGATCGTGCCGTTTTCTTCTCTTGGTGGCGCTACGCTGTTGCAGATCGTTATTGATCTGTTCCCGTTTATACCAATTGTCTTCCATGGGAACAAACAATTTCTTCTAATCTCATCTTTGGCTATGAGGATTGGATACCGTAATACGATGTCGGCGTCCGGAAGAGCCTTAATAGCATCTATCAAGACTTGATCGTCTTTTGTTAGCACCAGATCCCAGAATTTCGTGTTCTCACTATCATCGAAATGCGGTAGAATATTATGTAGATGGACGCCTTGCACACCCAATGATTTTGCTAATGCGAGAAATTCTGCGATATCTGACAAGTTGTTTTTATCGCAAACGCGAGATAGATAAGTTGGAATACCTATAGCAACACTTGTTCGAACACCAGCCAATGCCTTTTCGAATAAATCGTTGCCGGTGATCCGTTTATATTCATCGGCATTCGATGCATTTAAACTGACTGATAAGTAGTCTGGCAAGCATCCAGCATCTCGTAGCCACGGCAACCGTTCTGCTACGAGCGTTCCATTTGTGATAAGCCCCGCATATAAATTTTTGCCATATGAATGCCATTGTTCTACAGGCTTTTTAATATACTGCATTAACGATATTAAATTCTCACACATGAATGGCTCGCCGAAGCCACATATACATAACGATTGAATTGACGGGAACCTAAATAACAAATCGTCTATAACGCCAGCGGTCATATCTGGGAAGTCTTCTAAATCCTTATGCTGACGCCAACAGAAATTGCACTTCAAATTGCATTTGTTAGTGATATAGAGAGTGGCTGATGTTGGCTGCTCTAGAAAGCTCTGCATCCGATGATATTCTGGGCGTTTAGCAGTAAAATTCTTCTCACCAAGCTGTAGTCTCTTATCGCTAACGACGCTAGTATAAGCGCCCAGTAACGCAAATAAGTTAACTTCGGTTGGCTCTCTTTTGAAGATTTCAAATAATTTTCTTGGTAAGCTTTCGAGCCATACGTAACCAAACTCTTTGAACTTCTCCATCAAATTCAGATAACGTTCAAATATTAGCTCGCTGTTCCATAACGGTGAATGCTTACCGACAACATCTTCTTTCAGGATATAAGTGTATCCGTCTGCTTTCATTCTATCGAGTTGCTCAACCTCGCATGACATATGACTAAGATCATACGGATAGTTCTTGAAGATTTCGAATTTGTATATCTTGATACCATAAATGATGAAATCAATATGAACGTCTAGCAAGCGAAAAGCAACCATCGAGCATTTTGGATCGGTGTTAGTTATAGCATTATACATCTTCTCGATGGCATCGGGATTCAACACCATATCTTCATCCACTTCTACATAATAAGGTGTCTTACACCTCACCAGCATCTGTTGGAAGGCAACAGACATGGGACTATAGTCTTTAATGATATCGACTGCTACCTTGATAGTCTGAGTCTTCAGTGCATCTAAACATAATTGAAGGTTCGGATTTGTCCCAGAGCTAATAACGAACGCTGTGATTTGTTTGGATAAGTCTTGCATTATATCATCCCGAAGTGGCGGTTGATTGTGTTTATATTACCGATATTTCTCTCAACAGCCGCTACGAAAGCAGCATCCCAATATGGAGATAAAACCTTCCAGCTCAATGACTTCTCAATTCGCTGCCTGTTTTCAAACCCTACTCGCTGCCGTAAGTCTTTATTTTCTAGGGAGTGCAGACATTTATTCATTTCTTCTACAACCGATCTTTCTGGATTTACTGGCACGATCCAGTCAGAATCCAGAATCATTCGAATAGAGCCTACATCAGTGCAGACAACTGGAATTCCACAGGCACAAGCTTCAAGTACGACACGAGGCATGCATTCACTAAGGCTTGTCATCACAAGGACATCAATAGCATTATAGAATCGTAGCATATGATCAAGAGATCTCTCAACGAAAAATTGTTTTCCGTGTTGAGACTGCATTTCAACCTTAAAATCAAGCCGATCAAGTAGGTGCAATCTCTTAACATTATCTCGTCTTCCAGCCCAACCAACTATTAAATTGTTGACGTACCTGCCGCTACGTCTTGATAGTGATGGGATAGGCAACTTCTCGTTAGCTGGTCGCCATTTACCTCTTTCCCAGGTCGAGACCGGATCTCGCTTCAAGGGAACGAAGAATTCAGTATCTATCCCTTCAGGTAAGAAAATAGAGGGACATTTATAATGTTCCTTACAGTACTTGAATGTCTGTGGCGAGATACCAACAGCAAGGTCGAGATATGGATATGGTTGTAAGTTTATGATAGGACCAGCATGGCCGCCGATAACTTTCACACCCTTGCGTTTAGCTCTATGGCAGAGCTCAAGAGCTTCAGGTGAGATGTCTGGGCCGTGAATATAAACAGCATCAAGCCCATCAAGCACAACTTCGTTATGTCTAAAAATAGTCAGATTATGCTTGGTATATCGCTGCTGCTCTTTATCGAGGAAATAATATGCCCAGCCAAATTGATCAACAACTTTTGCAATCTTCATTACATTCTAGCAGCGACAGGCAATGATCTGATAATAATTCTGTTAGTTATTTACTGAAAGCGAATTTTGCCAAGAAGTACTATAAATCATGTTCTTTATTTAGACCAGGACCCTTTTCCCGGCAGGGATAAATGAGAAAATCATACGCTTTTCAGTCAATACTCAGTAACGTGAAAGTTGGAGTTCATGGAAGCTTTCATATCCCCGCACGGTCCAGGTCATAGGGTTCGATGTTGCCTGGTGTTTTTAGCAGCTTCTTACGCTCCTGTTGCGGGTCCTGTTCCGGATATACCGGCCCCGCTTTTCCCGTCGCCACTCTGGCTGAACGCATTGCGATTTGTACTTTTGACGCTTCGCAACTCAACACTCGGCGCTACTTTCACGAGAACCACGATAATTAGGTTCTACTACAGATAATTCTTGACAGAAACACGCATTCAGACACTCAATACGGAAGAAAGTCTATCGCTCCCCGGCACTAAACGCACCGGGGAGCGACTGCGACAGATGTGTCAATGAGATGAAGTCAGAGTGGTCTAACCGGCTGATCGTAGAGGAAGACGTCTAACGCGGCTGCGACCCAAGTGGACGATTGAGAATGTCTTTTGTGGTTCTTTTGTGGTTCTTTTATTCTTTTACGTCGAGTGAGTGGAGTTGTCTTTGTGGTTCTTTTTGTCTTTTATATGAGAGTGTGTGACGTGGCGATCTAACCTATACAGGCTGCGATCATGTGTGTCGGTGTCTCAAATACGCCTATCTACTCATCAAGTTTTGCTTCGATTAATCTTTAGGAGCAAAACCATTTTGGCAGCTTAAACTTGCTTTAGCACAAAGTATTTCCGGATCAGGTATCGGTAATGGATGATTAACCGCACACTTGACACAATATTGAGTATTTGGGAGAGCTTCCAACCGTTCAGCCGGAATTATTTCTCCACAGTCTTCGCAATGTTTAATAGCCATATTTCTATAATACCTTGACCGCAATTTCCTGTTATGCTCCAATTTGGACTATCACCTCGGATGTATTTAACTAGTATGCTGATAAAATTCCAGAAGATATCACACTGGGCGACGATTCCTTCCAGGTCGAATGATCACGCTGCTGGCTTTGATATCGCCTCCACTGTTGACCACACGCTTGAGCCAGGTGAATGTTTCGTTTTCAATACTGGCCTATCCGCCAGTATTGAAGAAGGCTATTGTGTCGTTTTGTTTGATCGTTCTGGGATGGGTGCGAAGAGAAATATCCACCGGCTCGCCGGTGTGATTGACAGCGATTACCGTGGGGAATGGTTGGTCTGTCTTGTGAATCTTAGTGAGGATTCACATGTTATACGCGCTGGCGACAATATAATCCAAGGATTAGTGCTGCCAGTACCTGAACTGTCCATCATTGAAGTAAAATCACTCGATGAGACTGAGCGTGGCAGCAAGGGTTTTGGTTCGTCTGATAAACCTAAGCAATACACCCCGATCACCGGCAATTAAGCCAGTGTAGTTTCCTACCCTATTTAAAGGAGTTTCGACTATGAAGAGGTTCGTAGGCATTATGTGTTTGCTGATTGTCTTCGCTTCAGCAGACACAGCATTTGCTCGCGGTGGGCGTGGCCGTGGGTTATTTCATCGGGGAGGCAGCCAAGGAGGACAAACCTCCGCCTCCCAAAACGCACCGATTGATAAGGCACCTACCTATGAGGTAGAGCATCGCCTTCTCAAAGCCATCAATGCTGTTCGAGAGCGATACGGCTTGAGAGCGTTGATCTTAGATGCACAATTACACCGCACTGCTCGCCAGCATTGTGGATGGATGGCTAATGCTCGTAGTATGGTCCACTCGACTTTCCCTTGTGCTGAGAACATCGCCATGGGACAATCCGACGTTGATGACGTTATGAATAGCTGGATGAACAGTAGCGGCCACCGGGCGAATATCTTGAATCCCAACTATACTAAGGTTGGGTTGTCAGGATATGCCTCTCCGAGTGGTAGTCCGTTCTGGTGCCAGCAGTTCAAATAGTGGAAGGTACCGTAGCGATCCGTGTACGACCCACGACAGCAGGCGTGGGCGTACACGGATTCTTCTTACTTTGAGGATATTATGTCAGAATCAGTCAGAATGGGTGTGGTAGTCAAGGATCGTGTTACCGGATTGCGTGGAATTATCACCGGCAAGACGGAATATATCAACGGCTGTGTTCAATGGCTTGTGAAGCCACCGGTCGATAAGGACGGGAAGCTTGTTGATGGTTGTTGGATTGACACCATCCAACTCGAAGTTGTCGGCCAAGGCATCGCAGAACCAGAAACAGACAACACCACAAAGGACCACACTATGCAAATTAATGGTCCTGGTGGTCCGAGTGCGGATGCTCCTTCGTCGTCTTATCGTCGAAGTTAATGAGCCGTGCTCGTCGTGCTATAACAGATCACATTTTCAGTTTCAAACTGTGGAGATAGCCAAATGGCCAAGCTACATCAAATTATCGCGCTTGCTGATGGCAAGAAGGCGCGAGCAGTGTCGGGTTTAACCGAACTGCACAAACTCCATCAAAAGACCGCTCTTCTCGATGGTATCGCACGGACTTATCGGCCAATCAACGACGAGGGCGAGAAATTGCCTTCGGAAGCGAAGCTGGTGCAAATCCGCGTTTCGGAGTCGATCGAGCGGGCCAGAACTATTTTGACCGACGTTATCGATATCGTCGCTACTCAGGACGTTGCGAATACCACGGCCTTCGCCGACGTGATTGTCGACGGCAAAACTGTCGTCAGCCATGTCCCTGCAACTCACCTATTGTTCCTCGAAAAGCAACTCACCGACTTGCACACCTTCGTCGCGAAGTTCCCGACGCTCGACCCCGCTGAGAAGTGGGCACAGAACGGCGACAGTGGCGATTATGCGACCGAAGCATCCGAATCGATTCGGACCAAGAAGGTGCCGCGCAACAACGTGAAGTACGACGCCACCGACAAGCACCCGGCCCAAGTCGAAACCTGGATGGAAGACGTCCCGGTTGGATACTGGTCGACGATCAAGTACTCTGGCGGCATTCCCGACGCGGACCGCCGTGCTATGCTCGCTCGCATCGTTAAGCTTCAAGAAGCTGTGCGAGTTGCGAGGGGCGAGGCAAATAGCGTCGAAGTGAAAGACGTTTCAGTGGCCAAGAATTTCCTTGGCTACGTTTTCGATACACCCTGACCTGATTGGTCATGGGTTGCTAAAGTAGCGTAGTCTCAATCTCAGATTCAAGTTCATGAGCCGAAACCCAAAGCCCAGGTTCGAGTCCTGGTCCCCGCACTTACGAAGAGAACACGCGGGGATAGCCCAGTGGCAGAGGCAAGTTTTAGCTCACCAAGGTTTAGATTACCGCTACAAGTTCAGCATCGCACCGGAGGCCAAATCGAGTCCTCGACCAAAACCAACCACGTATGCCTGTGCAATTCAGGCCGACCGCTCTTGCGGGCAGAATACTAACCTGCGGTCGTCGTATAATCGCATTACGCGTGGGTATCAAACTCAAGGGTCGTGGTTAAACGGAAAAGTTGGCCTTTGTAATTCGGTGCACAATTGTAGCAATACAATTACACAGCCCCGGTGGATCGGAAACTTCCACTGGGGCACTTTTTTAGATATATGTCAAAAGTTGAACGATATTTCCGTCTCGCGAAAACGGTAGCTGTGAAGGGCGATATCTCTGACGCCAAGCGCAAGTATCGGCTAGGTGCGGTAGGAGTCAGAAGCGATGGTACCGTGGTTACGGCCAACAACGTGCCGTGCAGGCAGCCAAACGACAGAGCGTGTTCCCATGCCGAAGCAAGATTAGTCAGGAAGCTTAACCATGGCTCTGAGATATATGTTGTTAGGATACTGCGGAATAACGCTTTAAGCAACGCCTATCCGTGTATGAAATGCCAGAACGCAATGCGTCTCAGGGGGATACGTCGCATCTATTACTCGATCTCAGATAGTCAATATGGTGTGATTATCTTCACGCATCTACGTTAAGGCTTTTGAATGGCCCAAGATGGCCAGTCTTTTGGGTATTCCTGAGTTAAAAACAGAGTGAGATTGTTGTCAGCAACGAATTTGTCGACGTCTGGTTTGACATTCGACCATTGCATATGTGTGTAGTCGTGTCCGCATAGCCAGCCGCCGTGTCTTAATTTTACCCACCAAGCTGCAATATCTTCTGCGGCTTTTGTATGATCGGCGTCGATATAGACCTTATCTAATGTCTCATCCGCGAATCGCTGTGCAGCAATGGTCGAGAATTCCTTGATAATATGCACACGCTCGTCGCCAGCAAATCTCGACAATGTAAGCTGATAGTTCCTGTCATGATCAGCTTTCGCTGATGAATCTTTTTGCTGCCATATTGTCCCAGGTTGCTCTTGCCATGAATCGATGAGATAGAGCTTGCTTGGTTGATTGCCAGCTAATATTGTTAGTGAGAAATCACCACGCAGTACACCGACTTCGGCAAACACACCACCATGAGGTAGAGAATAAATCAAGCTTACTCTGTTCTTCAGATTAAGATTACTCATCTTCGGTTATATCGTCGTTCTGTTCGCCTTCTTCAACACCAACATGTCGAGTTGTATATTGGGAATCGCAATGACGGCATATGACAATATTTGGGTAGCTCTGCCAGCATCCTGTTTCACAAGGGTCGAGATCCATCTCGACGCGATCTTCGTCGGTTATTGCAGTTGTGATAGACCGTTGAAAGTTTTCACGACCGCAATTAGGACAATCCCACATATAAGCGGGAGCTAATTCGACAATTTCCTTTGCTAAGCAGACTCCACAGGTTGGACATTTAGATGGTTTGCCGCCTGCTTTATGTTCTTCCATTATGAGTTCTTCTAGGGGTATAATAAATCGTTCGTGATTTATCTACCTCATTGACTATGGCTAGCAATGAACTCTTCGGACGGCATCCAACGCTTGTGCTCGACAGATAAGACTTGCGGAAAAGCACGTATCAGAAAAGGATTATGGACGGCAGCGATAACCTGATGATTCGTTGCCTGTAGTTTCGCGGTGATTTTATTTATCGATCGTATGCTTAGAGCCATATCTGGCTCATCGAGCACGAAACACTTTTTTGTGTCGGTTTCTTCATCCATGACGTCGAATAATGCGAGCACACAATTGCCATGCGACTGATACCGCATATACACATCAGCCGCGAATTTGACATATCCCCTGGTCCTTGGGTTATCACGCTCGAAGTCGAATATACGTAACTCGACTAGACCGTCACATTTCAGATCAGCTACCTTCCTTAGCTCCGTTTCCTGATTAGTTGCCCAGCGGAAAAGAGTGAGAATGGAGCTTTTACCTGTCCCTTGGTCACCTACCAGCAGGTTAACGCCGGGTTCGAATTCAAAGAAATCGCCCTCTTTGAAGCACCGCCAATCTGTCTTGAATCTGATTGATTTGATCATAAGAGATAATAGCACAGCTAGGTATTAGAATTAACCGGCGGTCTTTCTTATGCTATAATTGAAAATATGAAGTTCTTTCAAGAAGTAGGAACGAGTGGAACCTGTGGCCTTTACGGTTGCAGCGATGGTGGGAATATATACTGTTTCGACACTACCGCCCGTCGCTTCTTGACGAATCTTACGCCTGATATGCTGTGTGAGGTCAGAAGGTATAGAGAAATTGCCACAGACGACGCCAAGAAAATATTAATCTCTGCAGCAGAACACTGGCTCCGTACCAAAGAAGAACACCATCAGCATCTAGCACAACAGCGTGATGCCGAGCTAGCCAAGATATTTAAAGAGATAGTAGCAGCAAGAACAGTTCTCTACCAGATTAAGGACATATCGTAGCATGGATACGTCATTATGTGAGTTGCGCGATCAAATGCGTCTGAAAGCCGATGCATACCCTGATGACGATAAAATAGTGGAATTCGCGAGGATAACTGTGGTCGATGGCCAAAGGGTATCGGTTATTTTAACCAAGACTGTTATCGGAGAACGTCAGTTTTACCAGTTTTCTGTAGGTAATGAAAGCGGAAATCCGCGCTTGATCGGTCAATCGGTAATCAACAAGCTGAAAGCAATCTTCGTGCCGAAATGCGTTCCACTTCCCAGTGTGATCGGCAACTGCATACAATTCCTGGAGGAAATATGAGCTTAGGCGAAATAGTAGCAATCCATATAGCGTGTATCTGGGTCGGTCTGATAGCAATGCATGTCAGACTTGAAGTTTTGTCGCGAAGGGCGGACGTCGCAACGAAACGCATGGATATCCTATCGCAACGGCTGGATTTAGCCAGCAGGATATGGACACCAGAAGTCGAGGAGTCGATTGCAAAGCTGGAAGAACCAGAGGCCGCGAAACCTTCGTTTTGGCAAATCCATCCGGTTCTTACCATCGTTCTGCTCTGCATTATAGCACTACCATTTCTGCTTATGCTGATGGCTATGGCGGTTCTGTAAAAGATATACTGGCCATATTGTAGGTGTATCATGGGAATGATGAGTCCATTAAACGACGACATTGACGAACTTTCTAGGATGATTTCTGAGGACGTCAATGATTCGCCTCTCATAATGGTGCCAGGTTTCGGGCAGATGACAAAGCAGCAGGCTTTGAATTCGACCATCACTTATTTAAGGCAGATGGCTGAACAGCTAGAGCAAGGAACAGCAATTCCACTGCACTATTTCGATATGGCAAAAGACCATTACCAAGCATTTCTTGGCGAAACGGTCACTCCTTAAGCCATATTAGTCCTTCCTCACCAGTTCGGCTATGTAGATAGTCCGGACATTCTTGTCTTGTTGTATATAACTTATCCATGCCACTAGGATATAATATGAGCAAAGTGAAATTCCACTCGGTCGATCAACCAGAATCAGATATCACAACGTTTGTATTAAGCTGCAATAGGCTCGACATTCTTCGGAAGACTATGAAGTCTTTTGTGGATACGAAGGACTATACGACTAAGATGGTCATAGTCGATGACAGTGCTGCAGATGGTGTCTTTGAAAAATTGGTTGAAGAATATGGCAGCTATTGCGACGTCATCTGCTTCCCGCACAATCGTAGTCAGTGGTGGGCTATGGATTTTATGGTGTCATATTGTGACACCGAGTACATTTTCTACCTTGAAGACGATTGGGAGTTCTCGCGAACAGGATATTTGAGCGACTCAAAGAAGATCTTACAAAAATATCGCAACGTCGGTGTAGTCGATATTTCGTGGCGGACATTTGAGTGGCAGGGCATCGACAGTTACGATAAGGAGATCGTCAGATTTAAGGCGGACGACGATTCGCAGGTGTCGTTCTACTGGAAGAAACCTTGGCGTATAACTGATTACCATTTAGCTTGGTATGGTTGGGTCGGCAGCCCAAATCTCAAACGTCGAGACGATCTTATTTTACTCGGTCGTGTCGAAAAATGGCACGCAGAGTGGAACATTGACCGAAAATTTCTGGCTATGGGTTTCAAGGCTGTCTTTTTGGACGGCCAATACTGTGCTCATCTTGGCGATAATTGCAGTGCTATGGCCGGGAAACGACCAGACGACTCGAAGACGCCGGATGATTATTACCCGAATGAGTTGAAGCACGATAGAATATTCCCGCAACTCAATTATCGTTTTTTGGATAAAGACTACCGACACCCATACGATATCACCGTCGTATCTGCTATGGTTGATCTCAACCGCAGCGACAGGAGTTTTGAGACTCATTATCTTGAAGGCGTTAAGAAGCTCTTGAGCACTAGACATCGATTAGTGTTGTTCTGCGACGAGAAGTACTTCGAACAAATGCGGCAACTTCGTGGTTCTGGCGAATTAGAACTACGTAAGTTCGATACATCAGATATTGAACGTGCCGGTTACTTCGAAGGCGTGCAGAAAGTCATATCAACTTATACGTGGATCAACCAATCGGCCTGGATGAAGGATAGTGTAATAGGCTCGCGACATTATATCCCGTTGACGTTAGCGAAGCAACATATGCTTGATGAGGCTTCGCGAATCAATAACAGCAGTTACTTCTATTGGGTTGATTCTGGTATTTGCAGCAGTTATCATATTGATGGCGATCTCAACCAGTTTTATTTCACACGCATACCAAAGAACCGATTTTTCCTCACGTCTTATGCATACTATACAAATGCCGAAATCCATGGTTACAATATTAATGGAATGATTACTCGTGCAACGAGAAATCCTAATTATGTCTGTCGTGCTACGTTATTTGGTGGTACCAAAGAGCAGATCCAGCAGATGACGTCGTTATTCTACACCGAGGTTAACTGGGCAGTCGAAAATGGTTATATGGGTACAGAAGAAGCATTTTACACAATCTTGAGCGTTACCCAACCAGACCTATTTAACAGAGTAGAAATGCCGAACGGTGATATCAAAAATTACCTAAACACTCTGAAACAATCATGAAAATCACAGTCAACATTGCTTTGCTCTTGGTCTTGATCACCACTGTTGTTGGGTGGGGTGTGTCAGTTGAATCGAGGCTGGCTGCTCAAGCAGAATCTTTGCAGCTTTCGAATCGAGTCAGGGCAATGGAAGAATTGATGTTGCCATTACTCATTGATTGGAAGACCCACAAAGAATTAGAGAAGTGGAAACAGAGGAATATTGATAAGATCAAGGGGCAAGTTGACAAATCGGAAAAAGAGAAGACGAAGGCAGTAAAGGCGATTGCTGCAGATGATGAAATACCAGTTCCTGTTAAGCGAAGTGTAGACGATTGGGCAAGAGGTGTATTTAAAGGACAAGCGGAATCTGGCGATAGAATAACTCCGGTAGCAGAATCAGTCGAGAAGCATTGATAGCGCAAGGAACTTAAAGTGAGATTTCACGTTTTAGGATTGCAACACACTGTTTCATCGAAAGAGTTTGTTGCTTGTGCGTATACTCAGAAGGTCGTGAAGTTCGCGAAGATGATGACTGATCGTGGCCATACAGTCATTCATTATGGCCACGAGGATTCAGACCTTCAATGCACAGAACATGTACCAGTGCTCAGTGACGCGGACTGGAAGAAAGCTTATGGTGATCACGATTGGAGAAAGCACTTCTTCAAGTTCGATACTGGAGATCACGCCTACACGACGTTCAACGCAAATGCGATAAGAGAGATCGGCAAGCGTAAGCAGAAGAATGATTTTATCTTGCCATTCTGGGGTGCAGGCCATAGAACAATCTGTGACGCACACCCAGATATGATCTGTGTCGAGCCTGGAATCGGCTATGCTGGCGGTCATTGGGCGAAGTATAAGATTTTCGAGTCATACGCCATATATCATGCCTACTACGGGCTGCAGTCAGTAGGCTCGTGCATACAGAACTGGTATGATACCGTCATTCCGAACTATTTTAATCCAGACGAATTCGAATTCTCTGCTGAGAAGGATGACTATCTCCTATTCTGCGGTCGCGTCTATGTCGGTAAAGGCATCCATATTGCCGAACAGATCGCGAAGGCCGTGGGGACGAAGTTATTGGTTGCTGGTCAGATGGGCGACTATGAATTGTCTAAAGATCCGCTCGTTGAGTTTGTTGGGTATGCTGATATCGAAACACGCAAGAGGATTATGTCGCGTGCGAAGGGCCTAATTTTAGCAAGCCAATACAACGAACCTTTCGGTGGTGTCCAAGTTGAATGCTTATTCTCAGGAACACCAACAATCACAACCGATTGGGGTGCGTTCACCGAAAACAACTTACACGGCATTACTGGCTATCGCTGCCATACGTTTGAGCAATTTGTTTGGGCTGCAAAGAACATTCATAAAATTGACCCACATGTTTGCCGTGCATGGGCACTCAACAACTTCTCGATGGAGCGAGTTGCTGGGATGTACGAAGAGTTTTTTGACTCTATTCTCGACATCCACGGTAAGCAAGGCTGGTATGAGCCGAAACTGGGACGAACTGATTTGTTATTTAACAAGAAGTTCTATCCGGCGGTCGAAGAGAAGATCGACTACGAGCAGGTTGCTAAAGAAGAAAAGCCATTCGCAGATCGGCTTGCCACTTGGATCAAAGAAGCTATTAATCCAAAAGACGTTATTGATCTCGGCTGTGGCCCCGGTATCTATACGTTCGCATTGATCGACGCTGGCGTCGACTGTATTGGTATTGATATCGATACGCGAGTCGCAGGCAATTCACGCTTACTAAGGGAAGACCTGCTTACGCTTGATAGTAAGTATCAGAAGAATCTGGCGATATGCTTAGAGGTCGCAGAACATATTGACCCGCAATATGCCGGTAAGCTTGTAGAGAACATCTATAAATCGATTTTACCAGGCGGTATATTGATCTGGACCGCAGCACGACCTGGGCAAGGAGGCGTCGGGCATATTAACTGTCGACCAAAACAATACTGGCGTGAGAAGTTTGAATCGCTTGGTATGGTTTATGATGATGATTTGCATGCTAAATGCATAGAATATTGTCTACAAGGTCCACATATGGGTTGGTTTATCAACAATCTATTATGCTTCCGCAAGTATGAGCCAGTTATAGCGGAAGAGAAAGTCGTGGTTAAAGCAAAATCACCTAAGAAAGCTAAGCAAGCTAGTTAGCAGTGACGCCAGTTTTTCTTGCGGCGTCTCGGTTTGGCTTCTATCTCGTTCGTAGTAGAATATAAGATTGTGCCATCATATAATTCAACACGTCCACACTGCTCGTCTCTTTCCATACTATTCAAACTATTAAAATCGCAAAAACTGCACCTATATTCACGCACGATTGATAGCGGGACTTCAATCGTGCCCAAGTAAAGAGTTTTAAACTTTATAGTACCTGATTGGTTCATATAGCATCCGGATCTGCTCGCTTGGAGTATAGTTCATTACCTTCATCTACGATTTCACGATTTAGTCTGATTGCTAAATTGCGTCGAAGGTCTTTTGCCCCTCGTACATCCTGATCGAACCATTTTGCGAACAGGTCCTCGATTTTAATTGGTTCGAGTTCGACGAACTTTGCCTGTGGTGCTTCATCGTCTGATAGATTAATGAATGTAACTTTCTTAGCACCCATCTCCGCAAAACGATTGCGTATTTCTTGATATTCGTTTGGCGTGTAATCCCTAGTGGTTGCTATTCTGATTACGTTACCACGAACATTGGCCTCGGTCTTCTCATCTAATAATTCTGCTGCAAAAGTGCAGTATTGCGGTGGTGGCACAGTATCTGGTTGTAGTAGCTGGCCTTGTTCTAGAATATTGATAAATTCATGCTCATTTTTGTCTTGGTCGAAGACGAAGAATCCGTGGTCGTGGTCGCCCTCGTCGAATTTGAATGGTAACAAGCTCCCAGGATACCAAAGATTGTCGCCGACTTGCTGACATAGATGAAAATGCCCGGCATATACGCGGTCGAACTTGCTTTGTATAAATGTTACCATTGACCAACGCTGTAATAAGAAGCATACGTTTTGGATTGCGTTATTGACGCCAACGTGTGTTAATAAAACATCTTCCTTGCTTGCTTGTTTCTCAATCCGCTGCAGAATTCGCATATATGCAGATTCTGAATAGACGAATGGCAGGACCCAGTATCGCCTGTCGTCGATTTCTAGGGCTTTGACAGTATCGATGATTGTTAGCAACTCGCCCAGTGGTCTGATACTATTGATATTCCAACTATGTTTCAAGAACATGTCGTGGTTGCCTGGGAATGCAACCCACTGTTGGTTGTAGTCGAATTTCGCTTCTCTGAAAAAGTCGTAGGCACCGCACAGTATTTCTATAGATAGGTGTTGCCTGTCGTGGAACAAATCACCTAGAACTACCACGGTATCGATACTGTTAGCTTGGCAGTAATTCCTAATTGTGCGTAATGCCCATATGATGTCGTTACTGCGGCCAGAGTATCCTAAGTGAACATCTGCGACTATTGCTATCTTTGTCATGTCAAATTTCTTAAGAGGTGATTTATGTTCAACGAGAATCTACAGCGTGCTCTCAATAACGTCGATCCAAATACGGATAAAGAGGCTTGGTTGAGATTTTGTGAGTGGGCTCACGCTTTTCACGATATCGATACCAAAAAACTAGCTGAATTTGGGACGTTTTCGATGTTGGAGAGAAACGGCGAAGTCAAGCTGCCGTTGAAATACTTAGAATCGATAAAAGACCTATGGGTAAAGTGGGCTAAAGCCGTAGAATCTGATAATGTATCGCAGGTGTAATTGCGATAGTATTTCATAACACATGGAATTCGATCTAAGCAAAATACCGGAATATTTCCCATTCGACACTTTCAGAGAAGGCCAGCTTGAATGTATTGAGTTTATACTCAAAGCGTTCATGTCTGGTAAGAAATATGTCGTTCTCGAAGCACCCACTGGTGCTGGTAAGTCGGCTATTGGTATGGCTGTCGCGAAGTTCTTCGAGAGTAGCTACTACCTGACAGTCCAAAAAGTCCTGCAAACGCAGATCATGAACGACTTCGGTAGTGGCGAAGTTGTTGACCTTAAGGGCAGGTCGGCTTATGCTTGCACCTTCTATGAAAATTTCGGCAAAAACGCCGTGCAGAGAAAAGCCATGTTCCAAAAGGATTTGGATAGGCTGCTAGATGCACCACCAACCTGCGATAAGGGCTACTGTCGCAAAAAGGACAAAGCTCGCCGTTGTAAATTGTGTTTCCCGTATCAGCCTGATGAAAACGAATCTGCGGCTGAGAAGGCATTTAACACAATGTATCATAGTTTATGTCCATACTATAAACAGATCGCGAACACGATGGCTGCCAGATTAGCCATTATGAATTATAGCAGCTTCTTGTATCAGAGGGCAATCGCACAGAGATTTGGCACTCGTGATCTTCTGATAATCGACGAAGCACATCAAGCCGAGCCACAACTCCTGGACTTCATTTCTATAACCATCGACGACAAGCGGCTTCAGAAGCTTGACTATAAGCTTGAGGAATACGAGTTGCCGCAAGAATACTACATGTCGTTCAAGGAGAATGACATACTCGGTAAAGTGCAAGCTATTGCTGAGATGGCTGAAGAAGCTGAAGATACGGAAACAGCCGATGAATATGAGGGTTTAGTTCGCAAAATCCAAGCCTTCTATACCAGTATTGAAGAAGACGAAGATTGGGTCGCTGAATTCAAAGTAGTAGAGCAGGGGCAGGGGCAGAAGCGTTATACTTATCGATCCGTCACATTGAAGCCGATCTTTGTCCATTCGAAGTCGCATCAGTTGATGTTCAACAATGGTTCTAATGTGCTGATGATGAGTGCGACAATATTGGACGTTGATATCTTCTGTCATTCTTTAGGCATACCGAGAAATCAAGTTGCCGCCTATCGGATGAAGAATAGGTTCCCAGTTGCGAACCGCCCGATAGTTGTTGATAGTGCTGCCAAGATCGTTGGTGGTCCCGCTAAGATGAAAGAATGGGCACCAAAGCTTGTTGCGAAAGTAGATGAAATTCTGGATAGATATGAGGATGATCGTGGTATCGTCCATACGCACAACTTCGCAATTGCCGATTATTTGATGGAAAAGTCGCGCCATCGCCATAGATTTCTATACCAGAAGCGTTTCGCAACAAAAGAAGATATGTTGCGAAAACATGACAGTAGTACCAATACCATCATCGTTGCGCCAGCTTTGCATGAAGGTTTGGATCTACGCGGTGATTTGAGTAGAATTCAGTTGATTTGCAAAGTCCCATGGCCTAACTTCAAGGACAACAAACAACTTGAACGCAGGATGGAAATCGATCAGCGATATTATACGTGGCTAACGGCATTGAAGCTTATCCAATCGAGCGGCAGAAGCATCAGAAGTGAAACCGACTGGGCACATACCTATGTTCTTGATGAAGTATTCAACAGGTTCATGTTAGAAGCCGCCAGTATGATTCCGTCGTGGTTCAAAGATGCTGTCAATTACGGCGAGAAATTCAAATCGGAGATTCAGGCGATTCGATCCAAACCTACAGAAGAAGACGATATTCCATTCTAGGTGCTAAATGAACTATTACCAACCACGGGAGCTTACCAAAGATGGCAAACCCACTGGTCTATTTCACTACACGTGTCGGAATGATGATCGGATATGGCCTGTTGGGCTATGCGCGTCTGATTGCGCAGGCCATACGACGGAGCAAGAGGCTCGCGAGCATTGGCGGCTGTATCTGATCCAAGGCATTGAATTCGCTCCAATTACACAGGAGTGGCCAAAGGAAAAGTGCGAATCCGAGGGTTGCAACGAGCCAGCAACTATGGTCGGATGCACTAAAAACGAACCCGGCGTATTCAATCATCGCAGGTTCTGTACTAAACACGCAACGCCCGAAGAAATGGCTAAGTTTATCGATGCGGGCGATTCAATTTCATCTTACTAAGGTAGAGCATGATAGTCTTCCATCATAATGACGCCGATGGGCGTTGCGCGGCTGCTATCGTCAAGCATTGGTTTGATACAACATCTACGCCGAGTATGGAGCACTCATGCTTCAAAGCGGTTGAGATGGATTATAAGGACAAACCACCATTCGGATCAATCGACCCATATGATACCGTAGTCATTGTTGATTTTTCGTTTAAGCCAGAAGATATGAAAACAATCATGGCTACGACGAAAATGGGTGTGGTGTGGTGCGACCACCACAAGACTGCAAAGGATTATGACTACGGTTGTGAAATCACTGGTATTCGCGATTTTACCGATAAAGGGCTCTGTGGCGCTGAACTAGCTTGGAAGTTTTTCTTCCCGAAAGAGTACATGCCGCATTGGTTGACGTTGCTTGGCGATTATGACGCATGGCGGATGGCACATAGGGAAGAGTGCTTAGCATTCTATGAAGGATTGAAATTATGTGTACAAGATCCGGAATATGGAATTTGGCACGCATTATTAAAGGAAGAACATCTCTGGGATAAGATCAGAGATGAGGGCAAGGTGTGCATACTCTATCGTGATAACTATTGTGGCGAGATGCGCAAGTCGTTTGGTTTCGAGACGGTAATAGGTGGTCAAAAAGCCTATGCTCTCAACACTTATCGCTTCGGTTCGCAAGGATTTGGCGAAAAAGCTAAGGAATATCCAATATGCATCGCCTTTATCTATGATGGTCGTCAATTTACCGTCAGTTTATATTCAGAGACGGTAGATGTCTCGGTGATAGCTAAGTCGTTCGGGGGCGGCGGGCATAAGGGTGCCGCAGGATTTATATGTAAAGAGCTACCATTCGTTATTTCAAAGCCGCAATAATTCTTTGAATAATCGGTGCTTTGATAACACTTTGCATATATTCCGACTGAGCCATCTGCACTAGTAATCGTTTGCCAGCGACTTTGCCGTATTTCTTGACAGTATCGAGAATTTCGCTACCGATTTCAGCAGCTTTACCGTCATCAGAGGGGATACATAATACAACGCACACATACGACTTGCCATCATTTGCACGCTCTACTGACGCTCCGACTTCTTCGACATCCGGGTGTAGTATGGCTATTCGATGCGGCTTCGATCCCATCCAAAGCCGTACGGCCATTTCTGGATCATCTATACCGGAGTAGAGTACCTCTCCAGCATTAGCATAATTGTATCCAGACGCTCGCATTCTATCTGCTGGTTTTGGGTATCTGACACCACGTAAATTATGCCCGAATTGACCAGTCTTAGCCATCTGTTTAGCTTGGATTTCAGCAGCTATGTCGATAGAATCATTTGGCCTTACTGGGGCGAGTTTTTGCGACCTGCGTTGCCGGTTTATAGCATGAATTATATCCCTAGCTGTCATCGATTCACACAACGACAGAGTGGAGGATAATTTGTGTTCAAACTTGATTGTGCAGGTATCCACGTATTTATGTTTGAATGATTTCGTAAGTAGGGTATTCGCACCATGGAGGTAGTATGAAAGACAACAAAAACGGAAAGGTCAAGAGTGAGGCTATTGTAGTTTGTGAGCAGTGCGGACGAAAAATACCAAAGGAGCGATTGAAGGCCGTTCCGAATACGGTCTTGTGTGTCCATTGCGCTGCAGAGGTAGAACATGAAGAAGGTACGGATCGAATAGTCCCTCTGGTCGATTATGACCCCAGCGAATTGTTGGATGCGATATCGTCGGATGATTAGCAAATATGTCAAACATCACACGCCTACCGAAAGCGCCGACAGATGGTATGGAGGTCTGTGATGTTTATGGATCTATTTGGAGATATGACAGACAACTAAATGCCTGGATGAATATCGGGACGATTGGTGATTCGCCGGTCGTGACCGACACTCAGGACGGCTTAGTATCCCCACCTATCTTCACTCGCCTTAGTGCGATAACTTCAGAGATTCAAAGCGGATTGAAGTTTGACTTTCTGAAAATCTATCCGCATTTATCTGGATACTATTATTTATTTCAATCATCCAATCACACGATCACGTTCGAGCCAGAATCTGCACGCGATCTGAGAATGGAAGTGAGCCGACCGAAGTTGTTGGCTTTATTATCGCAATTAAAGTGCCCAGGAGAGCGGGGCCTTACTGGCGAACAGGGTGACGTCGGGGCTCCTGGCTCTCCTGGAGAACCAGAAAAGAAATATGCAGCGTCTATATCTAGTTCGAGGATGTCGATAGATGTGGCAGTTGATGATTCTCTTGATACCCCTATATCGTTAAGGCTTTTTGCTAGCTATTCTTCTACTCCGTCTGTGGTTATCAAGGTTGTCGGGTCCGAATTTGAGGTTATATCATCGTCGATCTCTATCGACGTAGCTTCGACGTTTTTAGAATATGCCGAAGGGCGATTATCAGGGCAGATAGCGAGTCAACAATGGAGCACACTTACGTGGCATTATAAAGCTTCGCAAATGGGCAAAAAAGGTCCTACCGGCGAAGATGGTCACGGTTTCATCAGTGTTGTAACGGATGATGTTACCGATGGTAACTTGAGATCAAATGCCGCTATTGTTTTACTGCGCCGTGGTGACGGTGCTAATACTATTAACTACCTGTCGGCTGATCTTTTCAAGACAAATTGCGTATCGAAACTAGCCGTTAGTCATATATGTGCCACCACTACAACGTCACTGACAGATTCTTATGCGGCATTGCAGACGTCAACTGATAGTTGCAAGTCGATAACCAGATATATGCTCAAGCCAGTCGTGGCTGAGATGCCGAATCTGGTTTTCAGCGAATGGACGCCGACAAGTACGTGCCTAAGGCAGCGGCATCTTGCTGCATCAAGATTGATGTGGCCAGACTATACCAAGGTTGATTCAGGGATGTTGCCATGGCAACAAGCTAATAAGAATATGGCAGCAGGCCCTGGTTATCCTTGGTCGATAGTTGAGGAATCTGACCCAGGACAACTATGCTGCCAAGAAGATTTCTTTTTCTGCTCTAATGTCAATGATGTTACCGGTGCTTGCCCTGTGACAGTTGTTGATGGAATTCAGACACCACAAGCATCTACTTTTGGGTGCGATTGCGATTGCCCGATTTCATTTTTACTAGAAGGTGGCTATGAATTTGAAGACGTGAAAGCGACAGCGATAGGCGATATATCTTCACAAGTCGCCATTTGCAGTTTGAATGGTGGCCTTCATGAATATAATGTAACCATAAACGTATCGACTACGACGCCAGTATTAGTAGCTGTCACTTGGAAGATAGAGTACGACACTATTTGCGATGACGCTAGAACGATATATCAATCACAGAACAGCACAATACCAGGTTTCACTTTTGATCCGCGTGTCGCAGTTAGCCAGTCTAATTGTCCTATAGGTTGGGCAGTTACAGATAAATCAATCGCGTCGACTACGATGGAGCGGCAAGCGTGCGATAATCGCCAGGCGCTCGCCAACATAGGATTCATAACATATTATTTTAAAGGCACTGCTGGAACTATAGTTACGAGCGCTGAAGTCAATACACTCAGACTAAGTTGTTGTCTCGGTTATAAAGTTACTGTATCCACGAATGTCCTTGACCCAGCAACGACCTCTATTGGAGATGTCTGTGCGGCTGAAATAACGTTAAGTCAGTCACCTTCGCCGTCGCCATCAGTATCGCCATCGACTTCACTTTCACCATCGATCAGTTTATCACCTTCAACAAGTTTGTCACCTTCGACTTCATTGTCGTTATCTCCCTCAGAATCGCCATCGATTTCAGAATCGCCTTCACCATCGCCTTCTTTCTCACCGTCGTTATCTCCGTCAATAAGTGAGTCGCCATCGCCGTCTGAGTCGCTTTCACCATCAACATCTCTGTCGTTGTCTCCACTATATTCGCAATCACCATCAGTCCTATCAATATCACCGTCGCTGCTTTCGCCATCACTTTCACTTTCGCCATCTGAATCGCTTTCACCTTCACCATCATTGTCTACTTCGCCATTAACCTCGCAGTCGCCATCAGCGCTTTCACCGTCGATCTCAGAATCGCCGTCACCTTCACTTTCATTATCTCCATCTCCATCCCCATCGTTATCGCTGTCACCTTCGACTTCATTATCATTGTCTGTCTCGCCGTCATTGTCGTTATCTCCTTCAACATCGTTATCGAGATCATTGTCTCCATCGCCTTCGCCATCAGCACAAGTTGCATCAGCCGATTTGTCATGGATCAATATTAGAACTTGGTTCGACGGTGGTGGTGAGGGTGGCAATCCTAGCCAAACCGGCGATGGTAATTTCCAATTTTCGCCGACTACATATTACTACGGCTCTGTTAACGTTTACCACGATCTCAACAGAGTGACAATTACGCCGACCGGTCCAGGAACAATAACAGTGCAAGGTGCTGTTGTTGCGTCTGGTACGCAGTCAGGTTATATAACAACGATAGCAGGGACGCCAGTAACTATTACTGTTGTGGCTACACAAGCTGGAAGAACACCGAAAACCTATACAATTATCATAACACAACATACGTCATAAGGAGTGAGTGTTGAATTGCCACGCGCTGAGTGATGGAACGAACCTTGCAGACGGTACTATCGTCATAGACGGTAGCGGCGATCGATGGCAATACAATAGCAAGTTGAATACCTGGTCTTGTATCGGCACATTTGCTTCGGTACCTGTGGTAACTGAAACCAGCGATGGCTTAATCTCGCCTACGATTTTCACACGCATTAATGCTATATCTGAGGCTATGCAAGACGGTCTTGATTTTAACTTCCTTAAGATCTACCCGCATCTGACCGGCTATTATTATCTGTTTCAATCATCGAATCATACGATTTCGTTCTCACCTGAGTCAAACCACGATCTGCGAGTTGAAATTAATCGATCTAGATTGTTAGCACTTTTATCGCAGCTGAGATGCCCAGGCACAGATGGATTAACAGGAGAGCAGGGTGACAGAGGAGCCGCTGGTGACCCAGGTAAGCCAGAAGTAAAACATCCAGCAACAATAGACGGCTCAGCACTTATAGTAAACGCTACTGCAGTATCAACAATTGCAACACCGATTTCGCTTAGGATATTTAAGAATGGTTCTAACAAGAGTTCACTAACAATCTGGCAGCCAGTGAATGGCGACCCTTTTGTTGTAGTCTATTCTGAATTTGAACTTGCAGCAGATTCGTTTCTAAATTACGACAATGTTACGTCTGTTATATCAGGGAGGCTTATATCGGATGAGTGGTCTGGCTATAGTTGGTATTACAAAGCCAACGAAATCGGTCGCAAAGGTCAACACGGCATAGATGGTGGCGGATTTATCGATGTAGTAGAGAATAGTTTAACAGACGATACTATAGAGGCCACGACGGCGGTTATTTCGTTACGATCCAACAGCCTAAAGTCTGACATATACTTCTTTGCTGACAAGTTATTCCCGAGCAATTGTGTATCGAAGCTCGCTGTCCTGCATGCTTGTGCGACTGCAACAATAGCACCGCTAAACACTGTCGGCGATTTATCGTTAGCTGCGGTCAAGTCGACGATCGACGATTGCAAGACAATAACGCGATTCAAATTTGCAGAGAAACAGATCGATACGCCGACGTTACAATTTGTGGAATGGACACCAATTGAGGCTTGCTGGACGCAACACCAAACAAACCAATTCAAATGGAAGGATTTCACACCGGCATCGATAGTTGCATGGCGGCGGGCGAACTCAGATACTAACCGCGACTCTCGGTATCCGTGGGCTATTATAGAGCCACAGTTCCCAGGACAGCGATGCTGTCAGGAGGACTTCTTCTTCTGTTCAAACGTTAATGATGTTGCTGGCGGCTGCCCGGTACTAGTTGTTGAACCTATCAAACCAGAGATCGTTGAAATATGCTGCCCATGCGATTGTCCTAGCTACTTAGACACTAGTTTAGATATCAATCTACCTTACACATATGACACAGACTCATCAGAAGATCCAACTTGTCAAGGATTTGATTGTGTTGTTGATGGGACACTACAACATTACGAGATCAATGTTCGTATACCATGGACAGAAAGCGGTTCGATTACTGCTAATATAACCTTTAGTTCGCAATTCAATACAATATGCGATGAAGCTAGATATATTAGTAGTGAATCGTGCCCGAATTATCCAGATGCCGCTGCATGTCCTGTGTCGTGGTCTGCGGCATGCACCAACAATTCAGCAATAACTGGTGGCAAGAAATTTTCGACAATTGGATCACCACTTAGCTTCACATATACCGGCCCGAGCAACGTGTCTCTTGTATTCGGGATTGACGTTAACCTCGAAGGTGTTGTGTGTTGTTTAGGATATTCAATACTAGCTTGTGCAATTGGGTCTTCCACACGACCGACGACGACGCCTGCACCGACAACTACACCAGAGCCTACAATAGGACCACAACCAACTACAACAACTACGTTGCCACCGTTCCCGACGACAACACCGCCACCGCCGACTACATTTTGGCCACCGACAACTTGGTGGCCACCGACAACACCGCCACCACCGACAACTCATCATCCGCCGACTACGCCAGGACCAACGACCACATCTGGACCGCCACCGGTCATTTGCCCAGGTCAATGCAAGTGGTATATGTCGCCTGGAGGTGGTACTTGGTCAAGAGTGACCAATCCTTGCACTCCTGGATGCTCGTGTTCTGAACCAGATTCCTATACACCGAGAACGCCGATACCGGGCGGTGGAGCTTACGCATATACGAGATGCAAACCGACACAAACGACAACACAAGCACCACCTACTACACAGGCACCTCCGACAACTCAAGCACCGCCAACTACGCCACAGCCGACAACAACAGAAGCACCAGCTACATGCAATTATTCAATAACAGCCACATTGGCTTGGAGCAGTATTAGTGATTTGGATCTTTATGGCAAGTCGGGCGATGCTGCGACTTGCTTCTTTGGTAATAAAGGACCAACTGGTGGTCTGACATTAAACGTAGATGCTTACCCTAGTTGTGCTAGCTCTCCGAGCCCACCGGAAATAATTTCTGGCGGATTTGGTGCAAGTAATAATTTCCGTTTTTGGTATAATAATTATACTACCAGTTGCCCCGGCGATCCATCAACAGCCGAAATAAAAGTAACAAACAATGGCCCGGCTACGATTTATGTTAATGGTAGTGAGGTAGCACCAGGCGCAAACCATACAGAAAATATCCAACGGTGTGGTGCGTCGGGACAACAATCAGATTATGGTGGCGGCACGACAATAGATGTGTCGTGTAATACACCACCAACAACTCCACCGCCTACGACACCGGCACCGACAACTCCGGCACCATAGTTTCTGCATAGTAGATAATACTATGGCCAAGAAACTAACGATCGGGATGGCTCATTATAATGATTTTGATGGGATTTATTTCTCTATCCAAGCATTATGTCTATATCACGATTTAAGTGAAGTCGATCTCGTTGTAATCGATAATTCTCCAAATACGCCAGATGGCAAATCAGTCGCATCTTTCTTAGCAGAGACGCCAGCACGTTATATTCCCTATGAAGATGTGGTTGGCGCTGCGAATGCAAAAGGTCGTGTTTTCGACGAAGCACAGACCGAATTCGTTCTTTGTATGGATTGCCATGTGATGTTGGCTCCCGGCGCAATTAAGCGTCTAGTCGAATGGTATGAACATAATCCAGATAACAACGATTTATTAACAGGCCCTCTTGTCTATAATAATTTACACGACATTTCAACGCATTTTGATTTGACATGGCGTGGATCTATGTGGGGTATCTGGAGTCGCGCATGGGCTTGTAAGTGCGGAAGATATTTTTCAATACCGATAGCAGCCGAAGACACTGTAGTGCATGATTTGATGGATTTTGGTAAAGTCTGCCCAGAATGTCCTGATTGTGGGCTGCAATATCCTAAGATTTCATATTTTGGGCATGAAGCTGCATTTCAAAACATTGGCTGTAAGCAAATCGGATCTGATGACCATGGCCAGCCTTTTGAGATTCCAGCTAATGGTATGGGGCTTTTCACTTGCCGTAAAAGCGCTTGGCTTGGATTCAATCCGACATTCCGTGGATTTGGTGGCGAAGAAGGTTATATTCATATAAAGTATCGTCAAGCTGATAGAAAATGCTTGAATTTGCCGTTTCTTAGATGGATACACAGATTTCTGCGTCCAAACGGTACATCATATCCACTGAGTTACTGGGATAGAATCAGAAACTACGTAATTGGTCATCAAGAGCTGCAATTGTCTCTGGATGGAATAAAGAATCATTTTGTTGGTGTCGATAAACCGATAGACGAAAAATCTTGGAATTATCTACTTGAAGATCCTATTGGCCATATTTTCGCGCCGTGTTCAGGGTGTCAACGTATCGGCAATACAATTGAAGAAGCGTTTGCTTGGACTGAATCGCATCCGCATAACATGGGTAAGTATATGCCCAGGTTTCGCGATTTAGCCTCGAAATGCAGCCATATAACGGCGTTTGTTAAGCAGAAAGAGTTTGATATTACTTTATTGGCTGGTCATCCGAAGGTGCTACGGGTTTATACATCAGACCCGTCACCAGTTCATCAGCAATTGTCAGAGATGGCCGGTGATACTAGCTACGCGAACTACGCCATCGATTGGATGATGCTTAGCGACATCGACGAAACTGATTTGCTGGTGATTCATTCCATCCATCAAGCCGATAGGCTGTATGCTGAGTTATCCAGATTTGGCGGGCGAGTACGTCGTTGGATCTTATTGCGGTCAACTGGTGCATATGGAGAAGTAGGTGAGCCTTCTGGTCCAGGTTTATTTGTAGCGATGCGTAAGTGGATGCGTGAAAATCCAGAATGGTCAGTTATTGAACACCAGAACGAAGATTACGGCTATACTCTTCTTAGCAGAGATCCGGCAGATAAGAAGAAACTACCAGCGTTGCCGAAGATGGTGTGGAATTATACAAAAGCATTAATAAAACACAAAAAGTCGGGCGCTAGGACAGCAAGAGTCGAGACAATCGAAGCTAGGCTTAACAAATGTATGCTGTGTTTGCAACGTACAGCTAATCGTTGTGCTATTTGCGGGTGTTTCTTAGATGAAGGTCCCGGCGAAAGAGACGGGAAAGTGCTGTGGCCTGAATCGTTCTGTAATTTGGGTGAATGGGACGTAGAAAAATCGCTGTTTAAGATGAAATAATGATCAAATCGTTACATGATATCCATAAAGGTGAGACGATAGCTATCGTCGGTTCTGGTCCAACGGCAACTCGCTTTCTTGGTCAAGAGCCAGTATCAATAGGAGTCAATGGTGCTGCCAAACTTGGTAAGCGTTTCAGATACTTCATGTGTGGTGATGCTAGGTCGTCACATTTTGATTGGTTCAACATCGACTGTTCTGCGGTTAGAGTTATAGCAAAGTTAACGGCTGCGCCAGACAGAATTTTATATCCACTCGAATTATTCCCAGACATTAAACGCGCTGCTGTCGCCACAGCTAAGCAGAGCACAATAAAGCTTCCACTACCAGTAGAACCGCATCGCACATTCATGTATAAGTGGTATAGGCCCGAGAGGCTTAAGGCAGATATGAACTATCTTATGTTCGGAGGCACTATAAGTTGCTGTGCAGTACAGCTTGCTTATCTCATGGGTGCAACTAAGATCGTATTATATGGGTGTGGATTCAACAGCATCGGCAAGCATTATTTCTATCAGACGCCGAGACCCGGTAGCATTTCTGACAGCCAGCGTACGGTGATGAATACCATAATCGGCGAAATAAGGAAACGTGGCGTTCAGTTTCAAATCGTCGGCGAAACAACACTCAATACGTTCTAAAGGATAGACATGCCAACAGCAACAATCATAATGTCGGTGTTGAATGAAGAATACACCGAAAAGACGATCGATACGATCATAGCGAACACTATGCCAGGGTTGATCGATGAATTCATTGTTGTTGATGACTGTAGCAAGGTGCCTGTTGTGATAGATAGGCCGAATGTAAGAGTCATACGAAATCAGTTAAGAGAAGGCTTGCAACGATCACGCAACACTGCTGCCGCCGCTGCTAAGTCGCCAGTCATAGTATCAATAGACGCCCATGTTAAGGTCGCACCAAACTGGCTGTTACCTATCGTCAATCGATTGACAGAACGATATAACTGCGTCGGTGTTCCTCTAACTAGAGGTCTTGATGCTCCAACTTGGATGGAGACTACTGCCGCATACGCCAAGACTGGTTGGCGTTGGAATCTTGATTTCAACTGGATACATGATGACGGAACTGATAATACCCCGTGTCTAGCCGGTCACTGTTTCGCATTCACAAAGCAATGGTGGGAGGAGATCGGCGGATTTGATACTGGCATGTATAAGTGGGGATGTGAGAATATTGAATTCTCACTGCGCACATGGATGGCTGGCGGATCTGTCGAAATAATCCGTGATTCTGTGGTGGCACATTGGTTCAAGAACAAATTCAACTATGATCTCGATACAACGACGCTCGAACAAAATAAGGCACGTATAGCGGAAGTGTGGTTTGACGACTATAAGAAGTTTTTCTATCAGGCTATTCGCAAGAAGCCGGGCGATATCAAGTTTGGCGACATCTCAGAACGCATGGCTATACGAGATCGTATTCAAAAGCGACCATTTCAGTGGTTCTTGGACAACTTCTTGGCTGATTTATCTAAAATCGAGATGTTGAAGAACAGGCACGCCAATACCCGTATCGCTGTGCTTGGCGCAGGTCCATCGCTCGATCTTGTTACTAAGGGGATATTAGACGACTTCGATGTCGTTATAGGCGTAAATTGGAACGCTTTAGTATTCGACTGTGATTATGTCGTCTTCCATGATCTGAAACCAGCCGAGTCGGTGATGGACGCTAAGCGTTACCTACCGAATCAGCTCTTCATACCGAAAAAATTGAAAACTGGTGCTGGTAAGACGTCAGTAGAACCACCAGAGAAGTTTTTCGATTGCATTACTTATGATCTCGGTCCTCAAGATAGCGACTCTTGCTTGAATAACAAGGATCAACCATTCTTCCATCACGCCTCAACAGTTCATACCGCTATCCATATCGCTGCATTTCTCGGCGCGAAGTCGATTACTTTATTCGGCTGTGACGCGCGACTTGCTCCAGACGGGCGTAGCCATACTACACTCGTCCCACAATATAATAAGGGGAAATACTGGCCCGACAACAAAGATACTGAAAATTACATTGCTCGTATCAACAGAGGATATGACATGCTGCTCCCAGCTTTGAAAAAGTGGAATATTTCTCTATTGAGATACGAATATATGATGAGCAGCCAGCCAACTACGGTCCCTAAGAGTAGCTAATATGGACATAGTGGCGCTCTTGATTGCGATTGTGGCTCTAATTGTAGCATCAGTCGCACTAACATTGGTACTGATCGTTTTCCGAGAATTTGTTAGGGACACATTTGTTAATCGCAAGTTGGAAAGACCGCTTCAGAAAGATGCCACCGGAACGGACTCCGGGGAGCAGGGCTCAACAGCAAGAGCTGCTAATGCCCCCGAGCAGTCCGTTTCCTCTCCAGTTCTCCATGCACCAAATCTTGCCCCCCAGGCCCTTGCGCCATCAATCGGACGGCCACCAATCCCAAAAGGTGGATTTGGAACAAGAGTCACAAAACGTGACAAGTAGTGGTGATGAGGAATTGGAAGAATCGATTTTAGTATTTGGATTGGGTGACGACTGCGAAATCAGGAGAGCCATAATGAATGCAATCGGTATCGATATTGGAACGAAGAATATTGTTGTCTCGTTCCGACACAATAAGAAATTGGTATTCCTTAGGGAGATCAACGGCTATTACTTGATCCCGCGTCCGAGTAAGTTTGTTGAGAACATGCTTGACGATCCAAACAAATTGCGGTCCGATGGGACTCGGCGACCAGCGAAATGGATTCGTCTGGACGGTAAGGATGGTATCTATATCTTAGGCAAGGATGCAGAAGAGTTGGCATATGCCCACAATGATACGCTATTGCGTCCGATGGCCGAAGGTGGTGTTGCACCGGACGAGGCCGCTCTGATGGTTCTTTCCAGTATCGTGCAAGGTCTGCTGTCGATGTGTGAGCACGATGCTGGCGAATTCGAGCCAGAGATCAAACTATGTTATTGCACTACCGCAAAGGCACTCAACCGCACAATTAACATCGATTATCACCAGCAAGTGATCAATCTGATACTTTCGGGATACGAGACGAAATCAGCAATCAAATCGACATCTATCAAAGAGTCGCACGCTCTTGTCCTCAAAGAGACACCAGACGCAACAGGGATCGGCATATCTTGGGGTGCTGGAACCGTGACCGTCAGTTATGTTCTTTGGGGTAACGAGATTTATTCGTTTAGCTGGGTTGGTGCTGGCGACTGGATCGATTCAGAAGTCGCCAAGCGTCATGGATATGATCCCGAATCGCCGCGCAAGAAATCGTCTGAGACTCCGACGACAATTTGCCGGATGAAAGAAAAGATCGATCTTACGCAGACTTACACATCTCGCCTTGAGCTTGATATCATCTTACACTATCGCATCTTGATCCAGAACGTTATTCGTGGTATTGTGCAAGGCTTTGTCGATCACGAGACTAGTGCACGTATCGATAAGCCCATTGATGTGTTTATGGCTGGCGGGACATCGTGCCCGGCTGGCTTCGAAGAGATGGTAGCACAGTTATTCGAAGAAGAGAAGCCGCCGTTCGCAGTCAACAAAGTGAAAAGATGTAAAGATCCTTTGTTTGCTGTGGCAGAGGGTTGTTTAATTGCCGCAGAAACATCTTGAGCAAGAGCTATGTCGGTTGAAGTTGAACCATCTCAATATACCGGTCCAAAGGAATTCGTGCATCTGCACCTGCATACTTTGGCGTCTTCTCTAGATGGCGTTCCCTCTGCAGAGCAATATGCCGACGCCTGCTTAAAGTCCGGATTCCCGGCAATGGCTGCTACAGAGCACGGCCATATGGCATCGTTCCCGGACATTTACTTCGCTTTCAAGAAAAGAAAACTGAAAGCGATTGCGGGATGTGAGATCTATTACAACGACTACGAGGAGACACGTAGAAGATTCGACAAGGCTGGTAAGAAGCCAAAATCGCTACCAAAGTCTATACAAAATCGCATCATGCGTAATCGCCATTTGACTGTCTTGGCGAAGAACGCTACCGGTATCTCTAACTTGATCAGACTAACAACGCTTGCGTGGGAATATTCTTATATCGGCAAGCCACGTATCTGGTTCGAAAGGTTGTGTGAGCATAAAGAAGGGCTAATCGTTTTATCTGGCTGCGTCAATGGCCCCTTGTCGCATGAATTGCGTCTAGATATCGAAAACAATATCGAAAGTGGAAAGCCTTATCCTCGTAGTAAGATCGACAGAACAGCAGTTGAATATCTAAAACAATTCAAAGAAGCATTTGGAGAGGATTTCTTTATAGAGGTCCAAATGCCATGTCTTCCTGAATTGCACGACGTTCAGGTCTTTCACAGCTTGATCGAATATGCTGATACATATGGTGTAAAGCCGGTTATTACCAACGACGCTCATTATTTGACACGTGAGGACGCCTACCTACAGAAGATTATGATGGCGGTCGATCAGAAAACCGACATCCATGATACCAATATGTTCGCATCGCAGGGCGATGAGCAATTTTTCAAGTCACGAGCGGAGCTTTGGACGACATTCAAGAATGGTGGTTATTCGGAAGGAATAGACGACGCTAAGTTCGAAGAGATATGCGATAACACGTTATTGGTAGCTGATCGATGTGAAAAACTTGCACCAGACACATCACCAAAGATTCCAGATTGGTCAAGCGTAGAGGCTGGTGTCAATGCAAACGATGCTCTACGTGAGATCGTTGATAGAGAATTGAAGAGGAGAGGCTGGGACAAAGACACAAAAAAGTGGCCCTGCGATGGTCGCATGGTTACGTACGCAGAACAAGCAGAAATAGAGCTGAGTCGATTTATCGATAAAGGCTTCTCAAGTTATTTCTTGATAACTAGAGATTGGATTCAATGGGGCAGGAAAAGAGGATGGCCTTTTGGACCTCGTGGCAGTGCTGCTGGATCACTTGTATGTTATTTGCTCGGCATCCATAACATCAACTCATTAGCATGGGAATTATCATTCGATCGATTTTTAGCTAGCTCACGCGGTGGTTATCTATTGAAGGTTAAGGTGGATGGCTAAAGAAGATGCTTATGTCGATTCGCTCCGAACGCTACATGCGGCACTTAATGATTATATGCTGCTGCTTGGCGAACCTTGTCCGCTATTAGGGCAAGTATGTATGCGCCTTGTTGAGGTAATCGGCTACTTGCCGCCTGGTGATGAAGCTATTGCCGCCAATCTAGATAAACTCGCGGTTGTTGCGCTCGAAGCATCAATCCTCGGCGTTGTCGACAGACTAGAGGGGCTACGACCACAATCAGACAAGTGCTTGCAGAGTGTTAAAGATTGTATGAAAGTGACAGACACTCTCAGCATACATGATAGATGTGCTGTGTTTTTCAAAGTGCTTGGTATAGCGATATCCGGCTTACGTGAGGCGACAAATCAAGAATATCCACAGCTTGCCGATGGAACAGGCAAGAAACTTGGGAGATAGATATGAAGATCTCGATATATGCATGCGGATTCAGCGTCGATAACGGCAAGCCTACACAACGTGGAGCATGCGCTGCTGTATTGGAGTATCTTGATGATCATGGTCGGAAAGGCACAAGAATAGTTAGTGAGCCGGTAGGCAACAGTACAGGCCCACAGTGTGATTTGAAGGCGGCAATATTAGGCTTGATGACGGTCAAAGCCGATCCGGTTATTCGACGCAAATGGGACATCGAGTTGTTTGCGTCTTCTTATGTCGCACAACTAATGGCCCGGAAAGATGATGGGTTCAAGTTGAACCCGAAGAAGAATGTTGAATTGGTCCGACGTCTACGAGAAAAAGTTGATCTTTTCGGCAATCTGACTGTGGCTGCTGGCTCAAAGGAAGAACTTCAACATGCTTTAGACACAGCAAAGACAACTGTTGAAGTTAGCATGGGAAGTGATACTGGAACGGCGACAAATGAAGCTTGAATGGATTAAGATATGTTAACAGGACGAACTTACCATCATACTTGGTTGGCAGTTTTACAATTTATCGACTCTCGTGAAAGAATCGATCCTGCATTTGGCGATAGTGGCGCTAAAATCGATATAGATGAAGTGTTAAATAGCATAAAAGAGCCACATGACAGTATCGCTGATGTATTGCTGCGCCTTTCTTATAATGGTTTGATCAATATCAGCGTAGCAGAGCGGTATAGGTGTAGACGGTTAAGAAATACTGAAGCAGATAGAGTGTGGCTTCGAAATCACTAAAAGCATTGCATAGCATTATCGATAGACTGAGAAGGCATTATGGCAAAGTGTGATTTTGAGATACTTGCAAAAGTTGCCCATAAACGTATTGTGCAGCTTGGTCTATCAGAAATCTATATCAAGCGACTTGAATTTGAGCTAGACCAAGTGCGTATGCAGGGAGCCCAAAGATACTATGAAGACTTGATAGAAGCGAACCACAAATTTGATAAGAATCCAAATCAGCTTTTGTTACCTTGGCTGCTGGGACGTTTTACTGGTGATGCAAACGTCGACCCAATTGCAAATAGAGATGGCCCGCTAGTTCTCAGTGCAAAATACGATGACATTCAAGCTATCATTAAAGAGACTGGCAAACTCCCTGTTGATATACGGCAGGATGACGACAAACCAGATATTGATATTGATTGCTTGCCAGAAGCTAGAAATCAAATTAAAGATTATGTGGCTGGTCGATATGGTAAGAATAACGTCGCCAGCGTTGGTACATGGCAAGCATATCTCTTCAAACAGGCTCTTGCAGATGCCTATACAGCACTTGGTCTCGACAAGTTAGAGGGCGGTGGTCTAATTGGGTCACGCAATAGAGCAATTGAATTGACTAAGAACCTTCCTGATGACGTCAACGAAATGCGTGAAGGCGGATATGGCTCATGCAAGGGTAGAGTGAAACAAGATGGCGTAGACAAAGAGTGCGGTTGCAAGCATAAGGGTTTGGTGTGTCCGCAATGTGGTAGTGGTGATACCGACTCGCCGACTATTGCTATGATTTTGCGTGATTACCCAGATATTGAAAAGTTTATATCTGAGAACAGAGAACAACACCAAAGGGTAGTCGACACAGCTATTCGTTTGGTTGGTCGTATCAAGCACGCTGGCAAACACGCCGGTGGTCTGATTATTTCAGACCGCGATCTATTCGGCAATGTGCCGATGCAGCTCGATACGAAAACTGGCCAATGGGTTAGTATCTGGACAGAGGGGCGCAACACACAGCTATCAAAATTTGGCTATTTGAAGTGGGATATGCTTGGCTTGAAGAACTTAGCATATATCAAGACATGCTGCGAGATGATTAAGGAGAATCATGGCATCTCGTTCGGCGATCAACTCCAAGGACTTGATGAATCCGACCCGATTGACGACGTTGCTGGTTATTATTGGAAAGACGGTGAGAAGACGAGAATACCACTCAATGATCCGGCAGCACTGAAGCTAGCAAACGATTCACTGACCGATAGCATTTTCCAGTTTGATACCGAACTCGCGAAGCGGACATTATCCGCTGGTGTGCGTAGCTTCCACGACTTGTTGATTTTCAATGCTATGGGGCACCCTGGCCCTATGCAGAGCATCCCAGATTACGTTGAGAATCGCGATGATAAGTCTAATAGCTGGGCTAAAGGCGAACATCCAGATATTGTTGAAATATTGAAAAAGACGAGCGGCGTCATCGTCTTCCAAGAACAACTAACGTCCATATGGCAGCGTGTTGCGGGTTTCACTGGTCCAGAATCACAAGACGCTAGAAAAGCGGTTGCGAAAAAGTGGAAAGATAAGCTGAAGCCGGTCAGAGAACATTGGCTGGTCGGTGCTAGTAAGAAAATCGGTGAATCGAAGGCTCGCGACTATTGGGATAAGATGGAGACGTTCGGGCGGTACGCTTTTAACTTGTCCCATGCTATCTGTTATTGTTTATGGGCATATCGCTGTCTGTGGTTTAAGGCTCACTTTCCAGAAGAGTGGTGGGCTAGTGTGATGGGAACGTGCGACCAGAAGGCTCTTGAGCGTTATATGTCTGCTGCGCGTGGTGAAGGGATTCACTTTGGCGAAATCGACATCGCAAAATTGACGCCACGGCCGGTCGCTCACTCTGGACCGAATACAGATAGGAAGCATATAGCACTCGGGCTGACAAGCTTAAAGAAAATTGGCGAGAAGGCTGCTGTCGAGTTTGTTGATGCAGTCGGCAACAACACATATACAGATATTGATGACTTCATCGAGAAGAAAGGTAAAAATAAAATCCTCTTTGAGCGTCTTATCAAACTTGGAGCATTCACATGCTTGCATCCGAACAAGCGTGCTACATGGATGTGGTATTTGCACGCTTATGGCTCTGGTAATATCGAGGAATTTGAATTCACCGAAGTCGATGATATAGCTAGGGCTGAAATGGCCGCATCAAGGGCTGTCCAACTTAAGGCAAAGCCGAAGTTGAAACAATTCAGCTATCCGATGAAGATTCTCAAAGCTTACCATTTACGGAGGTTAATGGAAGACGCGAGATGGACAGAAGAGACAATTCTAGCGGAGCGAGAACGCCAAATCGCAGAATTCAAACGGCAATTTCCCAAGCGGAAAGTACCGGTGAAAATGCAAAACTGGCGTCCCGTTATTAAGGCTACGCGAGCAGATATCATGGCCTTATACCCGGAAGACTATGCGTTTGAGCGGATTCTTACGTTCGAAAAAGAATTCCTTGGCTATCATTGGCATTCGCCAATCGACTTATATCACGTCAGCGGAAATAATACAGTCGAGAAATCAAAACACAACGAACGGCTTGAGGGTGTCATAGTAGAAATTATCAGAACCAAAACCAAGAAGGGTTCTGATATGATCCGTATGACAGTTTCAGACGGTCGCAAGACGTGTTTGATATTAATTTGGGAGCATGACATTAAGAATCAGGATAAGTCATTACTACGTCCTGATAAAGGTATCAGAATAAAAGTCGATTATGATAAAGATCGTAACAGCTTCGTATTAAAGAGAGGCACTGTGATGGAGCCACTCTGGACCAAAGATGCGTGGGAAAAGCAACAAGCCTACGCTGAATAATTTCTAGGCTATTCTAGCCAACAATCTGGGTATTGCTACAGATAATACCCACGAGCTGCTAGTCAAGAGACAAATTTTAGTTGTTGATTTGTGCAACTGAGTCTCTTGACGAATATATATCATGGCAGACACACTATCGGCCAATTTGGCACCGCGTTTAGCATCTGATCCGGCTCCTAGATTAAGCGGACCGTTGAGTCTTAATGGCCATAATATAGGTGGTGTCACTCCTGCTGAACTTTCGTGCTTAGCTGGTGCAACTGGTCCATTACAAGAGCAAATTAACAATATTATAGTTGGTGCTTCTGGGATTTATGGAGCTTCTGGGGCAACCGGATTTATTGGCGCAACTGGAATTGATGGTGCTACAGGGGCGACCGGCCCGATAGGTGCTACTGGTAATATCGGGGCTTCTGGCATAGGCGGAATTATTGGTGCTAGTGGTGCCACAGGTCTTAAGGGTGCAACTGGCTTATATGGCGCATCGGGAGCTACAGGCTTAACTGGTTATACTGGTTGGTCTGGTGCGACGGGGGCTACAGGAGTTAGAGGTGCCTCTGGTATAACTGGTGGCATAGGGATAGCTGGAGCCACAGGCATCGGTGGTAGTACTGGTTCAATGGGACGGACCGGTGCAACAGGCGTAGTCGGTGCTACTGGGGCTATTGGACTTATAGGCCAAACAGGTGCTACAGGTTTAACTGGCGTCAAAGGTGCAACTGGTCAGACTGGCATTGCTGGCTCGACCGGTTTGCTTGGTGCTACAGGAGCAACGGGGCCAACAGGTTTATCTGGTGTAGTTGGTTTAACTGGAGCTACAGGAGCTAGTGGTGCCACGGGAGTTATTGGGACAACAGGACCAATAGGGCAAACTGGTATTACTGGAGCCACTGGAGCTACGGGGTTTGTCGGTGCTACTGGCTTAGAAGGTGAAATTGGAGCGACAGGGTACCGAGGCAGGATGGGTGCCACGGGCTCGATTGGCATATCTGGTGCAACAGGTTCTACTGGTATAGCCGGTGCAACAGGATTAACTGGTGCAACTGGTAGCGGATTGACTGGTGCAACTGGTGCTACTGGTGCAACAGGAGCCACTGGTTTCACAGGTGCTACAGGCCCTACCGGCTCGTCTGGTGTCATTGGATTAACTGGTTCAACAGGCTCCACGGGTGTCATAGGTGCAGCAGGGCTTACAGGAGCGACGGGTTTAACTGGTGCTACTGGGAGTACTGGACAAGCTGGCGCAACTGGAGCAACAGGTGCAACCGGTTCAGTTGGGTTAACCGGATCAACAGGTTCTATCGGTGCTGCTGGTAGTACCGGCTTAACTGGTGCAACGGGTTCTGTCGGCGCTACTGGCAGTATCGGCTTAACTGGCGCAACAGGATCCACTGGTGCTGCTGGAAATATTGGTTTAACCGGGACTTCTGGCGCTACCGGCTATGTTGGCGCTACTGGTGTCATAGGATTGCCAGGTGCTACAGGACTGACAGGAGCAACAGGCGTTATCGGTTTCACTGGATCAACAGGAGCTATCGGTCCAGTTGGTGCAACTGGAGTCGTTGGTTTAACCGGTACCACCGGTTCTACAGGTGCTACAGGATCAGAAGGTTTAGTAGGAGCTACAGGTCCTGTTGGTTCATCTGGCATTGTTGGCTTAACCGGCTCTACGGGTTCTACAGGTGCTACTGGTTTAGTTGGTGTTACCGGTGCCACTGGTGCTGATGGAGCTTCTGGTGCTTCAGGTGCTACAGGCGTCACTGGTCTAACCGGTGCTACTGGTGCTACAGGCGCAACCGGGCCAGCGGGTGAAATAGGTTCTACCGGTCCAATTGTTGTCGGGGCCACTGGTGCAACCGGTCCTATAGGTCCAACTGGTGCAACGGGCAGCGTCGGTCAAACAGGAGCCACAGGATCACAAGGTGCAACTGGAATTACAGATTATGTGGCTGGTGCGTTCACTAATGATGATTTAGTTGATGGTGTCTTGACGATAACGCATACTAATGGGAACGTATCGTTGCCGTTCGTGATTAGTGATAATAACGGCAGCAATGTGGCGTTAGATTCAACAGCTATCGTATTTAGTAACAATCAAATAACCGTGAATCTACTTTCACGTGGTACGCTCATCGGCACTTGGAAATACGCTTTCGGCGGATCGTCTAATGCTGGTGCAACTGGTGTGGCCGGTGCTGCTGGTGCATCTGGTGCAACGGGAGCCGATGGCGGTGCCGTTCTTGCTATAAATCCACAAACTGGCACAACATATACACTTGCTGCTGACGACGTTGGTAAAGCAATCACACTTACTAATGCATCTCCTATTGCTGTTACTATACCGACTAATCTAGCTATACCTATTACAAATGGGTCGTGTATAGACGTGATTCAGGGAGGTGCTGGTAAAGTAACATTCTCTGGCGCTGGTGTCACCATCAAGTCTAAGGGCAATAACAAATCAATCGCTGATATAAATGTCGCTGTCACTTTAATGAAGGAGTCCACAGATACGTGGTATCTCTTTGGCGATTTGATCGCATAATCGGTGCTATATGATAAGTACGGGAACGATTACCTATACAGAGAAGAATAGTTTTAAATTCCAGATCATTACAACGACTGTGAATGAAACATTCACTCTGCCGCTTGGAAGTTCTGCTGCATATACTCACAATTTTATTGCATATTGGGGGGACACTACATCGAGTGTGATAACAGCCTATAATGATGCCGATAGAGTCCATACATATGCGACTACTGGCACTTACGATATTGAACTTATAGGGACTTGTCAGTATTTTGCGTTTGATAACAACGGAACATATGGCGTCAGTAAGGCGAAAGTCTATAAATTGCTAGCATTTACCGGCAATATGGGCTTTAGGACACTGAATTTTCATGGCTGTACGAATCTCAACACTATAGTGCCACTCGGATATCTGAAGAATCTTACTACTGCGTACAACATGTTTAATTTCACGGCTATTGCCACGGTTCCAGCCGGTCTATTCGATGGCTGCCCGAATATAGCAGGGACATCTGGTAGTTTCTGGGGTACTTTCTATAATTGCGGGCAACTTACGACCATACCAGCGGATTTATTTAGATATAACACCAAAGCTGTTAACTTTACTGCGGTATTCCAAAACTGTGTGAAGCTAGTTGCGATACCAGCAGATCTCTTTAGATATAACACACTAAATCAGAATTTTTCTAGTTCGTTTAATAATTGCAGATTAATTACGACCATCCCTGTTGATCTATTTAGATATAACACGCTGGTCTATAATTTTACTTCATGCTTTTATATGTGTTATGCTTTGACAGAAGTGCCGGCTGATTTATTCAGATATTGTACGCAAGCGAACAATTTTAACACTGTCTTTTCGGATTGCACATCTCTGACAACTATTCCGGCTGACATATTTAAATATAATCCTACATTGCATTTCACTTATGCCTTCAGTGGTTGTTATAACCTCACGTCGATACCAGATGATTTATTCAGATATAACACATCTGCGTGGAATTTCAGCTATGTCTTTCGAAATTGCTCGAAAATAACTACGATCCCAATAGATCTATTTAGATATAACACAACAAGCAATACTCCAGACTTTAGCTATGCATTCAATGGTTGCACGAAAGCACAATTACACAGCACCATCTTTTGTGCTGTGGGAGAAGAAGACACAAGATTTCTGAATAAGACAGTCAACTTCACCAATTGTTTTGCTAGAACGTCATTCTCTGGAGTTCAAGGTATTGCTCCAGATTTATGGAATTACGACTTCGGCACTGGGGCATCAACTAAAACCACATGCTTTAGCGGTGCTGGCAATAGTCTAACATCATTATCTAATTATGCCGATATACCAGTTGCCTGGAAATAATCAGCAAATATCTCCTATTTCAGACTTCTGAAAAAATCAAAAATATCATGTCTAGTCTGTTCATACAGACAACCACGGAGGCGTGAAATGGACTTTATCGAAACTATTACGATCAAATTAACTTCAGCACCTGCACCGGGTACCAATCCGCCTGCGAACCACGTTTTTGAGTGGTATACTGTTGATGGTTCTAATGTTCAGGTCCACTTTAGGCAATCCGATGGTACGGACACGACCACCGGTTTAGCGGGTGCAACAGGTTCTATTGGTGCTTCTGGCCCAATCGGTGCCTCTGGAGTTGCTGGTATCGACGGTGCAACTGGTACTGGCGGTGCGTCTGGGGTTGGAGTCGACGGCGCTACTGGCCCAACTGGAGCGACTGGTACCGGTGTTGACGGAGCTTCGGGTCCTGTTGGTGCTAGCGGTGTAGCTGGAGCAGATGGAGCTTCAGGCATTTCTGGTGCGAGTGGCTCAGACGGTCTTGTTGGCGCAACTGGAGTAGATGGTCTTATTGGCGCAACTGGAGCTGGTGTTGACGGTGCTACTGGTTTAATGGGGGCTACAGGTATCAGTGGTGCGTCTGGTATTGGTGGTGCATCAGGCGTTATCGGTTTGACTGGTGCGACCGGCGTTGGCGTTGATGGGGCATCTGGTGCAACCGGTCCATCTGAATATATCTCCGGCGCGTTTGATAACACAGACTTAGTTGAAGGTGTTCTGACTATAACGCATACAAAGGGTAATGTGTCATTACCATTCATTCTTTGTGATAACGACGGCAAGAATAAAACGCTCGACTCCAGCACTGTCGTATTCACTAATAACCAAATAACTATCGATCTTGTAAGTTTTGGTACTATTACTGGAACATGGCAATACGTTTTTGGCGGATCTGCTGATATTGGTGCTACAGGTCTTATCGGATCAACAGGTCCAAGCGGAGGACCAGTTGGCGCAACCGGTGCAACTGGTGTAACAGGCGCAACTGGTGTTAGTGGTGCATCTGGTGCCACCGGATCAATGGCGTTGCCGCAAGTGACGAAGACATTATATGTTGATAAGAGTAGAACTGATTCATATACACCAGATGGTTCAATAAACTGGCCTTTCTTGGCAATTGGTGCTGCGACCGCTGTTGCGACCGATAGTTGTTTGTTAAAGGTCGCTGCCTCAACTACGTATACAGAAGATGTTGTCCTTCCTGCCGGTGTGTCGTTAGAAGGATATGGAGCAAACCGATTAGCTATTTCTGGTGATGTGACTGTTTCTGCTGGGAATGTTATTAGCTTGCGTTATTTGACGTTAACTGGAACTAATAAAACATTGACAATTAATGCGAATTGCATACTTGAGGATGGTTATGCCTCGTGTGCAGTAGTTGTCACTGGGACTTCAACAATTCAATCGTGGAATTTCCATATTACTGGTGCTGCTAGTGGCGTAACACCCTTAACGATGAATTCGACCGGTAAATTCCAAGCATTTCTTGCGACGATCGCTTCTACAGGCGATGCTCCGGCTATTAACCAAACAGCCGGGCAAGTGATACTAAATACGATGCTTACCTCTGCAGGGCGGGCCGCAGCCCCTGTTATTGTGTCGACTGGAGGCACAACTGTACTTCTTGGTTCGCAAGCGATTAACTCGCTTGGTGGTCCTGCTGTTGACTTATCTGCAAATGGAGCAACAACGACTAGTCCTAATATGATTGACGGTCTTGTCGCTGTCGGCAACGTAGTTTGCGGCGACAAACCAACAGCGGTTGAAGGTTTGCAATTTATCAGTACTGGCTCATTATCAGGGACAGCAATTATTTATCACCCAGCCAGTAGATTAGACAATGATTCTAGCGTTACTGGTGATACCGTTAAGGATGCATTAGAAACTTTAGCTTCAATATCCGGAGCTACAGGTCCTATTGGTGCTACCGGAGTGGCTGGTGCCTCTGGTATAGCTGGTGCCTCTGGGGCGACTGGCCCAGATTATGGTCTACCAACACCACCGGTAAGCCCGTCTGAAGGCGACCAATATGTGTTGAAATATTCGTCCAGCGCCTGGGTTTGGGAATTATACACGCCTTAATAGATAATTGGGCGTTTCGTGTAGCCAAACATAATAGGGATGGCGGCAATCTGTCTAGCTATCTGATCAGGATGACTGGCATATTATGAAATTCAAAGAACTAAGAGTTGTTCAGCTTACAAGTCCGCCAGCACTTGGTGTTAATCCGCCAGAGAATACTGTCTATGAATGGTACACGAATATATCTAGCGATATGCAGACGCTGCATTATCGGTATCAAGATGGGTCAGAGAGATCTGTCGCCGGTGGTGGAGTAACTGGTGCAACTGGTGCAACTGGTTCGCTTGGTTATACCGGTGCCACAGGAGCGGGTGTACAAGGTGCTTCAGGTGCAACCGGCCCTGGTGGTGGTAATCCGGGTGCGACAGGTTCAACAGGGCCTATTGGAGCAACCGGAACCGGTCTTACAGGGGCGACAGGTCCGAGAGGTGCTTCCGGTGCGACGGGACCTTCAGGTGGGCCTATTGGAGCTTCAGGGGCTACTGGGGCAGTCGGTCCACATGGTGCAACCGGACCCGCAGGAGGCCCCACGGGAGCCACGGGAGCTACAGGCATTGCTGGCGCTACTGGCTTAGTTGGTCAGATTGGTTCTACTGGCCCTCGTGGCGCAACTGGTGCTGGCTTAACTGGTGCTACTGGATTGGCGGGAGCTACCGGCCCAACGAGTGTCAGTGCTGCACCAGGCGAGAATGTAATAATAAATGGAGGGTTCGATTTCTTTCAGCGCAATACTAATTCGGGCAATAACCCATTCTCTACTGCTGATGATAGCTATTGTTTTGATCGTTGGATTGGGCTTACTCAAACCAGTACCATTAATACGCTACGATTTAATTTCGAAAGAGGTACTGGAACGCCGCCTGGACCATTTTGCGGAGCAGCACACAACGCTGTAGCAACAGCACAAAGATTCGGATTGTTGCAGATTGTGGAAGGAGTCAATTCTTTCCCATTACGTGGTCAAGCGATTACACTACAGGCGACACTAAATACCAATGCTATCGCTAATTTTCTGCCTGTGCGATATGCTGTTCTAGAATGGACTGGTGTCGCAGACACAGTTACAAGCGATGTTGTCAGAGATTGGAATAGCGTAGTCTATGCACCGAATGCCTTCTTTCTGAGCAGCAATCTTGTTGTTGCTGCCATTGGTTCTGTGACTGTTGCTTTCGGCGCAACTACAAATATCGTTCTACCTGCTACTATAAGCACGGCTTGTAATAATTTGATGGTGTTTTTCTGGACTGAATCACCAGTAGCACAATATGGTGAATTGATTTTATCCAAAGTTGATTGTCATATTGGGTCATCCAGAATATGGGATCCGCGACCAACAGCACAAGAATTAGTGCTATGCCAACGATATTTTGAAAAGAGCTATTCTCTTGATATAAAGCCAGGTACATCTACATCTGATGGTATGGAACAAGGATGGGTGATTCCGAATAGTTATGGATGGATGAAAACGCCATCAGTGACGCATTATCTGGTTTCAAAACGCATTGTAGCGAGGCCATTGATCTATTCGCCTTATACAGGTGTATCTGGTGTTGTAGGCGAATACAACGTTGGTTCGACTTATATTGCAGACCGTGCAGCCGACGCTACATATTTTGGCAATAACTCGTATTCGGTACAGAAAAGGGCCGGTACTACTGCATGGACCACCGACAATTTAATTTGGCATCACTGGACAGTCGACGCAGAACTGTGATGAAGGGTTGATATGAAATTCAAAGAATACAGAACAATCCAGCTTTCATCGGCACCGGTCTTCGGTGATAATCCGCCAGAGAACACTGTTTATCAGTGGTTTACTGAAGGTAGTTCTAGCACTGTCGTTATCAATTGTCGATTTTCTGATGGATCAGAGAAAACTGTGTCTGGTGGTGCTGGTCATATTGGTGCGACTGGTAGTACAGGTCCGACCGGAGCAACAGGTCCATTAGGTGGCCCGATTGGAGCTACCGGGCCGACTGGAGCAACTGGCATTCAAGGATTAACTGGTGGTGCTTCTGGCCCAATCGGTTCAACCGGCCCAAGAGGTGCGTCTGGTGCTACTGGTCCAACTGGCGGATTGACTGGTGCTACGGGTTCTACTGGAGTAAGAGGAGCATCTGGTGTTAATGGTGCATCTGGTGTGGCTGGTAGTGCAGGTTCAAATGGTGCTTCTGGTCCAATCGGCTCAACCGGCCCAAGAGGTGCTTCTGGGGTTAGTGTGACTGGCCCGATTGGTGCTACTGGCCCTACTGGTCTTGAGGGTGGACTATTAGGCGAAAATGTGTTGATCAATGGTGGGTTCGATTTCTTTCAACGGAACAACAATCTCGCCTGGACTAACTACACGGTAGCTGACGACAACTATTGCTTTGATCGATGGATAGCACTAACCCAATCGAATCCAGTTATTACCTATCGTTGGAATCCGGTTACTGGTACATCAGCACAACCTGGTCCATTTGGCGGTTGGATGACGCAAAGCAATGCGACTGCGCAAAGGATGGGCCTGTTACAAATTGTTGAAGGTTTTAACTCTTTCCAATTGCGTGGTAGGAATGTTACGCTACAAGCTTGGGTGTCTAACCCATCAGGATCGAATTTGCGTTATGCTATCTTGGAGTGGACCGGTGTTGCTGATACCGTAACAAGTGATGTTGTACGAGATTGGACTAATGCATCCTATACTCCGAATAATTTCTTCATCAGCAGTAATCTGGTTGTGGCAGCTACAGGCTATATATCAGGTTCTGCTTGGCAAAGTGTTACACTAAATGCCACTATAAGTGCCGCTTGCAGTAATTTAATGGTGTTTTTCTGGACTGAATCTCCGGTAACACAAAACGGCACAGTAGCACTTATGCAGGTTGATTGCCATTTGGGCGGCTCGCGACTTTGGAGTCCAAGGCCAGCAGCACAAGAGTTACAACTATGTCAGCGATATTATGAAAAGAGCTATAATATCGACGTCAAACCCGGCACAGCACAAGATCGCAGTGGTGCAGCAGGGTCTCGCAATATAGACCTTTGGTGGTTGTATAGCTTTATGAGTTATTACACAACGCCAAAGCGTATCTCGGCCAGACCGACAATATATTCGCCATATACCGGTGCTGTCGATAGGACTGGTGAGTATAACACGGTACAAGCTTATCAAAAAGATTGCACGAACACTATTATGGAATTTGGGGCGAGGGGCTATGGTATTGCGTGCGGAGGCGGGCAATACGATGACGGCATGGTGATCTGGCATCATTTTACAGTAGAATGCGAGTTGTAGTATGGCTGCTATCACAATAGACATTGGTATCACCGGACTGACGAACGTTAAGGCACTACCTTTTAGTGCTGATTTTTCGCAAGTTTGGGACGGCGATCAATTAACAGCAATAGATACAGCCACACCTGCTTTTATTGACATGCCAGAGCTTGCGGTTGGCGGAATCGGTGCTGGAACATATAAAGCAGATCTGCCAACATCATTAGATATCATAAATGATAACGACGGATTGTGGATATCCATTTACGATGCTGGTTCGCCACCATCTGTAAGCGATCCTTTATACGGATATGTGCCACCATCTTGTAAATCGGCACTCATTAATGCTGTTGTCGATGCAATCTCCAAGCTCGAAATAACCATCGATCCGGCTGATTTACAGAGAGCCTTGAAGGGCGCGATAATCAAGCCAACTCGCGTCGTTATCGGGCCATGTCAACGACCGCCGTGCCCAAGCTAAGTCGTCAATGCTGTCTTTCTACGTAATAACTTAACTAGACAGCTACCAAGATCCATGAAATAATCGTGTTCTGCCATAGCGCCGATACATTCAATTCCGAGTTTGTCGAACTGAGCAAGGTCTGGTTTTTGGCCTTTTGGGATCGCCTCAGCAATTGTAGTACCATCGATTAGATCAAATTGTTGAATAAACTGCATGAAATATGGGCCTGGGACTGGTATGTCGCGTGAAAAGTAAAACAGATAACGATTTTCGGCAATATTGCTTACTTTGAAAAAGTCGATCGTATCATCAACAACTAGAACTTGATTAGCTCCTTCGAAATTTAGCCCGTTTGTCTCGACGTGATAGTACCAGACTTGTGCTGTTGGTAGTTGAATGCGTGGTAGCCGCGTAAGTGCAAAGAGTTTGTCGAGTTGGATAGTGCTAACCATATGGTCGAATTCGATTCTTCGACCACCCCATATCATGTAGTGATCCCCAATTTCCGATACTTGCCCTCTATTGCTGTCGTCAACTAATCTCTGGTTATGCTTCTGTTGTAGTTGATTGTAAAGTTGATTAACCTTGATGTTATATATGAAATGGTTGCCTCTAGACTTGATGCATGGCAGAGCTTGTGGTGGTACTTGTGATCCGAATACTTTATTTAGCCAAGCGTTAATCACAAGATCTTCTGGTTGTAATAAACTCCCGCCGAGAGAATAAGATGTTTTGTAGATGAACGATATCTTACCGCCGAAATGAGCTATAAGATCATCTATTCTTTCATCTCTAATAATGAAATTGTCGGCTAACGCCGGTCGAAAGCTATAGAAACGGGAGCGCGAGAATGGCACCACTAACCATTGGTCGCCTAGGATTTCTTTAGCAAGCAATCCTACTATTCCGCTCCCCAGTATCACTCCTTGCATTTCGCTCTCGACATCTTTTGGGCGACAGTGAGTGAATCGTCGTCTGGTATGCTATTCACCGATGTCACGGTTTCATCTAGTTCGCAGCGAGTCAACTGATTGCTATTGAATGGATTGACAAACGGATCGATAAAAGGCGGCGGCGGAGCTTTTATTTCAGGCTTTCCAGCACCGCATTCTGGGCACGCTACGAATTTATATCCATGATGCTCTAGTATTTCGCTCGAATAGACATAGAATCCAGCACAGCAGAACGGACACATAGCTGAGAATCTAGATGGTAAATCGAACTCAAATTCGAAGGGTCTAGCCTGCGTTTGGGCAGCCTTGTCTGGATGATCAGACGGGACAGCAACCATCAGCGTGACGAGTTGGTACTGCTCTGGATGAGTATTCGGTAGTAGCGTTATTTTGTTGTTATCGCTTGCGAGGACCATTCTTGACTTCCTTTGTTTTGAGCTTCAACAGCTTTGGCTTTTAGTTTATCGAAAGCCTCTTTAGATACCCACAATTCTACATACCTATCATCCACGACATTAACTGACGGTTTCATATTAATGTCGACTGACACAGACGACACACAGATATAGTAGCATATAAAAGTTCCATTCATACGGATGCCAGTAAGATCGCAAGTTATGCCCTGAGGGCACTTCTTGTTATCAATTATTCTGGACGGTTTGTAGCATTTGATAACGATGTCCTTAATCTCGTCCATACATCGTTGACAAATGTCAAAAGAATGAGACGGATCAGTTGCTTTTGATAGTACTATCGAGTTGTTCGTGACAATGGCTTCTTTGGCGTCGAACGAGAAGTAATCAAACTTCTCAATGACATTAAGACCACACCAATCACAAATAATTCCTCGTTTGTCCTTGGTTAACATGGTGCATCCTGTAATTATTGTTAGTATTATTTACCTATGGATCTTCAAGAATTTGACTGGCAGGGCGGACCGAATTATCCGTTCATACCGCGAGAAATAATTTCTAGCTGGGATGTAGCAATTATGGGATTACAAGAAACACCGTTTGATCGTAAGCTGCGGATGTTGAGACAGTTGAGCAATACATGCCGTGCTTGTACTATGTGCGAACTTGGACGCAAAGAGCCAGAAAGAAATGGCACTGTGAGAGATCCACATGTACTCAGCAATATGAACCCGACGTCAACGAGGGTGGTTGTAGTCGGACAAAACCCTGGATGGGAAGAAATAACCAAAGGAACGCCATTTATAGGGCAATCGGGAAATAATTTCAATAAGGAATTGGCTAAACACGGCATCGACAGGAGCCAATTCTACATCACAAACGGTGTTAAATGCTTTACGGCAGATAACGCAAAGCCAAATTATCAGCACGTTAGTAGATGCAAACCGTTCTTGATGATGGAATTGACATTAATCAATCCATTATTGGTTGTTACATTAGGCGGTTCGGCATTCGACATATTATGCCCTGGTGTCGGATATCAACAATCATTGGGCAGAATAACTAAGAGTGAAGAGTTTGATGTGAAGGTGTTCGCTATTTATCACCCGTCGCCGTTGAATTTAGCAGACAGAGGTAGACGTGCTGATTTTGAACGTCAAATAGCCATACTTGCAAAGCTTGTTAAGCGTCTTTCCGTTCCTGAGTAGTATTAGCTTTGAATCCTTTACATCTACCTTCTTCACTAATTTCACATAATGATGGAACGGTGCAGATTCCAGAGAAATTATAGACGCAAGATATAGCCTTACATTCTATATCTTGCCAATCGCGTGATACAGGATAGCCGTCATGGTGCGGCATCAGTGATTCCGTCATCGGGAGTCTCCAAATTATATGGAACTAGACGATATACCGGCTTACCAGCGCGGGTTGTTCTGCGTAAGATATAGTCATTACCTTTCTGTCGTAATAATCCCTTCATTCGCATCATAAGTGATGAAGGATTGGTAACGGCTGGGCTAGAGGCTTCGAGCAGCTTGCTGATTTCTACCGGCTCGCCAGTTGCAACTGCTTCGAGTAGCAGACTGTAAGCTGCTTCAGTAGCCAAAGTCTCTGGATCGGTCCTAATTGGACCTCTAATTTTATCATTTGCAGCCGCTTTGATATTCTCGATCGTTTCCTCGCTTAGTTGTCGAACATCTTCGGCGATGATCTTTTCAATTGGGTCACCTAAGTCGACAGATATAACATTAATTTTCGCCATAATAATTTTCCGTTCTGTTGCGTATTTAAATCACAGGGACTTAAATACGAGTACGACTGTATGGTGACTACAGGATAGAGACGAACAAATGGCGACTGCAGATAATAATAGTTGTATAGTGTGTGGGTCCGATAAGGACCTCGATACGGAATTGGTCATAACTGTCGATGACCAAAAAGTCACTGTTAAGGTTTGTGCCGAACACGCAGATGATATAACTCCGAAAGCAGCTAAGGCCGCATATTTGAAATGGAAGTCAACTCGCGATACTCAGATGCAAGAGTTTTTGGCACAGGCAGCTAAACTCGGCATGACTGTGGTTCCGCAGGGCTCGTTAATCATAGCCAAGACCGAAACACCAGCAGCAAAACCGGCACCGAAACAGACCATAGCTGAGTCTCAAGTCTCAGCCGAATTGCAAGGCTCAAGAGAGGATGGTATACTACCATCATCTGTTGTCGATAATGTCATGCAACACCGTGTTTCTGGTATGTCCGGGTCTATTGGCGGTAAAAATGTTGAAAGGCATGATGCATATGATCCGAACCAGCTTAGTGATCAACTACCAGAAGGTGCCAGGGATGGTCTCGTGAAGATGGAATTAGCTGAAGGTAGGCATGGTACGCCTTTAGCAATTCCAGCGATAAGACAGGATGGGCTAGGAACGACGCGAGTTAGAATTGCTAAGACGATGACTGACGCAGATCTGCAACGTAGATTCAAACAGCAGGCGTCTGCGGATCACTCCTTCGTGGAGGGTTATGACCTACATCGTTGCCCATTATGTAAGGGCGATGGTCAGATAGCAAAGAGCCAAACGGAAGTAATCCCGTGCCCGAAATGCAACGGCTCTGGGCTTCTCTAGATGCCGGGAGGCGTGAGGCTGAATTGCCGCGTCGAGACACCCAAGAATTTGCGGTGTCTTGGCTTTCGTGGAACGCCTGTTGGTTGAGATGTAAAACCAGCAACTCTTGAGCCAAAGTCTTCTCCATTCTCTGGCTTGACGTCTTTGGAACTTAGACCTAATAGAGATTTGCGGCCATAAGAAGCACCAGAGGCGTGCTGTAGAGCCCTCATGAAATCGCCTTCATTGAGTAGTTCTAATTTCATTCTGCACTACCCGGCGATTGTCCTGGTTTACTGACAGAAATTATACCTTCCATGTCTGGATGATATCCGGCGTCTTGTTCGCGCCACCCATCACCTTCGCTAACCTCTTCCTTGATGGTATTGAGGATACCGATAGCTTTTTCTTGTTCGACGCCGCAAATGCCTTGAGATTGCATCTCTTGCATCATGGCTTTCTCGAACAATGGGTCGGTGATATATTTGTAATTATGAACTTTACGGAAGGCTCTACAGACACCTTCGTGGCAGACTAAATCTACCGATTTTAGCTCGAACAGGTCATTGACCTGTTCGTGCAAATATTGCAACGACTTGGCATCGGCGTCAGCCAGATCTTTTGGCGGGTCTGGTATGCCTAGCTGCACCTTGTGCTGTAGATATGTCTGGATGGCTTCGGTTAGCAGTCTTTCGTTGCTGTTCATAAAACGTCTCCTGTATAAATCTTTGCTTGGACGACAGATGGATAGTTCCCATTACTTACCAGAGGAACCCAAGCCAATAATTCAACAACTTGATCAAGTTGAATTATTGACTATTAAGCGAGTTAAGTACTTATCTACTAGGCCAGGATATTCTCCTAGCCCGCATGGTAGGTGGAGTGTTGTAGGAATTATTGACGGTGATGCTCTATTAGCCAAAGATGATACTCTCATACGTATTCCATTAGGTGACATCCGGAAGGCTTGCACACACGACCGCCAACAAGTTATCGATTGCTTGGCGGACATCTGTTACAAAGGCAGAAAAAACGATGGCAAAGAAGAAACCGTCAGTTAAGTCGGAAGCCCAACTTGAAGCAGAACAATCGGGACAGCTAATCGACTTCGATGATATGATCGCCGATCTTGAAAAGAAGTTCGGCGATTCAATACAATGGGGTGGTGCGGCATCTATCAAACCAACCAAGTCGACATCTACTGGTCTAGCTAATCTCGATATTGCTCTTGGCTGTCGTGGCGTTCCTGACGGTAGGATTATAGAAATATACGGCACAGAATCGAGTGGCAAGACAACATTAGCCTTGCAGATTGTGGCGAGCTTTCAGCAGCAAGGTAAGCTTACGGCATATGTCGATGCTGAGCATGCGCTTGATTATGATTGGGCCACACATATCGGTGTCGATGTGAAGAAATGGTTGTTATCTCAGCCAGATAGTGGCGAGCAGGCACTCGATATCGTCCAAGCATTGGCTACTTCTGGCATTGTTAAATTGGTTGTCGTCGATTCCGTAGCAGCACTCGTGCCGCAAGAGGAATTGGATGGCGACATCAGAGACAAGCAGATCGGTGCACAAGCTAGGCTCATGTCTAAGGGTATGCGCAAATTGGCTGGTATATGCCTGAAGAGCGGCACAACTGTAATCTTTATCAATCAGCTACGTGATAAAATTGGGCAAGTTGGGCCAAGCTATATGCACCCAGAGATTACGCCAGGTGGCAGAGCATTGAAATTCTATTCATCAATGCGTTTAGAGGTTCGCAGAGCTGAGACATTGCGTACTGCGAATCTTCCATATGGTATGACTACCAAGGTTAAAGTCGCCAAAAACAAAGTAGCACCACCATTCAGATCCGCTTCGCTTGAAATTCATTTCGGTGCGAAAAGCGGTATTTATGGTTTTAATAAAGCGCATGCACTTATTAGTGGCGCTGTCGAAACATCAGTTATCACTCTCAGAGGTTCAAATTACTATTTTGGTGATCGTAAGATTGCTATTGGTAAGGATAAGCTCGCTGAAGTATTAGGGTCCGATCAAGAGTTGTTCAAAGCCATTTACGATGAGACGTATCGCCTCATGGAAGCTGGCCAGATTACTGGTCCTATCGAAGATGATGACACCAAAGATACGGAGGCGGAAGAATCGAATTTTGACGAGGAAGAATAATGGCAAGAGCACCGACATATAACATTGGGCAGACAATATATCTAGCAGAATCAGCTGCTCTTGGTTTTCTAGAAGCTTATATTATCAAAGAGATTGCATATCAGCCCAGTGGTAAGATTATTTATACACTGGCTACGTCGCTGAAGCAACCATCAGCAATTCAAACTATTGGCGACAGAGTAACTGGTCAGCGTGCCTTGCCAATTAAGTTTTATGAAGAAGACCTGATCGGATACGAGCAGGCACTTGATGTCTGTATTGCAAACTTGCAAAATCAACTAGCCGCTTTGCAACGTTTGCGACAAGGACTGACCTAATGATTGAGGCTCTTCAATCAGAGCAAGACTCTGGCACTGTCGATACGCCATTTGGCCCGAATATGGAATCGGGCATCGTATCACTCTTCTTAGACTTCCCAGAGTTATTTGTGCCGACATCCAAATTCATTACGATGGATTTGTTTACACGGCCAGAAGTGAAATATGTTGTTGGGTTCTTGAAGCAAGATTTCGAAAAGTTTGGGCTGCTACCGACGCGAGCACTATTGCATGATAGAATCGCCAAACTGCTCACCGCTGATGACCCACACCAAGAGATATTAGGTGTTGTCGATAGAACATCAGATCCGCGAGAAACGCCGTTTCTGCGACAATCGCTGCGTGATTGGTTAGAGCACAAATCATATGAGCAGCTTTATTCCGATGAAGCAATAGCTGCACATCAACGCGGAGATCATGAGTTTCTGCGAAAAATAGTCGATTCAGCATCTAGCATCAGTATGGTCGGCGACCAAGGATTTTGGTTCTTCGATCAAGTTGATGAGATATTTGTCGATACAGCGATAGAACACATCAGCACGGGATTTCCAGGATTAGATGCTAACTTAAATGAGGGTGGCCCGTCTCCCGGAGAAGTGCTTATCATATTAGCCCCGACCGGCGTTGGCAAGACGTTGACTTTAATCAACATGGCACATGCTGCAATGCTTGCTGGTCATAATGTCTTATTTGTGACTTTCGAGCTATCGACATACAAAACAGCCATACGACTTGCAAGCTGCATGGCTAAGACAGAAATTAGTGCTTTTACTCGTGCTAATATTGACACTTTACCACAAGAGCAGCAGCAGAGCATACGAGACAATCAAACGCTTGTACGCAATAGGATTCAAGGTAAGAGAGGGAAATTTGGTGAGTTGGTCATATATGAGCGGCCACCAGATGAGTGTAGCGTAAATGACATCTATGGCATCATCGAAACTAATCGCAAGACTAAGGGATGGGCACCAAAAGTTGTAATACTTGATTATCTTGAATTGATGAATAGCCGCCACAGTCATAATAATGACGAAGGCGACTACACAAGACAAAAGAGCGTAGCGACAGAGATGCGTGGTCTAGCTAAGAATGAAAAAGTTTTAGTCTATTCCGCTACGCAGACCAATCGCAGCGGCGTCAAGAACGGCCAAGGCAAGGACGCTAAACCCGCTGAAACAGTACACATTGATCTGGATAAAGCTGCCGAGAGCTTCGGCAAGGCGATGCCAGTCGACTATGTTGTTAGCTTGAATCAGACTGAGGACGAATACAAGATGGAACCAGCAATAGTTAGGCTATGGATAGCTAAGAATCGCAATGGTCCGAAGTTTGTTCCTGTCACTACTAACGTATTTTATAAGAGAATGGAAATCATAGAAGTCCACTAACCAAAGAAACAATCATGTCAGAAGACGCTTTATTGGCCCGGTCGCTCACTTCCGTGGTCGAAATGATCCAGCCGAAAAAGGACAAGTATCAGATCACTCCAATTCTGGTCGGAAACGATTTCGTGGCGATTGCACCTATCGCGACCAAGAAGGAAAGCAGTATTATCGTGCCAGATGAAGAACCGACCATCGGAATCATCATCGGCATGGGTCCGCTTGTCCCAGCAGATATGCGCACTGCGTTTGTCGTCGGCAACGTTGTCAGATTCAATCCGAAGCAGTTTATCTGCAACTTGGACGGATTATATCCTGCCTACGGTAAGGCACGGATTGTACTGACCCGCTATATCAACATTTTGGCGGCTGTGCCCGGTGAGTCTGTGTACGTGGTCGGGCTCGATAAGGCAAAAGAATAGAGGCGATAATGCCGCGATATAACTACATATGTAGTGATTGTGTTGCTGCTCGTGAGAAGGAAGTGGGTAGACCGCTCACCGATGATGAGCAGTCCGAGATCGTCTTCGAGGTATCACACAGCATCGTATTTCCGCCGAAGAAAGAATTGCAAAAGCTGACGAAATGCCCATTGTGCGAAAGCCACGATACACACATCACTCTACTAGGAACGGATCAGAGTATTCGAATTCGTGGTGGTGATTGGCGTGAGTTCAGAAAGAAGAATGCCCGTGCTCTGCAGCGTGATATGGCATTACATCAGTTGCAAAATAATGATCCATATGGATATATGAGAACGCCGGACGATAAGGCTGAGCTTGTCGATAAACTTCGCACTGGCGGTAGAAGACAGACCGACAAGAAGCATTTCTTAACATAACAATGGCCCGAACTGATGATACTATCAGCTATTTCTGTGCATTGTTTGACAGAAAGATGCTACCGTTAGCTGCTGGGATACAGACGCCCAACAATACCAGTATCATCCCTCTATACCATTCTGGTGTTGGCAGGTCTATCTACGATATCGAGAAGTCGATAAAGAAACTATATCGATGGATGGAGTTGTCGCTATTACAAGATAGGGTTCTAGTTGTCAACGACTTTAAATCGGTGCTGCGTGGGTTCAAATTCGAGCTACCAAGAGAGCAGTTGAATGTATATGATGCTTTCGTGCCGATGCCGAAGATACAGGGCACATTTGAAGAGACATCATGTATTATCAACAATATTTTATCGGAGATGAAACACAGTCGCTTGCGGCTTTGGCAGAAAGTCGCTGGTAATGCTGCTATCGTTTATGAAAGCTTGGAGCGTCAAGGTATTCTGGTAGGCGGTATCCGTAAATTTCCGCAATGGACATATCGTACGGTAAGCGGCAGAAGTAAAAACACTGGATTCAATTTACAAGGAACATCTGCTAATGATAGCATATCAGATCCATACGGTAGCGACTCCGATTATTTTGTGAATTTCGATTGGAGAGCGGCAGATATACGGATAGCTGCAATACTGAGCGGCGATACACATCTTGATGAAATGTCGGCTGGAGCAGACCCATACCAACAGCTATCAGAGATGCTGCAAATACCACGCAAAGAATGTAAGATCATGCTGCTGCGTGCTATCAATTCTATCGACATAGATAACCCGCTATTTCAAATGTTTCCTAGTCTTCGCACATGGATGATTACCCAGAAACAGAAACTAGATGATGGGCAACCTATCGCTAGTATCCTAGGCAGAGAGTTCTATAACGCTGAGAAACCACGTTCTGCTTTCAACGCAACTATGCAGGGCTCAATAGCCCAAGCAATGCAAATCACAATTAGAAGAGTGTGGGAATCATATTATAGGCTCTTAGCTGAGACGCACGATTCTATAACCGTGGCATGTAGTAAGAATAATCTTAGGCCGACGATACGCGAGATATCTAACATAATGTGTAGGCCATTCTTCGGAGTGCTAGATAGCAATCCAGTATTCCCGGTCCGTGTGAATGTAGGGATGAAATGGTGTCAGTGGGAGCCTAAAATGTTATGCTTGGATGTAGATAAGTTTCGCCCCTGTTGATGTATTTGAGGCAGGTTATGGACGAACTAGAACAAGACTTGCCGATAGATTCGGAATCCGATCAGTCGGATCAGCTACCAAAGTGGTTCCAAGAGCATGTACCACTGGATCTAGCCACCAGCAATCTGTTCAAGTTCAAGGTTAAGCTGCAGAATGGCACAGTTTGTGAAGTAAATCTAGCACAAGATATCGATATCAACTTCGAGATACTCGAAGACCAGCACGAGCGCATACCTGCCCAGTATATCTATTGGGCGGCTATTTATAGTGAATTGCGAAGTGCTGTAGCACAATTAGAACTCAAAATCAAATCACGCCGCCATGCACTGGTGCGTAGGATTTTAGAGGAATTCAAGGTTAAAGGGACTAAGCTGACCGACAAGCAATTGAATGCTTTGGTCGATGGTGAAACTGGCTTGATTAAAAGCGAGGCTGAGCTTACCATCATACAGAGAAATTGTGGGAAAGTATATCACATGGTGGAAGCCATTAGGCTACGGTCAGAGCACAGCAGGTCGCTGGCTGGTTTCAAACGACAAGAAAAAGAACAATCTGGTAGACAAACCTAGGAGACTCACATGAGCAGTTACGATATTGAAGCAATCAGGGCTCAAGTTAGAGCCAAGATGAAGAAGAGCAGAGACCCAACCGAATTTCGTGCACCGAAAGTCGATGAGGGTAAGACAGTCAAGTACAAATTTTACATCTTACCGCCGCTGCAAGAAGGTGACGCCTGCTGCGAAGGCAAATCCACTTGCGAAAGATCGATGGACCTGTTTGCTATTTCGAACGGTGCCCATTACATCGACAACAAGCGAATCGGTTGCCCACGGATCATCAATGAAGAAGACTGCCCGATCTGCGAATACGCATTTGATCTGCTTGCCGAGATCGATGGCACAACTGTCGAGGGCAAGAAGAGGCGCAGCGAAATTGGCAAGGCTCTGCTCCCAGGCCAATACCACCTTGTGAATCTCTACTTTCCGAAGACTGACATCAATCCGGAAGAGGTCAGAGACAAGGTTTTCTGGTTCAATGCCCCGAAGACTATCGTCGACATTTGGTTGGAATGCCTCTATCGCGATGACGATGGCGGCGATCCGGACGACAAGTTAGCATTCGGCGTCTTCTTCGACGAGTGCAACGCCAACTTGTTCCAGCTGGAAGTCGTCAAAGACGGCCAGATGAACAGCTACAAGAAGTCGAAGTTTGTCGGTGTAAAGCGACCGATCATCGTCGACAAAACCGGCAAGAAGATCGATTCGCGGATTGCTGAGATTCTCGCCAAGCGGCACAACCTCTGGGAGAAGATGCCGGAAGTAAATCCGGAAGAGTGTGCTCGTGTTGCCGCTGCTCTCAGTGGTCGTGCCGCTGCAAAGGCTGCGCCTTCTGGTGGATTCGACCACGACGAAGACGCCACTGCGTCGGAAGAAGCACAAGAATCGGCCCCAATTGCGAAGCCTGCTGCCACCAAGCCTGCCGCCAAACCAGCCGCTGCCGCCAAACCAGCCGCTGCCGCCAAACCAGCCACCAAACCGGCTCCGAAGGAAGAAGTGGCTGAAGAAGCAGTCGAAGAAGCAGTCGAGGAAGCAGTCGAGGAAGCGGTTGAAGAGCAGGTCGAGGAGTTGTCTGGCGAAGTGCCAGTCGAGGAAGAAGCTGCAGTCGAGGAAGAAGCAGTCGAAGAAGTTGCTGAAGAAGCAGTTAGTGACGACGTTGATGGTGAAGTTGACCGCCTGCTCGATGAATTGAACAGCTAGGCCGACTAGGGCGGAACGTGCACAGGGCGGGTGATTCACCCGCCCTGTGTCTTATCACGACACGAGGACTATGATGGATGAGACTAGCGAACCAACTCAGAAATGCACATTATTGGTCGATGCTAGGAATCTGATGTATCGTGCTATTTTCGCTGGCAGAAAACCGCAAGCCAAGTTTCAACATCAGCACCCATTCACAATAATGTTACGTTTCATGGTCGGTTGGATCGACCGCTTCAAGCCGCAGAGCGTGAATATCTTCTGGGACGCCAAAAGATCAACGCTGTGGCGGATGAAGATTTTTGAGGGTTATAAGGATAAGCCTGATAAGTATACTATCGATATCAAGGATGAATTAATTAGTACACAACTCGCTGCGAAAGCTATGTTCGGCCATATGGGATGCAGGCAATTCAATAAGGCCAACATGGAAGCTGACGATTTGATTTATGCCGCTTGCAAGGTTTTAGCGCCAGCCCCAGTGATCATCTGTTCTGCGGATAGTGACTACAACCAGATAGTATTTCGTATGTCGCATGTTCGCTGTTTTGATCCGATGAAGGAATGCTTCATCCAACAAGTCAACTATGATCCAGTTATCCAGAAGGCGCTTTGTGGCGATGCGTCTGATAGGATTAATGGATATGTAGGAATAGGTCCAGTCAAGAGTACGGCAATGGCTAAGTCGAACAAAGACAGAGCTGCATTCTTGGCACAAGCAGGAATACAATTATTTGTTAGGAACATGCTGCTTATAGATCTATCACTGTGCCCCGATCTATTGAAGAACCAATTATACGTTCAACGTGTTCTCGACACAGAACCCGCTTTTAGTAAGAGTGAATTATTCGATCTGGCTCGTAAATACAAAGTCAGCGGCTTTGTCACTGAGTATAATGGACTGGCTGCTAGATTCAAGCAGTTTGTTACTCAGCCAGAGGTAAGTAATGGCCAGAACAGCAAGTCAAGTGGGAAAGTCTAACGTCTCTACAGCTAAAAATCACGAGCGTAGAGTAGCTAAGTTATTATCTGAATGGTCTGGAAGAGAATTTCGAAGGCGTAGGGTTGAAGGCAGAGAATCTGATACAGTATTGCGTGACCTGACCGGCGATGTGGTTCCGGCTGATGCAAAGAATAGATGCCGATTCAACCTTGAAGCTAAGAAAGGCAAGGGATTTAGCTTCAATTCTATCTTGAGTGGTTTCACCACTTGTAAATTCTCTGAGTGGTACCACCAATCAACCTTTGATGCCCTTCTGGTATCTAAGGCTCTCCAGATGCCGATAATGCCGATGGTATTCTTCAAGCCGCATCCCAACTTCGACTGGGTTGCTTTCAGCGTCGGGGCCTTAGACTTCTTAAGGCCGAAAGATTCGAATGAAAAACAAGAGCGTTTATGGTTTCCACATTTGCTCTTCGACCATTATGGATATTGTGAAGAGATCTCATTCAACATTAGCCACACCAAAAATAGGAAGAATGTGGTGATTGTTCCATTGCAATTGTCGCCGTGTTTGATTTGCACATGGAATGATTTTGCCGCAAACGTCAATCCCGACTCATTCTTCTTTGGTGAATCATGGCATGCGGTGGATGTGGCAACCGAAAGCCGGTTAGAGTTGCAAGGGCAAGCAAGCCTGCAATCATAAAACTACCAACTGACACCCCGAGGTCAACGCCACAAATACATCAACAAGCACACGTTCAACGCATCGGCGTAAGAAAGGCAAGGCAATAATGGGATGTGGTGCATGTGGTGGCGGATCTGCAGCAAGGATGATGCAAAAGAGGGCGGTCGGAACACAACCAAGAGCAAAACCAGCTCCTGCGCCAATTTCGACTCCAAGAATGCGTCCAGCGTCGACTACGCGGATTGTAGTTGCAACACCAAGTCAATCGATTAAAGTCAAGCAGCAATTGAGAGATTTGAAGACATGCCCATTATGTGGATCGACTTTATCGCCAATATTATCGGGTAGTGGCGTTCGTAATCGTAAGCGATGCTCACGTTGTAATCGAACATTCATATGACAGAAATAATAGCAATCATCGGTGCTTGGCTAATTTGTGGTATTGCTGCGGAACGTGCGGCTGAAGCGATAACAGTTTCAGTATTCTTTTCGCCACTACGGCAAGCACTAGCGAAGCTTGCCTTGCTGCAACTCTATCGCAAGAGCAATCCAAATGACACCTGGATGTCGGACGACAACACGGTTTACAGGGGTAGAATATATAGCATAGTTAAGGCGTTAGGACGGTGGGCTTCAGATCTTGTATCATGCGGTTGGTGCACGAGCTTTTGGACATCGTTCTTTTTCTCTGCCTTCCTGCCAGGTAAGTATATATCATTCGACGCTTGCGATAATATCGTAGTGAAGGCAATAGCTCTTTGGGGACTTGCAAATCTCTACCATGCTGTATTTAGATTAATACATAATGGCCGTGTCGCTGCGGTTGACGTGAATCTTCGCTTGATCGGTCCTGAGACAGATAATTCTGGAGGTACTAATGGAGAATTTGGAGAGGGAGTTAGCCAGGAGGACTCAATCGGAGTTGAACCGCCAACGGTTTGAACCGCCGGTTATCCGAACGGCCTCCGACATAAAGCGCGTTTTAGCGCAATTAGAGCCAAATTCTCGCCTTAATATCAAGACGGATGACGTTACTCTAGCCACTAACATGATTGGTACTGATGCGAATAATCGCAACCAGACATATCATGTATCAGCTAAGACGAAAACGAGTTCTGCACGAGATGTCTTGATTGAAGGTCTAAATGTCGTCAAGCAGCGAGAGGAAACTGCGCAGGCAGTTCGTGACAAAAGAGCGGTGGTGGCCGTCAATGGGAAAGAGATGAAGTCGCCGCCAGTTATCGCTGAGAATAGTTTCTCATCGGTAGATCCGGTAATCAGCAGAACTCTTGGTGGATATCGTAGCGGCTATTTCATCCAGTGGGATCTGATTGATGGCTTCACTTACCGTTATGATATTTACAACCATCGGCTGACTAGGTTCAAGACTGAAGCAAAATGAGAGAAGTAGAATTGCCACCGTTAGCAACCTTCAGAGCGTTATCGACGTGGACGCCGCGCTATGGTGATTTCATCATCTGGGCTGGATGGTTCAGGGTCTGGTTTGGCATCGTCAACAATTACGACTCAAAGAACGGCAAAATATCGATATTGTTTGAGGGCACGCCGCGCCTTCTGTTTACAATGACGGAAAGCGAGATGCAAAAGAGTGCTTTTGTGTTCGATCTCGACGATATCAGAAACAATAAGCGAGGACGCTGGTATATTCAGCAAACAGTCGATGGTAGTACAATCTGGTATATCTAGAATCATTCCGGCGATGTTATCGCACCCGGAACCGTTATCGGATACGAGTTTTGTGTCTGGTATGTTGTGCTATGTCGTCAAGTATTATCAGAACATTGGTATTAGCTGTCTAATATCACGTAATGAAGGTGATGTTGCGGTATCGATGGGTGATTGGAACGGACAGACCATCGACCTATCCAATACTAAGGATTCGCTATCGCTTGTTGCTATTGACTTCCTACAACACCAAGCAAAGCGTCTCATGGCGATATCACATGCCGCTGGTGTCAAGCAAGCTATTTATTATTTCGCTCTAGATACCGGCATACCTGTACTAGTCGATATTAGATTGAGTTTGAATAAGTTTCTCGGGCCTGGTATGGTCAGAGATGTATTCGGTAAAACCTTCGATACGCAGCAGGTGTTGAAAATCGATGTTATGTCAGAACAGCTATTAGAGCAGATAAAGAATGGAGCAGGAAACTTCAGTAGCGGCGTCATCATTAAGCCGAGTAGAGCGCGATTCATGGAAGTTAAGGGACAGCCTGTACCTCTTTACGTGGGAATACCATGCTCATCATAACGTGCGGTCTCCCGGCGAGTGGGAAGTCAAAGACTATAGATATCTTAGCCAAGCATAAGAGCTATAAATGGCACATTATAAGGCCGTCTGATTGGGTCCCGGAGAACTTGGCTACCCTCGACGAGCAAACTCAACGAGAATACAATATTGGCTGTTGGTCATTGGCTTTGGAAAAATGTAAAGAAGCCATTGAACAAATATCACCGAAAGAGATCATAGTACTAGACGCGTGTAACTCGAAGATCACCACAATTTTGACACTGATAACTGATGCGAAAGCGGCATTACACAGAGTTGTCTTATTATTTGTTCAGGCTAATGCTGATCTATGTTTAGCAAGGAATGCGAAGCTGAATGAACCGTTGCTTCGCGATTATGTCGATAGATTTAAAACATCTCTACCAAGATATAAGAAGTGTTGTGATACTGTTTTTGTGGCCCGCAATAATGGTACTTTCGAACAACTTGAAACTGAATTATATGACATTTGGAAAACATTGTGCCAGAGTATCTAAATCCGCACCCACACGACTTATACTTGGCTGGGCCTGATGGCAACACTATCCATATACGTAAAGGGCGTCGTGTAAGACTGCCGGAATTCTTTAATCGCTATGTCAGCAAAGATGGCGGAGTCAAGGGATATCTGATCAATGTTGATAATCTGCCTGTGATACCAGCAAAAAAAGAACTTAATATATCTCGACCGCAAACTAGACCAATACAACTAAATAGGGTAGTATCGAGAGATGTTAAGCGTCCGATAGTCGGCTGTATGCGGAGAAACATCGACTCTCCTTGTTCTAAAGCTTTCACAAACAGCGCTTATGCAATTAGCAACGGCATCGGCATCGGTATCCTGACTTACAATCGTCCATCGTCATTGCGGCGGTTGATTAATTCTATCTTAAAATTCACTGATACGTGCCGCACTACAATATTTATAAGTGATGATGGTAGCACTGACATAGAGCAAATTGCTTATTTGTCAGAACTAGAATCGCGTGGCGATATTGTCGTCCTAAAGAACCAGAAGCAGCTTGGAGTTGCAGGTAATAGCAATCGTTTAATGCATTGCCTTTCAAGATTTCCTAAGAAGATCTTGTTGAATGACGATGTTGAGATACTTAGTACAGGATGGGAAAACTTCTACTTTGCGGCGATGTATCGCACGGAGTTTCATCATTTCTGTTACCGTCAACCTGGTGTATACGGTGCAACGAAAGGCAATAGCGTCACAGTTCATGGCACAGTTTTAAGCGTTGTTGATAGTAAGCCGCATGGTGCTGTGATGGCGTTCGATCACATTGCTTTTGCGAAAGTTGGATATTTTGACGAGCAGTTCGGCCAATATGGAGTCGAACACGTCGATTGGTCTAGTAGGTTGTCCGACAGCAAGCTACAGCAGCCTGGATTTTTTGATGTAGATGGTTCAAATGCATATTTTGTAGTACATCCGGAACGCTCATCTGTCGAAAACAGGATTGAGAAGTTTAAGCATGCTAAAATCATTCTTAGCACTATCAAGACTAGGCCGACGTACGTTAATGCAAGCGAAATGACGGTAGTACCACGAGTTTCTTGTGTCATACCGTTTCGTGAAATAAACCGCAGAGGTTCAATATTAACTGTGCTTGGAAATATTAGAGCACAGCGATATCCAGATATCGAAATCATCATGACTGAAGAAGATTCAGCGCCGAAGATGAAAGATATAGACTGTGCTCCAGCCAGGCATGTTTTTACTACAGGACTGCCTGGTGCTGCATTCAACAAGAGTAGGGCTTGGAACTTTGGTGTTGAGGCGTGTACATCAGACTTATTGGTTCTACATGATGCTGATACTATAGCGCCGAGCAATTATTTTCAAGCAATAGTTCGAGAGCTAGCTGAAGCAGAATCTTGCCATCTTTGTAGGCAGATTTTCTATCTCGGCTCTCAAGCTACTCACGCCATCAACACGACAGGAATTGTAGATCGCCCTAGATATGATTATATGGTCGATTACTTTGAGGGCGGATCGGTCGCGTGTCGCCGCAAAGCGTATTGGAAGATTGGCGGTTTCGTAGAAGAATTTGTTGGATACGGCGTTGAGGACTGCGATTTCTATTTTAGACTATCAAAAGCGACTATATGGAAAGAGAACCGACATATTGACCTATTACATCTGCATCACGATAGAGTCGACAAATGGACGATGTTTCATAATAGAAACAAAGAATTGGGCGTGAGACTGGGAGCATTGTCGTTAAATGATAGAATAGCAAGGCAGCGGCAATTGCTGATACAAAGTGGTAGAGGTCGTTGTCTAGAATAGAGGGAAAATCATGCGAGTCCTATTTTGTAATAAGCCTGATGGTGCTTTCGGATTCATAACCGATGGTATGATTAATGCATTAAATGACGTCGGTGTAACAACAGCTAGATGGGACGGGAAGCGTGAGACTTGGGATTCATTCTCTCCAGACGCATATATTGGGTGTAGTGGACACAGGCAACCAATACCATATAGCCCAAAGTGTAAAAAAGCTATTCATGTTAATCCGTCTGGGCCAATCCGCGTTGAGCCTGATATCAATGAAAAGCCCGACACGATCAATTGGGTCGTAGCACAAGATCCAACTGTTGTATATGGCTATGGGCATGAAAGCGATCGTGAATACTGGAGCTATTGGGATCGAAATAAGCTACCATGGGTGCCAATGGCAACTGCCGGTGACGCAACCATATTTAAGAGCACTAACGGCACTCACGATAAATGCGATATCGGTTATATCGGCGGACGTTGGCCATATAAAGCAAAGGGGATAGATACATATTTATTGCCGGTCCTTCGAGATAAGGCAATTTCACACATGGTGTATGGCTGGGGAAACTGGCCTGCGGATTTGCCGGTAAGAAGAATAGCAGACAAAGATGTCCCGGCATTTTTGGCAAATTGCAGAATCGTGCCGTGTATTAGTGAACCGCATACACTAGAACATGGAATCGATTTGCCAGAGCGAGCTTTTAAGGCTGCACTAAGTGGTGCTGTTATTGTGCACGACCCAGCCAAAGGTCTTGATAGATACTTACCACACGTTATAACTGCAAGCAACCCAAAAGTGTTTCATTATGAGATCAAGGGTTTATTAAAGGATCATAGTTGGCTTCCTAAAATAGCTCAACAACAACGTGATGACGTTTTGGAGGCACATACCTATCACCACAGAATGGCGACGTTGATGTCTGCGATGGGTTTCAGTGATACGGCATCTTCTTTATTATCGGCGGTATCGAGGTTTAAATGATCGCGATTGATTTTTCTATGCTTAGCGACAATAGGCTACCACGATGTGCTTATCAACTCGCAAACTTGGCGGAAATTGCCGACCGGATGTGTTTGCCTGTTAAGGTGGTAGTAGCACCAGGGCAATATGAGCAACATCCGATATTACGGCGTGTGAAGCACCTATTATCGGATAATTATGATAATGTGAAAATTTATATCGCGAAATCGGACACTTTCTTCTTCGATGATAACTGGAAAAATATTGCAAACCTGCCAGCATTTAAAGTCTGCCTATGCTCATCTGATAGGCTATTCAGAGAAAATCGCATGATGTGGCAAGGCAAGCGGAGTGGGATGGGCGGGCCTGTCCAAACGCGATGCGACTTATTTATGCCTGTTAATTGCTCTCCAGAACTATTGCGGGATTATGGCGATAAAACGATAGTTGTGGCCCATCGTCCATCAACGCAGGTCTTCGATTTATTTGCAAAAAAACATCTTGATCTCGCCTATTTAGATGACGACATTCAGACAATCAGAGACGCTTTCAAGTATGATGTCATCGGACTTGCTGGTTTTATGGGTCGTGGTGGATATGGCGAGCGTGTTCGTGTTGAGGGGATGCCTAGCTGGGTAGATTTGGTGTTGAGAGCTGACGCCGCCCCAGCACAGTATTTGAAACACCTGCTTTCCTATAATGCATGTATAGATCTACGTGGCGCTGGAGATAAGAGCTTGCGCTTCGTAGAAGCAGTGCTGTTTGGTAGGACGATCATAACAAAGCGCCAAATGTCGCCGTATCAACCGCCTCTTATCGACGGGCGTAATGCGGTGATTGTAGAAAAGTGGAGCGATCTCGACTCAAAGGTCGATTTAGGCTTATGGAAGACGATAGCTGAGAATGCGACTAGAGACTATTTAAACCACTGGTCGCAATTAGCACAGTTCAAAATGATTTTGCAAAGAGCGAATTATGGCTAGTATAATCCTTGAATTTGACATTGCCGGTAAGAAAATCAGCAGATTCAATATTCGCAATCGTCCAGATGATATATTCTGGATGTGTGCTGGTGACGAGATAGGATTCGATCTGGCTGAGACGAATGAATATTTCTACGTAACCGTGTCGCGTAAGGTCTATCTTGTCGGAACGAACAAACCGTTATATGTCGTCTGTGTTCCAATAAATTTCCAGAGCATGGATAAACTAGCCGCGACTTTGGAACAATTTCAGAAGCAGTTTGGTGATGACATGGCAATCGACGCTAAAGTTGCATGACCATCTCGTATTCTGGTTCGTATTCCAAAATTTCGATATCGAAATCCACTACGTTCGTCAATTTTCTTGGATAGTCTAATTTCTTAGCACGCCATCCCTTATCATCCATCCATTCGGCGTCTCGTCTTCGCAGAACAACAGTCCCACACAACCAATTAGAGGGGAGATTCCTTTTTGCGAATTTATGAGCGACGTATGCCGAATCGAATACCGGTACTACGGTTCCAGGTTCGTTCTTTGGCCTCATCACCAATATCGGAAGCCATTTCTCGATTGCGCATTCTGCTCTGATTTCTTGAGCAGACATATAGCCCTGCGTGCAGAAGATGCAGTACGGCACTGGTTAGCCCTATATCAGAAATTAGTTATTCGTGCAAAATTAATGTGCGGGCAGAGAACAAATAGTCAAATACAAAACCAAATTTCTATTAGGAGTTTGACCGATGAGTGCACAACCAGCCAATACGTCCATTAGTGTTTATCGCAATGTGCGGGCCTATCGGAAGGCCCTGCGGCACGAGGCTGTTGCGGCCCTGACCAAGCGGTTGCGTCCGCTGATCATGAGCGTTCCTGGTGAAGAGATCTTGGTCGGTGTTCTGACCAGAGATACTGCCCTCCAGGACTTCAGCCCTTACTGTGGTGAAGCTCGCTTCAACGCAGGCCGTGGCTTCCCGATCGTCGTGGGTCTGTACCAAGTCAAGACCTTCGCGACTGCCCAGGAGAATCTGCCTGGCGTCGATTTCGCCTTCCAAATTGGAAGCGACAAGTTCTTGGCGAACGTCCATGCTTCGCTCAGCCGAGACATCCAGGGCGACCTGCGAAGCGACTCGATCGTTCCGCCAGTTAGCGCCTAATGCCTTCACTGGCATTATGAACCCGACAGCAACAACAGCGGCCCTCAAAAGCCGCTGTTGTTGTATCCAAAAATAGTTCGAAGGAATCGAGGCTATGCGTTATTTCGATAGAATACTATCAGAAGCTTTAGATGGAGCGGTATTAGGCAGTACAATCTTATCTGGTCATAAACTTCAAGGTGAAATCAAGAAACTATTCGTTTTATGGGGGCGAGAGCACAATCAAGATAAACAAGACCAAATTGCTGACGAAATAAAAGCTCTCAGGACTGAAGACAATAAAGATGAATGGGATAAGTATACTATAGATCTATTTCAGAGAAACGCCCATAATGATAAATTTATAAACGCTATGAAGAAGAAGTCGCAGCGTGACGATGAGGGTGACGACAAAGGCGACAAGAAGGATAAGAAGGATAAGGACAAAATAGAAAATCTTGCTACTTGGGCGCTTAGGTATCTTGTTGATTATTCAACGAAGAGTACTTAGCACTTTCTGTCTACGAATATCGCAGATTGCTCTAACCAAGACGTTAACAACCGGTTTGACACCCCATAATGTCCCGAGGCTGCCTTCGTCATTAGTGATATCGAAATATCCCTCATATGCATCGCAACTGGACATTTCGATCTTGACCGCTCCCCCGTCGAAATTTAAGAAGTCGCCATCTGCTTTGGATGGGATGTTGGGGAAGACTTCGTTCAGAGCTGCAGTAATCCTACTGAATGATTCTGCTCTGATTTCATCGCGGGTCATCTGTTCTCCTTGTAAGAGTTCCTACTTAAAATACGGCTCCAAGAGAAAGTTTGCCCGCCAAAAATAATTTGTAACACAGCAGATCGGAGATTCGATATGTCAGCACTAGTACCATTCACCGCCTACTTTCGAACTGTCCCCGCACGCGGCAAGAGCAAATGGGACTATATCCGAGACTTGCAACGATTAGGTATCCAACTATATGGAGAGCTAAAGCTCGTTCCACAGATTACGATGCCTGAGCCTGAAGGCGGTCAGAACCAGCTAAGTGAAAAGTTCGGCAGTATCGCCAATGGAATGGGCGTGCGCCCACAAATCGGCAATAACCCCTCGCTACTTATGGTTGAGGGATTCTATACTGTCAGTAGCAATCCGAGCGATCAGCCAGTAGGACCAATCACACTCATACATTCCAACGAAGTCTTGACAGGGCCACGCGGTGCTCGTCTTTGGGATGGAGCAAGTGGTTATCCGACTGCTACCGTTGTGGCGGAAGTGAAAGCATTACATACTGCTCTAGATACAGCAGCATCAACTATCACTGATGATTCCGGCAACCATCCGGAAGTTTTCAGGCTTGTCTATAAGAACATCACCTATGGAGACGCTGGGCAGACCTTCCCTGTTTAGTCTCGTAAATAAGCTATAGTATCTTGGCTTAAATATATCTCGGAGGAGCTGGATACATGGCTATTATCGGACCGAGTGATTTGCCTGTGGTTCTGAAGTTGAACCCAAATCCAATGAAGGCATATGTTCTAGCCCAACTTGGACACCCTGCTGTAAATGTCGAAGTGACGGAGGCTCAATTCGAGATAGCTCTGCGTGTTACTTGCGATTTTATCAGTGGCTATTTTCCGCGAGAACAGAAATTAGCTCTTTTCTATACAGAACCATTGGTTCCGACATACCCGATGCCAGAAGACGCTTACTGGGTACAAGAGGTGCAGTGGGATCCGGTGACGACACGTATCGACGACGTGTTCGGTGCTGAGAGTTTCCTATTCAACATCGGTAACATCTCCGGTGTTCAGAACATCTTGACCGACTATTACCTATTGCAGGCGTATCGTCGATCATCGCAGCAGATTCTTGGAACAATCGGCCACTGGGATGTGCTTAATGAAGGTGGAGACGGCCCAGGTAATCAGTTGATCAGATTATATCCGACGCCGAAGGGTGCTTTTCCAGTTACCGTGTTATATTATCCGACCATCACTCATTTTCGCAGCCCTCAGGCTAAATTGTTGGCCTCAGAGATGCTGCTTGCTGAGACCAAGATAATGGTTGGTGCTGCACGTCGGAAGATTGCAGGGATACCAATGCCTGATGGTGGTAGCCTAGCATTAGATGGAGAGGCACTTGCGGCAGAAGGAAAAGAAGAAAAGCTCGCCATCATAGAGAAGGCGATCCACTTGGGCGAACCAATGCCTATTGTGAAAGCATAGTTAAATTGAACTGCGTTCTCAACCGTACTTGAGGTGTCTTATGAGTCCATTGAACAAGGTGTGCTTTGCGGTTTGCATCGTGACGATTGTTATCAGTGCATTACTCGGCTTAGCCATGATCTGGACAAATATTGATCCAGAGATAACGTCGAAGACGTTTCTGACTCTACTGATATTCTTTGTTAGCTCTGCTGCGGTCAGCGGCGTCAATGCGTTCTTCAAAGGCAAGCAGGGATAATATGCGACTCAGCATGTTAACTGAAGGTGTTGCTGCGTCTGAATTGGGCAATATTGCCATATTGAAGAATTCGTTGGCCGACAAATTAGTATCTGCGCTGCGTGCTCTTGGTTTTCGCAAACCAAGTATGAAGCCTGCTGAAAGTCCAACAGATGATGCTATCGTCTATATAGAGGCTGGTCAGAATGCTCTGACTCCAGAATCTCAGACGATAATGGTGACTATCGAGGATGATGACCGAGTTAGAATTCAGATTCCTAGCGACATAAGCCAAACTGGTAAAAGCAGCCTGGCGGGGATTCTAGGAATAGAGGATTTCTTTGTCACCGGTTCTCTTGGTGAGGCTATCGCTAGGCTGAAGGTTATCAAGAGTAAGGCTGATCAATTAATACAGAATAGTAATCTACGGGGTTCCTTGTCTTCCGGCCACATAGGCGAAAGCGAGGAACCGGTTGCCGATTATATGGTTGGTAAGTTTAAAATTAATTCGACGAGGCCAGCAAGTTGGGTTAAATCACATTTAGAAAGTTTTCTCAGCAATAGGGTTCGAGACCTTATTGTTTTAGAATTAGAAGCGTTTGATAAGTCTTTCCTACGATCTGGATGGTTATCTGATACTGTTGTAACGTGGGCACATCGTGACACAATGAGTCCGAAACAGTTGAAGCAGCATCTCATAACATCATTTGGTCCAGCAGACGCTTTCGATTTTGCTGCCTCAAGTTTCAAGTTACTTGGTATGGCATCTAATATCGAGGAATTCTTTGGAATATTCGATGCGGATTATGGTCGTGTCGACAGACTAACCGCTAAAATCAACACTATGGCAGACAGGCTTGAGGAAAGAATGCGTTCTAGTTGAAATATATGGTAGCGAGGTAAGGCTACCATGCGACGAATCTTTATAGCTAATAAGCTTGAAGTAGTTGGTGCAGATAGTGTTGCTGTTCCTGGTTGCGAGCCAGAGGCATCATTCACTACTACCAGTCTCTCTTGGATGCATAGGTGCAAAAGTGCCTATGTAAAGCTGTCTGTCGCACTAGCTGCTATTCCTGGATCAACAATCGAATGGCAGTGGAATGCCGGACAATCTAATGGTTCGACACAGAAATGGTTTGTTTTACCGCCATATAACGTAGATTGCCCATGCACACCAATGCCTGACTATTATGCAATCCTTCGCAGTCTTGCTGACTCTGATGAGGAAGTAGATCAACAGCCCGATTGTGCAGTATTAGACCAAGGATGGTGCCCTGCAAAGAACTTCCAGCAACAGATGCCTCCACCGGTAAAATGTTATGTCCCAGAAGGTGAGATTTTTGGTATTGCTCCATCACTACTGTTCGGCCCGTACTACTACGGGAATGATCCTCGTGACAGTCCGGCTCCAATAGACGACCTTCCTTTATCGATGTGAATGAAACATGATCCACAGCTTTAGTTCTATTGATGAACAGGGGCCGACTGGTTTACAGACCGACTTCCGTAGCGATGTGGAGCAGTTTAATCCGCTATTCCAAGCGCATGATGTAGACTCATCAGATATAGGATTGGCTAAGAAACTCGCGCTAGAGATGATTCAAGTAAATGGTGCTCTTGTCCGGATTCACACGAGAACGGACAATATGGACCACGATAAGACATTCGATGAAGACGCCGACCCAACCTATTGGAGTCCGATAACTCTTAAAGGGTTCTTTGTTCCGAATCCGATGGAATATGAGCTAACATTATGGGGCGTCGATTGCCCAAATAAACAGGAAATTGTGTTCGCACTTGAGCAGGTCGTAGAGGCTGCACCAAATAGATTGTTTCGTCCTGGTGATCTCATAGAGTTGCCATTCGATTCGCAGTCGCAACAGAAGCCGAAATACTTCATGATTGATAATGCATCTGAGATTGGCAATTTCAGATATACCTGGCTCTACTTGAAATGCGTGACTACTCTTATCGTCGGTGACGTCAATCTACGTCCAGCACAAGATATCGTTACGAGCACCGATGAATATACGGATGAGGTCGATGGATGAAGCAGTTCACCGATGTCAGGGAGTTAATGGGGCAAATCGCTCTCGATCTAGATAGTCGTGCTGGTGTTGTCGGTAGTGCGTTCCGCACCAATCTTCGTAAGGAACTTTTAGGGTTAGGATCAAAGGACAGTGTTGCCGTGTCGATAGAGCAGACGTCTTCTGGTACTATGATTTCGCTACAGATCCAAGAATGGGTTGATAAACTAGAACACAATACGATAGTAGAAGAATTCAAAGATTTAATGGATCGCATCGGTGCCACACCATCTGGTATTTGTGTAGGAGCGGTGCCAGGGAATTTAGTGGCGTTTCTGAGTAAAGGCGGGAAATAATGGCTATTCACGAATTCACACCAGACGTACTGGAACAAGAAAAGACGTCTCGCCCAGTTCCTGGTCCTGAATTCAATCCACAGATTGATAGGGTGCCTATAGCCGTAGCACAGAGTAGTGACGTTCAAGGCGGTCGCAGTAAGATATATGGCGAGCCGTTAGGGACGCAACCGGAGTTTGTCCAAGAATTCTTAATGCCAGGTTTTCATGCACTAGATGAAGCCATGAAAACATATTGGTCTGGTATCAGAATTCCAACTAAGGACTCTTATCGGTTTATGAGAGTTAAGATAGCTGGTGGTGATAAGAGCATTTTGATTTGGCGTGACCAGTTGAAGGACGGCAGAGTAAAGTTTCCAGTTGCTTCTATCAACAGATTGAGCCATGAATTCAACCCTCAGAAGTTTAGCTCTCCAGTTCTAACTATGGCTCGCAGATATACCAGCAGTCGTATGGACCGTGTTGCTCTAATTAGGCGACCAGTGCCATTCTTAGTTAAGTATACTATGACAATATGGGCATCTTGGAAGAGAGATGCAGATAATGCACTTGAACAAATTCTGACACGTTTTAACCCATTGGCAGAATTTGTGATGAGCGACCAACACCTCCAAGGTAGCGTGCAGTTGCGGTTTGAGGGGTCTGCTGACACTAGCGAAAAAGAGGCCGGTTTCGATCAAAAAGCTAAGACGCGGTATGAATTCTCTATGACTGCTGAGGCTTGGCTACCACTACCAGAGCTTATAGTTCCGACCATACTTGGCCATGTTAATGTTATTAGGGAATCTAGCACGAACCAACTACTATCTGTTGGACGTGGTGATACAACTAGACTATTCTGTAACCCGGCATCTGGCGGCTGGGATGTGTAAATAGAAGATCTGAGATGTAAATAGTGGCATGGTAATTATCGGTGTCCATCAATAAGGTAAGTTTATGAAACAACCTACCAGAGAAGCCAGCTTTGTCGTGCAGATTTATAACTCCAGCCGTCAGATGATACCGATTTCTGTCAGACCGCCTGGGGGCGACTTTTTTCTGCATGAACAAACAATCTACCTCAGACCGGGCAAAACGGTTCGTCTGCCAAAGAATTTCTTGAACGATTCGCAGATTTCCAATCTGACTACGAAGCGGATGATAAGAATTCTGCACGATAGTGAAAAGACTGCCGCCGTTCTAAGCTAATACCTATGCACGAATAGTGCGATATTCTGTGGGTTGCTATAGATGTCGAGCTAAATATACTTTAGGACGACTATCAGTTTTATCGTGCTAGAAGCTGATAGAGAGAAATTGTGATTTGCTCCGTCGTCCCTGGTTGTCGGCAAATCTATGATAGTTTGGTACTCGACAACGGAGATTAGACAATGCCCACATATCTGAGCCCTGGTGTTTATCCAAGGGAAATAGACCTTAGCGCAGTCACTGGCAATGCCGGACCACTCCGTGCGGCATTTGTCGGGACCGCCAAAAAAGGTCCTATGAACACTCCGACCTTTGTGACAAGTGCACAACAGGCAATCGACATCTTCGGTGAACCGTTTGTCGAGAGTTATCTGATGTACGCGGTGCTTGCCTACTTGGAGGAGAGCAATCAAGCATACGTCATCCGAGTTGGTATCGAGTGCCAGGACGGCCAACCCGATGAGTTGAATGACGTCTGCATCGATACTTCAGGCAATCGAATCAACGGTTGGAGCCGAATCCCAGTTTTCACTGGGATCGACTATGGCAAGCTGCAACTACGGGCCGTGTCTGCGTTATCTCCTGTTATATTCCACGACGCAGGAGTCGAGAATATCGACTTCACCGACGTTAGCGTATCAGTTACGGAGGGTCCGACTGACGCGACGTTGCAGTTTGACGGTGAAACCGATCTGAGTGATGGTTACACCGGATGCTTGGATGACACTTTCTCGCTGTTCATCACCGGAAGACCTGATGCTGGTTTCGCTATCAGTGGAGCCACATTCCAATTGTTCCGCAGTCGAGACAGCGCTTTGATGGCCAGCGGTGTCTTGTCTGAGAAGGTGCCCGGTACCAGTACCAACATCGAAGTCGGGGAAGGGCTCGTCTGCAATATTCTGGTCACAAGTGGGCGACTGGACACCAACGACGTATTCTCTTTCACCGCCAAGCCATACAACAGAGCGTTCGAGGTTGAAGTTGAGGGCGCTGGCAATCCTTACATCATGCCAGCCGCCACCTATTCAACTGCGACTGATCTCGTCGATGCGATCAACTTGCTTGTTACCGTCGAGGATTACGTTGCCGTCGTCAACAGCGACGGTTATCCGGAGCTTCGTACAAAGGTAGCTGGTCACCGTATCCAGCTCACCAGCTCGTGCGCATTTGCGAAAGAAGTCGGCACGGAGCAGTACGTCTACGACATTCCGCGTAGCTACTTGTTTGGAACCGACGCCGAGCCATACTTCATCAACAGCCAAAGCAACCGCATCGCAATCGACGTGATTCCAGCAGACAGAAGCACGACGGTTAGCCTCTCGTTCACTATTTTGACCGGGACGAATCTGTCTGCTGCTACGATTGCGGCTGCAATCAATGGCAATGGTATGTATGCTGGCGACACATATTTCACAGCATTCGCTATCACGGCTCCAGGTAATATACAGCATGTCGTGATCGTGACATCTGATTCGCACCAGTTAGACCAGCTACAATTGAAGGCAAGCTACTCGAACCTCAAGACATTGACGTTCGCAGAAGAGCTTGGCATCCTAGCACCTTACACAAAGGCGTATCGCGGGTTCTACGACAGCCGTGTTTCGCTGCCGCCAACCGGCGAAGTGACACCTTCTGTGCCGTTGTCCTGCGAGTTGGACCCGAGCGGCCCGGAGTGTGCCTTGGACGCTGCGTACTTCCACAGCATTGTCGGTTGGTTTGTGGCGACAAGCGCCGGAACGTGGCTTGATAGCTACACTCTGACGCTATCTCTACAGACGCAAATCGCTGGTAATCCGGCTGCACGCTATCAACTGGTTATCACCGATCCGAACGGTGCCACCGCCGACAACGTGCAGAACATCAGCTTCGACAAGACCGATGACCGTTATATCGGTAATGTTTTGAACCCTGGTACTGCCTATGGTGGTGCCAACGGCAACGATTTCGTCAACTGGGAAGACCGCCCGGCGTTCTTGAACAACGACGAACTCGATCCGAGCACCTATGAAGTCAGACAACCAGCCCAGCTTGCGAGCCATGTATTCAGCGGCGGTGCCAATGGCATCCCGATCGATCCCGCATTTTCAAGCGAGCTCGACGCCGCAATCATTGGCAACCCGCAAGATTCGAGTGGTATGTATGGTGTCCAGAACTCTGAGACATTCGACATCAATTTGCTCATCATACCAGGTATGACATCTGGTGCTGTGATCGGGCAAGGTCTACAACTGTGCGAAAGTCGTGGCGATGTACTCTACCTGGTCGATCCGCCTTTTGGGCTTCGGCCACAGCAAGTCGTCGATTGGCACAACGGCATGTTGCTTTCCGATTTATCGCATGCAATCAACAGCAGCTACGGTGCTCTATACTGGGGCTGGCTTGAGATCTACGATCAATTCAGCAAGCAGAACGTTTGGATTCCACCATCCGGACACGTTGGTTCGGTCTTCGCTCGCACTTCGAGAGTGGCCGACCAGTGGATGGCTCCTGCCGGTATCAATCGCGGCAAGTTGCTAACACCGTTGGCCGTCGAATATAACCCGAGTCAAGGCGAGCGTGACCTATTATATGGTAGCGGTAACGCCGTGAACCCATTGGTTGCATTCCCGAAGGACGGCATCGTGGTCTTCGGTCAGCGGACACTGCAACGCACCGAAACGGCCCTTGATCGGGTCAATGTGCGGATGTTGTTGATCTACCTGAAGAAGAACTTGGTCCAGATACTTCGAGCTTTTGTGTTCGAGCCGAACGATGCAACGACTTGGGCACAGGTTCGAACGCTCATCAACCCGTTTATGGCAGATATCCAAGCCCGACGTGGGTTGGATGCCTACAATGTGGTGTGCGACGAGTCGAATAATACCCCACAGCGGCGCGACATGAATCAGTTGTGGGTATCGGTGTTCATCAAACCGACCCGCGCGATCGAATTCATCGTGCTCAACTTGGTGGTCATGCAATCTTCGGCATCCTTCAGTTCCGAGGAAGTCCTGGCAGCAGGTGGAGTTGTGGTGAGTGGTAGGTAGTCCGACGCGACGAATGGGCGAGAGGGCCAGCGAAAGCTGGCCCTCTTCGTATAAAGAATCCTACTACACATCAAACATAAGATATCGGCAATTGATCGGTTGCCTTGACGAAGGAGACTAAGATGCCCGGATTCAATATTTGTGGAACTGGTAATGGGCCAGCCGCCAACTTGGAAACTCGCAGAAAGCATCGCTGGGTTTTTCGAACCCTCGGCGGTGTTAATCCGGCTGCGTTACTGGTCCTGCAATCAGCATCGCGACCGAATTTCAAGTTCGCAGAACCAGAAATGCACCACGACCAGGAAGTGGCTTACTTCGCCGGTAAGCAGACCTGGGAGCCGGTCAGCATGAAGTGGTATGATGTCGAGCAGAATCCCGACGTATCAGCCACAATTTACGAATGGCTGCGAACCGTTGTCGATCTGCCGACAGCTACCGTATATGCACCAGCCGTGTATAAGCAGCAAGCGACGTTGGAGATGATCGGTGCTGCTGGTAATACGACCGAAACATGGATCATGTGTAATGCATGGCCCAAGGAAGTCAACTGGGGCGATTTGGATTATACAGCGACCGATATCGTGACGATTGAAGCGACGTTGCGATACGACAGGGCTCTCAGAGCCTAGTGTCGCTCGGAGATAATAGAAGGCCAGCAATTGCTGGCCTTCTTCGTATATATAGCATTCATATCAAACCTAAAGTAGTTGTTCTGTAATGTCTTACTCTATACGTGATTGGCGACACAAGTGCCAGGATTCAATATCGGCCAGAACAATCAGGCGCAGCAACCTGGAGCTACTGTTGAAGTAGCACGCCAACATCGTTGGAAGTTTGCTACTCTCGAACCTTTAAAGGATATACTACTATATGCCCATAAATCAGGCAGACCAAGGGTAGAATTCGATAAGGCCACTTTACATTACCAGCAAGATTGTGTCTATTTCCCAGGTAAGCAGAAGTGGACACCGATAGAAATAAGCTTCTATCACATTATCACCAACACTGATGCTGCCTTTCAGATTTATCAATGGTGGTCGACTGGTGTCATAAATATAAACCGGTCTCAGATCAATCTTAAGAAGCGGACCTGCACGCTAGAAATGCTTAATGGAACCGGTGCTGCTATCTACAGGTATACAATGCATGGTTGCTGGCCGTCTAAGGTAACTCCAGATGAGCTTGATTATACCTCATCTAAGATATCTGAGATTACATTTACCTTAGAGATGGATAAGGCGACTGAAGAGAAGGTTGACGTCGAGGATCAGGCACCAGCCGCATAAGGAGAATATTACGCCAGGATTCATAGTTGCTACTGATGTCGGTGCAGGAATTGCAGCTACAGAGAATAATCTGAAGCCGGTTTATCAATATACCTGGGAGATCGTTAATTTATTCGAAGACAACCGCAACTTATTCCCGACGAAACTATTAGCAAAGGAGGCGACACTACCGACCTTCACGATCACAAAAGATACTGTCGACGGTTCTTCTCTCGTTTATAAATATGCTGGGATGGTTACTTGGGAAGATATCAGAATCACGTTCTATGATGTCGTGGTAGGTTCTAACAAGGCATCGCAGATTATTAAGGATTGGCGTGAGAAAGTATGGTCGGTGAAGACAGGTCTTAGTAGTCCAGTTGACTATAAGAAAGATTCTGTTATTAAAGTCTACAACCTAGACTTCTCAGCATGGACTACTTGGACTCTTTATGGTAGCTGGCCGCAGAGCGTTAAAGAAGGAGATTTGACATATACAGCTACCGAGATAAAGGTGATCGACGTAACTATTGCGTATGATTGGGCCGATTCTTCGTCAGACAGCAATTATGTACCAGAAGGTTATTGATATTCTTGCTAGATCTTCTGCTTGGTAGATATAATCTAGACCGCATAAAACAAGCTATCTATAGGTGGACCAATGGCAGATCGTGTAGAAGAAGAAGTACGTCTTACTGGCGGTGATACTCCGAGCCCATTGCAAGCACAAATGCAATCGGCAACGCCATTGAGTGAAAAGCCAGTCTCAGATATCTCGAAACTGGTCGGGAATGCGACATCCGACCTTGATATCGTCGATATCATTTCAAGAGCTACGCCGGAACAGCTAATTCCTTGGGAAGAGACAACCTTACCAAGTAAAGGACTCTACTACGGTTGGAGTTCTGGGGTAATTGGTGTCAAGGCGTGGTCGGCAAAGGTTGATAAGATCTTGGCTACTGCACGGCTGGCACAAACTGGCCAATCTATCGATTATATGCTCAAAGAATGCTGCCGGTTCCCGGATGGGTTCGATGTGCAAGATTTATTGGTTGGCGATCAGATCTATCTCTTGTACTATCTGCGTGGTATTACTCACGGCAATATCTATGAGTTTGCGTCGACTTGCCCGAATCAGCAATGTCAGCAAGTCGCCACACATACCATCGATTTGAATGAGCTTGTCACCACGATCGTTTGGGCAAATGAATCGCTCGGCTCTGAGCCTTTTAAGGTGTCACTGCCATATCTGAGCAAGACGACCGGGAGGGAAATTACGGCATCGATCAGATATCTCCGCGTACGTGATGCGAACGGTATCCAGCGTGCGAAGAAGGCACAAAATATGGTTGTTGGCGGCTCTAGAGCCAAAATCAAGCCAAGAGAACGTGCTCAACAATTCGTTGATCATAGCCGGGATGAGATTGCTCTCGATGATCTGGTCACACAGAATATTGAGACGGTTATTGTCGATATTATGGGAGTTACGGATCGATTTAAGATTAAGAGCATCGTTAATAAGATGCACTCTACGGATATAGCCGTCATCAGAGAGTGGCTATCCGAAAATACCCCAAGCATCGAAACGATGGTCGAGATACAATGTGCGGCATGCAATGAAGCATACCGCGCTATGTTGCCGATCACCGAATCCTTTTTTCGTCCACAAATCACACGAACAGTGTGAAAAAGAATGGAATATGCTGATGGAGCAGCAATTCATGTTGAGAGCAGGAGTGGGCGGTACTGGGGAATTAACGCTATTCGAGCAGAACTCGATGACTGGCGAGGAGCGTGCTTGGTGGGCTAAAAAGTTAGAGAGAGTTGCTGAAGAACGAAATAAGAAGGAATCTTCAGCAATGCCGTCTACTCTACCTCACTAATAATCTTCGGCTTAGCAAAGATATTGAAACGAGGTGCAGTATGGCTGTATATCAACGAATTTCTGCTAGGCGTGGTAACACAGTACAATTAGACACGCGATTCCTGCGAGGTGGGATTCCTACCGCCCCGTACGCGATTCGTAAAGTCGACATATATAAGACCCAAATAATCCCAGCGAATTTGATCGCATCATTCGTTGTTGTTGATCCCTGGGAGTCGAATTATCCTTCTCCTGTCGAGTATATTAGGGGCGACACGCCCGATGGAGCTTGCGGAACAGAGGGAGAACAAGGAGCAATACTGCCAGGTGAATATCGACTATTGCTTGATATTCCAGCAGACGCAGCCGTACCTGATGTTTATTTCGACGTTTGGAGCTACATCCCAACCGACCCCTGCACTCTTGAAGAATTTACCGGTGCATGCGTAATTGGTACCGATGGATATACGAGATATCCGGACTTAAACGATCCCGCGTTGAGTGGACTGATCCTGCAAGCATGCAATAAATTCTGGGTGTATGCAGATGATTGGGATGTACAAGACTCACTAACATCAATCAGACTTGGCTTCGAACCACTTGATCAGAAGTTCAACCAGCCAGAGATCAGACCATTAGAAATCGGCATCATGCCTTTGCCGCTGTATGATTATGATTTTAATTTGGTAGCACCTATCCTACCACAACTTGTCGGTACTATCACAATTCAGACAGAAAATCATGAAATATTGGTCGAGGAAGAGCCATTGACTATAGGCTTGCGGCAAGGATCGTATCGTTCGAATCCGTATGTGTTCAGATATATGGTTGATACGACTAAATTCTTGAAAGGGACTTACCAATATAAGATCACCGCTATACTTCCAGACGGTTCGACACGATGCAGCAAGCAATTTATTTTGACGATATCGTAAAACATGATCCAATATACAAAAATCGGATTAACAACATATGTCGAAGTGATCCAGGTCACTCCATCGGTGGGTAAATTCGCTATAAGTACCGTGATATTGGGTGTCTCTAGGTGGCAGAATCCTGGTAATCGATTCGATGTAATGGGAGATGGCGTAGTTGATATTAACGACTATAATGCGATAGCTAATTATATCGCCACCTATGGGGCCGGGCCGCTGCCGAAGAATAGACCAGCAAATCAGCCATATGTTGATGTAAGTGGCGATGGCGTCGTTGATAATCGTGATATTACGCAGCTTCTTGCTTATATGCAGAACAAGAAGCTCATCGATACAACACAAATGCCAGAATATGGTATTGTTGATATCAAACTAGAACGTGATCTGGTTGATCCAACTACCGTAACGACCGCTAAGGATGTCGCCGCCCAGAAGAATATTTTTCCGACAAATGACTATCTGGTTTTTCAACGTGATCTGTCAACCAATGATCTGACTGAGATTTCATATTCAACGCCAGTAGCTAGTCGAGATAGTCTTGTTTTTGTTAATAAACAAGTTATCGTCCCTGTTCATCCATTTACCCCCGGATGCTACAATGACTCGTGCGTTTTTAGGCTGATAAAATCAAGAATCGCTGCAAGCGAAATATTGCCGATACGATTCAACAAGGCTGTTAGTACAACTGGAGTTATAACTGGTAGCGGATTGCCTATGCCTGGTATGGATACGAGCGATATGCCAGCACAACCAGTAGTAACAGAGCAAGTTACACCGACCATCACATATGTTGAACAGACTGCGGTTGGAGAAGTGACTACAGATCCAACAGAACCGACTCCGATAGAGATTACACCGCCGCCAGTCGTGATTCTCGACATATTCCCGTCGCCGTGTGTTATTATCGGTGAGATAAAGCTGGTTTGCATGTCGACTGATGGCAGTGGTAATGCTAGCACTGCGACCTGCACTGCGAAGATGACCTCCAACACGACACCGACACCATATGTAGTTAGTGCAGATAGCGCACGATCAGAAAACAACCCAACGCATCTTGGGCAGTATGTTTTCAAGTCTTATCGTTATGGCGTACAACAGATCGAAACGACGTTAGACCCGACAACTTCGGACTTTTATCATTGGATTGGTGGTGACTACGAAATAAATTGGGCATTATCGGGTGGCGACGACCCCAGCCGTATGGCTGGCTTCATTGATCCAAGAACTATACCAGGTGCCTATCTGATCTGTATAGAGGATCAGCGGCCTCCTCGTGGGTCTGTGTTTGATGCATGTGTTCTGGTACGTCCTTTACCTGATGGTAAAGTTAGCTGCTTGCAGAACGGCGAATCAGATCATACTTATACGCACAAACTATTTGGCCCAGATGGTAATGTGGTCTTCAATCCGTTCGTCCATGGTAATGCGTGGACGACATGGGAAGAGGCGTCGTTCTTCTGTCCGGCGTGGAAGGCATTCAACAGATCTAGCCTCGACGAGAACGATATGTGGGCTAGTCAGCCTACGTCGTTCCCACATTATCTGCAGTATGATTTCAATACCCCTGTAGTCATAAATAAATATGCAATACAAGAACGCAATTCGCCAAATTTTGTGGGATTTCCAAGAGATTTCACTCTACAAGCTTCAAATGATAATATGACCTGGACGACACTTGACGCGAGAGCCAGCGTCAATGCGCCAGGCCCAGCGTCTTGGAGTAGTTACTTCACATTTAACAATGGGACAGCGTATCGCTACTATAGATTAAACGTTACTGCTGTCACTGGTGGCGGGACCGAGACCAATATATCTGAGCTCAAGCTAATTTGTGTTTCTGTTGACGGTGCAAATAATGCTGCAACGAATGCTTGCACTGCTATTATGGCATCTAACACAGTGCCGGAACCGAATGTTGTTAATGCTACGAGTGAATATTATTCTGAGTATCGCTCGACATATTATTCGGCATGGAAAGCATTCAGTGGCACAAATCTTGGTGAATCAGATAGATGGATAAGTGCAACATCAATCGCACCGTGGTATATCCAATACGATTTTGGTGTTGGCCGTGCAGTTGCTATAAACAAATACGCCATCCAAGAGCAGAATTACAATGGTACGACTGTTATAAATGGCGAAATCATAAACGAACAGAGCTACAACAGCGGGGACGGATTCCCACGTGATTTCACTCTTCAAGGTTCAAACGATGGTACTAACTGGATCGTTTTAGACACAAGAATTAACATCGAAGCGCCAGGTTTGAATTCTTGGACTCCATACTTTACGTTTACTAATGGTGTAGCTTATCGATATTATAAGATTCATATTACTGTTGTTAATGGGCAGCTAGCAATGCCAATCGTGGGTGAGACGTCACCAACAGATTGTACGATCGTTGCAAGCCCAAGTGCTACGATCCGTAATGTCGTGATCACACAATATAATGAGGCTGAACGTGTTACTCCTGTGTTCCAGACAGCAGGACAATCGCAGACAACTCTCTACTCTAATCAGGATTTAGTCATAACCTTCAATGCATATGACCTTGAGAAGGGCGTCTATTCAGCATCGTTGTGGTTGGATGGAGTGCGAATACCGATTACTACAGGACCGCATACAGATACGAGTGTTGGAGGAGTAAACTTTGGTGTGGCAATAGGACAGCGTGCTTCAGGCATACATAGCTACACAATTGTAGCTATAAATAACGACGGCGTTTCAACAACACCACCATACACTTGCTGGTTTACTGTATTGCAGGGCGGAGCGTGATATGACGGTGCCAACTAGACAAATCGTGCAATCTCAGACCTCTACTGTGCAGCAGTATCCGATTTCGTTCGATAACAGATATATGCTCACTGGATTTGTGAGTGCTAGTTTGGTGCCGGGTACGCCGTTTGTCAATATGTGGGGTAACGTCACTGTAGCTAGTTTATTGGTGACAGATAAAAAAGGCGTCACGTCAAGAATCAATAGACGACTACAGACGCTGAATCAAGATAATATATCTGTAGCTTACGATCAGGAGACACTAGATTCTGTCTTAGCTTTGTTGCGGATTTGCCGCTGGCCTGATATAGAACATTATAAGGCGTTTCTGCTAGATGCGAACACCTTATATCCATGTACTGTTACGAATCTTGAAACTAATCAATGGGTATCGCAGCCACTCGAAATTGACATTGATCACACAATATTCACTACACAATACGCCACATGGCAAGTTCAACAATTGGAGTATGCTGGCTATAATCTACCACAACTCGGAGATATTTGGAGTGGCGGACTAGTTTTAGAAATAGAAAATACGATGGTGGATCTTGGTTCCTATCGTACCCAAGATGTACTATTCGGAAGTTCTACCACAAGCCCGACATATATTGAGAAATTGACAGCTACCTTACCTGTAGCTGGATATCAATACTTACGTGCAGCCGGGTATAACACACCTTTCGTTAGAGCCGATTTACCTTATACGCTAGAATGGTATAGTGATTCGTCTGATGTTGTGGCGACAGATTTATATTGTAGAGACTTATGTTGTTCTGGCTGTGACGGGGTTTACTATGGCAGCTTTCCTCCATCAGGCTCGGTCGCTGTTGACGGACACCCGAATGGAACTCAACGCCTATGGCTCATTAAAGGCAAGAATGCATCTGGTGCAGTTATCACGCAGATGTGGTTCAGTGCTGTCGCAACATGCCCGAGAAGGTTGACATATTTCGGAGATTTCATAGAAGATTGCAAGCTGCCACCCTCACCGCCACCACCTCCACCTCCACCGTCGCCGACTCCACTTCCGCCACCACCATCGCCCTCGACCAGCCCGTCGCCGTCGCCGTCGCCATCAAGATCATCTTGGCAGTCGCCCTCTCCGTCGCCTTCACCTTCGCAATCATTGTTATCGCCATCAGTTTCCAGATCGCCTTCACCTTCTATATCGCCATCGGCTGAATCGCCTTCAACATCTAGATCGCCTTCACCTTCAACATCCAGATCACCATTAGCTTCACAATCATTATCGCTTTCTCCTTCTTTGAGTAGGTCGTTATCGCCGTCATTGTCGCCTTCACCTTCGCCTTCATTATCTCATTCGTTGTCGCCGTCGCCATCACCATCACTTTCAAGGTCGATGTCGCCATCTCCTTCACCATCGGTGGAAGTTAGCCATAATTATGGCAAGCCGCGTATTTCCGATGGTGTTGATGGTAGATTTGTGATTGTTTGGGAGAATAATGATAACGCGGCTGCGCCTGTCGTGATGGCGCAGGTTTTTGCAGCTAATAATACGCCAATTACCGGTGCTTTTATAGTGCCATCTTACGTTGATAAAACAAGTCGAACTCCAGATGTAGCAATGGGTCCAGATGGGACATTTATGGTTGTTTGGGAAGGTCCAGACCTCGATTACGCCACTGGCATCCAATGTAGATCGTATGATGCAAACGGCAACCCGGTATATAATCCAGTATCAGGCGACAACGGGCAATTTCGTATTAACGCACTTGCTAGCGCACGTTATTATACGCCAGCCATAGGCATGCGTTCCGATAAGAGTTTTGTAGTTGTGTGGCCCGAATATTACAATATTAGTAGTAACAATCCAGGCACTCGCATTTTTGGCTCACGGAGATATGCTGGCGGCAATCCGATGAGCGGCCAATTTCAAGTGACGCCAGATAACCCAGGTGGCTATAATTATAAAATCAACCCAGATGTTGATGTTGCAGACAATGGCGATTTTACTGTTGTTTGGGATGAAGGTTGGCAAGATTATGCGAACACATTTCAAGTATTTGGTATTCGCTATAATGCTGCACAAACTCTGATTACAGGCGCGTTCAAAGTCAACCAAATCAATTCTATGATGGATTGGGATGGTATGATGTCGCCGAGAGTATCAGTTGCACCGGGCGGCTCATTCGTAGTAGTTTGGCACAGATATCCAAACTTTAGCGGACCTGACTACATCACTCCGACACCGACAGGTGGATTTGCTACCGTTATTAGACGTTATAATTCAGCCGGCGCAGCACAAGGCGGTGAATTCCAACTGAATCAAGGATTCTTGACCAATTATACGTCGCCACGTGGAGAAAGTGGATATCTTTATAATGTTTATCCGGATGTTGCGTGTGACAAAGACGGCAATTTCATCGTCGTTTGGGAGACTACTTGGTCATCAGCAGAGAAACGTGATGATCCGATAACATTAGACGGTGCGATATGGGGTAGAGAATGCAATGTCGGTGGCGGTACAATCACAGATGAATTTTCTGTTAACAACTATCAAATGGCACATCGTGCTATTGGTAGTCAAGCATACCCAGCAGTGACTCGAAAAGCTGGTAGCGGTCAATGGGTTGCCGCTTGGCAAGGGCCACAAGGTATCGCACCAGACGGAGGACCGTTAGGCATTTATCGTTTACAAGTTACAGATCCAAACGATATCAGACGGCAGCCAATACCATCAATATTTTGGGTACTAAACGCACCACTTTCTGGTAACTATCCTCAGGGATCTAATGTCACTGTTTCTTGGTTCGCAAATGGTATCCAACCAGGTTATACTGTTTGTTTATGTATTACTTCTGACCCTGGGTGGGGAGGTACGCCAATATGGATTTCGGTAGGTGCCATTCCTGCCGCAAATGGCTGGGCGAATTGGATATGGAATGGCCGCAACACTGACGGTAATCTTGTCCCGAAAGGCACTTACTACATTGCCGGTTATATTTGGAATGGTAGCGGTCCTACATATGCTCATGCCACAACTACATTTATAATTAGCTAATTCTGCTGTCGTATTTCATATTAGATGTACGTCCCAATACCAAAAGACAAGATAACTGGCTGGGTTTATAAGAATTTCCCTGACTGCAAACCGAGAAAGGGAGGCGATGAGCTACGCATCAACAATCCGTTCGATGGCGATGACGGATATCATTTCAATATCAGTGTTGAAAAGGCTTCTGTCCATGACTGGCGTGGCGACTCAGCGTGGGCTGGTATAAACCCAAATACCGGCAAGATTAACAAGCGAACGTTCTTGAGATTCGTTCAGCACTATCTGACTCTCAAGAAAGGAAGCTGTTCATTCTCTCAAGCCGTCCAAGACGTTCTTGGAGCGTCTTCTGGTGCCCGTGCGTTGTTCAAGTGGCACAGAACACGTCTGATGCCAGAGCTCAAAGAAAACGCTTCTCTCGCCCTTCCCGAAGGCACGACGGAATTTGGTGAGACACAGCCCAAGCTTGTGGCTGGCTTAATTGCTTGGCTTGCTAGTAGGGGTGTCGATCACAGGAAAATCAACAAATATCAGATCAGGTATAGTGGTCTTAATGTGGTATGGCCGTACTTTGAGTACGATGAGCTAGTCTATTGGCAAAGCAGATCACGCCTCAACAAGAAATTCATGTTTCCACCGGAAAGTGTCGGCGTGACGAAAGGCCAATTCTTTTACGGGTTTGATCAAGTTGAGCCAGCAAGTTTTGTTATAATAGTCGAATCAATCTTCAATTGCCTGACATTGGAAGATCAATGCCTTGCCTCTGGTGGATCATCTCTTACCGATACTCAAGCCAAAAAGATGCGGCTGATCGGTCCTAAAGATGGCATTATTCTTGCACCAGACAATGATAAGGCCGGTATAGAGAGCATATTCTACAATGCTGCACTACTACAACCGCTCGACTACAAGATTTTCTATGCTTTGCCGCCAATCGTGCAATTACCAGATGGTAAAATGAGCAACGACTGGAACGATCTTGTAAAAGTAGCTGATTTGCCTGAGATACGACAAACATTCGAGAAGAGCGTTAAGCCATTCAACATACAGCAGAAGCTATATCTGGAGAACAGATTGAGGAATATGGCGAATGTCGTCAAGCCTAAGCTACTTGAGCAATCTTAACGCCCGCTCTTTCCCGCTACTTCGGCCATGACGGACAGCTTAGCTTGTAGCTGGCCGATTTTGACGCCATTTTCTTCGGCACTACTATAACCGAAGCCATATTTCTCCTGGAGTGATTTCAAAATGACGCCGATCTCTGCACTGGTAAGTGGCATGTTATCTCCTGCGTAGACCGTCGATGATCCACGTGCCTAGAATTAGAACAGACATAGTACTGATGAACTTCTTCGCTATCCGGCGCAAGCTGAGTGGGTCGTCTGCAGATTGATACTCTTTCAATGCGGCATCCAATTCTCTTGATAATTTTCGCCAAGCCGGATCGTCTATCTCGTGCAAGTGAGTGAATAGTTTCTCGTTCTCGGCTAGTTCAGCATCGAGGCGACTGATTTCTTGGCGGCAATCAGCCAATCGGGCCGCAGACAGATTACCGCTTGCGGCTTTTTCTTTCAAATCCCCCAGCCTGGTGGCGGTTTCCTGACATCGGATGTAGCGTCGTCTTAGCTCTTCATATCTCATCGCGCTTCCCTCTAGATAATTATAGCACGACGGCTGTAGTCTTTAATTGCTAAGTATCGGTAGATAGGGTGTACTACTTCAAAGGATACTCCGACAGAATGGTAACTTTGGCTTTCGTGAACTGCCGATATGCTGTCTTCCAAGACCGCAAATTTCGGAACCAGCCCATTTTCTCTCGAACTGGCATCCTAGATAACTGCGACGATGCGGCACGGATCATTGGAATTTCAGACTTATCCATTGCCGAATGCTTCAAAAGAACGAGTCTTTTGCCATCGTCGTCCAAAAGGAGGAATAGTTCTGGTCTTTTCGCGGGGTCAAAATTGATAAAGAGGAGTTTCATGTGGCTACCAATAAGCGTCTTGTGGAACAAGGTATTCCGCAAGGCGGATCATCACCGATAGTTGTTGTGAAAGTGCGTTCGCCTTCTAGCCCAGCTTCGGTCGGTCTAGATGTTGGTGGAAATTGTATCAAATACGAATTCATTGCTATGCTTAATGGTGGGGAACAGGTCAGAGCCAAGTTTTACGATCCCCACTTCACTATCTACAAAAACTTTGTTGGTAACGAATACTTCGATTACAGCAGGACCGAAGTGAATTCACCAGTTGAGATACAGAGTTTTTTACGTTGGCACGCCGATTCTGAATTGAAAACAGAACTTCAAAGCCACGCGCTAGTGACAATGGCACCATGTGGCCACACCAATGCTTCTGAAATAGAATTTCTAGCTGTCGATTACCCTTCATATATATTAGCTGGTGGTGATGCCGGTGGCTCCAGCTATCAAGGGAATGTGGCGTCAGTGGTGAAACAAGTTATAGAGAAATATAGCAAATCCAGATGTGAAGCAGTCTTTGATGGTGATACGAAGGACAGTAAGTTCAACAGGTGGTGGCAGATGCGTATGGACCCAAAGACTTTTATTATGTCTTTGCTTAATTGGTCCACAAGTCTATCAGACAATAAGACTAGATGGTATCTCTATCCAGATGGTGAAAAGCTCATTATCAAAGAGCAAGCCGCAATAACATCGCAGCATCGTGCGACCTACGAGTGGAGAGGGTTTGGAGGAACATCTGATAAGAGAACTGGTGATATTATCGACTGGGAATTCATTGGTGATAATGCTTTACAGATGGTGAATCACCAACTAGTAACGAGCGGCATGTCTGCGGTATCTGGTGCGTACTTCGACCAGTCGCAATATAAGCAGAAGAAAGATGTAGTATTTGTTGGCGACAGACAAACTGGTAACAAATTAAAGCCAAAAGTCGATGTGACTGGCGGTTTGGCTAGGTCATATCGGAAACCAGAACACAACGCCGACCCATTAGATGAATGTGTTGGATGGAGTGATGTAGCAACAATACCTGAATTATCGGCTGGCGATATGGGTATGAAGTATCGCGATTTTATAGACGGTCAAGCACGTGGCGTCTACCTTGTATCTAGTTTTACCTTATTACGTATGCGGTTTCGTGTTATGGGGCATTATATATGGTCTGGGTCTGAGGGTTTAGGTGCCGATACTATTGATATCACTTTGACATCATCGTTAGAACACGGACCGCCTTATTTCGTTGCCGGAAACTGGATTGTTTACGGCTTTCATCACATTTACAAGCCTGGTAGTTGGACAACTGACTTATATTGCTACAGGCTTGATAGGAATGCTACAGCAAAGGATGTTGGTAAAGGGTCATAATGGCAGACGATATTAATAGCTATGCTTTAAACTTGGCATTCAGCATTCAGACTGCACCAGCTATAACTGGGCTCGGTGGCGTTTTGAATGCTATTGTCAATATTCAGAAGGGGCTGCAGGACGTCGCACAGACATTATCTGATAAAGTCACTAAAACATTAGCGTCAGTACAGAAGCAAGTAGAAGCAATTGCTACGTCCAACGAACAGATAGCGAAAACGACGACGAAATTCAGCACTGATTTCACGAAGACAAGCAAAACAATAACTACGGCGTCTAAAGACTATCATAAGATAACCCTAGAACTGGAAAAGCAAGTAAAACAATATAAGCTACTCAATCAAGCTATCAAGACACAGGGTATTGACACTGGCGACTTCTTAGATCAGTGGCAAGAGCAAGCTGATATTGGTGAACAGATTTCATCTACCTGGAACCGTATAAAGGGTTCTGGTAAAGAGATGGTAGGACAGGGCAAAGAACAAGCTGGTGTTGGTAATAGAGTTGCTGCTGCCTGGGTTACTGTCTATAATGCTCTAGGTAAGACAGCAGATCAAGGCAAAGAACACGTTGGTATAGGAGGACGTATTGCTGCTGCTTTTATTAGTGCTAAAGATGCAGTTATCGATACAGTTTTGAGTTTTGCCTCTATGCTTATTGGTATTCAAGGACTCAAGGCTGGCTTCGCCGCATTTTTAGAAGAAGAGAATAAGTTCAACACCCTCAATTATCGCATTTATGGTACACAAAACCAGATATTGGGACAAGTTAGCAAAACGACTTCGGCATACAGATTAATGTGGAAAGAAGGTATTGCTGGATTCTCTGAGTTAGGCGCAATCATACGTTCAAATGATAACGAATTGACTGATTTTGTCACGACTAATGCTATGTACTCAAACGCACTTGGTGTCAGCCAAAAAGATCTGGCCGCTTGGCAGCGTGCTATGAAAGGTGTTGGTATAGATAGCAAGGAGCAGACGGTTCTATTAGGTAAGCAAGCCGATGCCATGTATAAACTTGGCTTATCTGCGCAACAGATGGCTAGTCTTTTAGGTGATCAAGCTAAAACGGCCGCAGCGCTCAACATCATGTGGGGTAAAGCCGGTGTTGCCGCGATATCTGAGATACAAGCGAATATGATGGGCTTATCTAATACTATGAATTTGCCAATGGCACAAGTTGATGCGATGCAGAAGTCGTTGAGCGAGGTTTATACGAACCAAGATGCTGCGAACTATTATAAGAGTATAGGCAAATTATCAGAAGAAGCTGCTGCGAGAATCAGAAATGATATATCGCTGTCGAAAGAGCAACGACGAGCAGCAATGGATCTAGCTCGTCAAAATGATGGTCTTAATCGACAAATGCAGTCGCTTGCAGATTTATATAAGAGAACTGGTGGTCAAGGAGATGAATATAACTATACACTATTGGCCATGGAAGGCTATACACATATGTCGCGCGATGCACTAGACGGGTATGCTAGAACGCAGATGCAGCTCAACGCGACGTTGAAGGCCGGTGAAGCTCCGTTCAATATGATCACCGCTACTACAGACCAATTAACAAAGGCTATGAAGGGGCTTGAAGATGCCACAACTAAAGACATGACTGCGGAGGAGAAGAGGTCATATTATTACGAGAAATCGACCGCGACTGTGGCGAAGAGTTTCGGAAAAATGTGGGCTAACGTACAGGGCGCTTGGATGGATGCATTCAATGCCCTGAAACCGGCTATGATGTTTTTCTTAGATAACGTTCTTACGCCCATCGTTGATGGTGTCGCTTGGTTTATTAGGCTATTAGCAGGTGCTTTGCCACCAGCAAAGCAGGCAGCAGGAGCAATAGATGGTATCAATAAAGCGGCACAACCGACAGTAACCACATTAGGCTGGATGGGCGATAAACTATCGTTGTTATGGTCGTATCTTGGCCCAGTCGCTAAGGGTGCTGTTTTGTTATCTGCTGGGCTCGTGGCAATCTTTGCAGCGTTCGCTGGCGCAGCCGCCGCAATTATGATGTGGAATTGGTTTATGAGCGTAACAAATGCACCAAAATTATTCGCAATAGCTGTAGCTGCTTTTGCTGTCGGTGCAAGTGTTTTGGCTATAGCTTTCGCAATCAAAATGTTAGCAGATCTCGATTACGGTAAGTTATGGAGTGCGGTAGGTGCACTCGCCGTTGTATTTGGTATACTGGCATTAGCGGTACTCGGTATGTCGACTGGTGTTGGAGGAGCTGCAGCAATAGCACTGGCTGGTGTGCTGTTGGGCATATCTGTGGCAGCGATGATAGCGGCTGGTGCAGCATATGTGCTGGCTTTAGCATTTGAGACTGCTGCGAACAGCATCGTAAAACTCATGGAGGTGCCCGCTAGTGATTTGCTTATCATGGGTGGTGCGTTGATTATATTCGGCGGCGAACTGTTAGCAGCAGCCGTAACAATTGGGGCTGGTGGTGCCGCGATGGCTGTTGCGTCTATTGCCTTGGGTCTTGGTATGGGCGGCTTAAGTGTGGCAATGCTCTTGATTAGCAATAATGCAATCGCTAAGATGGAGAGATTAGGTGATGGTGGTCTTGCGAACTTCGGGCGTGCACTCGTCATTGCATCGCCTGGTATTGCTACATTTATAGCATCCATGGGGCTAGGTATCGTGTTCGCTAAAGGCATGGGCGGTCTCGCAAGTGGCTTGTCTTATCTGGCTGCCATAGATGCAGCGGCATTACTGACAACAAGTGCTGCATTGCTGGTATTTGGCAGGGCGATTAAAATAGTTTCTGGTAGTGTCACCAACTTAGCGTCTGTGAGTGATGGAATATCGTCATTTGGTAGTGCGATTAGCGGAGTTGTTGACGGTCTTGCATCGTCTATCGACAGCATTGCGAACGCAGTATTGATCGGTGGCTATAAGATGATGTTTGGATCAATCTTATTCAGATCTTCTATTTCACCATTAGCGACAGCGGTTGATGGTTTGAATACGACAGCTAAAGCTGCTAGTAGTTTGACGCCCAGTATTACTGGGTTAGTCGACGCCGTATCACAATTACAATCAAGCGATATTATAGGTGCATTCACAGATCTCTTGTCGTCCGTTCCAGTTATCAGTAGCATCACTGATACAATAGCGGCTGTCATTCAAGCCGGGCAAGAGAAAATACGCGCACAGATTGATGAATTAAAAACATCATTCTCGGCACTAGAGCTAATAGCAGCGAAGCTCGATTTACCTATCGGATCATCAGAAACGGCCACCAAGAAGAAAGTGATGGCCGAGACAGTTTCGACAATACAAGTTAAGACTGAGACAAGTGGTGGCGTGTCAACACGCTGGCAGCAACAAGAGGCGCAAGCCAAACAAGTAGAGCTGATGGGGATTATTGCTGATGCTGTAAATAAACTTAGTAAAGGCAATGTCGAGGATGTCGGTGTCATTAGAGGCTTGCTTGAAGAGCATCTTCCCAAACTCGGTGAGTCACCATCAAAACTTGGCACCAGATTAAATAGCTGGACATAATCATGGCAGCAAATTTACTCGATATCGACACACGATTAGCTAAAGCGGTCGAATTCAAGATCGGACTTGATAACGTTCGTACTATTGAATTCCAGTTTCCGCCTAAAATAACTACAGATAATAGATCTGGAACGTGGTCTGAAACTGAAGTACCTGGGGACCAACCGTTTCAAGCCTGGAAAACGTCTGGTGCTAGAAAATTTACGCTAGAGTGGACATATATAATCGGTGCTAATGGTTGGGATGTTACCAAAGTAAGAAATCAGATACTTACTTTGCGTGGATATTATACTGCACCATTAGAGACAATAGTTAGTGCTTATATCATAAGATTCAAAATATGGAAACTAGGTGGTACTGACCCGATGACATGCAGGCTTGGCAATATTGATGTTTCACACGGTAAAGCCCTGTATGTTCCGACAGTAAATGGGCGACCGAATGTTTACCAGGCGCATCCAGTAATAACAAATATCAAGGTCGGTATGCAGTTGTGGTCCAGAGGCAATGTTCCGCAAGATACGACAAATCAGTCACCACAAACGCAGCCGCCTAAGGTTGCTATCGCAGGATTGATTTCTGCAGTACCTCCAGATTGGCAATAAGGATCATCATGGATGCAACAGATCTGAAACAATACGTCTATTCTAGATTCAGTCAGACTGAGCATGTATTATATGACAATCAAGACACGTTCGGCAGATGGAAGAGTCCTATTACAGATTTATTGGCTAGTAGTGCGACAGCATATGTTGTAAGCAGTTCTTTTGCCGGAAGGCCAGATTTAATTGCTTATTCTTTATATGGTAATTCGTCATTAGACTGGTTAATAATAGCTATGAATAATGCTTCTGACGCCTTAAATTGGCCGAAAGTTGGTGATACGATTGTTGTTCCATCGAGATCGCTTATTGCAAGTGAATTAGTATGAACGAAGAAAATGCTACAATCGGATTAGATCGCTTGTTGGTTAATCGAGAACGTCCTCTTAATCAGCGATTTCCCGGCATATATAGAGCATTAGTAGTGGAAACGAACGATCCACTAAATATGCATAGAGTCAGATTCAAATGCCCAGAAATGCATGATTGGGATTTGAAACCTGAGGAGTGCCCATGGGCTGTATCTCAATTCCATCTTGGCGGCAAACGTGCTGGTTCTTGGACGTCACCGTGTATCGGCGATTGGATCTGGATAGGCTTTGAGAAGCAGCATCCATATGGTCCTGTTTGGACCGGTTTTTGTACGCCAACCAGACGAAAGTTCTATCCATATCCAGCTATTTATGGTGTGACACCATTGCCGGTTGATGCGGAAGGAACCACTACTAAAACGCCAGACGATTACAACAAAGATTATCTTCCAAAAGATTCCAGACCGATGAGCACTGGCTCTTCGGACCGTTACGGCAATCTGGACCTTAGTAGTTCTATCGGCTTCTTTCCTTCTGAGCATAAGCAGCAACCGCCGGGACCAGATAACGATCCGTTGCAATCACAAACAAGCACAGATAGCAACGGCAGCAAAACGCCATATAAACAGACAACCTTGCCACCGGAGATGAACAACCCCGATGCCAAGTTTATGGTGCGATTGAGCAAATATGGGCATTTGCTGTTGATGGGCGACCAAGGATATCACTGGCAGATAGCTAGCGACGGATCTAATAATTCAAAATCGGATGCAGGTGAGTTCTATGGTGATGTAGAAAAAGACGAGGAATGGGAGATAGCACGTTGGAAATATCTGCAGAAGTTGATTAACGAAGATGCAGCTCATGGTGCAGATCAGCGTAGAATGATGTCGCTCACTAGATATGGCCACAAGCTAGAGATGCGCGACGTCGGATGGAACAAGACACGCGATGGCGAATACGGACAGCCTCGTAAGATATCTGACAGCACTAATGATGAGCGATGGGTTAAATGGCGTACGAAAGGCGGCATGCTCTTCCAGATGTCCGACATCGGCTTCGATCCTATTGATGACGATTTCGTCAAGCGTAAGTTGCTTGATGAGACTGGCACGAAAACCGAGCATGAAAACCAATACTGGAAGGGTGATGCACGTTGGATACGGTGGGTCACTCGATATGGTATTAAGCTTGTGTTGGATGATCGTGGTTCCGATACAAAACACGCTGATAGCCAAGAAAATCCGCGTGCTCGTGGTGTGTTGATGAAGGGACGTCGGACACCGGGAGCACAAGGTCAGCAGGTAGAAGGAAATCCAAGAGGATTCTATTGGGAATTCAACGAACGCGATGAGCTAAACCAAACGACTTGGGGTAGTCCTCTTGGCATAACTGCTCAACTTAACGACAAATTACAATATTTCATGGTTGGCTCTAAGCCTTGGTATCCTATGCCATGGGCTGGTATCAAGGCTAACGAATTTCTTGAAGATTCGCTAGTTGCCGATGACACAGAGCAGACTTCATATCATATAAAGCTCGATTTACACAACGAATACTTGCGATTGAAAACTGCTGGCGGGCATGGCCAGCCGCCATGGGGAAATATAGTCAACCCAAGAGCACGAGTCGGTATTCAGCAGGGAATAGAGTGTAGAGATGGTAGTATGGGCGATGACCCTTGGGCTGAATTTGTCGATCTCGATGACAGGGGCTTATGGTTCTCTGGTAAGAAAAAGCTGACGGTATGCAGAGCTAGACAATATCCAGATGCCGTAAGAATTTGTTGGTGGTTTGATGAAAACAAGCGTGAAATAGTTATCAGAAATGACGAGCAGGGTAAAATCCAAATAGTCTGTGCCGGTGATGTTGAGGTGATAGCTGGCCAAGACGCCAAAGTATATGCAAATCGCAACATTTCTATGCGCAGCAACAACGCAGTTACTCTGATGGGTGGCAGCGGGATGCTTGAGATAGATTCCAACTATATCAAGATTAATAAAGTTCTGCGATGGAAGGGATACGATTCCTTCATCCCAATCCAGCCGCCTGATGTACTTATCCCGTCTAATATACCACAGCTCGAACCGAACAATCGCGGTGCTAGGTACAATAAGGATCTGGAGTACAACAAAGATATAAAGTGATCATAGCTTATCCAACAGCCTTGTATTTTGCAGTAATCCCGCAGTCTGCGTCGGATAGCGGTAATGTTACGTATATCGTTAGCATGACGTCGCCGCCAAATGGCCCGCTGACAGAAATTCAGCTTCCTGCAGCGATAGAGTTTCGGCAGCGTGTGCCGATTGATACAAAGAAGCCAGACGGGCAGCGGGTCTATACCAATACTTTATCTAATGCATCATCTGTAGGGTCTGCGAAGAAGCAATTTGAGGTAGGACAGATTCTCGAATTTGGGGTGTCTGAGGAATCGACGTTGCAGCCTATGCTTGCTTCAAATCCTTTACAAATCAGGCATGACACCAATATATTGGATCTGTCGTCGCTCGGAGTGTCGCAGGCAGATATTACAGCAATAAACAACTCTGCAGATAGCCAATTTACGACTCTCAATACCGAGTTAAGTGTCGTCAGGCAGGCTAGGATCGATACTGAAACTGACATCACAGAGAATCAGAAGAACCAGAATGAAACTAAGAAGGCTATAGCCGCACTTGAGCAGTTGGTTCAGTCCGATCCGTCGTTGCAGTCCGTTTTGGATTCTCTCAAGTCGAAGTTGGCCTTGTTCGTGACACAGATGAACGCTTTGGTTGTCATTGCCAATGAGCAGGCGAGCAATGCGACAGACTTGGAAAACAGAATTTTGGCAGTGGCACAGATGGTGAGATGATGAAAGCAACCTATTACGGCTTCAATCCGCCTTTCCTTAGTGCCGTGCAGACCTTTGCAAATACGAGTCAGTCGGACCCAGAGCCCAATCGCTATCGCGGTATATTACCACGACAGTCTGATCTTCGTCTCGTGAAAAACGACGTATTGCAATTACTGCTTACGATTCCAGGCGAACGTGTTCAGAGGCCGAGATTTGGGACGACTCTGCGATCTACTGTATTCGAGCCAATGACAGATGAGGTATTGGCCGATCTGCGTACTAATATATTGACAGCACTAAGCACCAACGAACCGAGATTGATCAACGTCGATGTTCAACTAGAGACTGTTCCTGCGGATTTGCTGCTGAAAGTAACAGTAACAGGTAATATGAGTTACGCACCGACAGAACAGTTCTTGTTGAACACTTCGATACCAGCCCCTGGAGCTGCGATATGAGCAATGAACTAGAAAATACGATGTTTAAGCTGCCGCTGACGCCAGACGAATTTAACGTCATGCTGCCACCGGCTAAGCTACGTCGCATCGATTTCAGTGCATTAGATTTCGATACGTCGAGACGCGCGATTATAGAGTATATCCGCACATACTATCCAAACGATTTCAACGATTGGGTTGCCCATAGTGGCATTATGATGCTGATTGAAACCCAAGCCAACAACGTAGCAAAGTTGAGCTTAAGGTCTGATCTGCTTTCTAACGAATCGTTTCTTCCAACGTGCCAGACTGAAACTGCTCTTATTGAGCATCTTGCACTAATTAATCAAACGATCAAATCACAAACACCTGCAATAGTTGATATAGAGGTTGCTGTACAGTCAGCTCTAACGGTGAACGTCGACATCAGTGCCGGTGCCAGATTCACAATAGCAGGCCCAGACGGACAACCAATATATTATGAGTTGTTCCGTGCTCCTGGTGATTTCAAAAGTTCGCTGACTATTCCGGCTGGAAAACGCGGCGTGATAGGCTACGGGATTGAGGGAAGATTTGCAGGCCCGGCTAATTTATATAGTCCAGGTGGCCCAAATCAGGCATTTTCTATCAAAGTGGCTAATATTTTACAAGAGCCTATAACTGTTGATGTTTATACTGGTGAATCGTCAGTATCATGGACAGTTACGACAAATCCGCTTGAAACATATACAGCGGACGCAGAAGTCGTAAATGTCACCTATTATTCTGACAGGATTGATCTACTTTTTGGTGATGATATCAATGGCAAGGCACCTCTCGCTGGCCAGCAAATCGTAGTCAATTATCGTGTTGGTGGTGGAGTAAGAGGCAGGATCGGAAGCTATGCGATAAATGAGTCAAGGTCTATATCGCCTTCATCGATAGCAGCGCCAGTCCAAGTTACATTCAGAAATCTAGTCGCAAGCTCTGGCGGCACAGATAGAGAAACAATAGATCAAGCTAAGAAGCGAGCACCACGCGATTTTGTGGTGAGAGCATTCGCTTCCGATAGACCAGCCAGCATTACTACTAGTTCCGATTATGCACAGGTCGTTAGTAGTTTTGCAAGTCCTGTGTATGGGTCTGTTGCGAAGGCCGTTGCTACGGTACGCACAGATCTCAACGCAAATTTGGTCGAGTTATATGTGTTGGCGTATGGTGCGGTCGGCTTAGTTACGCCAAGTTTAGGTCTTAAGCAGGCCGTGCAGACTTATGTTAGTGGATATAATGTACTTACTGATACTGTCAACGTATTAGACGGTGCGATAAAATCGATTACAACTGATATGACCGTGGTTGTTAGCAAGAATGCTGATGCCTCAGTTGTTCGCACAAACGTGAATGCAGCTTTGGACTCGTTTTTTAACGTAGATAATAGAGACCTTGGGCAGCCGTTGTACGTATCAGATGTCATCGAAGCCGTGTCGAAAGTTGATGGTGTTTCATACGTCGATTTGTTCAGCCCAGCAAACAATATCTTGCAAACCAATAAACTCGCCGACCCAACTGACACAACTGGTGTTGGTATAAATGAGATTATCGTGGAAGGCGACCGCAACGTGAAGTTCTTCTATGAGAAATCACGTATCTAATCTATCATGAGCATACCAATCGGCCCTGTGCAAGGGAAAATTTGGGGCACGACGCAGAGTATATTTAATCTTAATGGCATAGATGTCAATAGATTGATTTCTCTTGCACGTGGTTATTGCTCAGAGCACTGCCACGCATGCAAATTCTCTCGATTCTTCGTTCTTCGAGGGAAGATGAAGGTCACCATTTTTAGCGGCGAGATTGCAGACGAGATCGTCTTGACAGCGGGGATGTGTACGGATGTACCACCAGGTGTATGGCACAAGTTTGAAGCTCTTGAAGATTCTGACACCATCGAAATCTATTGGGTAGTACTAGATAGTAATGACATTGAAAGACGAACTACCGGTGGGATCTCTACCGAATAAATCACACGAGCTAACTATAAACGGTAAAATCATCCCGATGTGGTTGATCGTATTCGACCAAGATCCGACGAAAGCGTACTTATGCACATCGAAGAATAAAGTCTTAGCTTCTGTCGAGGGAGCGATTCGTGGCACATACGGCGATGAATCTGACTTGTTGGCTCCGCCAGTTATTCGCGAGATAGAAAGAACTTGGGGGCAATCATTTATTAGCTTGCGATGTCCTCCGTCTCTAGATCTCTTCATTCATCGATTAGAGATCGATAAACATAATCCCATATGTAGGATATTATTGGAGTGCTATGATGCACTACCATACGATGCGTTGCGAGCTAAGATAGCACAACTATTCGTCGACGCACCGGCTTAAGCAGATATCTCCTCTATTATCTTACGCTTTAGATCACGCAGTACGCTTGCCAAGATCGATGCTTGATCGTATATATGACCGTGGTTGTAAATGAAAGGAGTTGTCGGGTTTTCAGCATCGACGACGATAGCTATCGCAATAGGTACTTTGGCTTCTTCGCAAACTGTGCGGAATTGAGTCATAAAAAAGCCAAATCGCTGTTCAAACTCTACCCGTGCGTCAATCAGTGGTGCTTCCTCAGCGACTTTTTCTTGGGGTTTCTTAATGTTGTCTTTCTCTGATTTTGCCATGAGTGTCTTCTTGTATTAGAGTGGTATCAAAAGGCTAACTACATGACTCAAATACTAGAACCTCCCACAACTACGATGCGAACGTGGAAGTGGTGTCAAGAAGCGTTCGCGGCGCAGGGCGTAAAATTAACATTCCCAAAGAATACCGACCCGAAAAAGACCTATCAATGGAGATATGTCACAAGGTTAGCAAACAAAATAGACGAATGGGAATTGGATAAGCCAACGGCGAGAGCATTCATTCACTTCGCCGTTGGTTATATGAAAGAGAAGAAATTACTACATAAAGGTCTATCTGTGTTCTTTCAAGGCAACATGATGGATGTATGCTTTGATCGTATGCAGAAGTATGCGTCTGGTTCCTCGAATCGTCTTACGCAGATAATTACCTCACATAAATTTGTCAGTGATAGGTGTAATGGTAAATCTGCTGTGACTTTGCTACTCAATCGCGAGTCATTCGGCAAGTTGCGAAACATTGTAAGGTGGTATAAAAGTGGCGACATCGCTGAAGCGTATTTATCTATATCGATTGTGTGCACTGAAGCTTTATCAAAGCTCGCAATAGTCGCGCCACACGAACGTATCTTACTACCGACAGAATCAGAATTGTACTGTTTGGCCATCAATCTTACGAAAGATGGCGACTTTAGATCAAAAGCGAAATCAATATTGGATAATGACTGGAGAATGACGCTGTGCCAACAACAACGATAGCCAAGCCAACATCAAAAGCTTACAAAAATCCGGTTTCCAAAAATGGACGCAAGACGGTGAATGATGATTCGCCGTTTAAGCTGGACCCGGCATTCATCGCGAAGTTTACAGGCAAAAAGCCCAAATTTGGATACAACGGCCTTGGTGAGTTCGTTTTCTATCGCACTTACTCGCGTCTCAAGGAAGATGGTACCAAGGAGACGTTTGTTGACATGCTGCAGCGCGTCGTTGAAGGCTGCTACGAAATTCAGCGTGTATGGTGCAGTAAGAGTAAGAATGACAAGAATAAGAATGAGAGCGAGAGTGGTAAAGAAAATATCGCTTTCGGCGGTATGGCATTGCCGTGGACTCGATCAAAAGCCCAAAAGTCCGCACAAGAAATGTTCCAGCGTATGTGGGACTTCAAATTTTTACCTCCTGGCCGTGGCCTGTGGGTAATGGGTACTCCGCATATGTGGAAGCTTGGTAGTGCATCTCTGAACAATTGTGGATATTGTAGCACCAAGGATGTTGATGAAGATCCAGCATGGCCATTCTGCTTTGTTATGGATATGTCGATGCTTGGTGTAGGTGTTGGTTTTGACACACGTGGCGCGAACAAAATCACCGTTGTGAAGCCACACGATACAGATACTCCGTGGGAAATCGAAGATTCGCGTGAGGGCTGGGTTGACTCATTACGAGTATTGATTGAATCATTCACAAACCGTCCAGAACTTGGGACAATTAAGTTTGATTATTCTCTTGTTCGACCTGCTGGGTCTGAAATCAAGGGATTTGGTGGTAAGGCTAGCGGGCCTGATACCTTGCACGAGCTGCATAAGATGGTCGCACACCATTTTAGTAATATCCTACGACGTAAGAGTCAGCTTCTAACTAGCGTCGATATTGTCGACTTTATGAACTTTATTGGCAGATGCGTAGTCGCTGGTAATGTTCGCAGATCGAGCGAGATTGCATTAGGTGATCCTGCTGATTGGGATTATATGACGATGAAGGATAAGACTCTCCACAGCGAGCAGTTAATGTCTCATCGTTGGGCATCAAACAATTCAATTTTCGCTACGGTTGGAATGGATTACCACAATGTAGCAAAACAGATTGCCGAGAATGGTGAGCCCGGATGTTTATGGCTCGATAATGTGCAGAATTATGGTCGTATGGTTGACGGTCGCCAAGAAGGCATCGACAAGAGAGCACTTGGAACAAACCCATGCGGCGAACAATCGCTAGAAGACGCCGAACTCTGCTGCTTGTGTGAGACGTTCCCTGCTCATCACGAAGATGCTGAAGACTACCATCGAACGCTGAAATTCGCATATCTATATGCCAAGACGGTTACGCTATTGCCGACGCACTGCAAGAAGACCAATGCGGTTTTGCTGCGTAATAGACGTATCGGCTTGTCGCAGAGCGGTATCATTCAAGCGTTTGCCAAGTTTGGTCGACGTAAGGTTCTAACGGACTTCTGCGGTAAAGGGTATGAAGTTGTCCGCAAGTGGGACGAGATTTATTCTGAATGGTTGTGTGTAAGTAAATCTCTCAAATGCACTAGTGTGAAGCCAAGCGGCTCGGTATCATTAGTAGCTGGTGCTACGGCTGGTATCCATTTTACAATCGCACCAACGCGATCGTACTGGCGAAATGTCCGCGTTTCCAGTGAGAGTGCACTGCTCAAGGCGGTCATCGAAGCCGGATATCATGTTGAAGAGTGTATCACAGATAGCAAGACCAGCATCGTGCGTTTTGGTGTGTCAGAGCCAGACATCCCATCAGTGTGCGAAATTTCGATCTGGCAGCAAATGAAAAATGCTGTTGATTATCAACGATATTGGGCTGATAACCAGATATCATGCACAATCCAATTCAGGCCAGAAGAAGCGAAGGATTTACCGTACGTCTTGGAAGAGTTCGACGACGAACTTAAGGGGATCAGCTTCCTGCCATATCTCGATCACGGTTTCCCGCAATCGCCATATCAGCCAGCTACATCAGCGGAAGTTGCAGCATATAACGCTAAGCTTAAGCCGCTTGACTTCGACAAATACTTCATGGAAGATGCTGTCGGGACGAAATTCTGCGACGGCGATGTCTGCCAGATTTAGAATAGCGTGATAATATGAGCCCAGTCAGAGGTTTTATGGCGGCTCCGCCAGGCGGTGAGCCAATGTATATGATAGGCGAACACTGGTACAATCAAGTGGACGTTGATGCGATCTGCACCGGAAAGAAACCTTACATTTTAGATGACGGTACCGAGTGCTTTTGGGATGGAAACGCTTGGTCGAATAGAACCAATTAGAACAGTTTCTTTTGCCCCGGTAGATCTCTCGATTTTATTCTTGGTCTGTGAAATCGAGATTTGATAAATTTCTCACCATCAACGCTGCAGTCATTGAAAATAACTTTTGAGGCGTAACCAGCAGAGACGGCTGCTTTGAATCGCTTTCTTGAGTGTGCATAGAGATATTTATTGCACATGAAGTAGATGTCGAATATTCTAGCGCTGCCTTTTTGATTTACTCTAGCTGCTCTGGCTACACGCTGTTTGAACTCTGATGCTAGCTTGCCGCCCGTTGCCAATATCAGATTCTCACATCCGCCTTTGAGATCTAAACCGCGTCTGACGTTCTTACCACCAATTAGAACCTTCAATTTGCGTGATTCGAAGTCTTTAAGGATTTCAGGTCTTCTCTTTCTTGATGTCTCTCCGTGGATGAATTCTGAATCAGGGATCAGTTTTTGTAGTGCGTACCCTAGGTCGTCGCGTTCGACCAGGACCAATGTACCTTCATCGGTGAATCGTTTGCACAATGCGGCAATAAATTTATGGAACTTCTCATTATAGACCATCATTTCATTGACGGCTATGTCGAACGCAGAGGCATCGTCTTTGTTGCCGTCTTCACCGAAAGCAAGAGCGAAGTATGAGATAGGCACAGTCAAGCCAGTCTTCTCAACTGCTTCTCTGTTTTGGATGTAAATAACCGATCCCATATGCTCTTGTAATACAAGATTCTCAACAGGCTTATCGGCATCATATGGAGTGCCTGTCATCCCATATCTTCTGCGGCCATTAAACCAGAATCTGAATAGACTTTTATATGTTGATGATGTGGCGAGATCACATTCGTCTACTATTAGCATTTCGCATGTACCGATCAGCTTATGTAATGCTTCGGCCTTCTTACATCTACTGCGAAATCCTTTGAGCTTGATCTCGAAATTCTTATACGCCTTTTCGAATTTCTTTTGAGCTGTTCCAGATTTGCTATCCTTGAAGTTTTCAAGTAGGGGCTTTTCTGGGCGATGCTTTGGTTTGACCAATGACTGTATCGATCCGATAATAATTAGCTGTCCAGACGGCATCTTACCAGCATAGAATAATCCTGGCTCGGAGCAGACCTCGCGTATCAATAGCCGCTGCTTAAGCTGTTCAATAACCTGAATTTGCTCTGCTATGATTACTGTTGGGCATGGCATCGCCTTGCAAATTCCAGCTATTAATTCTCCCTTGCCGCCACCCATCGAGACATTGACAACTCCAACTTCTGTCTTATAGATAGTCTTGATGGCTTCGATCTGGAATGGCTTTAATTGGATGCCAGGCAAGAAATCTTCAGTAATGAGAGAGGAATCAATTGGCTTATATTTTGATTTTGGTCTTTTATCGATGACAACTAGCTGCAAGCCCTTTTCTTTACACAATGCACGCAATTCTCCAAGAAATGGTCGTGCTATAGTTTGATTGGCTCTATTGTATTTATGGTAGACCCCATCCCAACTTGAACCGCCAGACACATCAATATATCTCGCACTTGGGCGTGATGCACTGAATCTAGCATCAATAATTTCTTCTTCCCAAGCGGTCAGATTTGTTAGCTGAATAGTCTTATTTGTGATTATCTTAGCAATCATGGTCCGTCTTTTGTTGCCGCATATTTGGATACACTCCCTAAAATACTTGACGCTCCAAGAAGTAAATAGTTTTTGGAGGACCCTATTATGTTGATAGAAGAAGATCTAGACGTTGCTGATTTAGATGAATTGACGGAGTTCCAATCGGAGGACGTAGAGGACGTCCTGCCCGATGACCCTGGACTTTTATCGAAGAAGCACTACTTCATCAACGAGATCGTAGAAGACAAGCTTCGCAGATATATCTGGACCAATTGCACTGATGTCGCCATACGCGATTCTATAATGACCCACGCTCCAGAATTAATCAAGCAGATCATCAGGAAGCAGAATCTGCACATGATTTATCCGGGGCAGGAAGAATCTGCTTTCGGCGATTTAGTCCAAACCGCATGGGTTCAGGTTGAACGAACATTATATAAATTCAGGGCCAAACCGCACTGCAGAAATTGCTATAATCCAGATAGACCTATTAGCTCGGCACTCTACATCCCAGCCGAGTCAGAATATAGTATTATTACATTCGATCAACTATTCGACCCCAAATATTGTCCCTCTGGTAGTAAGAAATTCGTCATCGGTCGCAGTGGTAGGAATCCTCCTAAATGTCCATATTGTGGTATTACTCTAAGTTCCCATCCAGATGTAGAACCTAAGCAGGGCACTTTTGGTGGATCGGTGACGGTCTTGTTCCGTGGTAACTCCAAAGTCTTTAATATGTGGAGCCAAGTTAGCAGGACTGTAATTCTAGCCTTTGTGAAAAAGGAAGGACGCGATAGGAAGAACGCCACGGCATATAAGGATCATCTGTGTAGTGCGAATAGAGTTGACGAGGATCGTCTTAAGAGATTCTTCACGGAGGCATCTCAAATATGCAAACATAATAGGGATCATATGCGGTGCATAGAGGCACTATGTCATGTGATCAAAACAGACGACAAGCCGTATGACGGTCTGATTGGGAAATTGGTAGAACATTCTGGCTTGTCACGTGTCCAAGTCAATGGCTTCATAAAACTGCTACGGCTCCGCAGTCATGAGTTTACAGACTCGCCTCTAAGCCATGAGAGTGAGCATGACAAGCAGTTGAAGAAGCAGTTCCTTTGCCAAGATGAGGAATAATATGCCGAATTTCGCATCACCATTTTCAGAACCTCTGAATGGCAGGAAACTGACCACCGAAGAACTTATTAGAGCTATCCGATTCGTTATAGCTGCTGAATATGAGGCAGCGCAGATGTACATGCAGATCGTCGAAGCTACAGATAATGAACTCGTTAAGAAGGTTTTGACGAGTGTAACTGACGAGGAGCGTGTTCATGCCGGAGAATTTCTAAAGGTTCTGCATGAGCTAGCTCCAGATGAGGCGGAACACTATAAAGAGGGTGAGAAGGAAGTCAAGAAAGAAATCAAGAAAGACGAAACGCCAGAGGTAGCAGAATCGGTTGAACCTCCCAAGGATATCTGCCCTATCTGTAATGAAAAATCAGTCTCTCGGTGTCGCTGTGGAAATGTCGTTAGGCATACAACCGAAGATCTTGAAAAGGGGCACGGGCTGCGTTGTCCTAATGGCCATATCTGGTCTTACCAAACTGCAGACAATAAGCTACTTCTTGGTGTTGATCTTAACACATGCTGTGATGCAACTCCTGTTAGCGAATCAGTCAGGAACATATTGCGGATGATTGATGAAAAAACGATAACTGCAGAAGACTTCAACCGATTTATAGCCGAAACCAGTCCGACCAGTCTTAATAAACGAGTACAGCGGCAGATGAAGCATGATAAAATCGGGCCGCAATCATCTAGCCTTGGACGTCAAGTAGACGACAAAACAGACCACGAACCAGGGCAACACAATGATCCGACCACTACTCTGCGTGGTAAGAGTGCTTTGCGAAAACAAATCAAGCGTAATAAAGCTCATCCAGAGCAGTTTCGAGAGGCTATGGAGTTTCTCGAATCGAATCGCTGTAAGCCGCTAGCAGAGTGTCAAGCCAAATTGGTTAATATAACGAACCCGGTAGCACTACAAAGGCTCACGACAGTGCTCGCTAAAAGACCTGGTATGAATAAAGAATGGCAGGACTGGCTTGTTGGTCTTGATGCTGCGATATCAAAACACTATGGGAAAGAGATCAATGGTTGAAGTATCTGTCCAGGGCATGGACGATGAATTGCAATCTCTATTGGCTGATCTAGAGCAACCCGAAGAACCATTTGCTGACGCTACGAGCGAAGCAACTAATGGTGATGAGGTCGAAGTTGCGGCAGCAAGCACAGAGCTGATTATTCCAGATCCAGAGTTAACCGACGCTACAACAGATATAAGTGAGGCAGAGCCATCCGATTTACCACTAACATCTGATCCGGCTCCTGCTAATTCTGAACTTAAGGCGGTTGTCGACAAGTTCGATCACGACTACGGTGAAGTTCAGACTAATCTGAAAAGCGATCGGAAGAAAATCGATAGTGTGATTGATATATTATTAGCCCGTGTTAGAGCAAATACCGACGCTGAAACAGATACGATGTCTCTTGTCAAGGCGCTTGGTGTTCTAGCTGATACGAACGGCCATGCTGTGAAGCTATTAGATTCTCGTTCGAAATTACTCGCTGCTACCAAGAGCACCCTTAACGCAAATCAAACCAACATCAATATTACTGGCGTCGATGCAGAGTTGCAAAAGATATTAGACCAGCCATCGGACGGATAATGGCAAAGCTTTTAACACACCTTTCTGCAACACAGGCTGAAGTAATCCATCGATGTCAGCAGTCGACTATATTCTTTCTTAGGAACTTTGGTAAAACTAAGCATCCTTCCGCTGGTGTTTTACCGCTGAATCCGTTTAGCTATCAAATCAAAGCGTTGACTGCTTTTAGAAAGTATAGATATAACATATTCAAGAAGTCTCGACAAACCGGTGCTAGCAAAATAGCTGGAGCTTTTGCATTATGGTTTGCGATGTTCTTTATGAATAAGACGGTGCTAATAGTCTCACGTACTGACGAAGACGCTATCAACTTCCTCAGAGAAAACATCGTTTTCTTATTTCGGCATCTTCCACAATGGATGCAGGACGCCTGGAAGCCGATCAAAGAGAACGAACACGAGATACAATTTCCGAACGGCTCTCGTATTCGTTCCCTCACTTCGCACCCCGATGTATTGCGATCCAATGCATCTTCTTTGAATATTATCGATGAAGCTGCGTTCATTAGAGATATGGGCGTGATGTGGGCAGCCGGTCAGCCGACCTTGATCCACGGTGGTAGCGTCATTGTGGTATCGACGACATGTGGCGTTGGTGGTTGGTATTGGAGCACTTGGACCGATGCTGTTGCCGGATTCAACAATTTCAATCCTATCCAGATTGACTGGTGGGATATGGATTGGGAGATCAGATACCGCGATGCGATGACCGGCGAGCTTAAGGTCATCGCGCCAACAGCAGGGTTACGCGATTGTGTAACTCCGGAAGAAATAGAGAAGTATGGCCAAAAATGGTCTCCATGGCTTGAAGATCAGTACCGCGAACTGCAAGAACGCGGCGAGACTTGGAAGTTCAGGCAAGAAATCTTAGCGGAGTTCGTCGGATCTGGTAGTACTGTGATTGATATGAAAATCTTAGCATATCTGCAGACTATCATCAGTGACGAGTTCAAACGTGTTAAGGGTCCGCAGACATATGTTCATCCTGTAAAGAATCAACATCTCAAAATCAACTTCAATGGTGGTAATAAGCGAGAGCTAGATAAGGATGAAGGTCTGTGGGTTTGGAGAAAGCCGAATCATGGTAAACGTCCTGTTTATGTAGGCAAGCGTCTTGTAGATCCGGGTGAGCAGCCGCACCGATATTCAATTGGGATCGATATCGCAACTGGTAAAGGTCGAGACTATTTCGGGTTACAAGTTTTAGATATCGATACACAAGAACAAGCCGCAGAGATGATGATACGATGTTATCCGAAAGATTTCAAGTTATTGGCTGATTATATTGGCCGTTGGTATAACAACGCATTGATGGTAATAGAACGCAATAATGGTGGCGATGCATTCATAGATGATATGCGCTACGATTTAATGTATCCGAACTTATGGCGGAAGAAAGACATCAACGATAAACCGAAAAAGGGTTCGTCTACTGGAGGATCTATAAAACTAGCCGAATACGGCTTTTACACAGGCCAGGCTTCAAAACCAACTCTGAATAAGGCATTGATCGATTACTTACACCCTGAAGGCGGTTACAAAATATATAGTCGCCGGTTACTTAAGCAACTACAAATTTACGTCCGCAAAAAAGACAGAACCGGTCGAGACACAGATAAAACGGAAGCTGAAGAAGGTCCAGGTAACCATGATGACTTGGTTATGAGTCTAGGTCTTGCTTGTATTGGAGTCAACGATGCAGCAACACAAATGATCGGTGGGTTGATTCCATTCCAAGAATCGATGCAAACTGATTTTAGTATTTCTGAAAACTATAGTCCAAGCCAAATAGATGCATCCGTTTTAGCACCTATCGGCGGATTTACAGAAGTTTCTCCGGATGTCAGTGTATCAGGCGAAATCATAAGATTCGCTGAGCAGTTGGGTGCGATGCCTGTTAGTGCACAGAATATGCCACCAATATCAAATAGGAAGCATACTATAAAGATCTGATATCTTCACCTGAAACATATTTTAGGTGAAGATCATGCAATGCTCGCTCAGCTTACCATCATATGTCGTTAATAGTAGTACGGAAACTATAAACTGGGGTTTGGTATGCGCAGGAATTCCAAACATATGGAAAATCACTAAAGGTCGTAATATCAAAGTCGCTGTACTCGATACTGGAATAGCACAACGACATCAAGACTTAGTAGGCTCTGTACTTGCTAGTGCCGACTTCACTGGTAGTAAAGGTGTCGAGGATAAAATTGGGCACGGCACATTCTGTGCTGGTGTTATTGGTGCACGTCAGAATAATTTCGGAGTTATCGGAGTTGCACCAGAGTGTCAATTGCTAATCGGTAAAGTTGTAAATGATAGCGGTGCTTGCTACGATCAGGCAGTTGTGAATGGTCTTAATTGGGCTGTTGCTCAAGGTGCCGACGTCATCTCTATGAGCATAGGAACGCCATGCTCAACCGATTTATTACATAATGCCATAATTGCAGCATCACAGAAAGTGTGTATTGTTTGCGCTGCTGGTAATAATGGGTCGACTTTGGACGCCATAAATTATCCAGCCAGATATCTTGAGACCATTGGTGTCGGTGCCATAGATCGCAACAAACGTCTCGCTGGTTATTCATCTCGCGGAGATCGTGTCGATATTGTAGCACCGGGCGATAAGATTGTGTCATGCTGGCCACCTAATAGCATAGCAATGTTAAGCGGTACCAGCATGGCATGTCCATTTGTAGCTGGTATCGTAGCGCTTGTCGCCGCTGATCGTAAGAATGACGGAAGAGCACCATTAACTAAAGATCAAGTGGTTAGTCTATTATCAGAGGCGTCTATCAGTATTGGGCAGATTGGCAGCGGCCATGGTCTTTTGGACCCAGCGGCTTTATTGCGTGAATCTGAAGAGCACTACCCAAAATAACTGTGCTGAAGTAGATACACTATAGTCGGCTTGCCTGACCTGCCGAGAAATATATCCGTATGAAAAGATACGACAGTGAAAACTCGCGCTCTCCATATAGGTTAGGTAACTATGCCTGCTAACTGGTTAGTTTGGGATCGGATTAGAGAATTTACCCGTTCTAACCGTATCTATCAACAGGAGCGGATACTTCAAGACCAATCTTCGATAGATAAACTAGCTGTCGGCGGGGATTTTCTAGACTTTTCTAGCCAGAATGCTATCCTACAGCAAACTAACCTTCAAATCAACCGTTTGGAGAGGTATAAAGACTATGAGCAGATGGATCAGACTGGCGAAATCTCTCTGGCTCTGGATCTTTATAGCGACGAATGCAGTCTTATAGATCCCGAATATAAGCACGGGTTGATTATTCGAGCTGCGAACAGGAGAATCAAAGAAGAGCTAGAGGAATTATTCTTTGATACGTTACTTATTGACCGATGGCTACGCCCGGCTGCTAGATATCTCTGTAAATTCGGTGATGCCGCTTTTGAGGTTGTCACTGATCGAAACCGCACTGGAATTTCATCATTGCGGTTCATGAATATCTATAACTTTACTCGAATTGAGACAAGGTTCGGCGATTTAGTAGGATTCTTCTATCAAGATGATATGTATCCAGAGCCGGTATTCATGCACCCATGGTCTTGCATGCATATGCGCCTGACGAATTTCGAATCAGTCTATGCGCCATATGGCCGAGCTGTTATAGATGGTTCTCGCAAACCATTTAAACAATTGCGATTGATGGAAGATGCTTCGCTCATTTATCGAATAACGAGAGGTCCAGAAAAGCGAAAATACAAAATTCCGGTTGGAATGATTCCTCCTAAAGAGATTCCGGAATATCTGCTGAGCATTGCAAGAATGTTTAAGCGGCAGCGATTTTATAATCCAACTACTGGCACATTCGACGAGAGATTCTCACCAATCGTCCAAGAAGACGATTTCTTTCTACCGATGCGTCCTGATGGTTCTGGGCCAGATATTGAGGTTCTCCCTGGTGGCGAGAATATGGATAAGATATCTGACATCGAATACTTCAAGAAGAAAATGATTTCTCCCTTGAAGATACCATTTGCTAGGGTGGGTATTGGTGAAGGTGCTGGAGAACCAAACGAGAAATCATTAGCACAATCTGACGCCGAATTCGCTAAGGCCGTCCAATGGGTACAATCAGAAATAGCCCTTAGCCTACAGAAGATAGGAATTATTCATCTGGCTCTCCGAGGATATACGGTACAAGATATTAAGGGATTTAGTCTGTCGCTTGCTTCCAGCTCGGCGCTTGACGACCTCTACAGGATGGAGACTTGGGCTACTAGAGTTAGTGTTATGGCCGATCTGAAGGAAATTGGATGGTTCCCGAAGACCTGGATTGTCACTAGATTCACCGACCTATCACCTGATGAGATTCAGGAGATGGAAGAACTCGCCGAAGAGGAATCTGAAGGCCAGGGTGAAGGCGAAGAAGGTGGTGGTGGCGGCATTGGCGGAGATATGGGCGGTGACTTAGGTGGTGGAGAGGGCGACGACTTTGATATGGATGTTGATGTCGACACTGGTGAAGAGGGCGGCGAAGAGGGCGGAGAGGGTGGCGAAGGGGAAGAAGAAGGTGAAGAAGAGTTCGAGATAGAAGGCAAGAAGATCGAGCGTAAAGTAATTCTAGAGATACGCAAGGACGCTCGACGTAAGAAGCGATACAGTAATTTGGTCAAGGTGTCGCAGCGTGCCAAAAGAGCTTCAAACCCGTTCCAATTCTTGTTGGAATCAAAAGAGTTGGATGGTCTTACTAGATCTCTTCCCAAAAATGATGACGTATTGACTGAAGACGTGAATGGCAGTGAAGGTTTGCTGGTGGAATGGTCTGTGCCGGAGAAAGACCGCATTGAGGCGATAGCGGAAATCAGGAATGTCCTCAGGGGTCAGCCGGTGGCAATAGCAACTGAGAATGATACTGATATTAGCCAAGATGACTTACCCACTTAGAAGCAAACATTATTATATAAGCCAATCGAACTCTCCGAGTGTCGGAGCTGGTTGCAATCAAAGGGAGCTACTACATGGCCACTAAAGCCGAATGCCTCGTATTGGATAGCAGGAAGTTTCTTGGGACTATCAACAATTCTGCCCAAAGCAAAGTGGCTATGTATGAATCACTAGTCACCCAGCTCGGACAGCGTGTTGGAGCCAAGTGGCGGCTTGCGGCTCTCAACGAGGGCAACTTGTTCATCGAAGACACCAGCAATGGTGGTTACTACGCCGCGATCTACCAGCACTTACGTGGTGGTAAGGTGAACATAACGAATGTTCGCCCAATCAAAATCGTTGAAGGCCAGAAGCAGTCATTGTTCGAACAAGACTGTCACGGTTTGGTCAATGCTATCGAGGCGAATGATCAACGAGCTATGCGGACGACATTCAACAACCTTGCCGCCCACAAATTTTCTCCCCGCACACTGCCATCATCCGGCGTCATTCGTACACGTGATGGTGTAATTCGTCGGCTTCAGGTCGAAGCACATCTGCACGGCTGGGACGACACCCAGAAGCAGAAGTTGGTGAAGGCTTTGGTTGAGAGCCTGTCGGATTCCGTCGTGCTCGAAAACGGCAGGGTCATCAGTGCTAGCTTCAATAGCGAGCGTCGTCAAAAGCTGCCGGTAAGCGAGTGGACATGCCGCAAGGTTGTCGGCACCCATATGCGTGAATCGGCCAAGCAGGCTTACAAGTCTGACGGATTCCAGAAACGCATCTACAAGATTGCCCAGTTGGTCGACGGCGATAAGATTTCTGAAGCCGTCGCTGGCATCAAGGATTTCTTGGTCGAGCAGCAGGAATTCTGCTTACTGACACGCCAAGAGAGCAAGACACTCATCGAAAACACTCTGGCGTCCAGAGCAGTCATGAACCAACAGCTATGCAATGACGTTGCTACGCTGTTCTATCGCACAAACCTGAAAGTCAACCATGACTCCATTGTCAAGGAATGGCGTGCGACGGCTGTGAAGTCGCAGCATCCGACACTCCTAGAGAACGTGAATGTTCTCGAAAAGACGAAGGACTTCGACGGCGACTACGACAAGTTTTTGAATATGACCTTCAACGAAGCCTTGTCGCCGCGTGATGAGGAAGTGAAGGCATATCGCACTGCTCTCGATCTGCTCCGCAACAGCCCCAAGATTCAAGAGGATGTTGAACTCAAGGAGAAAGTCGATGAGCTGATCGACAAACTATCCGAATCTGAAGTCGACGACGCCACGGTTTATCTGGTTCGCGAAACATTGGCTTCGGCTCACAAAGAGCTTGAGGCGATGGATACGCTGAACGATTACGACACCCACGGTGGACCAGAAACCAACGCCGGAATCGATGCCGGTGAAGAGCTTGGTGGTGAGATCGGCGGCGACCTTGATGGTGTCGCTGGTGGCGCTGGACAACCAAATATTGTCATCAACTCGCCTCTGATTCAAATTGGTGGTACATCCGGTGCCCCAGAAGGTGAAGCGGACCTCGGTGCCGATCTTGGTGGTGACGAGCTTGGTGGTGACGAGCTTGGTGGTGACGAGCTTGGTGGTGAAGAAGGCGGCGAGGAAGACCTCGAAGCACTCGGACTCGGCGACGAGGAAGAGGAAGGCGAAGAGGGGTTGGACGATCTCGGACTCGGTGGTGAGGAAGAAGACGAAGACGTCAACATCAACCTCGACAGCAAACAGAAGACCGAAACGCCTGTATCTGAGCGTGTCGCACGTAAGGCCCTCGGTATGGCCGAGGACAAGGAGTGGCTCAAGAACAAGATTGCCGAAAGAGAAGGCAAGAAGGACGAGGGCGACAAGAAGGATGAAGGCAGCGAAGGCAGCGAAGGCAGCGAAGAGGTCGATGAGTGCGAGATGGAGTGTGATGAAGACGCCGATCCGTACGCCATGGGCGAGTCGGTCGAGTTCACTTCTAGCATGGGCATCGATTACGGTCGATCCATCCTCCGCGACGAAATGGACGACGTAGTTTCCAATATGTTCAAACTCGCCGAATCCAAGAATGTCGATCTTGAAGACATCGACGCACACAAGCTAGCGTTGGAGGCGATTACTGCTTCTGGTCTGCGGATTCCGGAACACCGTATCAATGCCACTGTCGATAGCATTGTCGAACAGTTCAACCAGATTGCCGAAGATCAATATAAGAGCGGCACTCTGATGCGTCGGCGTAATCCTCGACGCTCAAGCCTGGATAAGACTGAGCGGAAGAAACCATCCGGCAATAGTGTTGCTGAAATTGATGACGGAACGCCGCCAGAGGCCGATGCTGGTATAACCGGCGAAGGTCCGAAGAACGAATCGCGTATTCGACGCAATATCGTGTGGCTTGAACATGATGAGAGCGGCAAGGGGATCAAGGGTGATCTTGATGGTGTTCGATTCATCCTCGATTACGCTGAACCTTTCGTCATTCTCAGTGAAGATGGCAACGTGAATGTGCCAATTCCAGAAAATCTGTTCGAGAGTGCATTGTGTGCCGCTGGCTTAAGAGACGGCGACAGCAAACCATTTTCGAAGTGGCTCGCCCAAGGCATCGAGCAGTTCCGGCCAATCACAGAAGAGGAAGACAATGCTCTTCAAGAAGCCGTAGCGACTATTACTGCTGGTAGCGACGGGTCAGTTTCGGTCTCGGTCGACACCGGTGTTGAAGGTGGCGGTGAAGAGCCGCAAGTCGACATCATTGGTGTCGGTGGTGCTGAGATGGGCGGAGAGATGGACATGGGTGGTGCTGGTGAGCAGAACGGGATGCAACCAGTGACCGACCAGGGCATCGAACCCGAATCACCAGAAGCCCCGGAGGCTATTGCCGATGAGATGCCTAACTTTGAGGCTGGTAACACACCTGAACCCGAAGAGCAGCCCGAGGAGGAAATCGAGGGCGAAGAGAAAATCGTGGAAGATAAGGACATCACTGATCCGAAAAAGAGTGACTACGACACGACAAAGCAGGATCACCGCGAGCCTCCAAAGGAGAAGGGTGCACAGAAGCCTAAGGGTAAAGGCAAAGAGCTAGAGGGCTTCGACTCAAATGGCAAGGTTGACGTCAGCGTTAAGGACGCTGGCAATCTCAAGCCCGTTAAGGCTGGCGAGAACAGAATCTAGTATTATGCCCAAGAGTTGGAATAATATTCCCGGCGACTCGTCATACAATGTCTATCTCGATGGTGGAGTCCTGTACCTTGAGAATGACAATGAGGTACCGGGAGTAGTTCAACGAGAACTATTCCCGGTACTCAGACGTGTCGTTGGGCGTAGATTCCGAGCCAACCAGTTATTGATTTCTTTTTCTGTCGATTGGTTGACATCTGGCACTTATTATGAAGGTAGCCGTGATACTCCATCTGATCTCGATTCTGAATTCAGATTAGCTGGCCCTATCGAATATAATATTGAATATGGTGACAAGCGGCATCGTGGCAAGCTATCTACAGAAGCCAGCCAAGTGTTATTTCAGCTTGTTGAGCAAGATATTGTTGATAAGAATCCAGTCGATAAATATCTCTATGACGATTCTCTTGGCGAGAACTATTTTGAGCGCACTTTAAATAGAGTGCTACTCTCTTAATATTCAGCAAAGATAATAGGGTTTTACCTCTGACTCTTATTTGCGTGGCTGAGGAATATATGCTCACAGGCATAATGGCCATCTTTAGTGCGATTTTCAGTGTAATAGCCAAAATCATATCGTTCATACCGTGGTGGTTTTGGGTTTGTTTGGCGATATTTCTGCTCGGCGGTTGGGTGTTTCATGGCGGTTCATGTCGTGATTTCGCTTGTAGCAGACATCGCGAGCCTAAACCAACTAAATGGGCTGAATATACAGTAACTAGTGCACTTACTGGGACAAGCCTAGAGGCTCGTATAGGTGCCCGTGGTCGGCGAACTAAATCTATAAATCTCGCTTATGTTGCCGCTCCATCAAATGAGCCGCTTGCTGAAGAGAGCCGCGCTTCATTAGAACGTCTCGCTGGTAACTTTGTCAGAGTGCCTTATTCAGGCATCAGAAAAATACCGGTTAAACCGGTTGCCGCCGAGCCAGTCAAAGCCGAGCCAGTCAAAGCTGCACCGGTCAAGACCGAAGAAGAAAAACCGAAACTCGTCAAATGTGACGAGTGTGGTGGCACCGGGAAAATATCTGACACTTGTGAAGTTAATTGCTTCTTCTGCCAGAAAGATCCAGAATGTCCTGAATGCCATGGGACTGGAAAACTGAAGCTGACTTACGACACTATCGAGAAGTGTCAAAGGATTATCGAGAGCCACTGGGGCGATGATGGATGTAAGGGGTGCATAGATAATAATGGCCATCCATGTGCGGCTATTGCTCAACAATTGAAAGATATTGTAAAGGCCAATCCTAAACCTCAGACAATCAAATGCTTTGAATGTGGCGGGACTGGCAAACATTATGAAGAGCCGCCCGAAGCACAATTAATTGTTGGTTTGGTATATAGTGCGTACGGGCAGTGTTTGAATACTGAGCAGGTCCGACTAGGGATGGCGAAATTGCTACCAGAGGCCCCAAAGGATTGGAAGAAGTATGAGGATGAGGCCAAGAGAAAAAATCTTGGGATTTGGAAGAAAGCGAGTGGTCGTCGCAAGTGATTCCCACTTGGTTAACCTAACCGATAGAGGGTGATACCATGACTCAGATTATTGGTGTCGTAATTGTCGCACTAGCATTGGTCGCACTTGCAGCTTGGGTGTGGATTACGTGGGGCAAGAGCTCTACAGTCGGCCAGACCACAGGTGGCAAGATAGTCAGTGCTGCAATTGATACAGCAACTCTAACTGCCAATCTTGGTTATGTCGAACTGTTGAGTAAGATTGATGTCGTGAAAGCATCGCCAGATGCGGTCAAGGCATGCGATATTCTTGCAGACACGCTCTGGCAGGGAGCGATTGCGGCATGGAAGACTGCACAAACCGTCGACACCACAACATCCGCTGCTGTTATCGCTAAAACAGCAAAAGTCACAACTACTGACGGCACTGTTGTGGAGGTTCCTGTCCAATGACGAAGAAAATACTGCCACCAATCATCATCGTCTTGTTTCTTGCTATCGGCTTGACGATGATCGTTAAGCCTGACATAGTGCCATTCGGTACTTCCGGGGTGCCGGAGAGAGCCGTCATTTTGCGTGAGACTCAAGTCGACAAGCCACTATCGGAAGAGTGGGTCGAATTGTTTGCCGGTGCTGAGAAGCTAGGCATATCTGTCTGGGACAAGGATGTGCTTGGGAAGGCAAAGAAACCTTCGGCTGAAGCACAGCCATTTATTGATGCTGTTGGCGATAAACCACTTCCAATTCTGGCTTTGAAATGGCCTGGTGGTAAGATTACTACTATGCCATGTCCGTCAAAGTTGGACGCACTTAAGAAAGCCGCAGGCAAACAATGAGCTTATATATTACCGACGACAATTTCGCTGATGTTGTAGCTGAAGGTGAGGCTGCTGGTTTCACCTTTGGTGCATTACCGCGACAAACGCAAATCGGCGATTTGGTATGTGCCCCGGTTTTCGCGGAGCATGTGCCGCTCATTCCTGAGAGTGAGTGGAGAGACCGAATCGCACAGATGACGGCTGCTGGTGCTTTTATCGGACAACGATGGAAGAGCGACCCGAACGCAGATTATCAGAATGGCCTTGGTTTCTGCTGGGCATACAGTTTAGCCGAAACGTGTATGTCTGTTCGACACGCGATGGGTCAGCCGTTTGTGCAGTTGTCTGCAGAGTCGTTGGCTGAGTGTACCGGATATCGGAACGCTGGCTATTATCTCGATCGCGCATTGGAATATGCCTCAGCAAATGGTATCGCAACACGCGCAACCGTTCCACAACACAAAATAAGCCCATCGAAATGGGACCCGAGTTATAAGGATGAGCGACAGAACTACATGCCGCAAGAGTGGTGGGATCTTGGTGGCAGGGATGTTTGGGCCGAGACTGTAACTGCTCTGCTCCAAGGATGGGGCTGTTATGTTGGTTACGACTGGTGGCATCACGCTGTGTTTCTTGATATGCTGCGTGTCAATAACGGCAAGATCGAGGTCCATACTCCGAATTCTCATGGCCCAGGTAATGACGCGTGGCTCGTAGGATCGAAGGCCATCCCATCAATGGGTTCATTTGTACTTCGCGGTATGACCTTAGCTAATTAAGCTGAGGAATCATGTCTAAGAAGGCGCTGATCACCGGTATAACCGGCATGGACGGGAGTCATTTATGTGAACTTCTCCTTTCTAAAGGTTATGAAGTTCATGGGCTGATACGTCGATCAAGCAGTTTCAATACTGAACGTATCGAATCGATGTATCAGGACCCGCATGTGAAAGAAGCACGGATGTTTCTGCACTATGGCGATATGACCGACGGTATAGGTCTTTCTGATCTTATCAAGAGGGTTGCACCAGATGAGGTCTATAACCTGGCAGCCCAAAGCCACGTCCGCGTCAGCTTCGATATGCCTGTCTATACGACACAATCGATAGCTATCGGAACGCTACAATTATTAGAAGCAATAAGGGGCTTCAACGCTAAAATCAAGTTCTATCAGGCTTCTAGTAGCGAAATGTATGGCAAGGTTGTTGAAACTCCGCAAACAGAATTGACACCATTCTACCCACGTAGCCCATATGGGTGTGCAAAGGCGTTTGCGTACTGGCAGACAATCAACTACCGCGAAGCCTATGGCATATTCGCATGTAACGGGACGCTATTCAATCACACAGGTCATAAGCGTGGTGAGACATTCGTTACGAGGAAGGTGACGCGTGCAGCGACACGCATCAAATTAGGCTTACAAAATAAACTATTCCTTGGCAACTTAGACGCCAAGAGAGACTGGGGATACGCAGGCGATTATGTTGAAGCTATGTGGCTTATGCTGCAGCACAACGTCCCTGGCGATTACGTAATCTCCGCAGGCGAGACCAGATCAGTTCGAGAATTTGTCGAAGAGGCATTTGGATTACTCGATTTGGATTGGAACAAATATGTTGAAATAGACCCACGATATTTTCGACCGACAGAGGTTGATTTGTTATTGGGTGATTCTTCTAAAGCTAGAAGAATTCTTGGATGGGAGCCCAAAGTCACATTCAAACAATTAGTGAAAATGATGGTCGAGCATGATATGGAATTGGCTCGGTCTGAGAAGATCTTACGAGACTCCAAAAGATCATGATTGACTTCGCAAACGACCGTATCTTAGTAACTGGTGCCGCTGGCTTTCTTGGTAAGAACGTCCAAGCCATATTTCGGTTGGCAGGCGTACCTGATAAGAATTTGCTGACACCAGGAATCGAGGATTACAACCTCACTTATGAAAACAGCGTTTCGCGGATGTATCACGATCTCAAGCCGGATGTAGTCGTGCATTTGGCTGCACTTGTTGGCGGTATTGGTGCGAATCGAGAAAATCCTGGCAGATTTTTCTACCACAATATGATAATGGGCGTGCATCTGATCGAGCACGCACGACGCAACAAAATCAAGAAATTCGTTCAGGTCGGCACTATTTGTGCGTATCCGAAACATACAAAGGTCCCATTCTGCGAAGAAGACTTATGGAACGGCTACCCAGAAGAAACAAATGCACCGTATGGAATTGCGAAAAAAGCATTGCTAGTAATGTTGCAGGCTTATCGGCAACAATATGGTATGAATGGAATCTTTTTGCTGCCGGTCAACCTGTACGGCCCAGGCGACAATTTCGATCCAAAGAGTTCTCACGTCATACCGGCCCTAATTCGCAAGTTTCAAGAGGCCAAAGACAAAGGCGAAAATCGAGTCGTTATGTGGGGAAGCGGCAAAGCAAGCCGTGAATTTCTATATGTTGAGGACTGCGCCAGAGCACTAGTGATGGCGACTAGATCATACGATCACCCAGAGCCAGTGAATATTGGAGCTGGGTTCGAAATTACCATCTATGATCTCGCCATAAAAATTGCGAGACTTGTTGGTTTTGATGGTGAAATTTTCCACGACTTGACGAAGCCGGATGGCCAGCCGCGAAGATGCCTTAATGTGCAAAGGGCGTGTACGGAGTTTGGGTTTAGTGCAGAAACGCCGTTTGATGTCGGGTTAGAACGAACAGTCCAGTGGTGGAAAAGCCACAAATGAACCACGCGATAGCATGTCTGTTTGGAGGATTCCCCGTAATAGGTAGGTTCTTCTGCTTATTTGGATTTCATGTCTGTAAAGACCCGGCGTACATGTTCGAAAATTCAAATCCAGACTACTTTAAGTGCTGCGTATGCGGTAGAACGATAGAGACGTATCAGAAATGATCGAAATTGTCACCCATTGTTTTGGTGAGAGATTTGCTACACTTCTGAACTATCATTTAAGCTCTATCGTCCTTAATGAAAGTCAGCCGGTTACTGTGACCGTTATATTCGCCACTAATGATAAGCTGACAACCAAAGTATTGTCGCATTTCGGTGTTATCAATCGACCATGGATAACGTGGAATTTCATTCATATGCCTATCCAATCGGTATATCAAAGGCCGATTGGTCGTAATCTTGCTGCAAAGTCGTCAAAAGCGGATGTTATATGGTTTACTGACGCCGATTATGTGTTTGGCGATGGATGTTTGAATGCAGTATGGGTCCCGCAAGACGACGGTGTATATCGCCCGGAGCATGAATATCGCACCACTCGTAAAGCGAAAGTGCAGATGATCGATGCTTTATTGAAAAAATCAGATATTGAAGCTGGTGTGGTATCTATCGATCCGTCACAATTCGTCTCAACCAATATCAGGCGTGCAGTCGGTGGTGTTCAAATAATTTCTGGCGACACAGCACATAAAATTGGTTATTTGCCTGATAATAAGGAGTGGCAAAAGCCGCTAGAACAATATAACCGTGATGATGGTAGTGCATTCTGGCGTAATCTGTTTACTAGATTCGGAACAATGGCAATTCCTAACGTTTTCAGGATATAATGGTCGTCATTGAAAAGAACCGGCTGCAGTCGTTCGAGATCAAGACGCTCAAGCATAATATACTGTGTAAGTGTGGCAAGGGAATTATGATAGGTACTGGTGCTGTTAGGTCTGCTAATGGTGCCTCAGGACCTGCAAGCAGATACGACCATCAACACAAATGCAATGTCTGTGGTGTGATTGAATGGTTTTCGGACAAATATCCAATGCGCGAGGAGCGTGAAGTCCCAGTCACTCCAGATGAAGGGGTCATCAAATGAAAACGATACTTCCTATCGTTGGTTGTGTACTGTTAGTAGTTGGCATAGGGATTATATTATATGCCAATGGCGACATCGTGACGCCAAACGATGTTCCGGTGACTCCCGCAGAACCCATCGAACCAGTGAAGCCGAAACCGAAACCAGGTTCGACACCTGGTTCAGAGCAAGGCTCCACTCCAGCACCACCGGTGCCTGCTGATGAACCCGCTAAGGCTGTGAATCCGCTGAAGGCACCTGTTGCAGACGAGCCTTGTACAACTGGTGTGTGCCCTTATAAGAAGACAGAACAACCTGCTGGAGCCGCTAAGAATCAATATACACCAGTGCCATGGGCTACGGTACCGGGTATTCCAGAACCAGAACCACCGCAAGCAGCACCGCAAGCAGCACCGCCAGCAGCCGAGTCGAACACAGAGACCGTCACGATAACAAGAGGCCCTTTGCGTAGGTTGCTAAGGAGGAATTGATGTTTTCACTACTTAGCACTAGATGCCAGAGGTCTGTAGAATATTGGGAAGGCTGGCAAGCCGTAGAATTGCATAAGCAATGTACTTATACCGACCCAAAACAACGTAAAGAGTGGGCTAAGGGATTCGCTGATGGTGTGAAGGAGATGCGTGGCAATAAGTCGTGGTATAAGAGCCGGACAATGATTGTTGGTTTATTTATGTTAGCTGTCGGCGTTGGCCTTATCGGGTATGGGTTATACTTCGGAGGTCCTTCCGAGAAGACGCTCATCGGTGCTGGAACCGGCGTGACAGCCATGAGTATAGTAATGGCAGCATTACGCTTGATCACAAACAGCAATATTAGCCTCGGTGGTGGCGGTGGCGGTCAGTATACACCGCCGCCATTTACTCAGTAGCGGTTTCTACACCTATATCGCTACTTGCGTGCTGCAAATTGACAATCACGCACAAGTGGCAGGTACTTCTATCAGGGCACGTATAACCACAGTATAGCTCACGCATCAGCCATCCATATTTCTTAACGAAATCTGCAATCCCTTCAGCTTCACCAGGGATTTTATTATACCATTTGTGTCTTGCGAGGTGTCGCTCGATTATATCGACCTCGCACTTTAGGAATTCAGCCAGATGAGCGCATTGTTGGTCGGCCATAGTTGCTCCTCTCCAATATCTTTCAACAAACTTATCGAAGAGGATATCATGAAACTCAAGCTGTTGAGTGAGGGGCATTGGGTAAAGGCAGATCCGACTAAGCGTATGTCTTTTCTACTACATCCTTCAGATAGAGAGAAATTCATTCGGTGGGGTAAAAAGAAGCCGAAACGTAAATAACTACATGAAAGCTAAATGCCCATTCTGTACTGCTGGTTGTCCTAAATGTGAGAATAGCGGAAAAATTAATGTCCGGTTTGCTGAAGGTAACGTCTGGACTAGAGCATGTCTTGATGAAACCTGCGGATTCGAAAACGGGGGCCGCATTCAAAAGGGTGACAAGGAGCCTCCAGAGCCTTCCGGACCGTGCGTTATGTGCAATGGACCAACTAAGTGGCTACTTATAGGATGTTTTAACGATACGAGGACAGAAGTACAGAATGATACTACTGGGCAAAAATAACTTCAGAACGATCAGTTCCCAAGTGAAATAGGAGTTGACCTGATAATGGACAAGATCAAGCAGCTTTTGCAAAAATGTGGTCTTACAGCCGAGGTTTCAACGCAATTATGCGAAGCCATCGACAACCACGCAAGCATGCTGAAGGAACAGTCGGAGACGGAATTTCAGGCACGCCTCGCGAAAGCGAAGAAGGTGTGTTTCGAGGAAGTTGAAGCCCACAAGGCAGAGCTTTCTCGTCGGCTCCAAATCTTCTTGGAAGCTAAGAACTCTACTATCGAAGAGCTCGTTATGCGGCAGTCGGCCAATAGGGAAACTGAAGCTGTTGCCAAGCTCGAAAAAATCTATGCTCTCCTAGAGGGCATTGAGCTTAATGGCCAGTCAAACAGTGAACTTAAGACCGAACTCGACAAGTTCAGGAAGCTCGCAGAGCATCTCGTAGAAGAGCGCGATAGCGCCATCTCCAAAGCGAAGCGTTGCATGCAGATTTCCGAGAGAGTTCTCAAGCGCAATCGCGGCTTGGAACAATCTCTGAATGAAAGCAGACAATCGCCGAACACTGGAAGGATTGATGCATCCCGTGCGGCAGCCCAGCGGAAGACGACCCAACGGACTCTTAAGGAGAACGTTGAGCAACCGCAAGCTCCGAAGCGTGAAGCACCGATCAACACCATGAATCCGCCACGTAGTCCCGCTGAGATTGCTGGCGTCATGGACGAGGTAGTCTGAACCGCTCGATCTTCGAATCTGCATCATAGCATGTAGCTGTGCTCTGTTGATTCGCCGATGCACACATTTACTACAAGGAATACGCATATGTTGGCAACTCGCCAAAACAAGAAACCGGCTCCCCAAGGCCGTCACTTGACCGAATCGCGTAATCGCCAGACGATTACGGAAGCCACCGACCCGCATCAGGCTTCAGTCCTGTACGAGTCCACCAAGAACCCGATGGTTCAGCGTTGGGCTCCGGTCCTCCACAAGTGCCGCGAGATCCGGCCCTCCAAGATGGGCTTGATGTCCGCCATTTTCGAGAACCAGTACAAGCACATGAACCCGACCGGTCGCTCGCTGATCTTGGAAGATCAGACGACAACCGGCAACATCGCCGACTTTACCCGGTTCGCGTTGCCCTTGCTCCGCAAGAGCTTCCCCAAGCTGATCGCTGACAACCTCGTCGGCGTCCAGCCCATGAGCCAACCGGCCAGCTTGATCTTCTACATCCGCTACAAGTACGCCATGACGAAGGGCCAGACAATCGCTGGTACCCAGATCATGCGTCAAAACACTTCGCAAGCCTATGCGAAGCAGAACGGATGGGCGTTGGACCCGTACTACTCTTCGCAAGAAGTGCACGGCGAAGACGCGACCATTCAGCCCGGTGGAATGGTCATCACGCAGACTCTCGCCCATCGCCCGGTCCTCGCTGGAACGGTCATGGTCGAAGTGTACGACAACGCCGCAGCGGCTTCGCCCGATTGCGACAATTCCGTGCCTTGCCTCCGCGTGAGCTTCGACGCCAACGGTGCTGCTGATGTCGTCGTGGTCGGCGATTGCAGTGGTACGATGGGCACCATCAGTGTTGACACCACGACCCCTGGGGCCACGGCGTTCAATCACACGACAGGTGCGGTCCAGGTCACGATGGGTGGCGGCATTCCTTTGCCAGCCGACGCCATCGCTCGTGTGAACTACGAGTACGACCTCGAAGCCAACCCCTTCCAGCCTGAAGTGACCTTGAGCATCGACAGTGACAGCGTTGCTGCTGTTACCCGCAAGCTCAAGACATCTTGGTCGCTGGAAGCCGCTCAAGATCTCAAGTCGGTGCACAACATCGACGCCGAGAGCACCTTGACGGACCTGATGGCCGACGAGATGGTTGCGGAAATCGACCGCGAAATCATCAACGACCTCATCATCGCCGCTGCGATTCGTGCTACGCACAACTTCGCCACGGCAGCCGGGGCTTCGGTGAACTTCACGGATCGCAACATCGCCTTGCTGTACAAGGTGCTTGAAGTTGCGAACATCATCCACAGAACCACATTGCGTGGTCCTGCTAACTGGATGGTGACCTCCGCCGACATCAGCTCGAAGTTCGAGCAACTGAACGACTTCCGCTCGTCAGACGCTTTTGTCCAAGAAGGTGTGGACATCGGCATCATGAACGCGGGAACCATTCAGGGCAAGCTGCGGTTGTACAAGGACCCGCTCTTCCCGAACTGCAAGATTCTCTTGGGCTTCAAGGGATCGAGCGTTCTGGATGCCGGGTACTTCTACGCTCCGTACATCCCGCTGCTCTCGACGCCGACAGTGCTCGACCCGAACAGTCATACCCCCACCAAGGGGATTATGACACGTTATGGGAAGAAGCTGATCGAAGACGGTGGCCTGTACTATGGTACTATAAACGTGACCAATCTCTAGAGGGGCCTCCTCTGGGTGGTTACTGAAAAATCTGAGCCGGGTGAGGAAACGCTCTTCACCCGGCTCTTTTTATAGATATACTTGACAGATCGCTTCGTCTGTATTTTAATTGGGTTATGGATGAAGCAACACCTGAAACTCGAATCTGTCGGAAGTGCGGCGACTCAAAGCCGCTAGACCAATTTTCTGTGGGGTCGTGCCACTTGCAAGACCTGCCAAGCCGCCTATAAGCGAGATCTTCGCAAAGGCATTCTACATCCGCAGACCAAACCAGAAGTACGGATTTGCCGCGAATGCCGCAAACCAGAGACTGAGGTCGAATTTAGACCTAAGGCTAATATTTGTGTTCCTTGTTTCAAGATCTATCTTGCGAATTATCGTAATGAGAATCGCGATAAGCTGCGCAAGCAGGTTCGAGATTGGAAGGACACGAACAGAGAGCAGCTACGCGAGACAAATCGCAAACTCTATCATACGCCAGAAGGCAAGGCGATGCATAGAGCTAGAGTTTGCAAGACTCCGAGGACATGGCTTTCTCATTTGTTAAGCATTACTCGTGCTAACTCAATCAAGCCGGGACCTCATGATCCTAAGTCCGGTCCGAAACGTGATTTCGACCTGGACCTCGATTACGTCGTCTCTCTCTATGAATCCCAGCAGGGCAAGTGTGCCATTACTGGAGTCAAGATGACTCATATGTTCAATGATATGAACGCTATGAGTATCGATCGCATCGACCCCGAACAAGGCCATATCAAAGGCAACATCCATCTCATCTGTCAATGGGCCAATTTTGCCAAGCGACATCATAAGCTTGCTGTTTTCCGGCGAGCTTTATCTGATTTTATGTCTGTTATGTATCAACGATTTCTAGGAGGTGCCAGAATGTCAGAGCCAATCACTGCTAATGCCCAGACCCTAATGAACCAAGCGCCGGCGACCGTCGATGTTTATCTGACGGAAGCGGTAAAATCGATTGACGATCATCTTGGCAAGGGGTATTCTCAAAAGAATCCTGGATTGGTCGCTGCGTTTATTCAAACGTGTGCGATCGATCTTGGGTGCGCTGTGTTAGCACAGCAACTTCGTGCTGGATTGGAAAATATCCGAATAGGCGGCTAATGCACGACGCCATTATTCAGAGAGGTCATTATGATTGACGGTAGGATTTATGGCATTCAGCGTGCTCGTATGCAACAAGAAGTAGACAGGGCGAATGATAGAGCACGTGGAAATTATGGGTCTTCGCTGTCGTGCGACAGGCCGATTAGTGAAAAGAAACACAAGATATGTCCAGAGTGTTCTGCTCCTGTGCTTTGTGCTACACAGAAATGCCAATCATGCGGTTATATGTTTTGGGAACGTGTAAACGGCGTGAATGTGTACAAGAAGAAAAACAACGGCAAAAGGCAGTGTCCAGATTGTAACGGCTGGCTCAACACATGGGAGCCTGTTTGTGGGTGTGGCCACCATTTTGAGCCGATAATTGTAGCATCTTTTGAGATTCAGATACCTTTACCTAAAGGCATCACAATGGAACAGATGCAAAACCATATCAGCGGTGCTGTTCGGTCGTTGTATAGTGGTCTGTCTGACGATTCGGTGGATAGTGTGAAAGTGAAGAACGGCAAAACCATTAAGATCAAATAATGAGTGCTCTTACTAGATCAAAAGCCAGTCGCAAGCGTTATGCCCAAAAGCACCACAATCATAGTGAGATGGCTGGGCAGTTGGTGCGGCATAGGAAGATCAAAGAAAAACAGATCATGAGCACGACTAGTACAACCATTTCAGGTAGTGCAAAAACAGTGAAGCGTAAGCGGCTGCATTGCGTCAAAGCACAGATAGCCTGTCATGATGCTTTTGATCGATTATGGCAGGGACCTACACAAACCATGCCCCGTTGGCGAGCATACAAATACCTGCAAGAAATCGTCGGCGTTAGCCATATCAAGTACCTGAATGCGACTCAGTGCAGGCTGGTGATAATGCAAGTGAAGAGCGATTTCCCGCAGCTATTTGGTGTGCGGCGTAGCTGGAGGTTCAACCAAGGCATATGAAAAGAACCAAACACACGACAATTGAAGAAGTACTCGAACATACACGAGCGAGAATAGAGGAACATGGCGACGGTGGTGGTGGCGGTTGTTTAATCGGCAATGATGTCGATATATGGACCGCTCATCGCTGCAGGATAACGGTAGAGGACGCAAAACGCCGCAGACTTGCGTCGATGGCGGAGGGCACTATGCCATTGCCGTTTGGTAACGATGATGACTATGCCTCGCGTAGCGAGAAAATACCATATGGTATGCATAGTTTCGTTATCCATACGCTATCGTGGCGTGCAACCGACATTGATATCTGGATTGCGAAAATTGAGCTTGAGTTGTTTTATACCAGGCCAGGAATTCCTGTTGGAATCAGTAATATTCCTAGCTAATCACTGCTAGGTTAATATTTCTCTTGTGTTCGCGAGAGGACACGGAGGGACACGGAGGGACACTGTTGTTAGTAGTCCAGCCGATCCGTATTATAAGGGCTGGGGCAATAAACAACAGTCTTAGGAGATACTCATATGTTATGTAATCACTGCCGAAACCAGTTCACAATCGTATCAGGGCCTGCTATATGTCCAGTATGTGGCAAACTTGTCACTGCCGTCACATTAGACCAGGAGATGCTGGATAAGGTGAACGCGATAGTTGAGTTCAACGCACATCGGCAAGAAACAGGGCTACTGGGAACACGGAAGCAAGACCCATGTAGTAGTGATCGTGGCATCGACACATACGGTACGGAAGCCGAACTGGTGGCTTGTATGCTGTTGTGCCCTGATCGAGTACCCGAGTGGTTCGAGACACGCGGGCCAAATCGAGGCATGGATCTGCCTGCCGAATGGATGGGAATGTCAAAACCAGCAGAAATCAAGCAAACTAAACACCTAGGCGGTCACTTAATCATCAGACCGCCAAAAAATGTCGGATACGAGATGCGAGAAGAATATGTCGATGATTGCATCTATATCTTGGTGACAGGGCCAGGCACTATCGACAGAACATATACATTACGCGGTTGGACTGATCGAGCACACTTCCTGAGTCATGTGAACAAATCGCCGGTAGGCAATGTGCCCTACGGCAAATGCGAATGCTGGGGTATTCACGTGAACAATCTGTTGCCAATGGAGTCGTTATATGAAAGAAGAACGCTTGGCGAGCGGCAAGCTCGAATTATACTACCTATTTGAAGAACCAGCTAGTATGCAGTGGGACATATACTCCCACAAGCTTCTTGTCGGCGATGGAGATAATGTCATTCTCGACGAGAACAGTCATTCAGTGGATATAAATAGCTCTTCTGGTGGCCATACTGCTAGACGCACGTCGATCCCCGTCAAATTGCTGGTAAAACTGATTCGTGAGCACGGCATAAAGCTGGAAGAAGCATAATACCATCAATCATGAGACAAAAGACATGAACAAAAAAGCGAAGCCGAGGTGTTCTTGTGGATGGGATAAATTCGTGGCGAAAGCCGAAGTAGAGAACTTGAAGCTATCTGATGGTGTTGTATCGGCGGACGTTAAAATCGTCCATACTTGTAGACGATGCAAGAAAATCGCTAAATCGACCACAACTCATGGCGAATGCCAGATAGAACACGTCGATGCTCCAAATCTATCTGTCCAAATCGTCCTAAGGGACAAGATCACTATGTATGCTAGTGGTAGCAATTATCTCAAATATCGCATTTGCTTTGCGATAGTGAGCACTTGCAGCCATGGATACACTAAAGAGTGTTATCGCGGATTCTTCAAAGTGAGT